AAAAGAATACTCACTCGCCTCATTAATTGAAACGGCCGGTTCCAAGGTCAAAAACATCATGTCCATTAACAACGGTGCTTAACAATGGGTAATAAACATCAGCCAAATATCGACCCGCGTCTTCTGAGCAAGGTCGTGGAAGCTGCGGGTGCTGCCGCTCAAGCTGCGGTGCAATCGCCACAGTACATGGAAGCGCTGGCTCGTTCGTTGATCCGTGAGGCTGCAACCAACCCTGGTGGTTTCAGTCGCCGTCCAGTATCGCTGTTGACCACTACCGATTTCCTGGTCCCGCCACTGCCTTTGGCTGACGGTTCGGTGGTGATCCTCTCCATGTTCCCGATCGACGTACCTACCAGCTACACGCTGATGGTGCTGCCAGACGCAGAACAGCAGCAAGAAGAACACGAACACCCAGTAGGTCTGCGTAACGGCCCTACCGAAGTGGGTGGTCCAACTGACGTCGACGCGCCTGCGCACGACCCGCACATGGCTCAATGGCAGAACTACTCGACGATCACTTACAAGGATCATCCGGGCGTGGCCACCGATAACCACATCGTCACGATGCACGAAGACGAGCAAGAAGAAGTGCTGCGTCAGCTCAACACTCTGGGCGTTCGCGGCGTTAAGTGGTACTACCTGACCAAGTTGGTGCTCAAAGATGGCTGATGCTCCTAACGACCGCCTGACGAAGGCGTATCACGAGCGCTCGCACAAAACCATTACTGCCGTGCAAGAAGCCTTGCAGGTAGTGGCTGACGAAGACTTGCCGAGGCTGCCTGAAAGCATCTTCCGCGATTACTTCTTGCCGTTCTTCAACAACGAGTTGAAGGAAGAGTCCGATCGCCGTCTGCGGTTGGAAAAGTGGTTGTCTGTTGCTGGCAACTCGTTCCACGAAGTGATCATTTTCAATGACACTACCCGCCAACCTCTGTTCAAAGTCCCGGCCATCTGGGACCGCTCCGTGATGTACAAGGGTGAGCGCCGTGTGCCTTTGGGCCACATCATGCGTTCGGCTGAACAGTACGCCATGCAGTCTCCCATCGCTGGGATGAACTTCATGATGGATCACTTCGAGGCGTTCAAGCTGACCGATAAGGAAAGCGAACACCGCGCGGCATTCCTGCAACGCTGGAATGAAATCCTGGTACGTTACGGTCGCGAGAAGCTCAAAGCGGCAGCTCCTGCTGCTACGGCACAAGGCGCTACCGATGACGATGACGACGACTTCTCCTTCGCCTAACTTCCAACTAGCCCCGTTGGCGCGAGCGATTTCAGCAGGGAAAGATTTCCAGCTAGGGCCTACTCAAAAGCCTTTGGCTGGAGCTGTGGTTTCAGATATCCATCTGGGCCACCGCCGTAACGGCACGCGCGGGATTGTTATCAACCTGCGCGATGCTTTCCCTGACAACGCTCAAACTGGCGAACTGGATATTATCTGGTTGGCTGGTGACGTGTTCGATGACCTGCTGCAACTGTCTGATGAAGACCTTGCTGACATCGACTTCTGGATTGCTGACTTCCTGCGTATTTGCAAGAAGTGGAATATCTCGGTGCGAGTGCTGGAAGGCACGCCATCGCATGACTGGAAACAGTCACAGCGGTTTGTGACAATGAATGAAGCAGCGCAGATCGGGGCTGATCTGAAGTATGTGACAACTCTTTCGATCGAGTACATCGAGCACTTGGGTATCAACGTGCTTTACGTGCCGGACGAGTGGGAACTCACAACTGAGAAGACGCTGGGACAGGTCCATGAGCTTTTGCGTGCGAAGGGATTGGATAAGGTTGACTATGCGATTATGCATGGCCAGTTTGCCCATCAGTTACCAGACCACGTTAAAGCTCAGAGCCATGACTCCGAAGCGTACTTGAGTATCGTGAAGGAACTGATCTTTATCGGTCACGTCCACACGTACTCCCGTTACAAACGGATTCTGGCTCAGGGCAGTTTCGATCGCTTGGCACATGGAGAGGAAGCACCTAAAGGCCACCTACGGTTCTTCAAACAAACCAATGGTGACATGCAGGTTCAGTTCCACGAAAACTTCAATGCGATGCGGTTCATCACCATCAAGTGTTTGGGGATGGATTTGGAGCAGACACTGGAGGAGGTTGACAAGGTAGTTTTAACTCTGCCTGACGAATCCTTTGTACGTGTTGAGAGCGAGTCCACTAACCCAATCTTTGCCAACATGGATCTGCTGATACGAAACTATCCGTTTATCCAGTTCTCAAAACTCAGTCGTGAAGACGCCGAGTCAGAGAAGGCTTTGATTGAGGATCAAACCCTGTTCGTGCCAATCACCATCACCCGCGACAACATCGTTCCGTTGTTGATGGAGCGTTTGGCCAGTAATGGGGCTACGGATGCTTTGTTCTCGCGCTCTGAAAGAATCCTCCAAAGGATCATCCAGCAATGAGCGACCAATACTTCTCAGACCGGGCGGTGGGCCAACTCCCACTGTCCATTGCAACCTCGCTGGCTATTGAGTCGGCGTTGGGCATACACCCAGAGATCGAGGTGAAGACCGCCCCGATCCTGGAGTACGCTGAGTTGTGGGTTAATATCCGCACTCTGTTTCGCAACTTTCATGGGGCGTTGGATAACCAGGATGCCAACAGCATCTCGCCCCAAGCTGCTGCCGCAACGATCCAGCAGGAAATGGATCAGTTGGAGTCTACGGTCAAACAAGCTTCACCGACCACCGCTATCATTTATTATGTCAGCAACTATAAGGACATTGACAGTCGCTACAAGATGGCCGTGATCCGACCAGACAACACGACAAAGCAGAAAGAGTACACCCTGCTACAGAAACAGACAATCGAGCACTTGTTGACGTCTGAGGGTAAGAACGGGCGAGTGAAGATCTTTGATCTGAAACTCAAACTGGACCACCAGCCTAAAGCTATGATCCTGACGCATTACGCGTTTGATCTATGCTCGGCTAAGCAATTCTCCGAGTTGGTACTCCTGGAGTCCCACACCGGCAAAATCAAGGAACGTGCTCAGTGGTACACCAAATACCTTAACGGAAAGGATTTGGTACAGATTCCTTTTAACGAGGGCTTCTTGCAAGTCTTCGGGGATTCTGAAACGTTTCGTCCAATGGACATTCGCTTTCGAAGGGCAATCCTTGAGATCGCGGAGAAGTACAAATGGTCGGCGGTCACAACACATGACAAGATGATGTACGGTATTGGGCAGCTTCAGAACCCGTACTACAAAGAGGTGTTGCGCAAGATTATCAACTAAAAATACTCACCTCCTCCATCATTTGAACAGCACCTTTGAAGGACTTGAAACATGGCAGGCAACCAGCAGTTCCCACAACGTAAAAAGAATGCTTTGGATCATGCAAAGCTGAAACTCTCCACGCCATGCCCTTCGGCCCAAGGCAAGTGGTCTACGTTCGGTTGGGGCATCACCGGCAACAACCCGCGCATCACCGTTTACACCAACGACCCGAACGACAGCAAGAACGACAACGGTCGTATCACTGGCCCAATGGGTTCGCCTGACCTGTTCGCCATCATGCACTTCCTGCAAGTTGCGATCGACGCACCGGGCAAGTGCCGTAACAAAGTCCAGCTGAAGAACTTCATCTTCCCTGGTGGCCGTCGTTCCGAGAAGCCAGTGATTGTTGCTGAGCTCTGGATCGGTCAAGACGACGAAGGCGTGATCTGGCTGAGCCTGTGCTCCCCACAAGCCGAACGTCCGAAGATCAAATTCCCAATCGGTCCTGGCGACTTCGCCAACTGGTTCAAGGAAGACGGCACCGAATACAGCAAAGGCGAGATCTCCAAGATCTACGCCAAAGGCTACATGACTCTGATCCAGGCCGTTATGGAACAGATCATCGTCACCGAGTACAAAGAGCCTGAGCCGAAAGACGGCAACGGTCGCCCACAACAACAGCAAGCTCCGCGCCCTCAACAGGCTCCGGCTGGCGATACCTTCGACGACGACATTCCTTTCTAAGGACGAGTGATGAAACTGAGCAAGACGCTTTTGGTAGGTGTAGCCCTGGCAGCAGTAATGCTGTCGGGGTGTGATAAAGAGATCCACAGCGAGCAACGCGAATACGAGGTGGTTGGTATCAAGCCGCCGAAGCACATGCGCGTTGATCTGCGTGACGTAAAGACTGGCGAACTCTTTAAAGATGTTAGCGTGTCCAAACGTTGCAGTGGTTGGGAGTCGCTCAAGATCGGCACGCACTTCTGGCTGATCGAACGCACCTACCAAGGCGAGTCTTTCAAATACCATCGCGTCCTTGAAAATGGCGAGATTGGCCACACCGTCTGTTAAGGGGTAACTCCGATGATTAAGTGGCTTAAGTCATTCTTCTACAAACCCGACGTTTGTCACCAGCCGGGCTGTAGAAAAGATTTAAATAAAGAACCTCATGCAGACGGCTGTTTGCGTGGGTTACTTGGCATAGCCATTGCTAAATCAAAGGGGGAGTAACAAAAGCATAAAAGCATCTAAGATTAGACTCCGGCTTTGATAGCGGGGTCTAATCTTTTTTGCCCATATATTACACTATTGGTCTAGTGTAGTAGTAATGTTCAACAGGAGGTATCGTGCAAATAAAGATGAGTGATAGTCTTAACTCCGGGTCTGTAGCGATCACTTCCCACAAAGGAATTGACATCTACTGGAACACCTCGCAGTTCGATAAGACCAGTTTCTCTGGCGACTACGACATCTTCGAACAGATCAATGGCTACTGGGCGTATCTGCCCGAAGCTACTCAAGACATGATCTTCAGCATTTATCAACGCATCCGTTCTGTGTTCGATGAAGCTGGTGATTCCGAGTCCCTGACAGCGCAACTTCGTGGACCTATCGCGGAGCTGTATCGGTTCCACAATCAGGATGATCTGCATCATTGGGCCAGCTTCCACGCTGACCTTCGAATCCCGTCGTCAATCAAAAACGAAAGTTCTCCGGATCTGCCACCGGAACGCACGTATCTGCAAAACGATTATCGTCAGTTGGTGACCCTGGCAATCAGCCTGCGTCCAATGCTGCCGATCTGGGGCGAGTTCATTTTCATGACTCGTAAAGAACACGGCTCTGTCTTCAAGGAGTTGTACGCAGCACAACTGCTGCGGTTGTCGAACATCGTGCACTCCGAAGCGTACGGTCGTTTGAAGAAGTTTGTTGAGTTCTCGATCCCTCAAGACAAGTCGATCTCCTCGGCTATTCTCGGCGGTATCGGCAGTCAGAAATTCCCTGAGTGGTTAATGGGCTTGGTGTTGGTTCGTCGTTTGTCGGTAGGTGACGTCCGGGGTCTCGATCCCGTATCGCATCTGGTGACCTTCACGTTCAAGTACATCCAGCAGAAAGTCAAAGGACATGACTCCAACTTCGAAGGGGTGGTTAAAGACAAACCAACGGTAGATGATCGCTCGGAAGGCGAAAACAATATCTCGGTTGCAGAAGGCTACAAGATCAAAGAGCAAACGGCCGCTGGCGACATTGTCGTACAAAGCTGGTACACCGAAGACATCGAGCGCATGGCACTCAAAGTAGATCCGAGTCTGGACCTACGGATTCTGAACAAATCCATTCAGTCCACAAAACTGCTGGCAAATGCACAGATCCACGAATGCCAAACAACATTGATGCAGTGGGTTATGGCGGACGCCCTTTCTCCTCGCGGACTGTTGCGGCTTAATAAAGAAGCGATCCTGCGGGTCATGGCTGCGACTCAGGCCATCCTGTGGCATCAAGGTTATCTGGAGTTGGCTGCGCTGGTGAGTGCAATCGCTCAAGATAACGACGGTGAGCAATTCGTCTCTGGAGGCGAATCCAAAGCTCGACTGACTAAGGATCAGGTCGAAGTGCTGAACCGGCTGTATCCGCACCACAGACGTACTGGTGGTCGGAGCAAGACTACACGCCAACCTAATGCGGCGATCACAGCATTGGAAAACGTAAACGATTTGTTCAGCGAGTTCGACTGGAAGCTTACACTACCGATAGAGTGGTTGGAGCGCGTTACTGGTCGTCGCGATCGTCGATACGCTACTCCGTACGACATGAAGCAGAAGCTTGCTGAACTCATTATAGCCATTGCATCGAAGGAACCAATTTAATGCACGCAGTTGCCAGCACCCAAGTCACCGAGATGACCATCCTCGAAATCGGCACACACAACAATCAGTTCCGCCGACCATTCGAAACCCACCTCGACGGCAACGGGTTGATCATGTTCAAGGACAAGCTGCAAGGTGCCGGTGCTTACGCCCCTGCTATGTTGAACGGTATCGCCAACCAGTTCATCATGCCGAGCAGTCAACCTGAAACCCAACTGTTTATCCCAGAAGGCTGGGGCACTCAGCGCTATCGCTTCCACGCGAAAGTGCGTCACAACTTCCGCATGGGTGGCTGGATCACTGAGCACATCAGTGGCTACACCAACTTCCCTGGGATTGGTCACAACGGCGGGTTCGCTCCAGACATGGAGTTCTACGTCAACTCCACGTTGATGGTTCGCGAATCGCAAGAAATGACTCCGATGGGCATCATGCCGATGTTCAACGTAGCGGACAACTCGCACATCCTGGTTGACAACAACTGGGGCGGTATCGGCAACGGGATGAACGAACAACGCATGCGTCCAGAGGACGTGTTCGCAGCGATGTCTCGTACACACCTGCCAGCAGGCACCACGGTAATCGACGGCCGTAGCACCATGTCCAACGTGGCTGTGAAGTCGGCGCGCTCCAACAACCTGGCTCCAGTGTTCATGGCCAACGTGTTGGAAAACTACCGCAATGCTAAAGAGTCTGAAGAGTTCGGTCAGGGTGAGCAACAAATCCTGAGTCAGGCTCGTGGCTACGCGGCAGACAACCAAGTCGGTAAAGACCCGTTCTTGGCAGCGATCTCGCAGATCCGCGGTACTCCACTGGGTAACACTTTCCGTTGGGGCGATCTCGAGCGTCTGGACCCAAACACCACGCACGTAACCACCTTCATCCAAATGGGTATCGCTGAGAAAGCAGAAACTCACTGGGCTGGTCAAACTGCTGACTGGGGTTCCGCTGACCCAACCACTCTGGCATCCACCATTCTGAGTCAGTCTGTTCCTAGCCTGATGATGGACATGGACCTGACTGAGCTGGTGTTCAAGGTTACGAACAACGTGATGGGCTCTGGTCTGGCATTCGTGCCGTTCCATGCGCGTAGCTTCACATCGCTGCCAGTTCAGCCGATCGTGGATCAGTTTGAGATTCGTCTCAAGCACGAGATTCTGATGGACCTGACCTACAACAACCAGATTGCCTTCGATCTGGAAATGAAGATGGATTTGTACGGCGAGTCGTGGATCAAGATCTCGCTGAACAATGCACCTTTCACTGACTACTGCGTGCCAAGCTTTGCGGATGCATTGACTGTACCGGTCGTCACTAACCAGGCGCAGAATGCGCTGACCATCGCTGAAGACTTCGATTCGCTGTTGTCGGCATTGCACATCGATTGCTCCGGCACTGAAACCAGCGGCACGATCTTCGGCTCGATTTAAGGAATACTGATGGACATTGATAATTTCCACTTGAGTCTGCTTCGTGCAGGCTCGATGGCACCCGATGCAGAAGGCATGGTCGACGCAGTACAGGGCGAGCAGCGTAAGCCCAAGTTGATCGACGGTAAACGTCTGGTGTTCCCTAACAAGGAACAACTTGCCAATCCGGATTGGAGCGAGCGCGTTGCGTTCGGTCCATTGGGTGAGAACATCCTGCGTGCGGAGTCTCCAGTATTGGAGGCTTTGCGTAAAGCAATGAACATCACGGTCAACCTGAAAGCATCGGCGCTTGCGTTCGAGCTGTTGGTTCTGGCTGCGTCGCAATCGAAGCATGCGTCGCTGTCTCCAGATCAGGCTGAGTTCCTGACCAAGATGAACGAGCCCGGTGAGAAGGACGTAGCATTCTTTAAGGCGTTGCTTAAAGAGATGCCGTTCGACAAGCCGTCGCAGTCCATCTGTTCGTTCTATCTGAAACGCGGTGGTTCGGTTGGTGGCAAGCGTCACGCTCGTGTAGGTGTCGTAAGCTTCCCGCTGTACGCCGAGCTGACTGCCGGTACGCCTAAGGTCTTTGGCGTCAAGCCATCGAGCGTCAAGGTTCGTGAGAACGTAATCGCGCTGTTGGATTACATCATCCCGAATCAAGGCGTGGCCGAAGCGTACAACCGTGGCTCGGACTCCCGTGTGGCGCCGTTCTTGGATTCGCTGATGCGTGCGTATATCGCAGTAGCGCAACCCCTGAACGACATCATTGAGTTATTCCGCGACGTGCTGGAAGATCCTGATGCGCTGCTACTGGAATCGGATTTCGTGGATGCGATTGACGATCTGGACAAACTCAGCATGCTTTCTGTCAAGCTCAAGGGCAACGAAGGTGCGGTGATCAAGGACGGCTCTGAAACTGCCGCTCCTGAAGCCCCGAAGGCTCCTGGTCAGGCGCCAGCCCCAACAGGCAACCTGACTATGGCCGACATCAACAAAGCCCAACAGCAGCAACTGGCGCCGGTCAATGGATTGCAGAACCAATGGCCGCAAATCAATCAGGCACCAATGCATGCTCCTGTCGTGGGTGCCAACAAAGGGGGTGGGATCAGTTTCGCTGACATCGCACGTGTGAACCCAACTGTTGGCGGCGGTCTCATGGCAATGCCACAAACCAACATGGGCGGCTACAACGCAGGCTACCACCCACAACACCAGCAGCAGTCAATGTTCCCACAGAACAACTACGGCATGGTTCCTAACTCGCCACCGGGTGTAATGCCAGGTTCGGGTGTGGCTGTAGGTGGCACCAGCTTCGTCAACAATGGCTTCCCGCAGAACAGCTACCAACAGCCAAATGGCTTCGGTCGCATCTGACGGCATAAAACCAGAGGGGTCTTCGGACCCCTCTGGCTTACTGAACTTTCTTTTTTGTTTGTTAGCTGAGCTTGTGTACAGTCTGGTGGGTTTGTCGGATTTGACCGATCACGTCGCCAGAAGGGACAATCAATGTTTCGATTTCAGCCGTGGCTTGTTGGGGTGAGGTGAACCCATTCATCCGCATCGTGACAAAGTGCAGGTTAGGCGGGATCTGGTAAGCCGCGAGTAGACCGAACAAGTCGAACTCGTATTTGTAGGCGTCACCTGCAACGATCTGGATAGTCTCAGTGCCTGGGTGGTTACGTAAGTACGTCATGTGGTCTTCCAATACCGCACGAAACGACGCATCGTAATCCACAGACGGGCCTGCGTCTTGAAGCAGGTTGACAATTGGCATTACCATCGGAAAAGTCCTATAGAAAGCTTCAGTTACATATCATCAGGTTGAGTTGTAAAAGAAGGTAGCCGCAATGTCGCAAGAAGCAAACTATCAAAAGCAACCTATAGCAGCCGCTATACAAAGAGTTGTACAACCTAACGAGTTGGACTTGCGTTTGTTGAGTATCTGTGGGCTCAACCCATGGGATGGTCACGATTCCAGTGGTCGTAAACAAATGATGTCCTCTCACCTTGGCCAGCGACTGACAATTTCGGGAGCAGATGAACGCCGTACCCAGACGGGTATGGAAGATGAGTTTGGCAAATACACCACAGCGGTCCGATTCCCATGTACGGGGCAGGTCGTTAAAGTGATCGAGCGTTATCGCAAGACGCACGGTGCAGATGCCATCGAGATGAACCCTGAAACAATCGTTATCATCGAGGACTTGGATAACGGCCGTTTCGATATCATGCGGATTGAAGGACATCAATCCCAGCACCAATACTTCGGTTACAAGTACGTGTTCCGTCCTGTGATACACGACCTTCGGGCCGCCAAGTATTTCAAGAAGGACACAGTGTTCGCAGACTCTCCGGCAGTCGACCCAAAGACTGGGGCGTATAAGCTGGGGATCAACCTGAACATGGCACTTATGTCGTGTCCAGCGGCGTCTGAGGACGGGATTATCATCTGCCGAGACGTGCTACCACGTCTGAGCTTTAAGACCTACGAAACCCGCGTGGTGGAGTTTGGTTCCAGAATGTTCCCAACCAACCTGTACGGGAACGCTGAGAAGTTCAAAGGCTATCCAGATATCGGCGAGCGAATCCTCGACGATGGTGATGGTCGCGGCATGCTGATGAACCTGCGTACTTACGATAAGAACCTCGCCGTTGTGGAACAATCGGTACGAGGCCTGCAACAGATCGACTTCACGTACGACAAGCCAGTCTACGTCGGAGCAGGTGGTCGCGTAGTGGACATCAAAATCCATCACGACAACACCGTCAACCCATCGCCTACCCCGGTCGGCATGGAAACCCAATCGTTGCGTTACGACAATGCACGTCGTCACTTCTACAAGGAGATCTTGGACGAGCACGATCGCCTGCGTCGTGAGCACAAACAATCAGGCCGTGAGCTGAAACTCAGCCCACAGTTCCACCAGTTGGTTCGTGAAGCTATCTCTGTCGTTGGTAAGGATGACGGTCAGAAAGTCTTCATGCTTTATCGTCAGGCTCCTCTGGACGACTTCCGTCTGGAGTTCACCATCGAGTACGACTTCGTTCCTACGGACGGCTTTAAGCTCACTGACTTCCACGGCGGTAAAGGTGTTATCTGCGAAATCTGGGAACCATGGCAAATGCCGGTGGACGCAGAAGGCAATCGCGCGGATCTGATCATGGACCCGAACTCTCGTATCTCCCGGATGAACTTGGGCGGTCCACTAGAGATGTTCATCAATGGTTCGTCTCGCGACACCAGCAAACGTGTACGTCAAATGGTGGGTTGGAATCCTAACACCAAGGACTTCGATCTAGCCAAAGTCGATCAGGCGTGGGATTACCTGATGGGCTACTACAAGGCCGTTACGCCGAAGATGCATGCGATGTTCACCTCGGGTCGTTACACGCTTACACGGGCTCAGCACGTCGATGCAATCTGTCGCGAAGGCATCTACCTGTACACTCCGCCGGACAACCCTGCTGAAGCTGAAGAGATGGTTGAGTTCGTTAATGAACACTACCCATCCTGCTACGGCCCGGTTACGTACGTCGGTCGCAGTGGTCGCACAGTTACAACTCGCTCTTCGGTGCGTATCGCTGAATGCTACTTCATGCTGCTTGAGAAAATCGGCGACGATTGGACAGCAGTGTCTTCCGGTAAAACGCAACACTTCGGTGTGTTGGCTCAGGTCACCAACTCCGATAAGTACAGCCAACCAACTCGCCAGCAGGCCATTCGTGCCTTGGGTGAAGCGGAGCTGCGCATCTACACGTCTTACGCCGGTACGTGGATTACTGCCGAGCAGATGGACCGAAACAACAACCCCAAAACTCACGAGCACATTTGCTACAACATCATGCGGGCTGAGAAGCCAACTGATATCCAGTGCGCAGTGGACCGAGACGAGATTCCTTTCGGCGGTGCCAAACCACAGCAGCTGGTCAAGCACATTGCGGAATGTGCGGGGTGGGAGTTCCACTACGAACCGTACGATCCGGGCCCAATGACACATCTGGGGACTTTGCAATGAGTCGGATCATGGCGCGCGATCTAGCGCGACTATCCATGGATACCTTGTGGGAAATCCTGCAAGGTAAATTCACACTGATCTTTGACGACGGGGAAATAGAAACCAACTGGCGTGCGACTCTGTACAGTGCTTACGCGTGGGACTTCCACCGCAAGTATCCGCATACGCCAATGCTGATGAGTCACCACATCGACAGCATCATTGGTGATGGTCGACTTAGCAGCAACACGCATTTGCAGCTGCTCGGGAACTGTATGTTCTCGGTGTACGATGCGTACAAGGAAATGGGTATTGGCGTTTCGATGGACTTGCTGCGTAAGCAAACCTACGAGCTGACCAACCTGATCTACAACGAGCTCACGTACAAGCTGGAAGAATACGTGGTGTCTATCGACATCACTGACTTCATGGCAATCCTCAAGAACAAGCGTGTGGCGAAAGCTAACGCTGACGTAATCGAGATCGGCACCAACGATAACTCGACGCGTGAGGAAGTCCAGACAGCAATCGATACAACGTATCGTGAGATCAAATCAGCGCTGATGGAAGATCCGGCGTTGAGTCTGAACCCGATCGCATTGGCTGTCCGTAGTAAGCTGGTCGACATGAACCAAGTCAACCAGTGTGTGGGTCCGCGGGGCTTCTTGACCGACATCGACTCCCACATCTTCGACAAGCCTGTGTTGACTGGCTACGCCCGTGGTATCCGTTCGTTCCACGACAGCATCATCGAGTCTCGTTCTGCGGCCAAGTCGCTGATCTTCTCGAAGGCGCCGTTGCAAGATGCCGAATACTTCAGTCGTCGTTTGCAGCTGATGTGTCAGATTGTAAAGAATCTGCACGAAGGCGATTGCGGCACGACCGAGTACACGCATTGGCACGTACGTGGCCCACGCAAAGACGAACGCGGCAACGTGATCTTCGACGGCGATCTGAAAACGATCGAGGGCAAATACTTCCTCGATACCGATAGCAAGCTGAAAGTCATCAAGAAGGGCGACAAGCATCTGATCGGTCGTACGCTGAAAATGCGTTCGGTACTCGGTTGCGGTCATCCAGATCCGTACGGCATCTGCACAACTTGCTTCGGCGAGCTGAGCCTGTCGGTGCCAGCGGAAACGAACATCGGTCACATGACCGGTACTTCGATGACTCAGAAGTCCTCTCAATCCGTACTGTCGGTTAAACACATCGACGGCTCTTCGGTGGTAGAAGGCATTGTGCTGGATACGTTCGAACGGCGTTATCTGAAAGTAGCGCCTGACAATAACTCGTACATGCTTGGGGAAGCACTACGAGGCAAGAACGTCAAGCTGGTAATCCCTGCTGACTTTGCGCAGAACATCACTGACATCCTGCGAGTGAAGAATGTAGAAGACCTGAACATCATGCGTGTGTCCGAGCTAGATACAATCGGCATCCGTATTGACAACGGCGACCTCATTGAAGACCTGTCGATCGAAGTAAACATCGGCCGACGCCAAGCTTCCATGACCTACCCAATGCTGCGACACATCCGGGCGAAATCCTGGGCAGTCGACGCGAAGGGTGACTACTTGATCGATCTCGAAGGTTACGACTGGGCACAACCGTTCCTAACCCTGCCACTGAAACACATCAACATGTCGGATCACTCGAAGGACATCTCGACAATGTTGGAGTCTTCGGTTTCGCAGATGCACGAGCGGGACAAGGTTGTATCGCCTCAGGCACTTTTGGCTGAGTTGAATGATCTTGTGAACAGTAAGTTGTCGGTGAACATCGCGGTCCTCGAAGTGGTTCTATACGCTGCGATGATTCGCAGTGCAGACGATCGCGACTACGGGCTTCCTAAGCCGTGGACCAAACAAGGCGTCGGCGTCATGTCGCTTTCGATGGCAAACCGCAGTCTGGCTGCCGCTATGGCTTATGAGGGGCATCGCGATTTGATCGTGAGTCCAATGAGCTACATTCTGCGCAACAGACCCGATCACCCGATGGACGGCATCCTTCTACCCGAAGCGCTGTTTGGAGGAGAGCGGACCTTAATGAGGGCTTAACATGGCAGAGCTTAGCGTGGGGATCAACTCCCACAACTTCGTCGTCACACGAATGACTCCACGTGGTCGTGCGGTGGTCGAAAGTTTCGCTAGGCGCTTTGTGCAGTACGGCTTTAATAAGGGCAGTGGCGGGCGTTACGTGCGCGCTGCCCTTAAAGTCTTTGCCACGGCGACACAAGACCGGCAGGAGTTCCGGTTCCACATCCACCAATATAAAGAATTTCAGGAGCATCTTGAACTCAACTATCTAAAGGAGGACTTGGTTAAAACTGTTCACAACCCAATCCCGACGCCCCGCGAAGTTGAACTTGTCGTAAAAGAGAAGTGGCAAACGCGGGACTATCAGGAGCCGGTTATTGAGTACGGCGTTGACGACTATTTCCAGAAGTTAGTGGAGATCCAGACCGGCAAAGGTAAGAGCTACTGCGCGATGCGCATTGCTTCGATCCTTGGTGTCCGGATGGTAATTGTCGTAAAAGCTCAGTTCATGGACAAATGGGTAGATGATGTCCACAAGACTTACGAAGGCTTAGCCGTCGAAGACTTGATGGTCATCCGGGGTTCTTCCCAGCTCCAAGCACTGCTGATGATGGCCAAGGCAGGTGAGCTCGAATCCAAGATCGTGTTGATCAGCAACAAGACCATACAGAACTGGCTCAAGCTCTACGAGCGCTTTCGTGGCGATACGTTGGGGATGGGCTACGACTGTGTACCAGGGGATATGTACGAGACTCTGGAAGCGGGCTTCAGGCTGATCGACGAAGTACACATGGATTTCCACCTGAACTTCAAGATGGACCTCTACACCCATCTCAGGAAGTCTTTGTCGCTGTCCGCAACCCTGATCGCGGATGATCCGTTCCTCGCTAAGATGTACGAGATGACGTATCCTCCAAACACTCGGTTCTCGGGCTTGGCGTACCACAAGTACATCAAAGCGTACGCGGTGTTCTATTCGTTGCGTTACCCAGATCGGGTGCGAATGACGGACCCGGCTACAGGACGATACTCGCACAATTACTACGAGCGTGCCCTCCTGAAGCAAGACATCCTTGGCTCCAATTATTTAAACATGATGCACAAGGTGGTGGAAGATCTGTATAAGGTCGACTACCAACCAGGGGATCGCTGTTTGATACTCTGCGCCTCGATCGACTTCTGCTCGACGCTGACGGATTTCCTTCGTAAGAAGTATCCCACGCTGAAGGTAGGTCGCTTCGTTGAGGATGATCCGTATGAGAACCTAATGGAAAGTGACATCTGTGTCACGACCATGGGCTCAGGCGGAACTGGTCACGATATCTCCATGCTGACTACCGTAATTATGGAAATCAGTCTGAAGACATCCTCCGGTAACATTCAAGGTTTCGGTCGGCTTCGAGACATCCCAGGCAGAACCACACGCTTCGGCTATTTGGTCTGTCAAGACAGTCCCAAGCAGATGGAATACCATCAGCAGAAATCAGGCATCTTGGACGAGCGTGCGCTGGAATACGGCAGCATTCACATCCCAGACCCGATCTAACCAACAGGAGCATTCGCGGACTCTCGGAGGGGGGAGTCCGCGTTTCTGGCCATATGACTAAAAAAATTCGATCAACGGATGCATCACTGCTAGCGTTTCTCAATGGGGCTACGTCAAAGCTGTTCGAGCGTTATGAGCAGCTTAATTCCTTCTCGCAGTATTGGACCTTACTTGAGCAGGAAACAAAGGACACGTATCGCCTGTCTTTCTACCTTCGGGCTGAAAACACCAGTGTGGCGCGTAGCAAAATCGAAATACCTTTAACAGACGTCGAAGCCATTCTGTGGCTTGAGTGCCGTGACAAGAAGCTAGAGGATTTGCGACAGCGAATCTTCAGCGTACCTCTGAGGCCGTACATGACGTTTAAACTAACGATCGCGGTAGATAAATCGTCCTCCCCTCCCAGGATCATCCTGAAGTCACTGACACCCGGAGGCTTCGACGACTACCGTTTGACGTCGGAACCGAGTTATGAAACCAGAGCTGATACAGCTTGACCCAGTAGCCATCTATTTGGACTATCTGATTCGCCAGTCGTTACCCAAGAACGCGCCCCTGAGTCCGAAGGACATAATCCTGTCGCGCGTTCTTTCAGGCCCACTGGTGGAGAAGTACCCGAACACGATGGTGATTGAACATCGCCAGACCCGTCCATTCAGCGAACTCGTAGGCAGGCCAAATAAAGGTGAGGAGATCAGCGACCGTTTGTTTAAGTCGACTCTCTCCACCCGAAACCACCTCTCGACTCGCGGTATCCAGGCGGACGTCACTAACACCGCAGGCTGGTACTACGGTCGCCCAATCCTCCTGACCATTGCTACGATCGTTGATGCTGACGAACACGCAATCGAAAAGGCGGTACAGGGCGAGGCCATGAACTTCATCATGACCAACACCTACTTGGGTGATACCTACAAAACGTCTCCAGAAGGTATGGTAGTGTTGCCAGAGCTTGAGTCTTTGCTCGAAGCACACGCTGCTCAGATCTTTGCGGAGCGCTTGAAAAGTCCACCCGGTTACAACAGCGCTGTAGCGTAAGACGGCATATACCCCCTGCCCTTCGGGGCAGGGGGCTATGACCGCATCCTCTTTCTTTTTTTCTTTATTCAGGCAGCTGAGTCTTGACCGGTTCTTCTGGAAGTTCCGGACCGTACAGCCCTAATGCCTGAGCGCGCTTGTAAGCCTCCAGGAGAGGCTCTAACGGATCTCCGGTACTATCTACCAATTCCTGTCCGGGAACGCTTGCGTAGTAGTCCTGGATCTCCTCACCGTAACGCGCTAACAACACCGGTGGGATTGTGCCGTAGCGAACAACCCAAAGGTCATATCGGTCGTAGTATCCAAGAGGTTGGGCTCGACCGTATTGATTATCGTGGCGTTGTCTCGGTGAAAACCGAGTTTCCCACTTAAAGGAAACCACTCCGTCGATGACTTGAATGGTGGCCCCAGTAACTTCGAGACCATCAAACAGTATCCAGCGCTCGCCCCGGTCGTTTAAAGAGCGATCGAAGATCTCGACCACATCCTTCTGAATATCGCTGAGCGTATCCCGGTTCAGAGATGACCCTGACTTGCGGTTTATCGCTTTGAGAATTTCATCGACCAGGCTTGTTGGACTGGCATTCATTCCGAATGCACGTAGACCGAGTAACATTAGACCTCCTCAAAGCTCTCGAGCTTTGGGTGAGGTGGTCGTACCACAGGACTTGTTCTTCATTTTTTGTCTCCGCCGGTTATTTCAGGAAGATGCTGACCTCTAAGTCAATGGGATCGAGGTATTGCCAAATCAATGGTCTCACATCGGCCCACATTAACTGCCCCTTTCCGCAGCCAATCATCGGTATACCCAGTGAGGTTATGCCAAGCTCTTCCCAGTCTTCCGCCAGGATCTCTAAGGCCTTCTCGATCCAGATTAACTTGGAAGGATTAGCGAAGTGCCTTTTTGTTGGTAGACATAAGATCTTCCTGTCGGGCAGGTATTCCCACAAATACAACCCCCGTCCGGAGAAGACACTGCGTTGACACGCTCCCTTATACGCCTCCAGCAAACCGGGAAAGCGCCACTTAAAAGCAGCAGCTAACCCGTTCCCCAAAGTACCCACGGTATTGACAGGACAAACTAGTGTCTCACAACTCGAGGTGAACAAGTCACCATCACCTTCGAATACGATCGTCACTATACCCCCAGTTTGCCTTGGCCGTTACCGTTCTTCAGTGCTTCAAGCCTGAGCTTTAAAGCTTCAGCCTGAGCATTCTCAGCCGTACCCCAGACCTTGCCTCGGCGCATCTGCTCCTCAACAATTTCAGTAGGCTGTTCCAGCCAACGGTCGTAAGGTATCCCAAAGAACTTGAGAATCCCACAATCGTAGTATTGCTGTTGCCGCTCGAACAGATGGCTCCCTTTGCCAGTGTCTTCTGACCACTGTTGAGCAACCAACAATAAAGGACGAGCCTTCTGCGGTTGTTCATGGTTCTCGATGCCAAACGTTGTTTCGTAGGCATCGAGCAACATAAGCTGGGCGTCGGTTGACACCACTGGCGGAGCCTTCTCAATCAGCTCGTTAATGTAGTTATGGCGAACCATCCCTTCACCGAAGCCGGAAGCAGTCAAGTGGACCTGCTGCCTGCCACGTTCTAACGATTGCGGATTGACGTTGCCTTCTGCCCGAGAAGGATAAAAAAAGTTGCCATCACATCAAGCGGCAACAGGTGCGGGTAGCGAGGCAGGTTGGAACCGCGCTTGTGGCCGCACTTCGGGCAGTCGTGGGTTGGGATCGCAATCACGCACGAAGTTGCTTCGTCCATGAACTTGCCAACGGCGTTGAGGAAGTTATCAACGATCTTCTCTTTACCGGACAGGGAGTCCAGCGACATCTCGAGAGTTTCCTGATCGGTGATCTTCTGATCGCCCGGCAGTTCCAGTTCTTGCAACCAGTGACCGAACTGACGCATGGTCGAAGCTTGACCTTGCTCGGTAATGAACTGGTTACGCTGGCCGTCTTCAGGAGACAGCGAGAATGCCTTGTCGATCATCTGTACGATTGCACCGACCCACTTGTTACCGGAGGTCAGGTAATCAGCAACAGTAGGCACCTTCAGCGTTGCTTTAACGCCTGGAGCCAATTCAACGACGCGAGGTTTACCGACCACGAACTCGGAACGGTATTTCTCGATCTGATCCAGCGTGACCTTCTTGTTACGGGAGGCCATGTGCGAAACCTGCCAAGGAGTCAGCACGCGTTGGTCGCACCACTGAAGCTTGGTGACGTCGATCAGCTCACGCACCACTTCTTGGCACTTGGACGGATCGTTCGCACACGCCTGAGCGTACTTGAAGCCGTTCGGCCATTGGACGCAGGCGATGCCCCAGAACACGGACGGCAAGTCCAGAGACACGATCAGTTCACGCAACTGCTCAGGAGCGATGTCCTTGATGTTGGTGTCGTAGATGTGGTTCAGGGCAAAGTCGGTCATCCAGCCAGCGGTATACACCGAGTGGTTGGAGAAAGCCAGGCCGTGGACGTGACGACCGAGGTCGATCTTTTCCTGCATGATGCGACGTTGCAGTTCGAGGATCGCCCCGTCGGACGGCGCTTTGAACGTGACCCAGAAACCAGAGTGCCACAGCGGCACTTGGTAAACCGAACCTTGGCCAGTCAGGTGACGCAGACGCAACACAGCGCGCTCACCAGTCAGCAACACGCCCGGTTTGTCTTTGAACTGTGGAGCAGCACCAGCCAGCACACCGAGTTCAGATGGGATTTCTTGAACCCACATCGAATCTTCACGACGTACCGACGCTTCGAACGCCGAACCGATCTGCGTGATCTTGGTGCCTTCGTTCAACACGAATGCCCATTCACGAGTTTGTTCGGTGTCGTCCAGGCGCACGTTTGGCGTGGCGGCCAGAGCAACGTTGATTTCGTCGTTGGTGCCCGCAGGCAACATGATCAGTTCGTCAACGTCATCAGTCGGCAGGATCGCACGGTAAACTTCGTGCTGTTGCTTGACGTTCAGAGCATCAGGTCGAGGAGGTTTAGGAGCCTCTTCTTCGTCTGCTGCTTTAGGTGCTGGGACAGGAACGCCCTGCGGCTCGTCGTCAGGCTCGTCAAGGTAGAGCTGACCGGCGTCTTCGTCGTCGACGATACCGGAGGGTGTGGCAGCAGGGGCAACTGGTTCCGGCGACAGGTCATTGGCTTCGCTGTCGATAGGATTCTTTTCATCGGTCATTACTTGACTTCCTGAAGTGGGCTTTCGTCGATGTGTACCAGCTCGGCGGTTTGGCCACGAGCAGGTTCAACGACTTCGGTGAAGACGCCTTCTTCGATACCGGCTTCTTGGTCAGCAGCCATTTCGGCAGCTTGTTCCAGACCGGCCTTGTAGGCGACGTTCAGGCGTTCTTCGGCGATGTGGAATTGTTCCAGCAGTGCGCCGATGGTTGGCATCACGACAGCTTCGTGACGCTCCAGGAACAGCTGGTACTGTTCGTAGATGCTGATGGTGTGCATCACGACGTCCGGGTCATCGGTGCCGCCGCTTTTCTCAACGTGCAGAGATTGCAACGCAGCCAGTTCGTGCGCCAGAGTGGTGATGTCTTTGGCCAACAGCTTGCCGTTGGATGCTACGGACTTGGCATCCACCAAGAACGCGCACAGTTCTTTGTTGCGCATCATCCCGGCAATCACGAGGTGACGCTGCATCAGTTCGTTAGCAGCACCGGAGATCTGGTTAAGATCGTCCCAGCAGGTGTTGCTCTTGAGTGCCTCTTGGGCTTTCTTTTCGCGGATCTTACGTTCGAAACGATTGGCGCTCATGCGAGTCATTACTGTGTTCCTTGTGACTTAGAAATAAAGGTGGCGGATTGTGCCCAATTCATATAAAGGGCACCTTGTCGTATTTAATAACTTTTGGGGATCATCGCAATGCTACCAGAACTCAGAGATTACTTGGTCGGCGCGACTACTTCAGAGCTTTTTGATGTGTTGGAAGACGCACACAAGGCCATGGAGCGAATCGGGCTACAAGGCACTGAAGCACGCTTTACAGAGCTGCTTAATCTCGACGATACGGTTGAGCATGGAGCTACGCTGGGAGCGATAGTCGAGCTCACACGGGGCTTCCTGATTGACATCGTCACTGAGCACGGGATCATCCCTCAGTTCGACGTACTTCTTGAAGAGTTGGTGATGCTGGTCAACGCAATCATGGACATTCAGGAGTACGAAATTCCAACTGACATCCTCGACTGCATTCAAGACGGCGTACAGCCAGAAGAACAGTTGGCCGAGATGTTGGAGTTGGTGTCTCCGTGGTTTGCTGAGCGCTACCTCGAGATGTTCGACACTGTGGCTTCCAGCTGCATTGATCGCATCCGTGACTTCTTCAACGAACGTGACCGCAACGGTGTAGCCATGGAACAGGAACCACCTACTCAAGTGCGTGACGCTGTGGTGAACCTGCGTAACTTCGTTGGGTTCTTGGAAAACAAACAACTGATCGTGATGGAGTTGGTTGAAGGTGGTTTGCGTGTGGGTTATCCGCTGCAAGTGTACCTTCGTACCTACGGCGATGATCTCGACTCCCTCGACCCCAAGCGTGCGGCGGAAGAACTCATCGCGATGTGCCTGATCTCCGGCGACTCTCAATCCAACCCTCGTGAATCCATTCGCGAGATCGTTGATGACTTCGTGGCTTCGTTGGATCGCATCACGCTGATTGACGCAGCTATCAAAGACATCTTGCTAAGGTTCTCTCGCTATGAAAAAGCTTGAACTGTTCCTCAAGGCCATGGAGGCAGGGGAGTTCCGTCGTACGGCCTGGGTAGTCTCAGGCTTTGCGCTTATTAAGGAAGACGAGAACGAATGGCGTAAAGACCCCTACGCTTATCGCATCGTCCAAACCAACACCGGTCACTTCTTTGTCGATCCAGAGAAAGGACTGGAACTCACCCAAGTCAGCGATGGCAAAGTAGGTGAACCACTGTACACGATGAAAGACCGCATCGATCTGCTGCCGGGACAAATCGCTAACTTGAAAAAGCCAGTGAACTGTCCGCTCGGTAACGTGATCGTAAACTGGCTGTGTCTGGTGTGGCCTTTCGGTGACAAGGTTGAGTTCCTGACTGGCAAGATCACACCGAAGCTTCTGGAGAACATTGTTCGTCCACTGCTACAGGACACGCCAGTTGAAGAGCTCACCGGTCTGGCACCTTCTGGGGTCGGTCGCGATCCATCTTTCCTGTACGTCGATGAGTACCTGAAGTTTTGCGATGCCGCATTCTTCCTGCCGGGCTTTACTCAGCTCTGCGTGCCGTCGGCTACAGCCAAAACAATGACCAGCGATCCACGCATCCCTGCTCTGAAAGCCAAACTCCTCGAAGAAAACAAAGACCGTCTGCATGACCCGGCTGTTGTGGCCAAGATCATGGCGGAACTTGTAGCGATGGATAAAGAGTGGCTCAAGGGCGACATGGGTGCGGACTTCTACGCAGTGAAGCCTGGTAAGCTTTACAACATCGCTCGTGCTAAGATGTACTTGATGCACGGTGCTGAAGTCGGTCTGGAGGAGAACGTTGAAGTATCTCTGATCCAGAACGCCTTAGTAGAAGGCTGGGACATTTCCAAATTCCCTGAGATGAACGACTCGCTTCGTGCGGGTTCGTTTAACCGGGGTCACCAAACCATGCTCGGAGGGGAGTCCGTTAAGTGGTTGTTGCGTGCTTCGGTCAACATGTCGGTGACTGGAGAAGACTGTGGTTCTGTGCTGGGCATGCCTTTCGAGGCAGATGGTGCAAACTACACGAAGCTTATTGGCTACTGGGTGGTACAGGGCAAAGGCTCTGTAGAAGTTACCGAAGAGAACGCCATGTCGTTTGCCAATAAGCACGTTTTGATCCGTAGCCCCATGTACTGCAAGTTCGAGAAGACCGACTTCTGTGCGCACTGCGTTGGTAAGCTCTTGGCGACTAACCCTAACGGTCTGTCGATTGCAATTGCTGAATACGGCTCTGCGTTCCTCGGTATGTTCTTGGCGTTGGCTCACGGTAAGGCATTGCTGCTCGCTAAGATGGATTGGCGAAAATGTATTACCTGAAGCTATTTTATGTAAGTTTCTTCCCAAACATTAAGCTCGGAGAGTTATCCCCATGTCGGACAAAACCAACAGCGACGCCCCACAACAAGGCGCTCTCGCTCAGGCTCTGCAAGCCGCTGCCGCCAGTGCCCCGGATTCGGCTCTTACCAGCCAGATTGCCGCTGCCGCCATCGAACCACCTGCTGATGATGTTGATCGTGAGCCTACTGATGCTGACAAAGCTGTCGACGTGAAAGACGATTCGACTGCCAGCAAGCCTGCTGTAGGCGACGACGGCCTGACTGACGCACAGCGCGCTTCTAACGCCGCTACCCTGGCCAAGGTTGCTGCTCCTGCTCCTGCCGCTCCAGCAACCCCTGCGGCCGATGCTCCAGCCGCACCTGCCAACGTCCAACAATCGCCTGAAGCCTCCTCGGTCAAAATCAACGGCGGTCAGCCATTGGACCCTGCGCTGCAAGAAGCGATCGACAACAACCCGAACAACGAAGCGCCAGAAACCCCTGCCGCTATCGCTGACGCCGGTGTTGCTGGCACCAACGTGAACGACACTGCTGACGCTCCTGCCGAGTTCGTTGAACCGACTCCTGCCGAAGGCGATGCTCCTGCGCCTGCTGCTGAAGTTCCGCTGGCCACCGCTCCAGTTCCGAAAGGTCTGGTTCGTCCTACCACTTCGCTGTACAGCGATCCTGAAACCGGCTACACCCAACCAGAGTGGTTCTACACCTTGACTCCTACCGGCCAAGCCCTCAAGCAAACGTTCGACGACTACATGCACAACATGCGTCCGCGCCTGCCTGTGACTGACGACGACGTTGCTCGCAACCAAGCAGTGTTGGCTCGTACCTTCACCGGCGTGATCAACAACCTCGACGGCGACGACTTCCAGGCAGTGTTCAGCCACATCCTGGCCAAGTTCCACGAACACAAAGACGGTGTGTTCCACCCTGTCAAAGTGAATCGCGGTGCCGACCTGATTGCACTGGTTCCTGAAGATCGCCGTCTGTTCCAGCGCCTGGTCAACATGTTCGGCCTGCTGGCTGATCCTGATGGCCGTTCGAACGCGTTCAAGCAAGTTGACCTGCACAAAACCCTCAGTGGCAACATCACTGAAGCCGGTCGTCAGAAAGTGTTCTCGTACTTCAACGTATAACACTGCGGCATAAGTCCCCCACAACCGTCGACCGAGGTTAACGCCCGGAAGCGGTTGTGGGGTTTATGCCGTCATGAGCCTTAAGCTGCGTGACGGTACTCTTCGATCAAGAGTGGTTCTACGTAACCGATTTCTTGTTTGAACTCGAGGGTCAGTTCTTGCAGGGTAGGCAATGCAAACATAGTCGTGCAGAACTCTACTGCGTTGGATGCGCCGCCAGACAAGTTGATACCTGCCATCTTCGCAACTTCTTCTTCCACGTTTACGATCTTGTGGATTTCGCGCAGTGTCGTAGCTTTGGAGATGTTAAACACAGCCCCGCCATTCGGATACGATGCAGAAACGTCTAAGTCTCCTACGTGTGCTCGAATGTTTGTACGTAAAGAAGGAATCTCCTTAATGACTCGTAAGCCGTTGTCCATCACCAGATGCGCAGGCAACGTAATGATCCAGCCTTCAAGGCCCAGAGTCATTGCATCAAACTCATGCACCATGTCCGAGGACGTTGTTGCAATCACGTAACCATTCTGCAAGCAGAAGAAGTGCAGGTCATCTACACGCCGTCGTGGTTGTGATCGGAACGAGGTATAGTCAGAACAACCCGAGAACATGCCCAACGTAAGTGCAAGGTCTTGAGTAGCCTCATCCAGACACTCCATTGAGATCGAGTCCCAACAGTTGTAGATGATGTATTCGATCGGGTGCGTGGACTGCATGAAGATGTGCAAGTCGATGCCGGACAGGTTGCCCTGTGCTTCAAAAGACAGCTTGCGTTTCTTCAAATGCTTGTCAAGCATAGTGTCCAGCTTGTAGTTCGGCTCTTCAGCTTCACCCATTCGGATTTGCTTGTACGCACACATGCCGTCGATGAAATAAAACGAGGCAGGGCAGAATGCCGTGTGCCACTGCATCGGAGGCGGAATAGCAGTTTCTTTACCGGACGCTGTTTTCTTTTTCTTGCTGCCCGGAACATAGTTGAAGAAGCGTGCGTGTTTTGGAATCGACGGATCGGAGAAGATGTCTTTAGGGTCGACGTTAGCGCGTTTGCACGCAGCCAAGATCTTACCCATGTCGAACTCGATGTTCCAGATGGTGATGAAGTCAGGCTGCCACTGGTGAGCACGTTCGAACACACGACGGATGATGTCGATCTCGTTTTCAACGATCACGAACTCCATCTGAATCTTGCGCTCAGCGTACACATCACCCAGGTACTTCTTGGAGAGGCGATCAAAGGTCGCTTCTACATCGGCCAGACCTTGCAAGAAAGAACGCTTGACTGCAACGATAGCCTTGTCCCGAAAGGTCAGCGAAGCAATGATGATCTCACCAGTACCGTGCAGTACGTCGGTCTCAGTATCGAATGCCGCTACCGAGGACTTGGAGATCAGGTCTGGATACTTGTCTTGGTAAGCACGCTTGATGCATGCCGTTGAAAGAATGTCAGCACCGTATAAATAGGGGGACAATGCTAACTTGCGTAACTGTCCACGAGATTTGTAGTCTTGCAGGGTTTGAGCGATACGGTCAGTCAACTCAGACTGCGTACACTCGAAGCGATCGAGACTGTCGACCTTCTCCCATTCTTTTTTGTCTTTGTGGTTCTGACGACCTTTCTTGGTGACGTAGTACGGGCGCTTATAGTCCTTAATGAAGCGCTTGTTTGGAACGATCGAAGTGGTGCCATCATCGTTACGAATGTGGACAGCTTCTTTTACGAAGTGCAAATCTGTCCCGCCTGGTTCCAAGGCTGGCATATGCACTGCATGTCGGCATTCAAAACCGATGATTTGGTCCTTACGGTACGGCTTGGACATGGTCTTTCCTGCGTTGTTTCCGGGAGTCTATACTATCAGTATGAGGTGTAAATTCCACACAAAAGGTCATTTCTGATGCGCGCCCTATTTGATAACAGCGGTAACGTGCTCTCTCTAGAGTCGATCGATTTCCAAGCAGGGCAGGTCTTGTTTCAAGAACTGACCATGGCTTTTGAACAACTGCGCAAAGTCTCGAAAAAGACCCTGCCAGATTCCGACGAAGCGCGGATGTTCACCACCATCTTCCGTAACCATTGCGACATGGAAGTTCAGATGTCGTTTGGCGAGCAGGGTCCGGCTGTACAGGTCCCTAACGTCAACAAAAACCACCCGCTGGTAGTCGATATCCATCGCAACATGGTGTCCTCCGGTAATGGGTTGTCACTGATCAACTCGGCCAGCTCTGTCTGCCGTGGTGGCGTGAACCTCAAGACCTCGCGACTGACAGGGATCTTCACCAAGATTCCCCACATCATCGAGTTCCCGATTGCTTACGTGATCGGTTCGAAGTTCACCAACGAAGAGCTGGCTTCTATCGTTCTGCATGAAGACGGCCATATCTTCACCTACTACGAGTACATGACTCGCAGTCTGACCACCAACCAAGCGCTGGCCGGTTTGTCGCAGGCTTATAAAGCAGACCTGACTCTGCCTGAGCGTGAGACCATCCTGCTGTCTGTACACAAAGCAGTGGGTCTGGGCAGCGAAGGCATTAAAGAGCTGGCCAAATCCAGCAATGCCAAAGTGGTCGAAGCGGTGGTGTTGTCCAACATCATGCGCAAGTCCGAATCGGAACTGGGCTCGAACATCTACGACATGACGTCGTGGGAGTACCTGTCTGACCAATTTGCTACTCGCCACGGCGCTGGTCGTCATTTGGTGACTGCGCTGGACAAAGTGATGAACTCGGTGTTTACGCCGTCGTTCCGCTCCACTCCAGTGTTCATGGCGATCGAAGCTTTCAAGATCCTCGCCACTGTCTCCAGCCTGATGACGCTGAACCCGTTCCCACTGATCGGCATCATGCTGGCTACCATGCCAGGCAACGACACCTACGACAAACCAGAAGCTCGCTTCTTGCGTGTGCGTAACCAGATCGTTGAAGCGCAGAAGGACAAGTTGACCAGCCAGGAAGATCGCGACCGTCTGGCCGCTGACTTGCGCACCATCGACGCCATCACCACCCACGTCAACGACCGTCGTGATTTCTTCACGCTGTTGTGGCACACCATGTCGCCGCGTTTCCGCAATCAGTGGAAGCAGGAACAGCTCCAAAAAGACCTCGAAGCCATCGCAGCCAGTGAGCTCTTCGACAAAGCCAACCAACTCAAGGATTTCTTGAAATGAATACCTCGTTCCTCTCGCTGTCTGCCCGCATTCAGGAAGCCTTGCCTGACGTGACCTCCCGTGCCCGTGTATTGGCTGCTGCCGTGGGCATTGCTTTGTCCCGCGAAATCGCCCTGCCGAGCTCGGTGGTTGAAGACCCTACCAACTTCTACAACATGCAGAACCTTGCTGGTGTACGTGACGCGGTAGGCAACATCAACGAGAACATCGTCCTGGACTGCAAGGACGCGCTGGAATGGACTCGCAACCTGTGGCTGGTTCGCTACTACGCTGCGCATCCACAACCACACGCCTACTACGGCGGCGACACCGGTACGTTCTTCGAAAGCTACTTCAACGCCTCGACGCTGATCTCCAGCGACGGCCGTGCACTGCTCGAAGGCAACCGCGTGGCACTGGCAATCCTTTCTCTGGAAGTGACTGCCTCGATGACTGCCGAAGTATCCCGCAACACACCACCGGGGTACTAAGTCATGCGAACTCTCTTAGAAGACCTTGGTCTTGAGTCGGTAGCTATCGCACTCGAAGAGAGTTTGGACAACTTGAATCGCCTCTCGCGCCGGATCACTTCGGTGCGTGGGGTTTCTCAAGGTATGGCACTGGAAGCCGAGCAGTTGATGCCCGGCTTTCTGAAACCGTCTCGTCCAATCGGCTACTTCAGTGCTACACCTTCTAAATCACAGTACCGCGTTTCGCTGGAGGAGATCTCCCGTGGGATGTGGGCTGCGATCGCTGTTGCTATTGCTGCTGCTTTTGCCGCAGTGATTACTTTGATCTTTGCCCTCGTCGGTGGTGACTCCTCAAGCTCCTCAGGGCGCTCTGGAGGCGCAGATTTGCCTGGCCTAGAGAAAGCCCTCAAAGCGAACGATGACGCCCTTAAAGCGCACGTGGCTGCCTCGTCGAGCACCGACGCAATCGCTAAGGCCTCGGGTGAAGAACTCAAGGCGTTGGAAGAAGCTCTCACCGCACATTTCTCCGGCACGCACGTTGCTCAAGAAGACATGGCGTCTCACGCTCACACAGGTTTGGCTCACTTCTCCCAGCTCGACGTCGACATGCTTAACCAGCATGGTCTTTATGCCTTCCTGAAGTCTGACGAGAACCTTGCACCAACTGCCAACACAATGCTCAAGATTGCATTGGCTGACTCCAACCGTATCGCCGACGAGTTTGACCGCTCCACTCCAGACTACAAGAGCGTTGCTTCTGCAATCGTTCGACTGCGCGAGAACCGCGTAGTGGGTCAGGATTGGGACGAGGGTCTGCCGTTTACCGAATACGTGCAGATGTTGGTGAACCATCGCGAAGCCAACGCTGACAAGCCGCTGGAGATTAAACGTCTCAGTGACTTTACAGCAATGTCTCGTGCGTTCGTGCAGCATGGCGAGAAGTCTTGCGATTTCTTCAAAGAGTTGCTCAAGCGTAACGGGGACATCCTCGAGAACTTGGCACACGATGCCAAGACTCTGGCTAAACGCCACGACACCGTACGTCATGGCGTGAGTGGTCCCGGCACTGAAGAAGACTCCAAAGCGTTGGTACAGGAATCGCAGAAGTTCATCATGCAGACATGTAAGTCTCTGCGTGCTCTGGGCAGTTACGTACACCTGACCATCTGGTCCGCTCAACGGCATGCGAAGTTCGTGATGTTCCTCTCGACGTCTCTGCGTCAGATCTTGATCGAAGCCCGCACCCTCCTCAAGTCGAAGGGTCATGAAGTACCTGAGTATTTCAATGACGCTATCAAGTCTCTGGAAAAGAAAAAATGATCAACCTACAACTTGCATTGGAGCATGATCACGAGTACCGGGGGGAGGGCATCGTAAAAGAAGTCGACCTCGAGTATCCGTTCGAAGAAATCGAAACGGCGGCTCTGGCTGCTGAAGACGGCTTCGAGTTTCAAGTCTCCCGCGTCGTGACTGCAATGGAGTCGCATCGTCCATTCTCTCGTCGTCACCGTGCGGTAGAAACCGCTGCTGCAAGCGTAGCACTGGAAGAAGTCTCTGACGGCTTCTGGGCTTTGCTCGCACTGGCAGTGGCTGCTGCAATCGCACTGATCGGCAAGATGCTCGGTTGGTTTGATGGTGGTGGTTCCGGAGGCGGGGGCGGTGGTGGCGGAGGTGGTAGTCCGATCGAGAAAGTGGAGAAGAAGGTCGAAGCTGTAAAAGCTACGATCGCTCAATCTGCCGATACCGTGGAGGAGACTATCAACAATCCTTCCGTCGAGATCCGTGACGTTGAGAACTCCGCAGAAGTCAAAGAAGTCGTCGAAGCCCAAATCAAAGGTCTGACCGAATTCCAATTCCAGTGCTGCATGGAGAAATCCGAATTCGGCAAGCTGATGGAAGAGGCCATGGATCACTTGGGCATGGTCCACCAAAACTCTGGCACTGTAGCGGAAGCTGTGGGGAGTTTGGTCGGGGCATGGGAAACCATTGACGCCGGGGAAGCCGAAGGCAAGTTCATCTCCAAAGAAGGCTTTGAAGAAATCGGTAAACTCTCGGTGGTGATTGGCGGACTCAAAGGCACTAAAGCCGTAGTCAACAGTTACACCCTCAAGCAGTTCATCGAACGTTTCTACGCCGAGACCGACGGCTGGAAAAACTCACACCGCACCTTCAGCAAGTCTGACCTGCGCACCCACCACAAGAACATCGCTCGAATCTATTCCAACGAAGGGACTATCGAACCTTTGTTCGCAATGATCGGAGACATGTCTGAGGGGTTGGAGGCAGCGAAGTCTGCCGACAAGATGCTGCGTGAGAAAGTCCAGCCCTTCATCGACCGTGAAGCCTCCAAGAGCCCACACGCCGATTTGACCGACAAGTCTGACGCTGGCAAAGCCGCAGGCGCTAAGTCGCTCCTAGGCATCGGTAAGGCCCCAGACAGCGCCTATCTGGCGGCACGCCACAACGCAGAGACTGCCACCCGTACAGCTTACAAAGAGTATCTGGCGTGGATGACTTCGTTCCTGCGACTGAACGCCTTGATCATCTCCAACTTCAACGAGATGGCCACAGTGCTCCAGCAAGGTGTGGTACACACCCACGCTGTACTGCGTGCCTCTGCTGCTGCTTTGAAGAAGGATGGCAAGGAAGTATCGGAAGCTTTGAAGAAGGCTATCGACAACACCAAGCCGGGTCGTAAGTAAGGGGGCACTGTCTACTGTAGCGAATGCGATGGGGAGCGTGCTCCCCTACGCTTTTAAGGGTTTTTTTCTAAACAGTTTCTTAATGGGGCCTAATGCTGACGCGAAGCACGGGCGGGCATAAGTCAAGAGCTTTTGCTTAGTGGGGCGATAAAGACCTTTTTCTGAAAAAAACTCATAGGTTGTCAAAGCCTGTTTTGGGTCCCGGCCAACAAGGGGGGTGGGGTAAAAGAGGGAGGTGCTAAAACACCCTTTTAGACCTAAAACCCAAGACTCGATATTTCAACTCTCTGGAAAAACTTCTTAAGGAACATCTATGGACGTCAGTCTGAATGACGGGTACGAGCTGGAGAATGAACAGGTCTTCGAGGAGCCTATCATTGCTGGTGAGTTGCCTGAGTTGGATGCCGACATTAAGATTGTCGTGGCATTCGAAGAGCAGGTGTTGGACCTCACTCGTGTAGCAGAGGACATTGAACGTGCTGGGGGCATGTGTCAGCGCTTTGCATTGGAAGCTGAGGCGATTGTGCCTGGCTATCTGATTACTGATCGCGTGCCATTGGGCTATTACTCCAAGGACATCAGTGCTACTCGCTTGAAGGTAGCGTTGGAGGAAGTCTCTAAGGGCATGTGGGCTCTGATTGCTGCGGGCATTGCTGCTGCACTGGCTTTGCTGTGGAAGTTGATCAGTTGGTTCCGTGGTCGTGGTGGTGATGATGCTGATGGCAGTGCTGGCAGTGGTGGTGACATCGCTACTAAGCACGAGTCTTCGAGTGAGACCATCGATCAAGTCAAGCGCATCATGGAAGACGTGCAGCATGACAAGACCAGTGATGGCGATACGCTCGATACCGTGGCTCGTGACATGGCTATTCGTCGTGATACCAAGATCTACGACTTCTTGCGTAACCAGAATGAGCTGGTCAGTGACTTGCTCAACCATGGGGCATTGGCTCGTGAGCTTGAGAAGGTCTGTCGTGGTATTGACAAGGCCAATGGCATGTTCAAGAACAAGGTCATGCTGCTGAACCAGACCATCAGCAATGATACTGGGTCGGATGACATCACTACGGATAACCGTACGTCGATGAACACTCGCCAGATCATGATTCCTATTGCTGTGGTGTGGAGTGAGAAGCTTAAAGGCAACATTGTGGATGTGGCTAAGGAGTTGGATGACCACTTCACGATCAAAGCTGCTCAACCCCACAAGCTGGGTGACAACTGGGACCGTGCTCTGACTGAGTTGTCTCGTGCTATGGACAACCAAGGTTTGGTGAAGACCTTGAAAGACCGTAGTGAGCTTGATGACAACATGGACGCACTGCATACGTCCTTGGCTGCCAAAGAGAAGCTGTACTCGGGTGACCACGATGACAAGATTGGTGGTTTGTCTCTGGAGCGTGGTAAGGAGATCCGTCAGTGCATGGCGTTCATGATGCAGGAGGTCACTGCGTTGGTTCGTGTGTACAAGATCATCATGGGGGCTTCTACCATGATGCAGAAACTGGTCACCGAAGCTGTGTTGGTGCAGGAAGACTTGGTGCGTGAGATGGAGTCACGTTGCAAGAACGCTGGGACGGAGTTGCCTGAGTCTGTCAAGAAGCTTAAAGACAAACTCAAAGAGCTCAAAAAGAAGAAGTAACACTGCGGCATAAAGAACCCTCCCACTCCAAGACGTTAGTCAAGGGGTAGGAGGGTTCTATGCTGTTACTTGATTTCGTGTCGGATGAAATCAACAGTCACGTCGTCTTGCACGACGAGTGTATCGTCAGGCAATGCTGCCAGACGCTTGCGGATACCCAGACGAGTAGTGTCGTCCATTACGGTGGCCACAGCGATGTTCTGAGCGTCACCCAGCATCGTCAGAGTCAGCCCTTTGATGTCACTCCCCAGAATGTCCTGGAGGGCATCTACGATCAGAGAGTGAGCAACGAGAGGTTGGCTCAGTTGTTCCTGAATGGTTTTAATAGCAGTGCGCTCAAGCTTGGCTTTAAGCTCATCGTTACGGTCAACCGTCTCAGAGACAGAGAGAGTCAGAGTGAAACGCTGACCAGCCTCAATGGTAGTTACCAGCCCATCCAAGATCATGACATCAATGTTGCCCATAGTCGAGTTAGGGTAGAAATACAGTCGAGTCTGCTCTAGGAGTTTCTCGTTCATTGTCTCAAAGTCATTCACCAACCACGACACCAACAGAGTGGTAATCGCTTTACGGTAAGTGAGTGTACTGGCCTCAGTTGCAAACCAGTAAGCGCCTTCGATGAACAACATATCGCACTGACGAGTCATGCCACGAGTAGAGGCAGGGATCGGTTGACCACTGGCATCTGTCATGGTGTCGCCGATACGATACTGGTACGTCTTGTCACCATTGTCGTCCAACACAAAGTCACCAGCAGAGTGAACCTTGTTGTAGGTAGCAACCCCATCAACAATCTGTACCGTACTGCCATCAGGGAATGGCAGATACACGTCAGCGTCGTACGTCCATGGAACATCCACTTCCCAACGCTTGTAAGGAACGGAGTCAATCACCGAACGACTACGGGCCCACAGAGTATCCAGAGCACTACCAAAAGTAACAGACATTGTCTCATGCGTCACCCCAGCGATACGAGCAGGCAATTGGAAAGCACCGAGCAATTCATCCACACCACCTTGACCTGCAACGTAACCATCAGGCATCACAGCAGAGGTTGCCCAAAGGATGTTGAAGGTTGTCGAGAGTTGCGTCGGAGTCTTCTTCGGTTCGTCCCCGTACATCAGGAAAGAGTTGAACACCAACTGATCCAACGAATCCACATCGAAGCGTGTGTCCAACATAAAGTCGAACACTCGTTCACCACTGTCAGTCTTCCCGTAGTAGGAACCCAACAGGTAAGCGTAGTCTTTTTCTCCTGGTGGGATGAAAGACATTTGTGCAAACACCTCGCTGTCAGACAGCGCCTGGAAGTCTGTGTTGGACACAGTGACAACCCTTAGGCGGTATCCGGTTGGAACACGATCGAGGCTGTAGGAGTCTGTGCCGACTTGCAGGAGGGTAGTATCGTTCTCACCTACGAAACTCTTGGCGTCTACTACGGGCGAATCAAGGTAGTACGGCCGGGAGTCGAAGGTATCTCCTGTAGTATCAAGCACATAGTGGAGGGGAGTGTACAAAAACGATCCGTTAGTCACCGTCTGTGCACGTGTGTCAATCGGTTGTGCGAGGATCTGATCCGTCTCTTGGTTAGAGAGGAATTTGATCACGCCTCCTTGGTTTCGGTACAACGTGTCAGGAGTGATCGTGATCCGCTCCCCGTTGTCAATCACCGAGTCTAGGAGTGTTACGTCGTTGAAGTTAAGTGACAGAGTTTCGATTGAGCATGCAGCTCCTGTCACCACGTTTGTATCTACTACGGTGGGTGGAGGGAGTGAGCGAGTGGCGAGGAACACGCGGTTAGTAATGTTGTCGATGTTCTTAACCACACTGTAACCAGCGTCTACTAACTCAGCTTCGATCTGTGCGTTGGTGATTGGAATGGTGACTGAACCAGTTGCGTTCTTCATGATGCGATCGCGGAACTGTTCAAAGGTCAGACCGAGGTTACCACCCGTTACTACATCACGAGAGAACACTGCGATGTTGTGGAACGTTTTGAGTGGAGCGACGTACTGGTTGTCATCGGCTGAGTCTATGGCAAGGAACGTTGCCTTGAAGCGATCGAAGTCATAGTCGTTGAGGATCATGTCTAACGGTCCCTTAGTCTGGTAAGCATCGATACGAATGCCTGCATTAAGACTGAGGGTGGTGGTGTAGATTTGCGGGATCTCAACGGTGAGTGTTTGGTCTACTACTTTGAGGACTGCGGTGGGGGTTAGGATGTCGTATATCTGGTCGGAATGGGTGGTTCGGATCTCGTTCCAGTTGCCTTTGGAATCCTCGATATAGACTCGTGTGTAGTAGTAGAGATCTTGCAATACGATCGTGGCTTTGTAACCGGTTGCAGCGTTCAGTGCTCCTTGGCGGGAGAGGACGTTGAACTGGTTGACGGCGATGTCGAGCTTGAGCCATTGCATCCCGGAGTTGGAGACTTCCGTGACGGGCACTACGTTGCTGACCAGTGCTTGGAGTGGGGAGGTTACGTCACCGTCGTAAACGATCTGTAGGCCTCCGTGTGACATCACTCGCAGCTCGATTGGATACTGCATCGAGAAGTCTGTGTCCGCTACGGTGAATACCGTGTTGCGTGGGATCACCAGCTTCTTGATGTTTGGGTTGTCTGTCTGGATGGCACGGGAGATCACTTCGTCCTTGCTGAGGAGCAAAGACATTGTGGTGCGTGATGGGCCAGAGAAACGGTTGAGGTAATCTTTGTCGGAAGCGTGACGATAGAGATCGTCCCACGTCTGTGCGACTGATGGATATTGTGCACGGTTGTTGGTGGCGTTCTCGATGCAGAATGCTGCGGTCATGCACGCTGCTGCGTCCAATCCGAATGCCAGTGGGTTGGTGGCATCGACTACGACTTTAGAACCGTCGTTGATGCTGTCCAGAGTCGCGTAAACGCCGCGCTGAATGCTGGAGGGGTTGTAGCGTACTGCATCAAGGTTCTGGAGCAGCTGGGCAACTGTGGTAGCCATTGTAAAGGTCGCCTTAGGTAAGTTTCGGAGCCATGAGTTTATACTCGTCTTTCATCACGTACCATTCCAAGTTGTAGTTGGCTGGGTTGATGCGAGGATAACCTTTGTGGTTGAAGATTTCGAGGTAAGCCATCGGGACTTGTTGCATCTCGGACTTACGGTTCGCATCACTCATCAGGTCGTTGAAGAGGACTACGGTGTCGTTGAACTCCTCGATCAGTACGTCGTCCCCGTACATCGCGCCATAGCAACGAAAGCTCAGACTGATCTGGTCAGCTGAGTTGTTGATTGGACGGTCTGCTTCGAAGTTCAGTGCTGCACCAGTAGGCGCTACCATTGGGATGGCTGCACCACATGCACCGATCTTTTGCACCTTGGTTCGAGTGTAGTCGAGCACCAGTCGGTAGATCCGAGTTTGGTAGTCGATTTCGTTCTCAATGATGAACTCAGGGTACGGTACGAGGATGCCTTCGAACACTGCGGACATATAACGCAACCAGTACATCATCATCGCTGTGATGGGGTCGCCGGGCATGTTCCGGAAGTTGGCGGATATATCGTATGACGAGTAATTATCGACAATGCCATCGACCATGCCGAAGGTTTCTTTATAGACACCGTCGGGGGATTGGAAAACCGGAGTGTTCATATCAGGCCAACCACTCATTGAGAGCAGGTTGTTTGTCAGTACAGGTATGAACGCTTGTGAGTTATCCACGAAAGGACTGGTGATTCCAGCGCCATCCAAACGTCTGTCTAGTAGGCAGCGAATGATCCTTGGAATACTGTCAGGCTGTGTGGACAACAGTGGGTTGAGCTTGCGGTGGTTACGGATGTTTTCCGCTTGCAAGTTCAGTGCTGGTCGAGTGAAGAACGTTAACCCGAACAGGTCTCTGTTGATGGAGATCGGGTTGGGTTGTTGGCGATGGTTTATGCCGAAAAAGTTATCACCGATCGCGGTAGAGATATTGCCTACGCCGTTCCCGCTGCCTGACTTGTATGGCCCGTTGGCATCCAGCCCTACTTCGGGTTGTCCGGCCTTGTCGATGTTGTCTCCCGGAGTACCCAGCGACTTAGCCGCTAGGATTTCCTCAACGGTCGGTGACTTGTTGTCAGCCATTTATAACCTCTACCTGTAAAGGATCTCACCATGTTTAAAGATGCCGCTGACGCGGGCCTATCTGTATTCCGTAAAATTACGGACCTGTGGAACGGCGCACGTTCCGACTCGTTGATCGATTACACTCGAGCAGCTCGCGTCGAGCCCATCATGCTGGTCGACAACGATTTGATGTTCTACGAAGAGCTGTCTGAAGTCTCGCAGTCATTGCTCGCGATCTTCTCGGGCTACTACCTGCAAGCCATTGCTATCTCGGCTAACGTTGGCAACATCGAGACCATGCGTCATCTCGACAAGCTCAACCCGTCGCGTAGCGTGATCGACTCTGCCACCAACAGCCTCGGCTGGGTAATGGCAACCGAAGCGTACAAACACAAGCTGCCTTCTTATAGCCAGATCACTCCGGCTCTGGAAGCAATGGTGTTGGGCGTCGACACTGACAAAGACAAAGCTGATCACAGCGTTGGTCTGGGTCGTGATGCGATCTCCACTACCAAAGAGCTGAGCAACCTCAGCGTCGGCAAAATGCTGTCTGTCGAAATCACTGACGGCAAGAACAGCGCCAGCATTCCGGTATCGATTCGTCTGATCGCCACAGCACTGGCGAGTGAGAGCCTCGTTCATATTTTATCTGTGGGCAACCAAGATACTTCGATGAAAGAGCGCTATCACGCATGGCGTGCTGGTCGTCTGGAGTTCATCCGTGACTTGGTGTTGTGCCAAGATCTGATCGATGCTCACACCAGCAACCTGATGTCTGCTGACCAGGTTTACGCCAACATGCTCAAGCGTCGTAAGGGCAACCGCCTGTCGACTCTGGTGTCGGGCAACCCGTCGGTAGCCACTGCATCGAACATCGCTGTGATCTCCTCTGGTTCGGCTGAAGCGCTGGAACTGAAAGTGAACGGCAAGCTGTCGAACTTCAAAACTCGCCAGAAGATCTTCGAAGCCACCTACCTGATGATCATGGCGGTCGTCGACAAAGAGTGGGGCATGGTTACGTTCTACCATCGCGGCATTCCTCAGCCTTCGCAGCTGAGCGTGCGTGATCTGAAGTCCGCCAACAAGGGCTCCGGTCCTGACGTTGGTGAAATCCTCAAGGCCTACCGTCTTGGTAACGCTCCGTCACTCTGAGTCAAAAGGCTTACAACATGAAAAATGACCATTACTTGGCCAGTCTTCTGCCGACCTTCTCCAAGGAGCGGGTGTTGGAAGATTGCCGTTTGACGCGTGCAGAGATTGTTGACGTTTCGTTGCCTCTGTACAAAACTGCGCTCAATGCGTTCAAGGGCTACAAGTTCAAGAACGAAGAGTTGCAGAACTACCAAGAGATCTTCGGCCGTATGGTCAAAGGTCACAAAGGTGGTTTGCTCGAAGGCATCCAGTCGGCGTTGCAAGATACTGTTGAGAACCTCGACGAGATCGTTGGGTTGATCGATCAGGTCTACAACGACGACGTGGCGGGTGCTGGGCTGTCGTACCTGAAAGCCAACCTGCTCCAGTTCACTGAGTGGACCAGCTTCGAATCGCGTTACAGCCGAAAACTCCTGATCTATATTTTGATCCTCGAGACTTCGATGTACCCTGACTCGGGCACCACGATCAGTGAATCGCTGGAACCTGCTGAGATCGAGTGGATCAAAGTTAACTTTGTTCACTTCTGCACGGCCGTCAACGTGGTAGGCCAGCCTAAAGAGAAACTGAAGGCTGCTGTCTCGTTGATCCCGGACATCGCGATCACCAAGGAAAACATCGGCACCCTGAAAGCTACCATGGGTGAGTCCAAGATCGATCCGTTTGCCGTTGGGTTGATTCCCATCTGGCTGAACCCGATCTACCACGTTCGGATGATCATCTCCGAGTGGCAGGCAGAACGTTATGTCGCGTCGAAGGAAGAGAAGAAGCTGATTGAGCTTCGTGTGCTCAACCTCAAGCGCGTGCAGAACGGCAAGCCCGATGCTGCAACGCAAAAGGAGATCGAGTACAGCGAGTCCCGCCTGTCCAAGATCAACTACAAACTCCAGAAGATGGAGAAAACGCAATGAGTAACCTCCTCCAACTGTACCCTCGTGGGTTCTTGGGCGAGGTGATCACTGGTGCTGCTGCGTCCCGTATGGGTCAAGGCCAGTTCCGTAGCGTGGCTAATCCATCCGTGGAAGCGCTCTACGTGCAGTACATCAACCGTGCGTGCAACACGACCACAGTTGAGTTTCGTCGCAAGGTCTTGACCGTAGCCCTCAAAGCTTTCGGCACTCGAGATTTTGAAGTTTGGATCTCGAGCCAACGTCAGTCCCCTGTGGCTGGCGACAACCACAACGGCTTCATCGACGATACCCTCCAGTTTATTATGGAGGGGAAGCGAGATCTTGCTATCGAGAACTGGCTGCCACTCATTGAGTTGGCTGACCAAGGTGAGCGGATGCATGAACACACTCCGCGAGCCCGTGAGTTCTTCGGTATTCAAGAGCCTGGCTTTCATTATCGACAGCCACAAAATCGGAACATGGTTGACGTAATACAGTCCTGGTGCAGCCATAGCAGCGGCATCGAAGACATGTTATGTACAATGCATGTACTTTTCGGCAACATCGCACCTAAAACCATTGCAATGGGAGCAACATCATAATGCGTCGCAACCGTACCGGCCTCATGGCCCTTGAAAACGAAAACCTGGAACCACAAGACGGCGATCTGGAACTCGGTGACGCGCCCGAGTCCCTCGAGACCGACTTGCTGGAAGTAAACGACGAAGCCGAAGAAGCTGATGTCGAAGAAGCCGCAACCGACGACGCTGTTGAAACCGTCGAAGCTCTGGAACAGGCCGTACTGGCTCTGGAAAGCGCTGTACAGGCTGGCGGTCTGGACACCCACGGTGCCCACATCCTCGACCTGCACGTCAAGTCCCTGTATGGCCGTGTTGGCCTGAAGCGTCAATCGGTTCCTGCCCTGGAATCCTTCGGCGGCACCAGCACTCGCCAGAAGTCCACCACCGTGGCTCTGGAAGACATCAAGGACTCGATCAAGAAGATCTGGGAACGCATCGTCAAAGCAATCAAAGACGCCATCGCCTGGGTCAAAGAGCGCTTCGTCAAAGTGTTCGGCGCTGCCAACAAACTCGAAGCCCGTGCGAAAGCCCTGGTCGAGCGCGCTGGTGCCACTACCGGCACTCCGAAAGAAAAGACCTTCGAATCCGATCGTCTGGTTAAAGCCCTGGAAATCAGCGGCGCTGTTCCTGCTTCCATCGGCACCCAAGCCCAAGAGCTGAACAAGCTGGCCAACGGTATCTTCGGTGGCGTTACCACCTGGAACGGCGAAGTCGGCGACGCTATCGTTGAACTGCTGGGCGATCCGTCCAAGCTGGACAGCTTCAGCCTGCCTGCTCGTACCGACGGCACCCTGGCTCTGACCAAAGGTGGCGCTGATCACGGTGACGCTGGCAACGGCATGGTCTTCATGATCTCCCACGAACTGCCAGGCGGCCAAGCGATCATCGCTCGCTTCCCTGCTGACGGCGGCCTGAAAGGCGCTGCTGCTGTTGATGCTGTTTCCCGTTCGGGCTACAACATCGGCAAGTTCAACCCGAAAGCCAAGGAACCGACCAAGAACACCCTGACCACTCTGGCTCCTTCGGAAGCCGAGAAAGTTGCCGGTGCTGTTGAGTCCCTGGCCCAGGAAGTGCAGAGCTACAAGCGCAACCTGGAAAAGCTGTCGGCCACCAAAGACAAGATTGTCAAGGCTGCCGAGAAAGCTGGTAAAGACGCCGACAACGCGTCGGACGAAGACAAAGGCGCGCGCACCAACGGTAAGGCTCTGGCCAAACTGGGCATGTCCGTTCCGAAGTTGATCGACCAACCGGCCACCGGCTTCAGCGCTTACGCTCTGAACACCGGTAAAGCACTGCTCGACTACGTTGAGCTGTCGCTGAAGCAGTACGGCAGCAAGTAAGGTCACGCCCTTACGCAATCAGAGCGCCCCATTTATATGAGGCGTTCTGATTTCACCACTCTCTTCCCCTATTTGTAAGGGTAACACCGACATGCGTAAATTTCTGGAACACGGCCAATCTATGGCCCTCGAAGCACAAGCCTTCGGCGAAAACATCTCCATGGAAGAAGAGCAGATCCTGCTCGACGAAGCTGCGCAGGATTCTGCCAGCGTCGACACCGACCTGGGCGAAGCTGAGCGCATCATCGAAGTCTCCGACGCTCTCGAAGACCTCGCTGTCATCGCTGACGGCATCGAAGAAGCCACCCCGGCTGAAATCGCTCTGATCGAAAACGCTGGTGACATGGCTGTTGCCGGTTCCGACGTTGAGCCTGCTGATCTGGTTCCAGCAATGGAATCGTATCGTGGCAAGCGTATCGCCACTGAAGGCATCCGCGAGACTGCTCAGCAGATCTGGCGCGCCATCCAGGACTTCCTGAAGAACATCTGGAAGAAAATCGAAGGCTTCTTCTACAAAATCTTCGGCACCATTCCGGCCCTGCGTAAGCGCCTGAAAGAGCTGAAAGGTCGCGTTGAAGCGAAATCCGGTTCGGCCATCGAAGACAAGAAAGTCACCCTGAACAGCGGCCTCGGCGCTCTGTCCGTCGACTACAAAGTCGTCAAGAACGAAGCTGAGCTGAAATCTGCTCTGGGCGATCTGGAAAAGGCTACCGCCTGGGTCTACGGCGACAACCAAGCTGAACTGGCCAAGATGGGTAACTCCATTGCTGACGCCATCAGCGACTTCGATCCTGAAAAGGCCGAAGAAAGCGCCAAGAAAGTTCAAAGCGCCGTTTCCAAGCACAGCCCTGGTGCTCTGCCTGGTTCCAAAGCTTCGGGCGGTTCGCGCTTCCCTGGCTTCAAAGTTACTCAGGGCTCGGCTCTGCTCGGTAACGTCAGCCTGTTGAAGAAAGAATTCAACAGCTCGACTGAAACCGGCACCCTGGCTACTCTGGATCGTCAGCGTCGTTCCGGCGTTGAACTGGCCGCTACTGGTGAGAAGCATAAAGACGCCCCTGCGTCGAGCGACTTCCAGACCATGAGCAACAGCTCCATGGAAGAAGCGATCAAGATCTGCGAGAAGATCCTGGACCACATGGAAGACTTCCAGCGCGGCAAGAAGTCGACGGACGTGAAAGCGGCCAAGACCAAAGTCGAGAACGCTTCGAAGAAAGCCACCAGCGCTGTCGAAAAGGCTGCCAACGACGAAGACGCGAAACATTGCGTTCCGTACTACCGCGCCGTCCTGAACTTCAACGCCAGCTACGCGCGTTGGGCTCAGTCGCCAGCAATGCCATTGGCTTCGAATGCTCTGACGACCATTCGTTCGACCATGAACGTCATCCAGAAATCGCTGGGCGCTTACAAGGCCTAACGTTCTCTGCGGCGTGAGTAAAAAGCCCGGCTTCGGTCGGGCTTTTTATGCCGTCAGTTGAATTTTATGACTAACCTTACTGGAACTTCCTGCTATGCCTAAAGTCCTACGCACGATTCCAGAGACAAACGAGAGCGTTACCCGCCCCGTTATCTTTGATATCACACGACAGTTGTTCAAATACACAGGCTTGCCGGAAGAAACTCCGATCTTCTATCCGGACCAGTCTGCTGTTAGTTATCAACCCAACTCCACCATCGGTCAACAGACCGGTGTGAACTTCAACCAAGGCGATAAGATCTTCATCGATGTCGAAGAAGACTTTGATCCTGAGGCCGTGTTGGCCACTGCTGTGTTCACAGCAGAGAACTTGAATATCTTTCGTGACGATGCATTGGAGGTAGGCATCAAGCCTGTCTACTCGTCTACGAAGGTCAGCATTAACTTCCGCGCACGCTTTGAAGACAAAGTCTCAGCGGGCCGGTGGCGTGACGAGATTCGCACGCGCGTGTCGATGAACCGTGAGGTTAAGTTGCTGTCGGCAACCTACCACTACATCATCCCAGAGGCCTTCCTTGCCATCCTGAAGGAGATCCATCGCCTGCGTGAGAACGTTGCAGGCTACGGTGAGGACTGGAACACGTACTTCACCAAACACCTGACTGAGAAAGCGTCCATCGCCACTAACATGGCTGGTCGTTACGAAACGTGGGTAGTCGGTGAGACTCAACAGGAGATCGTTGGGTGGTTCGACTTCGAGGGTGGTCCTGAGAAGGGTGACAAAGTCGGTGAGGCTGAGACGTGGGAGATTGCGTTCTCGTACAAGTTCTCGTACGACAAGCCGCTTGAGTGTGTGATGACGTATCCGTTGTTGATCCACAACCAAGTGCTGTCCAGTCGCTGGCGCCCGACGGAACCAATTTACCGTCCAGAGAACATCCAACGTTCGTACGGTAACTCGCGCAAACACTTTGCGGTGTTTGAGCGTGATCAGTTGACCAAGAATGCTTGCCGTCACTCAGGCATCGCTATTCCATCGTGGGACGAGTTCTTGCCTGCTACTATCCCATGGGGTACGTATCGTGCGTTCACGGCTATGGTGGCCTTACAGCCTGACTCAGACCTGCAAACTCTGTTCAAGATGACACAGCTCGGCCAGAAGATGCTCCACCCTGAGATTCTGAAGTTCCTTCCAGGTGAAGCTCCCTTCATGCACAAGGTCGGTCAGTCCGTTTTCGTGCTGACTTTGTACCGTGGGATGATTCCCATGCCTCAAGGCGCTGTGGTAATGGACGCAGACCTCACTGTGCGCTCCGTAGAGCCGTTAGACCTCCGTCAGGGATATCACGTGAGGCTTGGCTTCACAATCGACTGGAAGACGCTCACAGAGGCTGCTAGGACACGCTTGCGTGAGCATGCAAAGGCTTGCATCGAGATTCTGAAGTCTACTGACTGTACGTTGGCGGACAAAGGCTTGCTGCCAGTGCCTCTGCCGGGTACGGACTACATTCCCAAGGACGAGTTGGATGAAGCGGTTGATGAAGTCACCAAGGGCAACCCAAGTGATCCACTGACTCAATCGCAGACAGTTCAGTTCAACTTCCAACAGACCTTCTTTATCGAAGCACACAAGGCGGTGCAGAAATGATTGTTACAGACTCCCCGGATGCTCCGGTGACGCCAGCACCGATTGCGGTGAAGATCACAGCACCTCAGTATCGCGGTGTGACGGTTGACACACGCTACGTGCCCTCCAGCGCGTTGCTGACGCACATCGAAGGCGCTGCGTGGGCGGTAGACTACTTCAGTCAGAAACTGGACGTAGACAACGCCGTAGCCGGTCAACGTGTAAACTCCTCCGGCATCTATCAGCAGTACGTGATGATCAAGGGCATGGAGTTGAAAGTGATTTCGCCTTTGGTTCAGACTCAGGATGATGAGAACAAAGGTTTCACCGTCGTTGGTACTGCGAACGTTTATCCGTTCCTGAAACCAAACGTTGGTGACATGTTCCGTGCGAACATTGGTGATGGTCGCTTGGGTATCTTCCAAGTAACTCGTTCGGAGATGAAGTCGATCTACAAAGAAGCGTGCTTCGAGATCGAGTATCAACTCAACGACTACGACACCAAGGAACGCTGGCAGGATCTGCTGTCCAAAGTTGTAGAGACTGTTGTCTTCATCGGCAACTTCCTGCAACACGGTCAGAATCCTCTACTGCATGAGGAAGAGTACGACCTGTTCGCGAAACTGAGCGAGCGTGTTGAGGTGATCACCAAAGATTACTTCAAAAGCTTCTTCAGCAACGAGTTCAAGATCATCATGATGCCAGGCCAAGGAAAGCGCATCTATGATCCGTTCCTGCAAGAGATGTTGGTGCGTTCGTTCACAACGTGGGATGCTCCTGAGCTGCGTCAGATGCGAATGCTCAACGTGGACGGTGATGACAACATGAAGTGTCGTAACCTGTTCTCGATGATCTTCAACTGCGACTACGATCAGATGCCTCTGGTGTCTGATGAGATGGGTTTGGTGTTGGCTAAACAGTTTATCCGTGACCCAATGCTCGAAGGTGTGTACCACTCGGGTGTGGATTACGTTGTCTATCCAAAAAATCCTGTACTCACTGTAGATTATGAGCTGCGTCCACCGACGAAAGCTTTGGCCCCAGTAGAAATACTGTCGGCCCCCGGTCGAACCCGCAGATTGCGAGATACCATCCCAAACACCAACCTTCCAGGTCTCCCAACACCCCACACATCCACATCCCTCATCCATCCAGTCTTAGTGGATAGCTATTACGTTTTCAGTGAAGCCTTCTATCAAGAGAGCGAGGGCCAGTCCCAACTGGAACTTGCGGTGAGTGACTACCTGAAGAACAAACCGTTGAGTAATCGACTGCTCATGGAGTTCTGTGAGGCGTACAAGTCGTGGGGAGGACTGGAGCTGTTCTACTACGTTCCTATTCTGCTGATACTGATGCGTGCCAGCATTCGGAGGATTTAACAATGGCCACGTGGGTTCCTGAAGAAAAGCAAGACTTGAAATGGAAGATCTGGAATCAGAAGTTCCTTGCACAAGTTCCAAACATCCAGACTCGTTCCAAAGATCACATCAAGCTCTTTGGGAGCCCTACGTGTGGCGATTCGTTTAAGGATCGTCAAACTGCCAACGAACTGTTGGATACGTACCTCTCGATTGCTCAGATGGTGATCTATCACCACGAGGGTGTGTCTGTACGTCTGTTGAAGATTCGTGACGCTAAAACCATCTACGAGATGGTGTGTGAGTATCTCAGTCAGTGGAAACGCTTTCTGGAAACCACACTGGTCCACAACCCTATCGCCCCCTACGACGATTTGATTGCGATGAATGCCTTTGTACAAGTCATTTATCCACACGCAGTCGATCAGCTCAGTACAGCGAACGTTGAGTCGTGGCTCAGCAAGCGTATCACTACACTCGGCAGCCGTACGCTCACTCTGCGTGGCGATCCTCCTCCAACTGGCGTTGTGTACCAGGATGATTCGCAAGGTCCTGTGCAGCCTCGTGCGACTGTTGCAGAGAAGATGTTCTCCAACCGTAAACGGTGGTAGTAATGGAAATCGAAAAGAGTTCTCTGTGGCGAGAAGTCGAGGCGATTATTGCCACGCCTAATCCGGTGCACTTCTATTGGAGTGCTGAGATTCACACACCGGATGAAACTCTCCCCACGTTGAAAGTGTTGTCTGTGGACATCCTTGAGGACTGGTTGGGTAACTATGCGGACATGATCGTTCTGCGTGTGACAATGTCGATGGGTAAGTACGCCAAGCGTGTTTATCCAAAGAAGTCACAGCTTGAGATCACTCTGTACAAGAACCCTATCGGTGAAGTTTCCTCAGGGACGCTGGAGAACGAAGTCCGTCAGTCTGAACGCTACACTGCGACTCTGTTTGACCGTGGCTCTCCGATCGTTGACGGCGGTATGCGTAACGTTGCGGATGAGGAGACGATGGATCTGGTGAACATTGAAACACTGGACTTCCAGATCGTGTCCAAAGCCATCGAACAGATTCGCATGCGTACGGTGGGTGGTAACTTCCGTAAGTCTACGGTGACTGATTTCATTCGCCCGTTCCTGAAAGTTAAAACTCAGGAGATCGTGGTGGATGATCTGGCCATGCCTAGTGCTGTCCAGATGGTAGAAGCGTCGAATACCTCTGAGCGTGAACACTACGTGATCCCACCCATGAAGCTTGTGGATGTGCCTCACTATGTTCAGAACGAACTCGGCGGTATTTATTCTACTGGGTTGGGTTATTACTTGAGGAAGGAAGGTTGGTATCTTTGGCCTGCGTTCGATGTCACCCGTTTTGATAAGGCTGACCGTACGCTGACCATTATCAACATCCCGAAGAACAAGCTGCCGGGTGGTGAACGTACCTACCGTCAGAATGGTCGCAACCTTGTGATCCTGGCTACAGGAGACGTTAAGTTCCGTGACGACTCTGAGGCGATGCAGCTGAACGAGGGTAATGGTATCCGTGCTGCCGATGCTTCCAAGTTCATGGGAGACTGGGCGACGGTATCTGGGAACAAAGCAGTCGCAGCTCGTGGGGCTAACAACAACGAGTTTGTTGGACAGCTTCGTGACAACGGGAACAACAACGTGCAAATGGCAGACACTCCGATTACAGCAAACAGTTACGCGCTGTCGTCTGTAGTGGCTCGTCGTTTGGTTTCACACGTTGAAGTTGTGTGGGAGAACTCTGATCCATCTCTGCTGTATCCTGGTATCCCTACTCGCGTGTTGTATCTGGATGGGGACGAGATCAAGCAGTTGGATGGGGTGGGTTCGCTGGCTAACTCCTTCGTGGAGACAGTTGGGCCTGGCTTGCTCAGTACCCGGCACCGCACAAACACCAAGCTTACGCTGCTCGTAGAGCGTAAACTAAATTAATTTGAGCACATATTACCAACCCGAGCATTAGACTAATCTAGTGTTCGGGGGTTTTATTCTGCTTTGAAATAAGGACGTAACAATGTCTACACTAACGTTGCCGGGTCGGGCTCCACTCAAGCCCAAGAAACTAGTCACTGACTGGTTTGATCCAAAGCAACCTATGGTCTGCTTCTTGGGACTAGACAATAGCCGAACACTGTATAACGTCGAAGGCTGGCGAGCTAACGCTTTGCCTAAGCTGGATGATCCTGATCTGACGCGCATCTGCGCACCAGTAGGTCGTCCTGACGGTATCAGCAGCGAGGAGGTGACGCTACCAGAGACACCAACGTTCTTGATCATCCGTGAACGCTCTAACGGGAAGCTGTACAAACACATTGAAGAAAATGGGCGTGTGATGTGGTTGCCTCGTCAGCCATTGAACATAAAACCAGACGAGCTGTAGGGAATAAGCAATGGACGAGATAAAGGAACGGCGAAAAGTGAGGACCACTGCCGCCAACCGTCGTCATAATGCGATAGAAGCGCGATTCGGATACGCGCCCTTCCTTCGCAGAATCGAGGTAGTCCCCGGAGTTGGGATTGTGCTCGAAGCTAAAAACTTTGTGATTCGTCCTGAGCATCGCTGGGGTTGGATCTCAATGCAGATCGGTGGTAACTTGTGCAAGATAGCTTTCAAGTTAGTCACCAGCTGGTCACAAGAGGCACTGAAGTGTCTCGGGATACGAGCATTCAGTTCCAGACTGATGCGTTGTCTGTATCCAGTCTTCATGCAATCGAAGTGCGAAGGTTTGATTGATTACTTTCGTATCGAAGGCATGTTCTTTGACAGAGACTCGGGCTTTAGTACCGAGTACCAATCGTACTAAGGTAAAGCGTCATGTCGGGTAAATTCATTACAGTTGAAGGTCCCGACGGGGCTGGCAAAACCACTGGCTTGTATTGGCTATTTGACTACCTCAAGGAAAATGGGGTGCCGTGTATCCGAACTCGTGAGCCTGGCGGTACACCAATCGCTGAGCAGTTTCGAGAGCAGCTGTTGATGCCACGTCCAAGTACGCAAGAACAACTTACAGAACACACTGAACTCTTACTGATGTGGGCAGCTCGCTCGCAACATGTAAAAGGCGTGATCGAACCACACATGCAACAAGGCAACACTGTCTTGTGCGATCGCTTCTCCGATTCGTCGTGGGCGTATCAAGCCGTGGGTCGTGGGTTTCGTAAGGAAGTAAGACTGTTAGAGCGCATCGTGTTGAACGGGTTCGAACCTGACGTCACGTTGTACTTTGCTGCTCCGCTAAAGCTTCGCATGAAACGTTTAGCGGGTCGTAGTGGTAAGGCTGACAGACTTGACCAAGAATCGTTGGATTTCTTCAGACGCGTACAGCGTGGTTACGAAGAACGATTCAGAAAGAATCCTCACCGCATGGTGCGTATTGACGCTACCGGTGATGTGGAGAGTGTACGGAAACAACTCAAGGAGTGGGCGGACGCCTACTTTAACATACCTCCCAAGCCCTGATGGCTAAGGACCTGCTTCATGAAAATCAAATCGTTGTTCGTTGCAATGGCTCTCGTTTCTTCGGCAGCTAATGCAGCACCTTCAAATCTCTATGACGTGATTTACCAGGCCCACAAGGATGGTGCTACGATCATTGAGTGCGCCAACAATTTGTGCTTCGACCGTTTCAACCCCACCATCAAGCGCCCTGATTACGAAGGCGGGAAAGATGGTATCTACATCGAGTACGAAAACCCTGCGGATGATTCGTTTAAGCTTCTGGATGAAGCAGCGCGCATCGTTCAAGAAACAAAAATCGATCAAGACAACCAATAATCAAACTTAGGAGAGAGGCTGGATGGCCTCTCTTCCTATGCCCTACCGATAGAAGGAAGCAGTAGAATGACTAACCAACCACGTATCATGGAACTCCTCGACGGTCTGATGGGTGTGGGTAAGCCACGTACCCGCGAGGATGTACTTGCATCGTTGCACCGCTGTGATAACCCAGGCTGCGTGATTCGCCAGATCATTGTACGTGACGGCGAAATCACCGCCAAGGCTGTTGCATCCATTCCCGGCACCCTGACCGAAGACAAAGACTACGTACTCACCGGCCAGCAAGGCGGCGAGTCGTGGTGCACCGTTGATGACGAAGGCGTTCGTTTCGTCGGAGTGTTGGGTCGTAGCAAAAAGCAATCCCCGACGCAAGACAAGCCTAACCAGTTCTACATCAGCGACGAACAACTGGAGCTTTACCGCCAGTCGCTACCTGAGAAAGAAGGCCAAGGTCATGGCGACGATAGCGAGCAACTGACTCCAGAGAAAGCCTTCAAAGCTTTCTTCGGTCCACTGCAATCGCAGCAACGTGCGTTCTTCCCAGGTGAAGTATTGCAAGTCCGCAAAGGCTTCTACTCGGCGAGCGCAATGAGCCATGGCGATGACTGGGCAATTGTGGCTACCGATAATCCAGGCGATGACTACACCGAAGGCGGCGAACTCACCGACCTGACCGTAATGGTTATTGACCCTCGCGATGGCGAAGTTACCTTCTCCCGCGTCAACAGCGTGCGTTACGAACTGGCGCCTGCTGACAAACAATTCACTGCGCAAGCTAAAGTTAAAGCCACTCAAGTACATGGAGAGCAATAATGAATCTTAATCAAGCGCTGCACGGCCTGGAACGTGGACACTCCTATCGGCTGGAAAGCTGGCCTGAAGGCACGTACATCAAGAAGGGTGAAAACGATACCCTGCACTACTACACCAACGAAAACCTGGTCGACAAGGAATGGGTGCCAACTTACGAGCTGGCTTACAGTCCTGACTGGGTTGCTGTTGATGCTATCTCTGCCCCCGGCCCGACGCCAGCGGCAAAGGTGGCTGGTCTCCTGCGCAAGCTGGAAGGCCTGCCTCTCGGCACGGTGCTCACGCACTACAATCAGATCGAAGCAGTTGATCTGGCGTTCTTTGACACCGGCACCCAAAAGTTGACCTTCCAATTCCGCGACGAACGCGGAAATGTGATGGCCAGCGAACCGACCATTACCCTGATGCAGATGGCTGAATGGGTTAATGAGCATGCACCTGCGGCGGAACTGACTCCACCAACGACGGACGAGCCCGACATGAACATCACGAACCAAGAAGAAATCATCAAGCTGTGTTCCCCGCTGCAAGAACGTCTGCGTGCGAACGACAATTTCGTACGTATCGAAATCCCGATCGCCGATGCTGGCTTTCAAGTAGATGGCGAGGACGCCTCCCTGCTGATCAGCATCAATCGTGAAGACATCCGTCTGTTCGTACACGTCGATGGCAAAGAACTGGACAACGCCGAGTTCAGCATCAACCAGCGCCTGATTGCAGGACCAATCAGTCAACGCGAAGCCAAACCTCTGTCGGCTATTGCCGTACCGAACTTCATGGTTACTGGTCAACTGGGTGCACCGGCCGGTGACGACCAGCAACTGGCCGATAGCGACATTGCTGACCACCACAGCAACGTTGCTCGTGCTGATGTAGAGCTGCGTTCAACCTTCGATCCTGAACTGCGTATCAGCGGTCTTCCTGATCTGTCGGTTCAGCTGGGTACTTATCGTCTCCTGGGTGCTGACTCGCGCTACTTCGAAGCCAACGAGTGCAAAGGCGGTCTGGTGTACGGTGGCTTCGTACCTACCGGTGAAAGCGAGCTGGCTGTGATTTCTGTCAGTCTGTTCGAAACGTTGTTCCGTCGTCTTCCGAAAGTCACTAAAGGCGTTCGCCTGCAACTGGAACACATCGGTACTCAGGTTATCGTCAGCGAAGTGGGTGATGAGTCCGTGATCGTTGATGTCGATCTGGGCTTTGCAACCACCACGGCGGAAATCCCGCTGAGCGAACTGCAAGACGACAAGTGGGTGTTCGTATCGTTCAACAACGAATACGGCCTGCCGAAAGAAACCCCAGCTCCTGCTGAAGAACAGCGCGAGTCCGGGACTTCTGGTCAAGCAGTTCATGTGGACATGGCTCACAAAACCGCACAGGCCTAATGGCATAGAGGCTGCCCCTAAAAAGGCAGCCTCTTTTATTTTGCGGCATAAAAAAGAGAGCCCAATGGACTCTCTATAAATGACATTCAACCACTGGCCAGAGCAGTCGTCAGTCGTCTGTTGCAAGAAGGAGAACCGACGGTAAGGTAAGTTCATAGTATACGTTTTGTATCGGATCAAAAAATCCTATAGCCACATATCACCAAGGTGGTCCTTGTTATTTAAGACCATGATTAAATTGCGCTCTTAGAGGAATTCAAGAATGGTAGCTGTATCGTACAAACGCAAGAAACGCACTATCGTCGACAATGCTAAAGCACTTGATGCAGCAGCAGCCGGTGGCGTTCACCACGTCCATGCTGATCAACCGAAAGTCTTTGCAGAAGGCTCCCTCGATAAGCTGGCACACGACAACGAATACCAGCACAGCGAACACGTTGTAGATTCTTCCACTAAACATTACCTTCCAGTGGAGCCTAACCTCGTGATCAACACACCTGTCGACATCCCGCCAGCATTGGCAACCCAGCACGAAGGCCAACCACTGCGCCTGACTGACCTGGCCCACGAATACAACCTCGAAGCTTACGAACGTCTGATCAAGAAGTCCGAAGGCTACAAAGCAATGACCGTCGACCACTCGTCGATGTCCCTGGAGCTGGCCCTGTTTGTATTGGCCGGTCGCAACGGAGCAGACCATGCCAAGCGCATGCACCTGCTGGAATTGGTTGGTGGCACCTGGAGCTGGGTGAACACCGGTCGTGAAGAATCCAAAGCCAAAGACGGCTCGGACAAAGAACAAGATCTGTATCTGGCTTGGCTGGGTACTACGTTCTTGGTCGGCGCTCGTGCGACACTAACCTGGAAGGCTGGTATCGAATTCCGTCTGGCATTGCATCGCAGCGAGCATGAAGAATCAAAGACTACTAAGATCTAACGATCTTGGTGGTACGGGGGCTTGAAAGAGTCCCCACTCTTTTTTTTTTTGGTTCTATGGGGTAGAGTAGTAAGTTTTTACTATTTCTATGAGGCTTGCCGTCGCAAGTCTATATGGCCCATGGAGCTTATCATGCTTATCAATGCCGCAAACAGCGCCGTCCAAAACCTTGTCGACCAGATCATTGCCGACAACAACGGTCTCGCGCTGACCCCTGCCAAAGTTACCTTTGGCGTGCCAAGCGTCTTCGCGGGCGCCAACGGCCGTAACACCCAAGTCGTGATCACTGCTGTTGCCAACGCTGGCTTCAGCGGCACCAAAACCGTTGACTACACCCGTCTGGGCGTGTTGACCGGTACTGCTTCGGCCGCCGCTGCTGCCGCTGCTGGTGTTGTTGTTGATCCTGCTGCAACCGCTGCTGAAGTTAAAGCACAGCTGGTTGCACTGTTCGGCCTGGTTGCTTCGGACGTGGAAGTTTCTGATCTGGTTCTGCCAGCTGACGAAGCCACCCCTGGTTCGATCACTCTGGCTGCCGTTGCTGGCTCCCTGCTGTACGTGGGCAATGACTCGGTCGTTCTGACCTTGGCTGACACCGACGTTCCGTTGGAAACCGCAGTGGCCAACGACCAACTGACTGGCTTCACCCCAGCTCAGTAATCGTTGACAGCATAAGGCCGGGCTTCGGGCCCGGCTTTATGCCGCATCTTTAGGATGCAGGAGTAAAACCACTGAGGTGTGGTTGTGTAATCAGATCGGACAGCGATGGGAAAGTTGCGTGAGTCTGAATAACAAGCGTGGTGCCTGGGATAAAGATGTACGAGGTTGTGGCTGCCTTCAGAGCGACCTGAGTAGCACCAACCCCAATCGCAGTATCCTCAAAGTCGCGTGCTTCAAACACAACGCCTGTGAGGGCATTGATCTGACTCAGCACAGCCAGTACCGAGGTGGCAGTGGTGCCCACTTCAATAGCAGTAGTGAAGAGATAAGCAGCAGACGTTAACGACTTCCGGTTGTAACGCAGCGTCTGAGAACCAGTGACTGCATCAATGTTAGCGGTGTTGATCTTCACGCTGGTGTTCTTGACGCCGGTAATAGCTACCGGGTCTTCCATTGTGAAGTCAGTAGCGAGGATAGCCTTACCGGCAGTCGACGCTGTCGCCATGATCGCAGCCTTCAATGCGTCAGATGCTTTCTTACCCGCAGCAATCCCCAACGAGTTAGGACCTGCCAAAGTCAGAGCATGTACTTGACGCAACCTGACACCCGGTGGTGGTGCTCGCAACACTAGGGCATGGACTTGCCTGAGTTTTTGGGACATGGTCTACCCCTTAAACGCCAGAGATATCGAAATTCATCGACGCGAAGTCCACAGCAGTGATCTTCGAACCATCAGATTTCAATTGGTAGATAGGACTGCGAGCACCCCACTTCACAGCAGCCGCCGCCGTAAAGGTTTTGCCGGTAGCGTCGTTCTCACGAGCGATCTTGATGCCCGTAGTAGGCGTACCAACAGCACCAGCAGCTTCGACTTGAACGGCATCGATATCGCTGGTAGCGCCGAGCTGGTTGAACTGAACGCGAATCCCGCCATTATCCACCAGGTTACTGGCAGTAACATCAGTCGCACCAGTAACCCATGCCTTGTTCAGCGCAGTGACCAACGGACCTGCATCAGTTGCAGCCCAGTTAGCACCGACCGCAGATTTAACCGGCAGCGAGTTAACCACACGATCACCCAGTACGTTGACATCAATACCGTCGAAGTTATCGCCGATGTAGATGTCGCGGAATTGATAGGCCGCGTAGGTGCTATTGTAGGCTTGACTTGAAAGGAGGTAAATCGCAGCCTTCAAGTTAGCCGGGGTGTAGGTGATCGACGGCAGTTCCAATTTACCAATCCAGCGGCGCATCACGCCACTGACTAGGTTGATATCGTAACTGAAGTAATCCCCTGCCGAGGTTTTAACCTGACTGGCATCCAATTCAGCTTGCGTACCGACGGAGGTAAACGTGGAACCATTCACCATTTGCATCGGGGTCGACAACGTAGCGCTGAATGCGTTTGCCAAACGAGCGCGAAACCCAATCACGATGTGGGTGGGTGTGTCGTTGTAGACTGGCAACACAAGGGATTGAAAGGTAGAAGTCCCTGCACCGGACACCCAACCACCAGCCAATGCCGTGCTGCCAGCAGTGGCACCGTTACCTAGGTAGTTAACCAAACGTGTATCGAAATACTGGGAGAGATCGACAGCCCCCAACGGGATGTGATCAAAGCCAAAAATGTGGCGCATACTCATTGTGATGTCTCCGTGCACGCGGCACTTAGAAGGCGAAGATCTCGACCTGTGGGAAAGCCGTTGCCATGGTTGGGATCTGATTGCCGATACGCACAAACGAACCAGGGATCATGAACGGATTGGTATCGGTCGCAACGAGACTGAAACCTGTCAACCCAGTGATGGGTTTGTCCACAACATCAGCCGTCGTCAGACTCCAGCCAAATTTGGTATTGATAGCTGCCAACGAAGTCCAAATCGTAGACCCCATACCGGTGGTGGGTAGTGCAGGGTCTTTACCTTGCAACGCCAGCGAGAAGTCCACGCGATTGTAACGCATGGTCTTGTTGCCAGTGTAGCCAGACGTACGATTGGTGGTCAGCAAGCTGGTGGTGTTGTAGTCCGGGTCATTAACCAATGCAACTGGTGGACCAAACGAAATCTGAGTGGCTGTAAAGCTTGTCAGATATTGTTTATTCAACGCAGCAAGCAACGCAGCAGACAGAGTCAGCGCGAAGTTGGGGAGGTTAGGAGTACGCACCAAGGCGTACCCCTGTATAGCTCCTACCCGCATTGCAACAGCAGACGAAGTCAAGGCGTAACCTTGAATCGACCCTAATTTAACTGGAGTAGGCATGCTTTTACTCCTTAGACGTCAGGCGTCAATACAACGCTAGTAGCGTCGATTGTTGCGTTGGTCCAGTTCTGACCACCGGGTGCTTTATGGAAAACACCCAATGATGCGTTGAAGTTCCACGACCCCGATGGCGCACTGAGAAAGCTGCCAGCCACTTCATCTGTACCTTTCTTCAGCTTGGTGGCGTTGTTGACCGCAGCGGAGCCGTTGGATTGAACGGTGGCAATCATTTCGATTGCTGCGACGTTCTTGCCAGCCGGGATAGTAGCGATCATGCTGGCCGTCAGAGGACCTTTGCTATTGATGTTGGATGTTGCGTACTTGGCAGTAGGGTCACTACCGGGTTCGCTCACCGCAGTCAACAACGAAGTGCCATTTGGGGTGGTGGTCCAATCGCTACCATCTACGGTATCAAACGTCACTGGAACAACTTCACGAGGCCCCAGTGGACCAACTGGGAAGCCCAGCGAGACACCTTGGTCATCGACGACGTTGATATCGCGCCAGTCGATCATGGCCGCCACACTGCCTTTCCCTTCCAACCCAAAGGTCAGGGCGCGAATGCCAGGGCCTGGACTGTACGTCGAGTTCGACATCTTGGTGCCATTCAGCCAGCGCTCAATCACACCAGTAGTCACATCGTAACTGAACTCCAAGTGATACGCCGTACCCAGTGCAAATGGGAGGAGTTCGTTGATGATCACCAAATACGAATTGTTCAGGTAGATAATACCTGCCGCTCCGTTAGGGTTCTGGTTGACACGCAGGCGCACGCTGAACCAGATTTTGTTAACTGGTGCTTGAATGTACTGGGTCAGGGGGATGCTGTAACGGCACGCCGAGCCACCAGTATCCTTGTCAACGATCCAACCATTAACAATTACGCTCTTGAGCGAACTGTCCGCTGCTCGCGTCAGACCATGCGTTGCAAAGTTAGCCCAGGTGACGTCGTTCTGAGGCAAGTGCTCAAAACCAATAACTGCTTTAATAGCCATTCTTTAACTCCACGCCCTACCAGTCGATGGTATCGGACGAGATAGGAACATTGATAGACGGGAGCGTTTTACCGATCACCAGTGTGTTGCCGGGGATGAACCACCAGCTGGATGCTTTTGCTTTCAGCGTAACCGTGAGGTCACCAGCACCGATGACGCCATCTTCGACATCGTCTGTGGTCAAAGTAATCCCAGCCGCAGCACTGATCGCAGGCAGCAAGCCATAGATCGTTGTAGCTGTACCCAGATCAAACGACGACGAGGTCAACCCCATGCGCGACAACGCCACACGGTTGTAACGGAACGTGTAACTCCCAAACAGTCCCGATGCCGACGTAGCGGTTGCTTTGACACGACTGTTAAACAATGGATCGCCAGTCAACACGGTGGAGGCGTCGATGGTGAAATCCGTAGTCGGTCGGATGGTTTTAGACTTTGCTACGATCATCGCAAGAACAGCTTGCTGTCCAGTCAACCCAGCCGGAAGCGGAGTGAATGGTGTGCACATTGCATAACCACGAATCTGCCGGGCGCTTAACTGCGCAGGTTGCTTGGCCATTGCGTAGCCACCCAGTCGACGCAAGCTCAGCTGGCTAGGCGATTTCTGAAACGTATAAGTACCCGTCGCAGCATCTTGCAAAACCAATACGCCTGGACCCATCGGACCAACTGGACTATCTTGGTCATCACTAACGACGACGTCTTTAAACGCCCAACGCTCCGCAGTGGCGGCGATTGTTCGAACACCAAGGACTACCGCTCGAGTTGCTCCCGTAGGAGCAACAGCACTACGGATAACCACCCCGTCACACTTCCATGTGTACGTGTTTGTGCTGAACTTGTAGATGAACTCGACGTATGAAACTTTACCAGCGACTGCCCCGCCTGGAATATCGGCTGTCGTGAAGTCGACGTTACTGCCCCAGTTCGTGTAAATCACACGAGTCGTACCAGCAGGAACGTCACAACGAATCCGCATACCGAAGCTGATGGTATCCGCAGGTGCAGTGAAAAAGCTAGCCAAGGCAAACTGAATGCGGTCGAATGTGCTGACGCTGCCAGCGGCCAGAGTACGCACCCAGCCACTAACTACAGTATCGATGTACCCAGTGCTTGCAACCTCATATCGCGTAAGTCCCGCTGGGGCTTTGGTAACCCAAGTGGGGTCGTTCTGTGCGTAATGGTCAAAGCCATAAAGCGCCTTAATAGCCATTGGTTAACCCCTTATTGATCGGGAGTGATGGTAACTGTGGTGGCATCAATTTTGTTGATATCCCACACACCACCATCGGGGGCTAGCGGAAACACCCCAAGAGGTTGCGAATACGTCAATGTCCGGGGCGTGGTCAAGTTCACAGCAGGCACAGTCACACCACCTTGCTTGATTTCGACTTTGCTGAGGGTTGGCACGTCACCCAGCGATTTGCCATCCAGCGTCAGCGTCAGCGCATTGACTTTGTAACCGTCAGGGATTGCGGCAGCCAAACTCAGCACCAACGGCGTTTTATCCGTTGGAGAGACCACTTGTGCAGAAGCCGGGTACGGAGCATTAAGCGTGGCCTTGATGTCGGTAGCCCCATCATCACCAACCCACGGACCCACTGCGCTATCCAAGTAAACTGGAAACATGCGCTGAGGACCCTGACGACCTACGAAACCATCACCAGGAACGTCATCAATCACGTAGATGTCACGGAACCAGTTGGTAGTAACTGGACCTGCCCAGATAGTCTGACGCAGCGAAAAGGTGTAGTAGCCGCTAGCAATCAGGGCTTTGTTACCAGCCGTAAGCAGAGCAGCTTTGGTTTTGTAGAACGTGCCGTTGTTGTAGATATCGACGTTGCCGGTGGCCGCATCGATAGCGAACTCCAAGTAAAGATCGATACCTGTACCGGCAGGTGTACTACCGCGCAAAGGAGCCAAATCGGCAAAGGTGAGGATGGCTTGAGCTCCTGACGACGGCCCGAACCAAACCACTTCATCGTTCGTTGCATACGTACTGAATGCGCGGATGCGAACACCAAAGAAAACCTTGGTGGCTGCGGAAGCCGGAGCACCAGGGAGCAGGGTAGTGACCAGTGTCGCACTGCCGTACCAGGAGCTGGTCAGCCCAAAAGCCAACCAGCCGTCCAAAGAGATCACGGAGTTAGAACCATTACTGGCATTGGCGCTTTGCGTGATGTTAAAGCCACTACTGCTAACCCAGTTGTAAGCGGCGATTACAGAGGCGGCCAGAGCATCTACTTTGATGCAGTGATCAAAGGCATAGGTTTTACGAAGCATGACTTACTCCTCGACCACCGGGTCGTTCCAGCACATGTACAACACACCCACAGGAGCGGTAGACCACTCTGGGAAGCTCAAGGCAAGACAGTGCTTAAAGATGCTGATGGTTGGGTAGTCGCGATGGTTATCACCGACGTACGTCACCTCAGCGCCGTACAGAGACCACTCAGAAGTCATCTGGCCGAACGACCACTTACCGCGAGCATCGTAAGGACCGGTTGCGTCCAAGGCAGCAGCAACAGTGCGCTGACTGCCTTCGTCCAGAGGACCTACAGGAATAACCGACAACTGATCGGCGTATTCGGTGAAGTCACATCTAAGCATGAAATTGCGCCAATCGATGTCCATTTTTTAATCTCTTTGAAAAAGGTTAGAAACCTGGGAGTTTATCGTCAGTAAACGCAGTGGCGATAGGCGCAGGCGGATCAAACTTAAGCGTGCCTGTACCAAGCCAGCCCAAGCTGTTTGTCTGAGCTGTCATCACAAACTCAACTCCCCCAGTGTCTGGGTTCACTGTGCTGGATGTTTCAACCAAGTCGCTTGCACTAACAACAGCACCCGTATAGTTCTTGATCACCGGAATCATCGCAGCAAGGTTCGCACCACCCGAGGCCTTAGCCCCAAACAGAACAGCCAATTGCAACGGAGCAAGATCCAGACGATCGTAATAAAGCGTGCGCGATCCTGTACCCACCGTAGAGGCAGGGGCAAAGTTCACAGCGATCTTGGTGTTGCGACCGTACTGTGCTTTCTCAGCAGTCGTGGTTGGGTGTGGAGTCCCGAACACAAGGTCCGACACCGCAACCACTACTCCCGCCGCCACGCTGACCATCGCTGCCAGATCAGCCTGGCTGCTTACGTAAATAGACATGGCGTTTCCTACACGTTGTAGTGGAGAAGGATTTTGCCGGAGAACCAGCTACCGGCCACCCCCTGAATTACCATCACGCGGTTAAAGCGTGCAGAGTTTGCTTCAGGCACAGAGGCAGATGGAATGGTGTATTTGTACCACGTCAGCCCGCAGATCCCGCCATCAATGGTAGAATCTTTGTTCGACCAGTTGGTTCGACCAGTGTTTGCATTGAGGAAGTTCAACAGTGACGTCATGCCTGCCGAAGTAAAACCAGCTGCGAATGCAGTAACTGCTGAGTTAGGCTCAAGGTTTGCTGCGCCCTGTGGCGAGAAATCAACACCGTAGACCTGCCACTCACCAACGGGCTTGCGGCCCGGTGTAGTGAAGTCATTACCCGCAGGGTATGTCCGCCCAACCAAAGCCACCTTGGCATCTGGAATCAAATCACTGGCGGGGCGTTTGCCAGGAACCCACTGCAACGTCAGGGTGCCTTTGTAACAAAGGCCACTCAGAGTGGTCCCTGTGTAAACTGTATTGGCGGCAATACCACTGGAGATGTTGTTCCAGTCAGCAGGCAACGTCACAATCCCAAAGCGACTGTTAACTTCTGCCTGCCAAATAGTTTTGGGCAATGTAGTGCTTGCGTAGTAGGTTTGGATCTGCACAACCATGTTGCGAAACAACGACCCAACGTCAATCCGACGATACGAGATCGTCTTACTGCCAACTAAGCCACTGCCCTGTTTTGGAGAAACAATACAAGTAGTGTCTCGCTTGTAAGGATCTGCCGGATCAATGGTCTTGACAGCAGGCGCACCAAACTGGATTTTATTCAGAGGGAATGCTGCCTGAAAGCCAGGGTTGCTGTCCTCGATCAAATCGTAGAGCAAACGATCTTGCGCCTTACGCAGATCCGACGAAACATACGACGGTGCTGGTGCGACACCTGGGTCACGAGTCAACGCATACGCCACAGCACTTCGCACAGAAGTGGAATGAGGCGGAATCGTCAATGCGTAAGCCACAGCATTTCTTAGCGAAGTGGTCATGGTTAGCTCACCTGGTCAGGCAATACCACAAAGGAAGCAGTATCGAGGTTGGCGCTGTTCCAGCGAACACCCGATGGGTGACGCGCAAAGACACCAGCCGGTACGCCGTATTTGAGGGTGGTGGTGAAGTCAGATTTCAAGCTGGACGCTGTGGTGCTGTTAGCGCCATCCTTAACCTGAGTCTTTGTGATGCCCCCTGCTGCGTCCACTTTACCCGCCAGCTGTACATAGACGGCGTCTACGATGAACGAATCAGAGAAGGTAGACTTCATCGACAGGGCCAGCGGTGCTTTAGTGGAAGGAGCCACACCAAATGCTGGGTTAGCAGTATCTGGAGCCACTTTGAGAGTGGTCAGCAGATCGGAGCCGTCGGTAGTAGTCCAGCCCGTACCGGTGGCCAAATCGAAGTCAACTTTCTGAACACGGCGCGGACCCTGACGACCAACAAAGCCGTCGCCACCCACGTTATCCAAGAAGTACATGTCGCGCAGAGAAATCAAACCAGACTGACCGGAGCCAGTGAGGTTGACCGCCACCCACACCAAGCCCGCTTTCAGCTGACCATTGAGCGTTGCACCGATCGCGGTAGGAGATACAATCAGAACCCCATCCATAAAGACAGTGAACGTAGCTGCAACCAAATCCGCAACAACCTCGATGTAAACTTCATCACCCACGTTTGCTTTGGTCAGCTGAGCAAACGTCAATAGCTGGACGTATGACGACCCGGCACTGTCACCAGTAAAGTAGAGCATTGCGCCGCTGTTACCAAGCGCAAGAGTCTTGAGACGAAGGCCGAATACAAGACTTGTAACACCAGCGACGGCTACGGGTGTGCAGTCGATATAAAGCTGCGTGTTGTTCCCGGTAGAAACACCCGGTAGTGTAGTGATGGCTCCATCGTCGTTGATGATGAGTCCTTTGTTGGCGACGGCGTTCTTGCGAAACAACGAGTAGCCGCTGTTAGCCAACCATGATTCCTGCACGTTCTTCAAAACGTGGTCGAAGCCCCAGACGCAACGTAACATGGGTAGTCTCCTAAATCAGTAAAAAAGGGTGGGCGAACCCACCCAGCCCAGTTAGGCGTTCGGATCGAACGGATCGTTGTAGTGCAGGTACAGCGTACCAGCAGGCGTCAACACATCGCTGCGCAAATTGATTGCCAGAACGTATTTGTACGCCGGGTTGGTCGGCATCGTCACAGGGTTGTTCAGCCCGTTGGAAACCACAGTAGCTCCGGCCAACGACCACGCAGTCGAACTGGCTTGTTCGTTCCACAGTGCTTTACCGCTGGAAACGTCCACTGCCGTAAACGCAGCCACCAACTTAGTGATGGAAGCAGCAGGGATTGCACCAACGTTCAACCCAACGATGTCGTTGAAGTACGTGGTGAAATCGTAGCCGTACATGTAGATCTGCGAGTACGTGTCAGTATCCGAAGCTGTTGGGTAGTTCAGACCCATCAGATCAGGAGCCGTCAACACGTTGTTGAGTGAAGCACCGCCTGGCTTGACCAGAATCGATACAGACCCAACCCAACCGTACGATCCAGGCTTGGCAGAGATCACAGCAGTTTTAGTGCCGTCACCGTTGTCTACCAGATCGCCATCATTGATGTCGTCGCTGGTCAGCTGCAAACCGTTCCAGTATTTGAGCCACGGCAACAAGTCGTAGATCTTTGCTGGTTGGTACGCAGCCAATTGGAAACCCTTCAACTTCGCCGGGTCCAGTGCCGACAACGGCAGACGATCGTACAGAATGTTTGCACGACCTTGATACGCGCTACCAGCTTTGGCAGTCACGACCACACCCGTGTTCTTGAGTGTGGTTTTAGCCTTCCACGTACCTGCAACAACCTGAGGGTTAGCAAAGGCAACGTCGTTCGTGGTGAACGTAGTGCCGTTTGCTTTGTTCAGTTCGACGAGCAAGTCAGGAAGGGAAATCGCTTGATAAGACATGACTCACTCCTTAGACGTTGTAGTGCATCTGCATGACGCCAGCACCCAGTTGCGCTTTGGCCGTGTCCGAGGTTGGTGTGAACACCAGGCAACGGTTGTAGTAATCAGAGTTGAGCTCTGGGTACTTAGCCGACGGCAGCGTCAGGACTTCGAAGTTGTATTCGTTGTCGAAACGGAAGGACGGTGCAAAGTTCGTACCGTACGTGGAGTTGATGTACTGGAACACCGCACCCATGGTAGTGTTGACCGCAATGTTTGCGTTCGGGTTTCCGGCTGGGTACTGATACCACGGGTTCGCCGTGAAGATCGTAGTCCAGTCGTAGCCGTAGGTCAGGGCGTTCAGCACCGTGTGACCGTTGCTGAAGTCGTTGCCGCCTGGGAACTGGCGAGCCGGGAGTTCAGAGACAGCCAGCATCAACCCGATGTCCTGAGCAGCGCCCGTCCACTTCAGAGCGAACGAACCGATATAGCCCAGACTACCAGGCTTCGCGGTTACGGTCACGGTGGTGGTGTACTGACCATTAACCAGAGTCGACCCACGCAGGATGTTACCGTCGTTGATGTCGTCGGTGGTCAGGTTCAGACCGTAGCGCTGGTTGATGAATGGCAGCAGCTGGTAGATGGTAAACACCACCGTCCCCGCAGAGGCTTGAGTAGCGGAATAACGATCGATTGCAATCGTCACACCACGGGTCAGCGCAGCCAGATCGATGCGGCGATAGTTTACAGTCTTGCGACCGATGTAATCTCCACCCGGTACGGCAGCCAGAACGATGCTGGTGTTGAGCTTGTTCAAGCCCGGTGTAGCAATAACAGCAGGAACCCCTAGCTTGGTGTTGACGGTCGTTGCCGGTTTCACCAACTGTGGGTTAGCCTGGTTGATGAGGTCGTATACCAAATCAGCCGAGGGCTTGTTGAAAATAGGCATGGTTAAACCTCGTCGAGATTGTTGTAGTGCAGGTAGATGTCGCCCACGATTGCACCACCACCGTTAACGTTTCGTTGGATGACCACGCGATCAAACGCCTGATTGCTGTCCGCTACCGCAGATGTTGCCTGATCGGTAATGCCACCCTCTACCCATGCAGGAATGTCGTAGTAAGCACAGCACGCTTGAACAATCTCGAAATCACCGTACTTGCCTTTGACGGGCAGGATAGCGTCACGGATGCACGTGAAGTCAATGTTCCACGTTTGCATTCGAGCTGAACGCGCAGTCGGGAGAATCGGGTGTTTAAGTACCCCCAGGATACGAGCACCAATCGCTGAGTCCAGCAACGTCCGTCCAAAGAAGAACGTAGCTTCGATCGAACCTGTGAAGTTCTTCGACTCAGCCTTAGCCACCAAAGTGAGTGTCTCGCTTTCTTCCAGCTCCAACGTCGGAGGTGTGAAGTCTTCGAAGTCGTCCACTGTCAGGAACAATCCAAACATGGCGTTAAGCATGCTTACCACAGTTGCCTGGGTAAACTGATTGGTGCTGCGCAAGCTCGCTGTAGGAGCGACGAGCGTCAAGGGCACTCGTTGGTAGGTGACGTCAACAGAACCTCTGTAGCCGCGTCCTGGAACCCCTGTGATAGTGACGACAGTGTCACCACCCTCTGTGGTTGGAGCAGGTGCTGAAAAGGTGACGTTGATATCAGTCAGCAGTTTAGCAGGCAAGTTCTCAGCGTTGACAAGGTCAAGAAGCTTAGAGTTGGCGCTAGCCATGTTGCACTCCTTGAGGCTTAGACCTCATCTTCAGGCAGGTGGTAATGCAGGGTGAGCTTGCCGGAGAGTCCCAGCGAGTTAGCAGCCAGCAACTGTACAATCACAACGTGACTATAGTCGGTGTTGACATCGGTACGGCCAGTAGTGATACCGGCATAATCGATCGAGGCACCCAATAGCGAGTAACGACCAGCCGCAGTTGCAGTCCACGTATCGCCCGTCAGAGTTGCCAGTGCAGCAGCAAGATCTGTTTGGGTGTTGGTGTCGCCCGTGAACGCCGCTTGCAGCGTCTGGTAGATCGAGGAGCAATCACGCCAGTACGAATAACCCCAAGCAAACGGCTTGGTGAGATCGTTGTCTGGATAAGGCAAACCTGCAAGAGCAGTCACCGTCACGTAGTCATTCAGATCGAAGCGACCAGCCTCAATCGTTGCGTCTACCGTACCGATCCAGCCCAACGAGTTGGCCTTAGCGGTCAGCGTCACCGTACCAGCACCATTGACCAAAGCCAGTGGTGTGGACTCGATGTCATCGGCAGTGAAGTTGATGCCATAGACTTGGTTGAGCAGCAACGCTACATCCAGAGTCGTAGCCAAAGCATTTGCACGAAGGGTCAGAGGAACCAACTGAACCAGATCAGACAAAGGCAGACGGCGGTAACGAATGGTGACAAAGCCGTCGTAAGGAGTGGTGATGTCCTTGGCAGTGATCAGCAACGTGGTGTTGGTCAGTTTCGCGTCTTCAGCAACAGCAACAGGCTGTCCGAACACGTATTCCGCAGCAACCAGCACCACACCAGGGTTCTGTTCGGTGATCGCTGCGAGGATGACCGATAGCGGGTCTTTGTACAAAGACATATCGAAGCCTCTTACTGGTTAAAGTGAATGTACGCAGTCCCGGCGTAGTCAGGACCCACGACAGCCTCTTGGATGATCACGTACTTGAAAGCCTGGTTGGCGAGCGGTACGTCTTTGGTAGCCAGTGTAAAGATGCGGCGAAGGATAGGGTTAGGCCAGTTGGCAAACCCACGCTCAGCCATAATTGCGTTCACAGCCGCTTGGTCTTTCCACCAGTAGGTGTACTGGACTTGCATGTTTGGACGATCATCCGTGAAGTCCATACCCCAGGTCATCATGTCGACAGAACGTTTGACTGGGTTATCTTGAGGATGGCGAAGTTGCAACAGCTGTTTGTCTTTGACCACCAGTGCCAGCGTAGGTCGTACTCGGGTGTATTGAACCACCAGCACGCCTTCGTAACCCAGAGACGCAGCAGTTGCTGTGATCTGGATGTTTACCTGCTCGTTACCACCCACCCAGTTCAACTGAGTGTCATTCACATCACGAGGGGTCAAGTTCAACCCCAAAGCTTTGTTCAGTGAAGGCAGCAGACGATGCAGCGTAGGCTGACCCAGCGATGCGATTTTAGGCTTGAGGCCGGAATAAAGCTTGTTCAGGTTGAGACGCTTGTATTCGAACGTTGCGTAACCTTCGTATTCACTGTCGAACATCGTAACAGTGGGCAAGCGAACTGTTCCCTGGCCGTCGTTGAGGGAGCGAGGAATACCGTAATAAAGATCGCCCTCAACCAACGGAGTAGCTAAGGTGTTGGCTTGGTTGATCAGCGAAATCAGTGCCGATTCCGACGACCCTGGAATAAGAGACATAGGGTTTCTCCTGGTCGAAAAATGACTCCCAGCATTTATAAGGCACAAAGACAGGGCAAGAAGGTCGAAACCTTCTCACCCTGCCTATTGTCGCCGAGCCGCTTGCGGTTAGACCACAGGAGCAACAGGTGGAGCTTCGTACACCAGACCGTTCAGCGCGGTGATGGTGATCACGGTGCCCAGCTCTTTGTCAGCAGCTTTCAGGGTGAAGGTCAGGGAGCCGATGTAGATCAGGGAGTCGGCAGCAGCAACCAGTTGAACGTCGTGTTCTTCGTTCAGCTCGCCGGTGAAAGTCGGCAGGTCAGCATCGACGTAGTCCGTCACGTCCAGGTTGATGTTGTACAGCGCGTTCAGCTCAGGGACGATGTCCGAGATCTTCTTCGCGTCGCCCAGTTGGAACTCGGCAGTTTTGTTGGCAATGACCGGGATGGTCGACATCGCGACACGGTTGTACTCAACCACGACGTCGCCGGTGTAGCCGCTACCCGGAACCGAGGAGACGGTCAGGGTGGTGTTTTTCACCGGGCTTTCGCCAGCGGTAACAGTCGGCAAACCGAACGAGATGAGGGCTTCGGTCAGTGCCAGGCTGTTGTCGGTGTTGATCAGGTCAAGGACAATCAGCTTGGGGGCTTTGGTAAGATCGGACATGGTGAGTCTCTCGAGAGTTGTGGACTGGAAAATGCCAGCTACATGTAGGCATACAATTGAGTATTAATGTCACCAGTATTTTTTGTTGGCTAATCATTTGAAGGCCACCACTAGGCCTGCACTATGTTTTAACAAGGACTGGGGCCATGAACACACGTTTTGGTAATCTGGATACACGGGAAGAAGAGAGCGGCGAATATCTGTTGCTGGCCGACTTCAGCAACGATGACGAAGTCCTCGGACAGGTCGTGGCGAAGAAAGGTTTTCGCACCAACTACGCCTCGATCGACGTTCTGAAAAACATCATGTTGTTCGCTTTCTACGCACTGTTGGTCAAGTACGGAGACAAGTCAGCAACGTCTCACGACTGGCTTTACACCGGCTACGGCGTAACCAAAGCTGACGGGACTATCTACTACCCAACCCGCAAAGAGTGCGATGAGTTCTTCTATCGTTCTCTGCTGGCAGAAGGTGTAGGCAAACTGCGTGCGAAGTTGTTCTACTGGGGCGTTCGCGTCGGTGGACACAAACACTACGCACCGGGTCCTGTGCTTTGGCAAGACGGCATGCTCGAGGCTTAGTCGCCAGCCGGAGCACCTAGGTGTCTCCGGTTTTATGCCCCAGTCCTTTTATAGAGAATCCCGTAATGAGCTTAACAACCGAACTCGCCAATCTTGCAGCGGTGGTAGCGACTGAATCCACAGCTTTCGAGCAGGCCCTGAAAGCCAAAGTCCAGAATGCTGTCACAGCAGACAACGCAGGTACGCTGAGCCTGCGCACCTCTGGTCAAGTATCGACAGACCTTGACGCACCGCTGGTAGCCCACGTCAACAACAAACTGGCTCACGCCATCACTGCCGCCCAACTGGGTACGATGGATGGTTCGGCTGTTGATGCTTTGTTGGCAAAACGTCCAGCTAAAGGCATCATCCCAGTTTCCCGCTACGGCACGCTCAACTATCTTCCAGCGGGAGTGTCTGGTAGTTTTGAAGGCGCCACCACCGGTATCGCCCCTCGTGAATGCTGTCTGTTCCTCGAAAACGATGGGACGTTGGCATACCTGCGTAACGGGACGAATGGTTCGAAGTTGGGTGTTTACTACGGCTACGTGCTAGATGCATTGGGTCCTGTACTCAATCAGCCAATCAAAACTACCCGTCAGTACCGTCCAGGGTATTTTCCGATCAACGTATCGGCAGCGTACATCCAGTCCAGCTCAGAGACCGCTATCTTCGGTCGTCTTCAAAATGCCAGCGGTGTGTTGGGTGACTGGTTCCTGTCACTGACTAACGGCTCGCTGGATGACTCCGTTCACACTGGCTGCATCATCACCAATGCCGATGTGGTTGCTTTGGGTATTGGGCGTGGCGAGGCTCTGGTATCGGGCGCCCTGGTATTACTCCTTACGGTGAATCACGTCGAAGGTGGGGTGCTGGAAGTTCTGGTCCATACCCTCACTCGGATTGGCGTTAACCAAGGCGGTACGCTGACACCCACGCGCCTGACTGGGATTACCAGCACTGGCTTCGGAAACGTCGTCTACACTGGAGACTCGGCCAAGCTCTGTGCCAAGAGCATGTCCCAGAACGCAGCAGACAATCCTGCCGTTTATAAGCCCGATGCGAATGGTTTTGCGTTCTCGAACTTTGAGATTCCATCAATTCGATCGTACTCGGACGGCGCAGGCAACACTCGCTGCAAAATTGTGGGGATGACTAACGCACCTTCCAGCCAGGTCACGTACTACAACTACTACGCCATTTCGTTCGTGATTAACGTTTCGGCGAAGACGTGTGTGTTGGACCCAATCTATCGAGCCAGCCAGTCCACAGTAACTCGCACTGGAGATGCCAACTCTCCAACAGTCTGGACTGGCCCTGTTTGGAACAACGATTGGGTAACGGAGTGCTGGCCAGGGATTGCTAACAACTACAGTCGTCACCTGTATTCGGGCAAGTGGGTCTTCAACTTCCGCACACACCAAGTTGTGGATACTCTCGACCTGATGCGTGTTGAGATGACTGCTGCGGCCGCGACGCCGTTTGCAGCACTGCTACGAGGTACGTCCACTGCCAAAACAGGAACGACGATTGGTGTTCAGCCTTCTTATGGTAGTGCCATCGGCGGGGTGATTCTTGGGCCCTACCCACTCAGCGATAATAGAGCGATGGTCTACTGCAAGGGGAGTGACATCAATGGCCAGCAGGCTGAAGGAATGGCATTCAGCGATTTAGCTGGCGCACCTACCTTCGGCTACAACTCCATTCAAAACGGAGCCATGACGGGCTACGCCCCTAATGCAAACCGCAAGTTCGTAAAAGATGTTCCGATGACCGATGCGGACTTCTGGGCACCTCTGGTTGAAACAGGTACGACAAGCATCGCAGTATCGTCTCAGCATTTCATCGAAGGGTTTCGCTGGACGGGGTTTCGCACCATCAACCCCGATCTATCGAAGTCTGGTTCTCTGGGACTGACAGATGCATTGCTTCAGAATACCAAGGCCGCGATGATTGCAGCTATTGGACTGACGGGAATCAAAAACGCCAAGATTCAAATCTGGGTGCCTAAGATCCTGATGACTGGTAAAGCTTTTGCGGCGATGCAGTACACGCTGAACAATGGCGAGAATGGCGTTTACGTTGGTATCTTCAACGTTACAGTTGCTGGCGACAGCATCACTGCGTTGGCTCTTACGTCGTTGTCTCCAAAGTTCACGTGGTTGCAAGCAAACCAGGGAGGTCTGGATCTCCAAGACAGTAACTACATCATCGCAGCTGGGGGTGCCGTGACGATGTATGAAACCACCACCAGTGTTCTGTTTGGTCTGACGCTGACTCGTGGCTTCTTGGTCAACGGTAACGCCCCAAGCGGAGTGATCCGTTTCCGCATCAACAAATCCACTGGTGTGCCTAACTGGGGGAGCAACGCTGACTTGCGGATTCATAACCCACAAGTCAATGGTGCGGTTTGGTATGGTTCCCCTACGCTCGGCTTTGGTCTGTGCTACACCGCCTCGGCTGAGACAGACTACGGTGCCAAAGTCTCCCACATGCTGGTGACCAAAAACAGCGATGCTGAGTTTGATAGCTGGGCAGTGCCTGCTGCGTCACAGTGGAAGGTGATCATGAGTCAAGACGTTGCGGCAACGTGGCAACTCTATTTCACAGAACCTACCCCACTGATGATTAACGGTCAGACCTATACGGTAGCGAAAGCTACGTTTGACTTGACTGCCATTAAAGCCAGCCCTGCGAACACCCGTTTCTATGTGTACGTGACGGTAACTGGTGGTGTGGCTCGTTACGTGGTTCAGCTGGCATTCACTGGAGAATCGAGTACCAGCATCTACTTGGGGTATGTTGATACCGGCGCGACGTCTATTCAAACCGTGGCTATTGAGAAGGTCACCAAGATCAACTATTTCAGAATCTCGGCAGTAAGTCGTGGCAGTGCTGTTGCTGCTACAACTGGTGACCCTGCTGGTTCTGCTACTTTGCAATGGAGCTAAGTTATGTCTTTGGCAACTGAAGTAACTGCGCTCAAAGCTAACTTGACAACTCAAGCATCAGCTATCAAAGCTTCCTTCGCCCGAAAGGTGCAGGCCGCATTCGTAGCAGACAATGCTTTGTTGTTGGGTGGCTTGAGCAAAGATCAGCTGGTCGCGTTGGCTCAGCAACACACTGATGCCCACGCCCAGTTGGTTAACAACCCACACGGAACCTCGGCTGCCGATCTGAGCATGTACACCACAGCACAGATTCAAGCTTTGGTGGCGGGGCTCGTACCTACGGGCGTGATCCCACTGACTCAGTTGGGTAACCCAGATACGGCTGTTCCTTTGGGAGCTACCGTAAACACCAGTCGGGTCGTTGCGTTCGTTGCGACTCCCCTGTTTATGGCGGGTGGTTCGTACACGCTCCCTGTGAAGTCGTTCCTGGTAGTTGACGGCGTGCTGACGTACTTCTACGCTCAGCTGGTGGCAGGTGTTCCGACGTGGGTGATGTCGACATCGTACTTGCCTGAAACGCTGACTAACACTCTGGTGGGTCAAGTACAGGTCACGAACTTCGTGATCAACAAGAACACGCTCGACAAAGTGACGCGGATCGATATCTACCGCATCTCTAAAACCGCAGCAGGTTCTGCAATTCCTGTCTCGTTGGGTGATCCTTCGGTTGCAGGTTCGTTGGCCTGGAAATAAGTCTAAAGCCTCCCGGTGGATAAAAATCTACTGGGAGGCTTTATGCTCTGACCATAGGAGAGTGCAAAATGTTACCCACAGTTTTGTATCACGGATCTGCTTTCTGGACAGGGAAACTTAAACCGGGTTTCCAGCACACCGGTGTAGAAGTCAAGTGGGATGAAACTGAAAGTAACCACTACCTCTACGCGACTACTGAGCGCGAAATGGCAATCACTTTGGGTTGGGCTAGCGCTATCGAAAAGCGCTATGGTCTCGACCACTTCCAGACGATCGGGAATAGCATCCTGATTGATGTTCCTAAAGACGTTCGACCAAAACCAAAAAAAGAAGAACTCTTAGAACTGGAAGTCTGGTTGTACAAGATCGTTCCAGCCCCGAAAGAAGATTGGGAACTGAACAAGAACCCACACAACAACTTGAAGACTGAGTACAGAACTCAGCGAACAATCACGCCCAAGAGTCTTGAGAAGATCAATCTAAAAGAATGGATTGGTCAGCGCGTCGTAATGATCTAAGGAATGGCAATGGTAAAGGCAACTACGGGTTTGAACTACGAGATCCTCAAAGGGCTACTGGGCCGGGAACTCGATAACGTCGAAGAGCAAGCGTTGGATCGTTTGAAGACTTCTGTGGGTCAGCGCCCACTGGAGTTCTACCACACGGTAGGCGTCTACAACAACGATGACAAGAAAGAGAACCATGTTGCTGCTGGTGATCTGGCTGCGCATCTGGTCTACAACTTGCAAGCACGTCCGGGCCGTGCGTTCTTTGTCAATGGTATCTGTTTCAACTACGGCTACCTAGGCTTTGAACGTGTTGCCAAGTACGAACGTCGCTTTGCAAAGGAAGGAATGCCACGGATGCGCAAGGCTTCTATCCCTTATCAGTAAGTCCTGAAAAGTGCGATTGTAGATTATCTTGGTAACATATTCTGCACATGAGTTGAGTACCTATCAATCTTTCCCTTAACTCAAAGGAGCTGTAAATGGATCTGAATGAATTGCGTGAAAGCATTGTTACCGAGTTCACACCTCATTGGGCACTGAATGATCGAGCTCATCGCATCGAACACTTCTTGGCTGTGGAGCGTGCAGGTAATCTCATCAACGATAAACTTCGTCTGGATCAAGATCCTAAGTTGATTATGTTGGTGGCCTTCTTTCATGATCTTTTCGCCTGGACGCGCTTCAATCACGAGCTCCTGTCGTATGAGTACGTTTCCACAACGAATCATCCGATCTTCATGGCGCTCGATATTCCTGAACGCCAGTTGGTAGCCGAAGCTTGTCGCGAACATCGGGCCAGCTACAAGGGTGACTACTCTCATCAGTTCAGTTTGATGATGTCATCTGCCGATCGTGGGGAGCCTGGAGACATTGATGGCATCCTTCAACGTTCGTACCACTACCATCTTGATAACCTCAAGCTGGGTGTGGAGGAAGCCCGTAAAGGCTGTATCGCCCACATGAAGCACAAGTCAGGTACTGGCGGCTATGCAGCCTACCCACATCTGTACGAGCAGGCTTTTGGCGATCGTCTGGATAAACAGCGTAAAGCCATTGATGCATTAGAAGTTGATGCTATCGATTGGTCGAAGTTCTAACAACCGTAATAAGAGCCAGCCCATTGGGGCTGGCTTTAAACCCGTCTAAGGAAGAATGTCATGCCTAGTAAGTCTCGCGTTGAACGGAAAGTAAACGACTTCATCAAGAACAACGGCCTGGATTATAAAGACGTTGTAGTGATGGGTCCGTCGGCTGTATTTGCTTTGGCGGGTATTGCAGAAGACCACAGCGATTTGATCGTGGTTGGCACCACAGCGACCAACTACGCACAGCTTCGCCGCAAAGCCACCGAGGTCAATGGCTACGGTGGTGTGTATCTGCCAGTCGATGGTGTGATGGTTCAGGAAGGCCTGCCTCTATCCACGGAGACGTTCAATCGAATCAAATGCATCGCCCTGCAATCACTGCGGGTGCGGTTGGAGCACAGCAACGAGCCAGCGTTCAAGATCCTTGATGACTGGCAGCGTCAGCAACTGGCCAAGAAGATGCGCGTCAAGCCAGAGCTGCGTCGTGACTATCTGAGCCTTGATGAACAGCTCGAGTATCAGGACATTCTCGAATATGGCAACCGCGAACTTGATGAGGAAGAACAGTTCGTGTTGCGTGTGGAGAACATCGACTGGAGCCACCGGATGTCTGACTGTGGTTCGACTTGGCGTGCGGGTGAGGCTCACCGCAAGCAGCTGACTCAGGAGGCTGCCGACAAGTTTGGTCCAGACACCACGCTGGCCAAGAAGTTTGCAGACATCTGCGAGTGGGGCTATAACGGTTACACTCAGCTGCACGAGATGTATCCATGGCTGCGCGGCTATAACCAAGCACGCCATAAGTCCTATCGCGGGATGGTAAAGGCTGCAATGGCTAACGTACCGGAAGACTACATCCGTAAGCTGCGCGAAGTCATCCAGACTTTCGACAAGCCTTTCGGGTTGTTGCCTACGGACATGTACCGTGGTTTCTACGTCATGACTGACGCTACTCCGCCTCTGTTCAAGATGCGTGAGGCTGCCAAGGACACAGGTGCTGATTGCTACTATGGCATCGCTGTACCCGAAGCTGCGCGCATTGGCATGAATGAGGCACTGAAGTCAGTAACGATTAAGGAATTGATCGACATTGACAACTACCGCCTGCTTGGTCAGTTCGCAGATAACCTCTACGGCATTACGATCGAGAAGAACGAAGTGTTCACCAGTTTGACCGATCTAACGTTTAACGGCCCACAAGGGCGTACTTATCGTTTCTTGGTCAATCTTTAACACCGTAATAAGAGCCAGCCCAATGGGGCTGGCTTTATGCTACAAAAATAATTAATCAATTGGAGAAAAAAGATGAAACATGAAATCCTAGCAACACGTGCAGACGCAATCACTTTGGGCGAAATGAGAGTTCGCTCCACACAAGGTCACGCTTGTGACACAGTCGACTACAACGGCGTATTCATGGACTACGTCATGGAAGCAGACGCAGTTCGCGTGGTGGGCTTTGTTGCCCCCACCCACATCAGCAACTCAGATCTGGAAGAGGCTTTCTGGGTATTGGCCGATATGGTCGGTGCTGATGTTGTTTGTCATGGCAACGACGAGTACCACATCACGTGGGTTAAACGACTTCCGCCAAAGCCGTTCCCAATGTACGTAGCTCCTAAAAAGAACTACCTCAAAGAGATCGGCTTTATCCTGCTGGTTCTGGGCGTGTTGTGCCTCCCGTTCTTAGCAGCTGGCTACAATGAAATGAAGTTCAAACAAAAGATGGAAGTTCAGCAACAGTGGTACAAAGACCACCCAAAGGCTGACATCCTGATCTTCAACTGCATCACTGATGACATGCAAGTTAAATGTCCGAACGGTGCTGAGAAACGTTTTGAGGTGGCACAATGACTTTCGTCCCTTCCGACAAACTTGTCGAACTGAAAGAAAAGACTCTGCTTCTGGCAGAGCAAGGTTTCTGGAACGACCCAGAAAATCTGCACGATCAAATCATGGAGCTGGCTGATGAAGTCTTGCTCATTGAACCCGGTGAACCAGCCCCTCAGAATCTTGAGTGGTTGCGGAGTCAGGGCATTCGTGTGGACATCGTAAGAAAACCGGTCAAAGATTTTCCAGACTTCTGGTACGGAGAGGTCTACATCGACGACCGGTTCAATATCACCTTCAAATCACGCGGCCAAGAATTCTCTGGCATTTAACGGAGCAATACCATGCAACCATACAACACCGGCGATCTGATCCCACTGCTTCAAGAGTTGCAAACGACCTCAGTCAACGAAATGGACGAAGGTCACGAGATCAACAACGACGGGTATCTGCTGTGCTGTGGTAGCGAAGAAGTTCGCGAAGCAGTCACCGAGATCGAAAAGGTTGTTGTCGATGCGATCTTTCGCCCCGACGGTAAAGTGAACACCCAAGCGCTGCGCCGTCTGGCAGTGGCTGGGTTTCACGCGCAAGAACAACGCGATCCAGACGAACCGTACATGAACTACGTACAGATCAAAATCCCTGCCGACGAAGAATCCGGCAATGATGAAGACCGTACGCTGACTGTCTCTGCGTCCTTGCTGTAAGTATCCTCGAGTCCATTCTCACGAGTGGGCTCTCGGGATACTTACAGGGATGTCCTTGTTAACAACACGCCTAAGGAGGTTTCCCGTGGCTGATACAACTGCAAAAACTAAAGTTGCCCCCAAAGACATGAAGTGGGGCGTCGGCGAAGAACCAGAGATCTACATCCCTAAGGACTTGCCTCGCAAGACTTTGGACGATGTGGTGGCGTACATTCGCAAGGAGCACAAGGATCTGGATACCAAAGCGTGCTGGCGTTTGGCGTTCGAGGCAATCCCTCGACGCTACTTCTTCACCCCGCACAACAACAAGATCTGCTGGCGTGAAAAGGCTTGCTACGACAGTCTCTATATTTGGCTGGCACGCGGCGAGGTTGAGGCTAACGAACCTAAGCCTTCTTTCATGCAACGTTTGAAGAAATCAATAGGTATCTAAAAGTAGGATTGAAACGGATTATAAACACATATTCTACACTTGAGCATTAGCATCAGTTTACTTAACCCACTGCATTAAGGAGGTTACAATGAATGAAGTGTCTGTACTATCCGTCCCACGTCCGAAGTACAGCGCTTTGTTTACTCTGCTGGACTACCTGGACCTGTCGCAAGACAAAGAAGTAGTTGTTGAAAAAACCATCGTGAATCTGGTTCGCAAGATGTTCCAGAACGGTGAGGGCGCTGAAGCACGCTTTGATGTACTGGGCGTGCTTGGCGTACATCGCTACGGCGGCTACACCTGCACGGGCGAAGCAGATGAAAAAGGCTGGAAAAGATTGGTCATCAAGACCGACAAACACAATGTGGTCATTTGGCCATTAGGAACTACCCTCTCTTTCACGGAGCAATACCATGCAAACTCTTCCAAATGCTATCCGAGTTCCAGTGCAACCATCCCTGTTGGGTGCTCTGAAAAACCTGTTTTCCCGGAAGGCCAAAACCAAGACGGTCTATGACCTCTCGGTTGCTTTCCACCGTAAGACTGCTGGCATGGTTAGCCACGGCGTGATCGTCGTAACCAACCGCGAGTTCAAGCTGGACAACTCGCCGGTGCGTTTCGCTTTCGTCGGTTGCGAGCACGCACCAGTAATGACCCCGGATGTGATCTACCACATCTGGACCCAGGCTGTTAACCAAGGTTACCTGCCACACAGCATCCAGAGCTATAAGGCGGCTGACTGATGGATGACAAATACGTAGTCTTCTTCCTTTGTTCTTTGGCTGCTTTGCTGCTCTGGATGGCGGTCAATGGCTTCCGTAACGATCCTCACCAAACAGCGAAAGCCATTGTGTTCTACGCGACTAGCTCTAGCCTGGCGGCTGGTGGTGGTATCGCTTTGCTACTTTACGCAGCCAAGCGAGTCTTTAGTTGAGAACGTTGTTTCCAGTGGCTAAGCAATCTCGCCCAAGCCCGCTTTCGGAGTGTTATCTAATGTTGAAATTTCTGCGCGCTAAAACTGTAAGCCTGGCCCTGAACGATCAAATGTGCCCGCACGCTGCACACGGCGCTGTCTGGGTTCGCAAGATTGAACGTACCGAGCAAGACCACGAAGGTTACACCGCTCGTAACTTCCGTGCTGACAAACCGGACCTGCTGGCTGAACCTAGCCGTAGCACCATCCGCGGTATCTACGAACAAATGCGTGACCTCGGTTACGAGCTCATGCACATCGAAGTCCGTGTAAACGGCGAACCGAAACTCTACGCCCTCTAAGGAGAACGCAACATGGCTGACGTCAACCCGCTCCACAAGCTGATCGTGGCTGGCGTGTTTGCAGCCCTCGCAGCAACACTGGTCGCTATCGCCGCATTTGAGAAACCTTCATGCCCAACACAGGGCACCTCTCAGATGAGTAAGTCCGTATCGATCTGCAAAGCTATCAACGGGGAGTAGCGCTCCCCACGATTTCCGTAGCCCGTCTCTTGAGTTAATACTCCGGGCTTTTTTATTCGCAAGGAGCAACAATGCGTAGTATCATCATCCAAAAAGTAAAGCCGCCTCGCGAACTTACGCTCCGTGAACAAGCGGCTATTGATAGGTTGTCCCGCAGTATCTCGCACGAACCCGTGGAAGGTGATTTCGAAGGTGATCAACTCTCCTTCCTACCTTTTGCGACTTTCCCTCGTAACCCCGCCCTGGAACGTACACTCCAGGAATACAACCTGATCTACAAGGAAAACGACCATGCTTAAAGAATTCATCCGCAAACACCGTTTCGCTCAGTTCATCCACGAAGGCAACGTGGTTGATACCCGTCCGTGGGTGTGTGAAGAAATCAAGAACAACGCCCCGCGCGAGTTCTTGGGCATCAGCTTCGGGATCATCGCCACCCCGCTGTTGAGCCCGCCCAAACCAGTGATCCGCAAGAATCTGGGTTTCCTCGAAGTAGGTTACACAGTAGCGGGTCAATCCGAACCAGTACCGGCGAGCAACTGGGAGGACATTCTGAACTCCCTGCCCAATGGTACGGTCGTGTGCTGCGATCAATACACTGATTCGCGGCACCTCGTTGGCACAGTGCGTTTCGTGAAAGACAATGAAGTCTGGATCGAAAAGGCAATTGAGCCAGCAGCAGAGTTAACCGAGGCCCTCCAGGTCGCGGCGTAATACCCTCGGGGGCGAAGGGCCAACCTAGCCCCCTCACCTTTACTACAAGTAGGAATCGTAACAATGTCTCAACGCGAAACGCTCACCCATTGGATTGTCTCGGCTGTCAAGAAACGCCTGCGCCTGAATCTGCGCTTGCGTAATCTGGAAGACATTACGGTTGCCTTCACTCGCGAGGAATTGCGGGCGTATGCAGAAACCAGCCGTATCGAGAATAACACCATCGCACAGATCAAAGGTGCGATCGTTCGGGAAGGTTGGGTTATCCAAGGCGGCGACCATGCCAAGGAGTTTTTCCTGACTGTGCCTGTCCGAAAGTTGTTGGGCGAGTTTGGCTCACTGGAGTCTCTTCGCGAACTGAATGCCAAGCATCACGGCATGTTGATTGGCACTACTGCAAAACCTAAAGTGGGGGCTAACTAATGTGGTCTCTCTTTCGTGCACCTAAAACCCGCGTAGAGGTTATCGATACTGATACCCCTACCACGCAACACGGCACTGCGTTTGTCCGGGATGCTTCGGGCAAGCTGTTGAAGCTGGGTTTGTCTTTTGATCGTCCTGAAGTGCTGGCGGATGCTAGTGACGAAACGATCATGGACGTGTTTGAACAACTGGGTCGCCAAGGCTATATTCCGCAGTCTCTCGAGATTGCTACCCTGGGCACTCACTCCTCTCATGATGCACCGCATGCTGCGCGTGTACTTGAGAAACTCCAATTCGACGTATAAGGAATACTGCAATGGGCGCATTCAACACTGTAACTCAGCTGGGCAACTTCCTGGCTGGCAACACCATTTCTGACGTAGCTCAGAAGGAAACCGCCAAGCACTTCAAGCAAGGCCTCGGTGCTGCGATCCTCGTATCGCTGATCGTGGGTTTCTGCGGCATCGCCGGCTATCAGCTGGGCATGGTGTTCCTCTATGTCTTTTCGCTGGTCTACGGCTGGTGTGCTTTCAAGTGGCTGAACACTGACGAAGGCGCTCAACAGATCGATGCTCGGATGGGTACTGATCGCGAGAAGGAAGTGGCTGTGGCTCCTTACTGGAACTACTTCGTTTACCTGATCACCTTCGGCATGATCATCGTGATGCTTCTGCCTACTGCACTGATCCAAGGCCCAATGGGTCTGTGGATCTCTGTCGTGTTGTTGATGGCTTCGCCAGCGCACATGTACTGGCGTCACCGCAAGGCAATCTGATGTACGGGAGGGGGTAGTGACCCCCTCCTTTTTTACACCTTCGATGTACTATGTGTTACGACAAGAATTAAGGAAAGCTGGGATGAAAGAGTCACGTCAACAGCAGCTGCTACAGGGTCAAACAAGCCAAGCCCGCAAGATCTTTGAAGCTGTCCCGATTGCTGAACCATGGACAGAAGCAACGATCAACAAGGCAATTCGTCTTACTGGCGCACAACAGATCGCAAGCCATACCCTGCGCGGCTGCTTGCGGGATATGCGTGATGCTGGTTTGATCCGCGAGCCTCAATCCGGCCTGTACCAACGCGTCGCTGTTACCCGAAACACTCCTATTCCGCAGAAGGAAGTTGAACCGATGTCCAGCCAATCCGCTCCAGTTCGTGCAGCAGCTACCGAAATCGTGGTCGCCCACAAAATCGACCTGACTACATCGCGTGGTGACGAAGCTGTAGAAACAAAGCCGACTGCCGCCACTGTACTGCTGGCTCTGGCTATCCAGGTGAACGAACTACATGCCTCGTTCTCCAAAGGCATTACCGCAATTGCTGAACAGCTGGAAGCCGTAGCCACTCAAGTGGAAGAAGAGTCGGCGGCGAATGCTGAAGCAGCAGAAAACTTAGCACGGCTGCGCGCTTTGCTGAAAGGTATCTAACAAACGCAAATAGAGGGGCCTTCGGGTCCTTCTTTTTTTATCTTCTTGGACCATAGTCTGAGCACAGAACCCGCAGGATTAATGTCGTGGCTAAGCAAAAACAAGTATCGGTATTCGACGAGTACGATTTCAAGCAAGTCAAATCGCAACTCGATGTCCTACTGGTGTTGTGGCGGGTTATCGAGGAATCGAACTCTGACCCCAAAGCCCTAATCAAGTTCGCCAAACGGATGCGTGCGAAACTCAATCACTTCATTCGACCAGCAATCTTTGAAGCGATCATTACCAGTGCAGATCCAGTGGAAACTGTTTCGCGCACTATCGACGATTTCTTGGACCGCCCAGTAATGCCTCCAGTTGATTTGGCGTATCACGGGGTGGCGCTGTACAAAGACGAGTGGGCCTACGTTACGCTCGGCTCTGACTACACCTTCCAGAATGCTCTTCGTAATGAAGTGTCTGTCTGCGAAGCGCTGGCTCTAGAGATGACGCAAGATGCTGGCGAGATCAGCGCCAAGATCAGTGTGATCCTCTACCACCAGCACGGCTTCACAGGTAATGAGGTGGAGATCGAAGTAGGTCTGTTCGTAGATCCAGCGATTCCTATCACCGGCATCCACACCCTACCGAAGAAGCCAGGTCGTCTGCCTTGGCCTAATGCCAACCTTTACATGACTCAGCCGGAAGAAGAGTCGGACACCCCGGAAAGCGAGTACCACGCTATCCAGGCGGAGTACGTAATCGCCAGTGGTCGCGGTACTGGTTTGCTGGCTCGCCTGCCTGCTGACTTCCGTGCGACTCTGAATCTTCCTGTTGACCACCTTGATGCGTTCTACAGCTCGCCAAAGGACTTTTATGAATCGGACTACTGAGATACCGAAACGTCTTGACGAGTTCCGGGCAGCATTGGAACCACAGCGCGTGCTGCACCCTAACGAGTGCGGGTTAGTACATGTCCCAGCAGGTGTCGATGCGCAGATCGAATACCCGACGCTGGGTGGCATGATTCCAAAAGGTCCTTGGAACCGCCAGAAGCCTACGGCACTGGGCGGTGAGTTACCGAGTTATGGTGGCCAGCCACGTATCTTAGGTGGGATGGGTCGTTACTACGCTGAGTCTCTTGTAGATTCCAATGCCACGATGGACCTGTCTACTGACTGGGATGAATTCACTATCCGGATGGGTCCTGAGTGCAAACGCTGGAAGATCAAGGCAGCAACAGCGAAGACCACCGCCCAGACTCTGGCATGGACTCGCACGCTGCTGGAACAACTCACCCAAACGGAAATGGAAGTCTCGGCGGCTAAGTTCAACATCTCTCTGCGCGGTCTGAAAATCAAGGGTCCGAAATGAGCCAAGCTATCGAAACGACTGAAGGTCTCGCCTCTATTGACGAGGCGTACGCAATTGTAAAGAAGCGTTACGACGACATCAATTCCACTGGTGGCGTTGAAACGTTTGACCCGCTGATGATCCCGCTGATCAAGTACCTTAACGGTCTGACGGGTGTGGCGACGGCTTTCTGCTGCGAAGGTCATTTCACTGAAAAGCGTACCGCTGTTCAGGGTTACGTAATCATGGCAGTTACCGGCGCTGGCCACATCCAGCTGAATACCCTGATGCGTCGTCTGGTGTTGGGGCTTCCTGCAAAGTTGATAATGGAAGTAGAGCTTGCCAACAAGGCTCGCGGCATTCCAGTGGGGCGTACTCGGCGCGTCTACATGTCTCAGATCCTCCGGGTCACGTTCCGTTCGCCAGAGCTCAAAGAACTGTTCTACAAAGAACTCTACCAACTGTTGGGTATTTAACTGCGTGACTGACCAACTCCGAAAACTAATAACGCTCTCGACAGCCCACAAGCTGCGGGAGCGAGGGACCCAGAATGGAACTCATCCAGTCGCTGTTCGACCAGATTCAACTCTTGGCGAAAACCAGCCCGATCATCGCCGGAGCAATCTCACTGTGGGGACTCACAGTGCTCACCTGGGCGTTGCGGGACATTCCGCGTAAGGTTGGGTCGTTCTTCCTCAACCAGTTCACCACTACGCTTACAATGAACAACAGCGGCTACGAAGGCAACTCGCATCAGTTCAATGGCTTCATGAACTGGTTCACTGCTAGCCGCTGGTCACGATGGTCTCGTTATCTCTCCCTCGATGGTCGAGGCTGGGATGGCGAGACTGTCGTGGTGGGACCTGGGTTCGGGTCTCATTTTTTCTTTTATCGTGGGCACTTCTTTTGGTTCGAGAAGCGCCGCTTGGAGTCTTCGGGTTCCGAGAAAGAAAAGCACGAGATGAAGATCCGTGTGTTGGGGCGTAATCGTCAAGCGATCCTGAACCTGATCGAAGACTTCCGCCACAAACCAGACAGCTCCAAGATCGGCATCTACGTCTTCAAGGACGAATGGCGATGGCTGACTGAGATCCCTAAGCGACCACTGAACACAGTGATCATCGATAAAAAGCTCAAAGCCGAGCTGCTCAAGAACCTCGACTCGTTCTTTAAAGGACGCGAGTGGTACACCAGCAAAGGGATGCCCTACAAGCAGACTTATATTCTGCACGGCCGTCCCGGCACAGGTAAGACCAGCTTGCTCAAAGCACTGGCCTCTTATTACGGTAAGAGTATCTGTACGCTGAACATTGCTGGCATGTCTGACTCTGCCTTTGAACTGGCCTTGCAGTCTGCCCCCAAAAACTGTTTCATCATCATCGAAGACTTCGACAGCGCTAAGGCTACCAAGGCTCGTGCGCCAGCCCGTCCAAAGCTGGAGCGAGCAAAGCCTGGCGATAAGAACGTCCTCGGCTCGGCGGAACTACAACCCAAGGAAAGCTTCAATTTCTCGGATCTGGACTTCGAAATGCTTTCACTGACCAAGATCCTCAACACCCTCGACGGCGTGGTCTCGCTGGATGAAACAGTGATCTTCATGACCACCAATCATCTGGATCAGATCGACGAAGCACTGACTCGTAAAGGACGCGTGGACTACACGTACGAAGTACCTTATCTGGGTCACGACGAGATCCTCGAATACCTCTGGCTGATGTTCCCAGACTTCCACCTACGTTTCAGTTCGGTGCAGGCTGAGTTTCTCCCAATCGCTGGTTGTGATCTACAGGCTCTTTTCTTAGAACACCGTGATGATGCCGAAGGCTTCGTTAACTCCATTCCACACCGATTGATCAAACGCAATCTGACTCAGACTGACTTGCAGGTTCTAGCCGTGATGGGTACGGTAGGTACGCAAGCGCAGCAAGAAGAAGCGCGTTCGATTATCGGTCAACACTTACAGGTGTGAATATGTCCAAAGCTTACGAAGTTGCATTAGTAGTGGCTTGCGCCAACGATAACGTCATCGGCTACAAGAACACGTTGCCGTGGCGAGTACCTTCTGAGATGAAGCACTTCCAGAAGCTCACCATGGGGCGTGCGGTGATTGCTGGGGCTAACACTGCCAAGTCTATCGGCCCTGCCCTCAAAGACCGTACGTGCTTTGTAGTGGCTGATCGCGACGTGGGTGCGTTTGTTGAAGCGGGCTGGATCGTGTTTCCAACTTACGCAGAAGCCCTGGCTGGTGCGGTGGCAGTTGCGAGTCGCATGCCGCGCGATTTGATCAACGTGAACGCCCCTCCAGTGGTGATGGTGATTGGTGGTGAGAAGCTTTATCGCGAAGCACTTCCGTTGGCTGACTACGTGTTCATGTCACGTATCGATCTGAACGTACCGATGGCCGATTCGTACTTCCCGGAGTTCGATCTCAAGCAATTCATCGTCCACTCCAAAACCAGCTACCTGCCGCTGTTCGCAGAAGGCACCGGCGAGGAAGTTACGCCGGGCTGGCAATACACCGAATACCAGCACGTTGAATCGTTCTGGGGTCGCGTGTCGTACAACGCTGGAATGCGTCCGTCTTTTTCTACCGACTGGACTAATGTAATGGACCGTGTTAACGCCGTTGACATGGAAGGTAAACCAAAACCCACTCCAGAAGACGAACAGCGGTTGGATGCAACCCTGAACAAGATCTTCGGCCAAGAAGGAAACAAGTAATGAAGTTGCTAGTTAAAATCGAATCGGGTAAGCCATTCAGCATTTTCACCCTGACGGAAGGTCCTGATAGCGACGTCACTGACCATCTGGAAAGCGTGAAGCTCGTTGGTCTCTTCGACAAAGACGGCGTTCTGTTCTCGGGAACCAAGATCAACGAGATGCCTCAGCCAGAAGGGCGCGCTCCGAAGATTGTCATCGATGTCGAAATCAAAGACGGCGTCGGCGTGACCCTCGACATCGATACGCAGACCGGGCGTTCGTTCTTCATGTCCCGTGGTTGCGTAGCGAATGCGGGCTGGGTTGCTGAGCTGGAAGTGGTTCGTGGTAACTACAACCGCCGTTCAACGCCTATCCTCCCTATGAATTCGCAAGGCGAGCTCATCCAAACCCCAGTACGTGTCGAAGAAGTCATGCAGTTGACTCGTGGTAACGAGCCTACGCTGACCCACTATAAAGACGGGTTCGTTGAGTTCCCGGCTGAGTGGCAAGGTATTCCGCCAGTTGAGCTGCCTGCGTGGGCTGTCAAGCGTGACGTGGAATTCCTGCGCGAATACGTAAAGCGTGTTCACAATCCTTCGACTGAAAAGACCGAATGGATTCTGTCGGTTGACGCAGCGTTCGTCAACGAATTCCTGGGCATGAAGCACGGCGTAACCACCGGCATCTCGCTGCAAGACTTCGTCCTACTCGGCGCTGGCCACTTCAGCTTCCGCCAGCGTGCGCAGCTGGAAAACGATCCGACCCAGCGTCACCTGATCAACTACGACATCATCATCCAGTACGGCGCTGACGATCTGGCCGATACCCTGGAAATCGTGTTGTACGAACGCACCAAGCTGTCTGGCGAACAACGCCTGGCTAACGGTCGTTCGATCGGCATCGGTGGCCACATCGAGAAGGCTGACGCCCTGTCGATTGAGTTTGACGACAATCGTCCAGACATCCTCGAAACCATCCAGACCGGTGTGTTCCGTGAACGCATGGAAGAGCTGACCCTGATCTCGCGTGACGGCTACAGCGTGCCTGAGCATGTCAAGCGTACGATCCTCACCAACCCCGACGCCACTCGCTTCACCGGCTTCCTGTGCGACAACGAAGACCCGAAGAAGACTGGCACCTACCACCTCGGCATCGTGAGCTTTGTGCTGCTGCCTCGCGGCATCCGTGCTGAAACCACCGGCGATAGCGACAAGTTCATCGGTACGTATCCGATCACCAAGATCCTGGAAGAACCGACTCTGGAACGTTGGTCGCGCATCATTGGCGAAACCATGGTCAACGATCAGTTCATTGACCTGATCGGCGTTAAGCAGCTTGAGCTGCGTCCTGCTGGCGTTGCACCTGACGCGTAAGCGGGCATAGAGAGCACTCCTTCGGGAGTGCTCTTTTATTTTGTTTTGGCCACATATTACCCCTTTGTTATCGTGCAAGTATCACTCAGTTAGGCTTACGATGCGTAAACATAAACCGTATATCCAGGTGCTTGACGCAATGGAACCAGACGCAAGACACGTTAAGCCACGTGCAATACCAACGCCATGGGACAAAGCAGAACTCGAAGGCATTACTAAGCGTCGCTTGGAAAAGCTGCAACGAGAAGAAGAAGCGAACTACCGAGCTTTTCAACAGCAGATCATTCGTGATGGGCTGTACGGTTTCGGTTGGACTATGCTGTACCTTCTGCTGGCCCTGGCCATTTATGAACTCTACTCAATAGGGTGAGCAATGTACAACCCAAAAGCATATCGCTCTAAGCGGGCTGAGAACCGCAAGCGAATGGATCACCAACTCCAGAACATCTGCAACAACGTACTTCGTACGGTGCAAATAAGTCTGGATTCCCTGAAAGCTAAATACGGGAAGGGCTCCGATGAGCAAGAATCCAAATAACTGCGAGACGTGCGACTACAAGCGCATGACTTACGAAGGCAGCGAGAAGTACCACTGTTACATGTTTGCTGACTCGCCTACGGAACGTTGCATGCAACACCGTAGCGAGCAGTCGGCTTTCGGTACTGTGGTTCCCCCTGTCCCCGATGACATGAAAGACATCATCGACAAGTTCGTTGATGGTGGAACTATGGCTGAGGCAATGCAGGGTTTCCATGCTGTCCTGGAAAAGCGCAACGCTCATGTTCCTGAGCAACCCGAACGTCGAATCCCAGCACTAAGGATTGTGAAATGAACCCTACCCTGGAAGGTGTAGATCCGTTCGATCCAAACCTCACAGCTGAACAATTGGCTGCTGTTTTAAATGAGTGTCGAATCAATCCACAATACTTCCTGGAGAACTGCGTTCGCAAGAGCCTAGTTCCTCGGGAAGACTGGAATGATAATCAGCGCTTCACGGATTACATCAACACGCTGACCAACTTGCCGATGGAGCCAGGCACGTATCGCATCTTGACTTTGCCGGTTCGGCGGCAGCGTCAGTCGTTAGTGCGTAAAGTTCGTCGCCCAATCAGCGCGTACTTTGACTTCATGGAACGTGAAGAAGCTTTGCGTTTTGGTCATGGTCGTTGGAAGGCTGGGAATCCCGATGGCTTTACAGCTCGCATGAATAAAGTGCGCGAAGAGCGATTGGCTCTAAATGCATTGTTCGAGCTGGGTCATCGGATACTTCACAAACACCGTACTGGTGAGAAGGACCATTAATGAAAGACTTAGGTCCAGTCGAAGAGCCAGACCTTCTCGACATAGTGATTGCCGGGCTGTACCTGATTGGTATTGTTGTCTTTATTGTTTTACTTTGCATGGCCTTTAAGGCATTGGAGGAAGCGTGGGCGATTTGACGAAAGCACCGCTGGAAGGGACTGTGGATACTGATCCGCAGGTTTTGGCTGATATGCCTTTTCGTTCACTCAATGCGATGGTGGCCTTGGTTGCGCGGACCCACAATCCCGCAACGCTTGAAGGTGAGCTGGTAGATAAGGGTGTGGAAGTTAAGGTCTACGAAGATCGCATCCCCTTGAATGACTTCCTTACTCAAACCCTTGAGCTGCGTCGCGAACGAAAGAAAGAGATCGTTGCAAACCACAACGCATTGGAAGGCGAGTTCGAGCAAGGTCCGCCTGCCGATATGCGCAAGTTCTTTTTGCCTAGTGGTGGTATCGACGTATTCGCCCTTTCGGCAAAGGCGAAGCGATTGGCTCCCAAGCCTGCTCTTGAGGGTGAGTTCATAAAGGCTCATGACCCAAATGCCCACAGTCACAAAATCGAGGACTTTGACCCCCACAGTGTCAATGGCCTCAGACACGCCCTGCAAGAAATTGAATCTGCGATCGATGGAGAGTTCATCGGTAAAGATGAGCGCCATATTACCCACTATGTTGAGTGGGAATCTTTCCATGAACCTGGCATCGCTGTCGCCACACGAAGGGATACGTAAATGAAATTTCGACATCATCGTCATCTGCTCTCTGAGGCGATGGAAACAGTTGTAGAACTGGAACCAACGCGCACTGCGCTGGTTGAACTACTTCGGGAGAAATACCGAGAATACGGACTTTACTCCGAAGAACAGATCGTTGAAGGTATCTCCCCAGAGACTCTGAATGTGAAAGCTTACTGCTTTGACAAACGCATTAACTGGGACACCTACATCGTTCACTCTGACGCCATGGGCGTGTTCGGCTTTACGGATGGCCCACTTAGTGAGGATATTCAAGATGCCAAGCAAGAGCAAGAAGCAAGCGGACCTGATGCGAGCAGCAGCGCACAATAAAGAATTTGCTGATAAAGTAGGAATCCCGCAAGACGTGGCCAAAGAATTCCACGACGCGGATAAAGCCAAAGCAGCTGACAAGAAGGAAAAGAAATAGATGGGTTCTGATAATTGGGCATGCGTTGGACGGATTAAGCCAAGGGCAGAAGCTTTGCCTGATTCCAATAAAGTGCCCGGCGAATGCACCGAGCTGGCTGCTATTTTTGGCAGCGGTATCTTGGCCAGCGATATTCAGCTGGCCGAGTGCGAGGACGTTAATCGCAACTACTACATGTTCAGCTGGCTCGGTGAGTCACGTGGTAGCTTGGAGTCACGTTACGGAGACTTGGGCGATGAGTATGGCGAATCAGAGCGCATCGGATTGATTCTGGACAACCTACCCCAGATCACTTCTGACGTCACTAAAACATACGACGCGGTCCGTCGCCCTAACAGCGACAAGGTCTATATCGGGGATCGCAACCGAAACATCATCCCCATTACCGACATCACTGACTTCGACTACGATCAAGTCGCCCCACAATGGGATCGCAAGATCGAGGCGTATGTTAAAGAAGTAGGCGGCAAGACATACCGAGAATTGTTCGGCAAGGAAGGCGAGGACTTTCTCAAGCAAGCTATCGAACTGAAGGCCGCTGGCTGGCAGTTCTTCATTTACGGATTCTCAGGCTAATGCGCAAACATAAAGCATATTTCGGGAATGCCCGCCGAAAGGCCAGACATTACCCAAAACTTATCCAGCGTTCGTGGTTCAAGGGCGTGACTCCAGCCAAAGTGGCCTCCTGGATTAAACCTCTGTACGACAGGGCTCTCCAGATGAACTGCGGCTTCAGTGAAGCCTTTTATCCAACTATAACGGTGAGGAAATAAGAAAATGGCCAAGACACTGAATTTGATTATCGTTGACGACCTGGTGTTGGTTAAGCCGCTGACTGAGCGCCTGGGTTTCAAAGAAGCCCCATGGTGCTTAACAGATCCAATCTGGGGCTCCCAAGAAGGTATCACATCTACGTTGTTGCGCCAGACTCGCCACACGGACGAGAAGATTTCCGATGACCTCTTGTTCTACTTCGTCGTCAGCACTGAGAACGTCCAGCACGCGCGCGGTATCGGCGGCTACCCTCATCCGTCTTTTGCTTTCGAAGCAGCTGGGCTCCCGCGCCAGTTGGATGTGGAATTCGACCGCATCATGCTGGCCACAGGTTTCGAACGCTGGGTGATCAAAGAACGTCACTCTCATTTCGAAGGCTGGCACAAACACCACAACGAATCTCGCCTGATGCCTTTGCCAGAAGGTGGTCATGTGAAGATCAACGATGAAGATCCTAACGTTGACCCTCGTTTTCGTTTCCCTTCACACCGCGCTAGCATGAAGGAACCTCACGAACCCACCGCGCCAGTTAGTCCTGGCGTGTTGACGATGAAGCCGGAGTACGCTTTCAAGTCCTACGTGCCAGATCCTAACCGTTCAGACTTCAACTGGTTGATGATCGACGACGTTGCTCGCTTGGATGAGTGGGCTGAGCGTCTGAAGATCATGAACTTCAAACCGTTGAGCGACGTGATGAACGAAGGTCTGACTGGTTTGGAGTCTGCCATGGAGGCTGCACAACACCGCAAGTCAAACGTAGCGAAGATCATCTCCTCGCTGACCGAAGACACCACGTTCTATACGGTGGCGCCTGCCGAACTGCTGAAGGCTGCCTTCATCAGTCTGGACTACAGTGAGTTGGTTCGTAAAGAAGCTGGCTTGCCTGCCAGTATTTTCTTCTTGCCGCGTAACGGTGCATTCATCACTAAGGACTACTTCACGTCCTTGCGCGGTGATCGAGGCGACAACTGGAAGATCCACGAGCAGTCGGTTGCTCCAGAAGCCAAGAACAACATTATCGAGGAGGCCTACCAGTTTGCAGTTCGTACCTTAGGGATACTGATCCTTCCTCAAACTTACAACGCATGTACACTCGCAGTCCCGCGCTCACTTCGTTATGGTCCAGCAACTACGGTTGACGATACGTGGCTGCGCGCGCAACTCGAGGCGGCGGGCAAGCCTGATGGTCGCGAGTTCTTCAACCAGTGGGTGGTTTCTGATAACTCGTTCTTGGGTGCGGACGTAATAAAGCGCTTGCGCGAGAACCCATCGCTGGGTGAGAAAGGCAGTTTCAGTCGTGACTTGTTCACCGAGACCCAACTGAAGCAAATGCAGGACATGATCCCCGATGTCTTCCTGCCGGACGGCACCATTGATATTGCGGTGATGTCCAAGTTCTACGAAAGTAAAACTGCGCTGATTGCTCCTGGGATGCGGCGCCGTTTATTTCCTCGCGGTGCCATGCCGTTTATTTCTGAGGCAAACATCGAGGGATCTCGTACAGACTTGGGACTCATGTACTTCCCTCCGATCCGCACTATCTACGAATCGGGCCAGAGTGTTTTGGCAGACGACCTCACAAACTCCATGCTGATGGCGCTCTCCGAGCTCACTCCCCCCAAACCCCCAATCATGCCGTCGGCAGTGTTGGATACCATCAACAAGTATTTGGACGAAGTGAAAGACACGGCAGTAACGCCGTTCGATGACGTTCAGATCAAAGCCGGTGACGACGATCACTCCTTTACCGTTACCTTCACTACCAGCGACCCAGTGATGAAGGATCTGTTGCTCAAGGCCGGGGCAGTTGTTGTTCCTGATGTCCAAAACAACGATGTGGCTGAAAGCTACCCTCTCGGTCGCGGCCTGACTCCCGAAGCAACCCAGCAGCTGTTTCGTGAGCAGAACCCACATATGTTCGAAGAACGCCGTGTGGACTGGGATACGCTCATCGACACTGGTAAGCCAACCCTCTTCCCTCCTAAGGACCCCGAATGAGAAAGGTTAAGCACTACTGGGGCTACAACCGGAAGGGGCGTCGCTTGCGGCGCTCCATGCCACGATGGATGAAGTTAGTGGTAACCTTTACGGAAACCTACAACTCACCCATCTCCGAGTTCCTGAAGCGCTGGGGTGGTCCGATCCTGAACCCTGAACCAGAAGAACCTGTGTTGATTCGTGCTGTCGATAAAGACACGGGTGTGGAAGGTCTCTACTCGGTGAGCGGTCTCTATCCTATCTCGTGTCAAGTGATGGGTGCGATCGAGGAGCAGGTTAAGGACGGGACAACCATCATTAATTTCGATGGTGGTTTTGTGTTTGAGCCTAAGCCTGAGATCAAGAAGATCATGGAGAAGTGGCTGCTACCCACGCCCCCAGAAGGTACAGATCAGTGGCTGGTTGGTAACCACATGCTCTCATCGAAAGCTATGCTGGAAGGAGGGGACTTAAACAGCCCCGAGTTCCGGCAGCTTTTCTCCAATAAACAAATTCGTGATCGGGTAGTAATGCCCAGTGATAAGGAAGAAGAATGAAACAGTATCTTGATTTGCTGCGACTCGTATTGGAAAACGGTGAGTGGCAAGAAAACCGTACTGGCGTGCGTACCCTGTCGTATCCGGGTGCGCAGATGCGCTACGACCTGACTGAAGGCTTCCCTGCGGTCACTGTGCGCAAGTTGGCATTCAAGTCCTCCGTAGGTGAGCTGATTGGCTTCCTGCAAGCCAGCGACAGCGCCAAGCAGTTCCGTGAGTTGGGCTGCAAAGTCTGGGACCAGAACGCTAACGAAAACCAACAGTGGCTGGCTAATCCTTTCCGCGAAGGCGAAGATCACCTGGGTCGCGTGTATGGCGTTCAGTGGCGCGATTGGCAGGCTTATAAATCTGTTGATATGTTCAATATCGCAGTGCAAGATAAGCTGGAGGCAGGTGGCTGGGAAGCTACCGAGACCTCGGATGCCACTCTGGTGGTTGTTAATTCAGAGTACCTGTACCACAAAAAGATCGATCAGATTGCAGACGTGATCGAAAAGATCCTCTTCACGCCGCAAGATCGCCGCATCATCTTCCACGCCTGGAACCCTGCCGAGCTGGACGAGATGGCATTGCCGCCATGTCACCTGCTGTACCAGTTCCATCCAAACCCAACCACCCGTACATTGTCCATGACTTTGTACATTCGTTCCAACGATCTGGGTCTGGGTGCTCCGTTCAACGTGTCTGAGGCTGCGGTGCTGTTGTCGCTGATCAGCCGTCTGACGGGCTACACGGCGAAGATCCTCACCATCCAGATCGGTGATGCGCACATCTACGAGAACCACATCGAGATGGTCAACACCATTCTGGAACGCCAACCTCTTGCCTCTCCGAAGTTGGTGATCAATCCTCGTATTCCGAAGTGCGAGACGTTGGTGGAAGCGTTGGTGTGGATTGATCATCTGCGCCCAACTGACTTCGAGCTGGAAGGCTACGAGCATCACGAACCCATCACAGCTCCAATGGCGGTGTAATGTGCGTACAGTCCATTCGGTAGATGGTGTATTGGCTCGCCCAGGCGAAAGCGTTCAGAACGTAATCGATCGTCAGAAGTACGGCGAGGACGGTGCTTTCTTCGGGGCGATCGCTTTGGTTAACGACCTTATCGCTAAAGACAAGGCACGCAAACCTGGGGCTCTAATGAACCCCGAGCTGCTCTTTGAATCCCAACGCTTGATGGGCGGGATACTTGAGAAGTTCAGCAAGAAAGATTTCGATGGCATCCGTAAGGACATCGAGACCTTCTCCAAGGTGGGGTTCAATGTCGGGATTTCCGATGACAACAATGTACTCTACCTGAAAGACTTGGGCGTAGAGCGCATCAGCTGGGGACCTCGTAAGGCTTAAGAAAGGTTATACTGTGCAGTGTTGCACCTTTCTTAATCAAGAGGTACGAACCATGACTGTAAGCACGATCGTTCTGATTGTACTGGTCCTCCTCCTATTTGGGGCTTTCCCAACGTGGGGACATAGTCGCTCATGGGGCTACGGTCCATCAGGTATCATTGGCGTGATCGTCGTGGTACTGCTGGTACTTGTCTTGTTAGGCAGGATCTAGCTGCGCTGTCTGGGGACTTCGGTCCCTGGGCAGCTTTTTATGCCGTCAACTGATTTTGTATATACTCCAAAGTAAGGAAGCACAATGCAACGCCGATTGAGTCGTTTGAAATTCGACGGTACGGATTCCCCTTTCTTTGACCGACAGGGCTTGCTGGAAGAGATGGATAAAGGACATGACTTTCTACAGTCTTTGATCCCTCACTTTGTCACCGTTACAAAAGGGCTGCACAACGAATTGAAATACGGGGAGCAGTGGGGCGTTGCTGCACCCAATGCGCTGATCGATCTTTACCGCTCGATTGGTATCACATTCCAACTTGATGACGGTTCCATACTCAAGACCCCGGCTGACGAAAAGTGGTTCTCGTTGGTCTGGCCTGTCATTCACTGAGGGTTCAAAGATGGCTGTAACATTCGCTGTGTACGATGAACTGGAGGAGCCTAGTGTTGCAAACCTGCAAACCTACCTCAACTCCATCGCTGAGTTCGAAGGCCGTCCTGCTAACGGGATGGTTCAAGAATATCCGTTCCACGTAAACGATCTGTTCAAAGGTCGTCTGTTTCGTTGCAATGACGACCTGATCCACTCGGATGATTTCTTCATCGTCATCATCCAACGCCGCAATCACAACACCCGTCCGATCAGTGATGCGTGGTTGTTGCGATTCCACAACGCCGTAGCCGCAGAGGTTCAGTTCTGGACCACGCAGTTGGGCGCTACAGAAGCAGGTACGGGTAAATCCCCAACCGGAGCTACTGTACTCAAGATGAAGGTCGACCCTAAGTTGTTGTCAGACCTCACCGCAAAACAACGTCGCGAAACAATGAAAGCCGTAACAGGGAGCAAAGCATGACACAGTTGGTACTTGGGTTCTGGGGCGTGGGCGTAACGACTCTGGTTAAGCGAATCAATGACGCCGGTGGTAAGGCTATCGAATCGCGCGACTACCCAATTGACGTACACGAGATCCAGAAGCAGCAGGACGCTGGCTTCACCGTGTTCGGGTACATCAACCGTGACGTAATCCAAACGCTGGAAAATGAGGAGATGGAATTCACCCTCGTCTATCCGGCGTTGTTCTGTAAGGACGAATACATTACGCGTCTGGTCAAGAAGGGTGCAAACCTTTCGTTTGTTGATCTGGCCAGTAAGCGTTGGGTTCCTGATATTTGCTGGATCTCCAGCATTACTGGACACCCGTCTATTTGTCTAGGTAAAGGTGAGTTCATCCCGGACTTGGATGATCGTCGCTATCGTGAAGTACAATTTCCTAAGGAATAAGAGATGACTCTCATTGCCTACAAAGACGGGATCATTGCGGCTGATTCCCAGATTACCTCGGCAGACATCATCACCTATCTGGACTTCGACAAGCACAAGCTGCAAGACGAAGTCCATTTCTGGTTTGCTGGCTCCGTTAGTGACTATCCGTTGCTTGAGGACATGTGGTTCAAAAGCAAAGGCAAAGGTGACGTAAATGCCTCGGCGATTGTGCTTTGTGATGGCCTGCTTTGGTTTGTGGCGGTAGATCCAGACACTGGGTTCTGGAAGACCCCGCTGATGCTGGAGCATCCGTACGCCATTGGTAGTGGTGCGCAGTTTGCCTTCGGCGCTATGGATTTTGGTGCCTCGGCTGAGGAATCAGTAAAGATTGCAATTAATCGAGATACGGCGACTGGTGGAACCATTCGTCTGTATGACCTCAGACTACTGACTAAGGAGATTGAAGATGGGCGTCGTGCTCGAGTTCAAGCGTCCTGACCCAAAGCGTAACTGGCGAAAGGGTAAGGAGTACACGTACAACCCTGATAAAGATCGTACGGTATTGCCGTCCGGCGCTTCTATCAGTTCCAAAGCTCCAGGTGCCTTTGGGGAGATGCCTGAGAGTGCCAAGCAACTTCTTCAGGATCAGCTCAGTAGTTTCATGGGTGGACCTGTTGTTGTTCAACATCCGCAGATCTTTGAGGATGTAAAGAAGGCTATTGGGAACCACCCTCTTTACAGTACGTTTCTGGAAATCCTGACCAAGCAACCAGCGAACGCACGAGCAAAGACACTCTCATCTGAGATCTCGTACTTCGCCGTGCGCGATGAGGACGAGCCGGGGGCAATCCTTACAGTGACGTACGATACCGGCCACAAGGTGCAGTACGACTTCATTGGTCACGGTGACGTACCAAAGGGAGAGATTCCAAAGATAGGCAAGGTGCCTGTCATTGATGTCGCTCCGCCATTGTGGATCAAGGTTGACCCGTTTCTGATCCTCGTGTTGCAAGATATCCTGATTACAATGAACGGGATTTCCCCGATCTCAATGTTGCAGGATAAAACAGCGTTACGGTATTCGGTGGTCTTCAACACTTACCGCCGTACTCGAATGAACGTAACAATCCGTAAAAAATAATAGCTCCAGCGTATTAACTGAAGAGCTACTAACTAGCCATTAAGAAGGATTTACCCAATGCAAGAAGGTATTGAGTCTGTATCGAAATCCGGTTCTTTCTACGAAGAGCTGGCTGACCAAGTTCGCGCAACATTCGCAACCCGCATGGGTGCTTTCGGTCCTCACTTGTTCGCCACCAAGTCGAATGGCCTGTCCAGCATCTACGTGACCGCTTTCCCGGAAGCTGAACAACAGCACCACAACTGCAACTGCTGCCGTGACTTTATCCGCAACTACGGCCATGCCGTATTCGTGCAACCTGACGGCACCACCATTCCTGCACTGTGGGACCACACCGGCGCTCCTGAAGAATACCGCGCGTCCATCAAGGCTCTCGAAGAAGAAGTGGGCAAGGCTGGCGTGAAGGGTCGCTTCTTCACCGAAAACAACACCTGGGGTCGTGGCGAAACCAACGGCTGGACTCACTTCGAAGTCACCCCTTCGTTGGCGTGCACCTCGCTGGTTCCAATTGACGCTGTCGGTTCCTTCGCTGGCAAGTCTCGTGAAGGTTTCGAGCTGCTGGAAAAGGCACTGGCATTCGGCGTGGATGTGATTCGTGAAGCTGCGAACCTGTTCTCCACCGATCGTCTGAACCGTTCCGAAGGCTACAAGCCGATGATCATGTGGCTGCTGGGTGTGGCGCAGCGTCAAGCCAAACTCACCTCCCGCGCCAAGCGTAACGCCCTGTTCCTCGAAGTGGCGAACGTTGAATCCGAAGCCTGGGTCAAGATCGCCAACACCGTCGTCGGCAACCTGATGGAAGACATCAAGGCTGGCATGCACACCGATTCGGTCGTTGGTCGCTTCAACAAGCTGACTGCTCCTGAAACCTACCAGCGCGTTGTCGCTGCACCTACTGCGGGTAACGTCGCCGTAGCGCAGAAGATCTTCGCTGAGCTGGGCCTGTCGGAAAAAGACCTGGGTCGTCGTGCTGCACGCCTCGAAGAAATTCGTGCGTTGTGGAAACCGACTGCTGTGGAAGTTCCGGTCGAAGAGAAACCGTTGTTTGGCAGCATCAAGACCAAAGAAGCCGCAGCTACTCCGGCGATGCGCTCGCACGTTGCTCCGGCAGTTGCGATCACCTACGAGAAGTTTGCCCAGAAAGTTCTGCCTCAGGCTTTGTCGATCGAAGCGTACGTTCCGTCGGGCCGTCTGCCGTTCGTGAACTTCGTAACTGCGCTGGCAGAAGATGCCAAGCCGCTGTTCTGGTACGACACCGAAGCTGATCGCAACCCACTGTCCTGGTACAACCACGTGAACGGCGGTACTCCTGCTCACGGTTTGAACCTGCAAGCCAACACCTGGACCGAGGTGACTGCTATCTCTGGCCTCCCTGCGGTCTGGACTGGTGGTGAGCGTTCGGCGGTTTACTCCGGTGTGGCGGTTATCCTCAAGGGCTGCAAAGACATGCTCAAACCGGCTTCGTGCCTGTTCCCTGAGCTGCTGCGTGGCGATCTGCGTGAAGCGCGTCGTGTGGTAGAGACTTACTCCAACGACAACCTGATGCAAGGTCTGGAAGAAGGTTCGGCGGCAGGTCTTGCGCTGGGTAACATCTCCCTCACTCTGCGCGTGACCACTGAACTCGGCCGTGCCGACTACGTGATCGACCGCATGGAGTAATTGCCACAACGGCATAGAGAGGGTCTTCGGACCCTCTTTTTTTTTTGTCTCAGGAATTTGTTATGTCGATTATCAAGGTCCCAAACAGCACCATGGGCAAGGTTCGCAACGTTCAGAACATCGAACAAATGCGTCTGGGTTTTGATGCAGAAGCACTCGTTACGGTAGAAGGTGGTGAACCCTACCCCGTTTACTGGAAACGAATAGCTCTGCCAGATCTGTTCGGTAGTCGCATCATCGACGGTTATCTGACTATTGAAGTCCGCGGGCGTCCCAGTCTGGAATTGTTCTACCGAATGCTTGAAATCGTTATCGATCCCGTGCGTTTGAACAAAGACGACTTCGTAAAGCTGTACCTGCCCAATCTTCAGCCAGAACAGGTTCGAGTAGTGAATGTCGTAGCCAAGGCTGATTCGCCTACGTGGCGCGGCATGATTCAAGTTCGCTTGGTAAACCCAACCAAGTAGGTTTGAGTTACTTATTACCAACTTGAATATCACACAAGGAGTTTTCAATGCTAGTCGGTATCTATCGCATTCAGTTTGAACGCAGCACCAGTGACTTTGTTGTGGCCTGCCACCGCCTGCTCAAAGCACAGCAGCGTGACAGCTCGATGTTGATCTTTGTTATCAAGGGTCGTCAAGGTCCTTGCAGCAAGTCGGCTCGTCACGACCTGCAAGAGATCGCTCGCGACATCAAGCTGGTGTACCCAACGGGCGACCTGCTCAAGAAGATCAATGCTGGTGACCTGAACGTTTCGATGTTGGAACTGCCAGTTCACCCATTGCCGGACGGCGAAGGCATCTTCTACGTTGAAGTGCAGCCCGTTAAAGCCATCACGCCGCGTATCCCGCTCAGCGTCGGTCCAGAAGGCAACCTCTTCGTAGACATCCCAACTCCAGCGGAGCCCGTAAAGGAAACAGAACAATGACAGATGTCCTCGTCGCTTGCCGCCCAAAAGACTGTACGCCCGAGATGCAAGCTGCTCTCGACGCCATGAAGGGGAGTGACTTCAGTGTTCGCTTCCTTTATACAGACGATCATGAACTCGATCCTCGCTTGAAAGATCGCGTACTGATGTTCCAGACGCCAGATGACCTTACTGAAGATGCTTTGGATGAAGCTCGGATGATGGCCGAAAGTTTCAAGAACATGCCGGAATCGTTGCTGTTCGGCAAGGGTGACCACGACGGGGATTCGATGTTGCCCAAGAAGCACTACGAACAGAAGATCCCCCACATGCAGCGTGGCGGTTATCTAGGTCGTACCAAAAGGCGTTAACGATGTACTGTACGGTTGCAGCAAGAAACTCCATAGCTGAAAACATCAACATGCTGGTGCCTTGGTATCTTTCTGCATCGTACGCTTATTACGAGCTGGACGAGTCGTTGCTGGTCGATACCTACTACGATGAGATTTGTGAGCTTTTAGATAAGCATTGGGATGAGATCACACACCGGCACAAATACTTGATCGAGCGTGCAGCCTTGTCAGCAGGCACGGGATTCCAGCTAGCCTACAAAAACTTTCCGACAATAATTACGTCAGCAACTCATGGTTTGATCAGACGTAATGAAGCCGCCGAACGCGAAGTACACATCCAGCATAATCTGCGGGGAGACTTTGAATTCGGCGTTCCAGTATTCATCAGTGGGAAACGCGTACATGGAAACTCCAAACTTAAAGACCGGTAGCTTTCCGCTGCCTAAAGATCACTGGGTGTTTGACTCGGCTGGCGATGGCTTGGGTGAGCCTCCAATGCCGATGCGTATGGGTGTGATTGCACCACTGCGCCCGATCTTCGAGAAGGCCGTACGTCAAGCTGCACAGTACGCAGTTCGCTGCGCTACCAAGTGTGGCACCGACACCGACATCGACCCTGATGCGTTCGTACAGGCGATGTGCGTAGGTCTGTTCGGCTACTTCACCAACGACGGCACTGCTGGTGACGTTCTGGTTGATCCGACTACCGTTCCACGCCTGTTCGCTCCTCGCATCACTCTGCCTAAAGAGCAAGTGAAAGAGCTGGCGATGATGCATGGCTTCACTGAGAAGCCTCAGGGTGAAGGCAAACCTGACGACCTGCATCCGTACGTCTACAAGTTTGCCGACGGTCTGGCCATGGGCGTCATGCAACAACTGATGGGCGAGCTGGCACAGGCTCGCTTCATGAAGGACATTCAGCCGCCGAAACGCGCTGACTTGCCGGAGAGCAAGCAATGACTGATCTCAACCCGAAAGTGCTGGCACAGCGTGGCAATGAAGCCATGGCTGCAATGTCGGCAATCACTGCCGGTATCGACATTCGTGATGGCAACTTCACCGATGCCATTGTCGCAGCAGTCTGGGAACACGACGCGATCCTCAAGCTCAAGGCAGAAGACCCTGAGTTCAAGGAAGTCGTTGGCGTGGGTTACGTCTGGTATTCGCCTGACGAAACTGCATGGCATGATCAGCGCCAAGCTACGTTGCAGCACCTCAACCAGAACTCTGTTGCGGACATCTGCAAAGAGCTGGAAGGTCAGGGCGCTCTGTTCGACATCGGCCGTCCGGATTACGCCACTACCAGCCGTACGCAGGCTGTGGGTATTGTGGCTGATCGGCTGCGCGAACGTGGCGCTACCAAGATCATCATGTTCCTGCAATCGGCGCAGGCTGTTGTAGTGACCAAGGGTCAACCGCTGCCGCATCGCACTACGCCGAAAGAAGTCTTCGAAGGGGCTTCCGAAATCAAATACACATTCCAGCCTCCGTCGGAAGACAACGAGAATGGTGCTGTGGTTTGTAGCGTGACGTACAGCGGCGAAACGTGGATGCAGGCTGACGTTGAAGCCGATCCTCGTGAAGTTCGTACCCGTCGTGCATTGGCGGACACTCTGGCCGTCGCGGCAGATAACATTTACCGTAAGGCAATCATTGCTCAAGGAACGATTGGCGATGAACAACCAAACAGTTAGATCGGTTTCATCTCGCACGATACCCCCTGAACTCGTTATCGAAATCAAGGGTACTCGTGCACACATCGGCAAAAGCTGTGCTGCCGAAGTTTGTCGCCGTGCCTTGGAGAAGGCTGGCTTTCTGGATGTAGCTGTCCAGTGCCAAGACGGCGACAGCGATATGTTTCGCGACCGTGACCTGAGTGGATTCTCAGCAATCGCGAGTCGCGTCAAAGTAACCATCATCGATAACAACGAACGACCAACCCGGAGTGATACCAAGTGAAGAAACTGATTCCTTTCCTGGCCGCAATGCTGATGACTGCATTCGCTCACGCTGCACCTGCTGACCTGACCTTCTGTGGCGGCGCGCCGGGCGGTGCTTACGCCTCCTTGGCCAACACCATCGGTGGCGACATCTCCCGCAAGATCAATGCCAAGCTCGACCTGGTGGAAACCGGCGGTAGCCTGGAAACCGCACAGCTGATGAAAGACGGCGACTGCGTCATGGGCATCATGCAAGCTGACGCCGTAACGTCGTCGGCCATGCCTCGCGATATCGACGTGAGCGATGCCCACGTTGAAGCGGTGTTCTGGATTCACGGCAAAGTGGCCGGTAGCGTGAAAACGTTTGCTGCCATGGCTGATGCTGAAAACCTGAGCAAAGGCGTTGCGTACGTTGCTGGTTCCGGTCCTGAGATCACCCTCAAGAACTTCGGCAAACAGTCCGACAAATACGCTGCTGTGAAACTGGTTCCGTTCAATAGCTGGTACGACGCTGCCAAAGCTGCCAAGCAAGGCTTCGCAATGAAGTCCGGCGTGCGTGTCGAGATCGGCGGTCTGATGTACGTTGGTCGTCCTGGTTTCATCAGCGATGACGTGACTGCTCCTGAATGGCGCGACGACCTGCTGATCGGCGAGATCGGTGAAACTTCCTTCACCAAACTCAAAGACAAAAACGAAAACACTCTGTACAGCGAGTGCAAAGTTAGCAGCAAGGGCGACACCGGTATCAAAACCGACAACTCCGTGTTCGACATCAAAACCCTCTGCATGCACGCACAAGTGGTCGTGAACAACGACTGGATCAATGGTATGGAACCGAAGGACGCACGTGCAGCGGCACGCACTGTGGCCAAAGTTATCCAGACCAGCGTTCTGTCTGTCCGCCAGTAAACGGCCATGAGGGAGAGCTCCGGCTCTCCCTCTATCACCTCGGAGTAAGTATGTCAATCAAACCGGATCGCTGGATTGCGCGTAAATCCGTTCAGCCTACCCACGTCGTTGATCAAGGTGGGATGGTTTCATTCCTGCATGCGCTGTACGACAAGGACGAAATCGAGTTCCAGAAGTCGCACCGCCCGAGCACTCTTCGCGCAGTGACGGCAGAAGACCTCGTTAACTGGAAGCCGATGATCGATCCTTTCATGCCACGTCAAGTGCGCAATAAGAAAGGTCCGGATGTCGAAGTCTGGGACGGCATCGCACCAACGCACGAGTCTGTCATCTCTTACGGCAACTCCAGCTACGGCTACGACGTTCGTGTGGCTGACGAATTCAAGATCTTCACAAACGTCAATGGCGGGCGTGTTGATCCAAAGAACTTCGACGACACCAACTACGTGATCAAGAAAGGTCCTGAGTTGGTTATTCCGCCGAATGGCTTTGCGCTGGCGCGTACTGTTGAGTACATGCGTATTCCGCGTAACGTACTGGTTGTTTGCCTGGGCAAGTCGACCTACGCTCGCTGCGGTATCATTGTGAACGTTACTCCGCTCGAACCTGAGTGGGAAGGTCACGTGACGCTGGAATTCTCCAACACTACCAGCCTGCCTGCCGTTGTGTATGCCAACGAAGGTGTCGCACAGTTCTTGTTCTTTGAATCGGACGAGGATTGCGAGATCTCCTACAAGGACCGCAATGGCAAGTATCAAGGCCAAACGGGTGTAACTGACCCAAGGATCTGAAAATGGTCATGCTTATTAAGGTAGCCTTCTGGGTGATCGATCTGGCGATTCTGTATTTCGTCGTTCGAGGGGCCTGGTGGGTTGGCAAGAAGGTCATTCGTTACAAAATTCGAAGGGGCGACTTCAATGAGCAAAACAGCACAGCGCAAGCAAGCGGCATGGGCGCGGGGCGCAAAGGATGGTTTCGAAGGGCGGGCAAATAGCTGTACTGACCGGCGCGTGAAGAAAGACTACGACACAGCTTTTCAGGCTGGTCGTATGGACCGGCGTCGCATGCTGCTCAGTCCTGAAGATCGCAAGCGTGAAGACGAAGAGCATCGTGAGCGTCGTCGCGAGCTGGGTCCTGAACCGACGCAATACTAGCATAAGGCCCGGCTTCGTGCCGGGCTTTATGTCGTTAATTATCGATCCGCTGTATGGAGTAGAGAGATGTCGTATCTGTTAGCAGCAATGGTTGTGTCTTCGAGCGGAGCAGTGACTAGTTCTCAGTATGGTCCGTTCGTCACTAAAGATACCTGTCAAGAAGCTGCCCGTTCATTAGTAACAGGCGGTATCGAGCTGACTGAAAACGAAGACATGCTCACGGCAACCATTCGAATCGACACGCCGAAGATGGTAACTGTGATCTTTCGCTACCGACTTAACTGTGTCCGCCAATAAGGAGCTCCCGTGGTAATCGTTGAATTCAACCCAGCCTCACCAGAATGCAGTCCGCAGTCTATCGCCGATAACTTCTCTGGCGATCGACGCGACACAATGCAATCTCTCGTGGTCCGTTGTGACTACGATCACCCAATCACCAAAAAGCCGTACGCCCGTGCTTTCTATCTGCCGGACGTAACGTTCCTGTTCGCAATGCTCCACGAGGCTACTGACAGCCTGATCACTGCCAAGCTGGGTGAGTTGATCGGTTTGAGTTTGCTCAAGGAGTGTGAGCAGTCTCAGCGCCCTGAAGTAGTGCGTTGGTTGCGTAGCAAGACCGTGATCGTCGAGCATCGTTCTTCTTTGGCGGATCTGGCATTGCTGGTTGATTTGGAAAAGCCGTTGGACTTCCTCAATGGGGAAGAATAGGCAGCGCCACGAGTCCTCCATTGCACTGGGTGCCTATCACGCTCGTAAAGGATACCCCCCTTATTGGAAGTATCGCTGGCAAAAAGCCACCTACATGCAGGGCTACAACTCAGTAGTCAATCGCAAGCGCAAAGCTCCACCGGATGGTTGGGTTACGCGAAGCCTCAAGTGGCTGTTGTCGAAGATGTTTCCAGAAAAGTAACGCCATTGTAGACACTCATTTAGGCAAATGATCTGTCACAGTGACGTCCTTTAGGAGTTTGACCATGCAAGACAAAGAAAAGCTAGCCTCTCTGCCTCAGTACCAATCCCACAAAGTGGTGCGTGGTGCGAAGATCCTTGAGATGGTGAAGCACGAAGAAGGCGTGCGGCTGATTCTCGAAGCACCGTCTACTCTCGGTGATCGTGAAGTTCCAACCACCACCGTTGAAGTTACTGCTGAGTGGATGCTTCGCTTTAACCCTGTAGTGGGTAACTGGTTCGTTGTTTATGACGACGACTACGCATCCATCTCTCCAGACGATAAGTTCGTCAACGGTTACCGTTCTCTGGGCCTTGAGATGGGTCCTCTTTACGAAACAGCCGACGGCGTACGCATTGGCCTGGTTGAGCGGGTTGCGCGCGACATGGGGGCTCTCAAAGCCTTCAGTAAAAAGGTTGATGAAGCTATTGCTACGGTGGTGACTGAGGAGTTTAATGTTCCTCAGCAGATTCACAACTACCGCGCCAAGCTCATCAAGGAATACATGGAGATCCAATATGCGGGCTACAAACAAGTTGTCGCTACTCCTCCTGTTGACCTCGGTGGGGGTGTTGGCGCAAGCAACACCACGGTCTGAGAAAGAGCAAGCTTTGTACGACGAAGAGATGGAATCTACAGCGTGTGAAGATGGCTACAAATCACCAGTGTTCAAATCCAAGATTGCTAACGCAGGCTACTTGACTCCCAAGCAGCGGCGCCAGCAGTTTCGCAATAACTAAGGTGGGGGACTTCGGTCCCCTATTTTTTTATCTGTTCAAGAAATTTATGGGTACATATTACCCAACCGAGTTGCCACTGTGTGACTTGTTCCTTCCATTAGAAAGAGCTTAAAGCAATGTCTAAAGTGAAAGTATTGGCCGCTATCGAGTTTGCTATCGGTACTGCCAAGCTGGTAAACTTCGGCGAGTTGGGTGAAGGCACGATTAGCGTGAGCGACCTCCCTTCCCTCAGTTTCGAAGTGACCCAGCTCGACACCGGTCTGCAACACACCCTGCACCTGGTCCTCGAAGGCAACGGTTCGTCGCGTGGTAGCTACGACCAGATGCAGTTGCAGGAACTGGTTCAAGTCAAGTTGGTCGAGATGCTGCGTCTGGAAGACGTTGTCAAGCTCTACGGCAACCTGAAGCTCGATATGCCAGAACCCGAAGCATTCGGCGACATGCACATGCATCACCACCGCCCGCATCCGCTGGAGTTCGCCTCCCGTGAGCTGGTCAATCGCCTGTTCGGTGATGAAGAACATCGCCACAGCTACCACCACTCGGACACCGCCGAAATCCGACACATGACCGACGGCTCCTGGAAACTGTCGGTTAAGCTTGGCCACGGCCTGCGCCTGAACGGCACCACTCGTGCGCAAGACGACGAAGATGGCTTCCAGCGCCCTCGCGCATTCGGCGGATACCACAGCTCTCGTGAAGGCCGCAAAGAAGAAGATTACCGTGTCAAGGGTGAGTTCTTCCTGGGTGACGAGAAGTTCCGCTTCATGATCCACCACGAAGAATTCCCAATCGGCAAGCACCTGGTGTTCACCGAGCTGGCACACACTGCCGCGCTGAAACTGGCGAAAGAATTCCCGTTCCTGAACATCGACGTGAAGAAGTTCACCAAAGCTGTTGTTGCAGCGTAATTCCTAGGGGACCTTCGGGTCCCCGCTTATGCCCTAGGAGATTCCAATGGCCCGTAAAAAGAAAGAAGACTTAGATACAGAAGTTGAAGAGTCTCCACCGGAGGCAATCCTCGACGAGCAACAACCCAAACGACTTAACGAGTTGGATGGGCTTCGTGCAACAAAGAAGATCAAGACTCTGATACGGGCGTTGGATAACTCCCTGCCGTTTCTTGACTTCACCGCATTCGTTAAGGAGTATTCAGACAAGGCTATCTATTCCCGTCTGGCTGCGTACTTTGACGAAGCGTGCAGGCTCCTCAGTACGTCGTCGTTGGGCGTTACTGTGGAAAGCAAGTTGTTCCAGATCAAACCAGAGCATGGGTTGGAAACCCGTGGCATGACTGGGATCGCAGACGTCAAGCATGATCGAGGTGGGAGGATGTCTGATCCGTTCCCTGATGGCGTCGAGTTCTTGCTGTATTCGAATGACCGTAAGAAGGTATGTGTCGTTAAGGCATTCATCCGTCACGGTCTGATTGTAACATGGTTTAATCAGACCCTCACTGTACGTTAATGGGGTTACGATGAACTTCTACGAAAAGAAAGACAGGTTCGTTAAAGAGATTCAAGAACTGGGAGAACTCAGCTCAGACGAGCTAATACAGTTCTGGCGTACCTGCTTCTTTCACCACAACTACTACGCGTGGTTGGTGCAATACCTACAGACTGCTGCTTTCCAACTCCAGCAGGATCTGAGTAAAGTTCGATGTACTGTTACCTATTTCTCCGTAGGTGACAAAGTCGAGTTCGCAATTTATAACCCAGAGTTTACCAGCGTCGTGAAGTTTACGGGCATGGTGACCGACAATAAGCTATTGACCGCTTTCGGGCAGGTCCTACAGCCTCAGCCATTAAAGGAAATTACGCAATGAAGAACGCCGAATTGAAAGCCCGCATCAAAGCCACCTCTGCTAAAGGCATGAAAAAGCCAGAACTGTTTGGTCTGCTGCACGCTGTATTGCATTCAGAGCCTCTGGAGCGCTTTGCAGGCTACGTTCGTTACCTCGAGAATAAGTTCGGTACGACTGACCTTATCTATCGCTTCACCGGCGGCGTGGGCGCGTCTGTTCGTTTCTACATCCGTAGCAACTCTGACGTCAATCAGGGTGCAACTGCAATCTCGTTCGACGTCAAAGACGATACCTGGGTGATCCCAACAGATCTGCCATTCGCTGAACGCACTGAGACCGGCGAAGACCTGCGGGCTCGTGACAACTTCAACAACCTGAAGGCTTGGCTGGGGCAATTCACGCATGCTGCTGGTCGTCTGCTCGAAGTTGAGCGTGAGATTGCCAAAGCGCGCGAGAAGTCTGATGGTGCCAACGACTACTCGGTTGACGCAGATCGCGAGACCAAGAAGCTGACCATCAAGTTCAACGGCGGCAAGCTGCAAGTGGTGTTGGTGATGGATCTCAACCAGCGCAACCAGATCGCTGCCAATGTTGCTCAGCACGCAGTGATCACCTGGCCTACCAAAGCCGACAGCGCTGGTGAAGATCTGGCGGCTACCCATGCTGCTGTGGCGGATGTCGACTTTGCTGAACGCGTCCGCGCATTCAACGCTGAAGATAAGCGCGTCACCGATGAGTCTGCCCTGTACGCAACTGAAAAGGGTTACACTCGCCCAAGCGACGACGTCATTGCGTCGATGAATCCGTTCGTTCGTCGCGAACCTGTCCAGGTTCTGGACGCCATCACAAACTGCGCGAAGGCCAACGTCCCGCTGGTTGAATCGATCGCTAGCCAGATCTGGGCTACTGTCGATTCAATGGGTGAGCGCGAAGGCTTTGACCCAATCATGATTTTCATGAACAGCAAAAACCCTTGGGTTTCTTTGTTCATTGTCAAGCGTGGTTTGCTTTCGCAGTTCCACCTGTTCTTCAAGGACGATGTGTTGGTGGACTACCTGGTCATCCCTACTCGCGCGATCCGTCAGCTGGACGAGCTGTTTTCCCCAAGCAATCCAACTATTCCTGCTAGCGGAGCTGGGACTTTGTTCATGCTGGCCGTACATTGCCGGGATGAGCACAGCTACGAAGTCGCAGCAGGCTGGGTGAGCACTCAGTTCGATGCTGGCTGCAAGGGTTTCACACTCTCCTACGCAACCAGCGACGAAGACGAGTCTGTGATCGTGCTGTCTCCGGACTACACACAGTACGAAGACAAAGGCGTTGTTCCATTGTCGTTTACCTACGATGGCAAGCTGAAGCTGATCGTCGATGATTTGGTCGAAGAGCCTGCTCCGACTGCTGAAGAACCTGTGCTGACAACTGAAGAGCGCGCTACGCAAGGACGTGTCTTCGGCCTGGGCGATCTGGGTAACCGCTTCCAACGTCCTTCGGGCATGGATCAAACGTTCCAAACGCTGATCAATACGCCGATGTCGCTGGATGAGTTCAAGAAGGCTTTGGGCGGTCGCTGCACCAGCACAGATGCGTACGTCAAGATCCAAAGTGCACTGGCCGGGCGTGTGGGTAACAACAGCCCAGACCTGCCTGTTGTTCTGATGGTCTCCGGTGAAATGGGCGTTCTGGATCTCTTCTTGGTACAGAACATGCAGCGCGGCGAGAAGATCATTTCAATCCGCGTAGACCTTCAGTCGAACAAGCTCAGCGAGCCTGTACGTCCGTATGGTCTGGCTATGGGTCGTCAGCCGCAACAACCGGGGATTGGTGGTGGGATGTATGGTGGTCAGGGTGCCTTCGGTGGTCAGGGTGCCTTCGGTGGCTACGGGGGCTACGGCGGTAACGCCATGCCGCAACCAGTGTTCAAAGCTGAAGTTGAGAAGTTCTTTGGTCGCCCTATGGACAGCAAGAACATGCTCAGCGTTATTAATGAATACTCGCTGTCGCCAGAGCACGCCAACAATATCCTCGACGTGATTCATCGCCGTTCCGTTGGTGCGGCAGGTTATGCACTGGCTATGGACAATGTGTTGGATCGTGCCGCGGTGTTCGCTCTCGATCAAAATGGCAGTACGGTGCAGATTGCAACGATCGGTTTTGTTAACGGTCGTTTCGCTGATATCGATCGCGACTCCGAAAACCTCGATGCACTTCTGCGTAATCGTGGTGATCGCCCAAGTCGCTTTACCGATCGTCCTGCTCACGTAGATAGCGGCCTGGATATGCCACAACCCGACGAGCTGCATGTTCGTGAAGTGGCTGATGCACCCAACCCAGAACCGCGCGTGTTCCCTCTGAACGTTGCCACTCGAATTGATTTTGCCGATCGCGAGACTGCGATTGACTTCCTTCAGTTCGCAGCGGCTGGCATGCCTAACTGGATTGTTAGTCAGGCCGTTCAGTTCATCAACCTGGCAGCTGCAAACATCAAGCTCCCGTCAGACGTAACGCACGGCACCGTCACTTTCCGGGTGGTGTTGAACGATGCGTTGTGCGTGCATGTACTTGACCGCTCCGTCGATCCTATGATCGTACAAGCAACCCTCCGCCTTCCTCGCCAATAAAAGAAAGGAATCACAATGAGCATCTATACCCGCAATCGACTGTTGAACCATGTGCGAAAGCACACGGTAGCTGACGCAGCGGCCGAGCAACTGGTACGGGTGCTCAGCTACATGACCAGGTTCTCTCTGCGTGGGATTCTTAAATCCATGCTGAGTGGGCGACCTTCGTACACCCTGATGCGGTTTCCTGACGGTACTGTATCACTCGAAGTAATTCGAAAGGATGGTGTGGATTATAAAGTCGCAGTGGACATGTACTGGGCACCGCATCCAATCCTTGGTTACACCTACACGCTGGACAAACCAGATCTCGTGGTTCTGTTCCGTCGTGAGCACGCTCGTCGTGTATCGGAAATCTGCCTCAAGCACGTTGTGTATTTGGGCGAAGGTATCGATAAAGGTGTAGCTACTGCAATCACTCAGTGCAAAGACCAGCGAGCCGCTCCTGAGCTTCAAGAGTTTGGTACTGGTACGGCCTTCGTTGCATTCTGTCGCGAGATAGAACTGTGCGCAGGTTCGTTACGCTTGAGTTATTACTTCGGCGAATACGATGACGGCTCCATGGAGTTTCACCTGGTAGCTCACGACTACCCGGATTTCCATCACTGGGTCCGCATCATCGGCAACTCCGCAGAACGTCCTGGCTTTCCTAGCGCGACGGCATAAAAGCAAAAAGACTCAACACTCCCCGAATGGCCCTAAGGCTATCGAGGAGTGTTGAGGAGGAGCCCTCACGGGTTCCTCTTTTTTTCGTTCATTACTTATTTTTTTGTTGCGGGGTAACCGGTAGAGTCAGTTTTATGCCGCATCTGCAAAGTCCCAGAACGGAGTTTCCTCCGATGAGCCAATAGGTCCGCCACCCACTTTCTTGCGTGAGGAGTCGGGGCCATTAACGTCGTCCAGAATACCGCCGATGTCATTGAAGGGTAGTACGAAGTAGTGGTACTCGATCGGAGTCTGCGTAGACTTCCGATGTTTCCCACGTTGAACCGTCAAGTAGCTTACGCCATTAACGATCTCAATGTGAATGAAGATCTCGAGGTCAACCTCGTTGTCGATCGTCTTGCACTTATCGTAGTACCCGCCACCCACCAGCAACTGCACAAAGTTGGTTGCGCCATCACGAACCTTCATCTTCGACTCAGTCGAGAGTTGATGAGGCGTGATCAAGGTGATCTTGCGAGGTTCACAGAAGTTCCGCATCCGGCGGAACAGATCTCGCACATCCTGTCCTAATGCGCCTTGCACACAACCAGTCGTTGGGATCATCGCGAGATAATCCAACATGCAGAGATGAATTTCGTAGCCTTGTGCTTCGTACTCCAGAAGCTTGTTGCAAATATCCCTGTAAGAATACTGCGTCGGGTCGACCTTGAGAACCTTGATCGAATACCCGTTGATGGTCAGTTCGTTCTTGACGTACTGCGCCATCTCCATATCTGTTAGACCGCTGATGTCCGCTTTCTTGCGCTGCGCGTTCTCATACAAAGAGGTGTAAAGGAACTGGGTGTTTAGGGCTGCACTGTCCTCGAAAGAGATACGAACCAACAAAGGCTTCTTGGTCGGGTCGATCATGTACGGAGTATTGTAGAGAGCGATCTGCTTGAACAAGCTCAGCGTAAAGCCAGTCTTGTACTTGTGTTGCAGTGCGCCGATCACCACTTCTTCGCCACGACGGAAACCACCGTCGAGCATTCGGTTCATTGCCTGCCAACCCGTTTTGAGCAAGCCCAGACCCGAGTCATTGTCTTTCACTTCTTTAAAGACTTTGGCCACTGCTTCGAGGTCGTCGAGGTCAATCTCGTCAACAATGGCAGGATGGTCCTCAGAGTCCCCTCCTATATACGTCTCAAGCTGCGCGTGAGTCTCTTGGACGAACGTTTTCCAATCCAGGTTGTCCCTGTCGAACCGGAGCTTGTACGCCGCCTGGTTGATGATCTGGGAGACCTTCTCCTCATTCTGGAAATTCTTGAGACTACGCTGGATGTTCAGCGTGTAACGCTTGAGTTCCTGCTGATCCATCTCCTTAGTGACGCCGGTGGCAATCGACTCGTACAGCTCGGTCTCGTCGCCGGTGTTTACTTTGACGCGTTGCAACAACTCCGTCAGTTCGTAAGTGTGGTCATGAGGGTCGTCACACATGGTTAATGCTGTGCGAGTCAGACCCATCAGGATCTCACGACCTTCGCCAGTGTCCATGGTGATCTCTGGAGGCTTGATCTTAGAAACGATCTCACGTACCAGGGCAGAAGACTTTTCTTTAGTGCCTTCTAGTTGGCTCTCACGATAGAGGAGCGTGATGCCCTTAACGAGTAGTAGTTTACTATCCATCTTTATGATTGATCCGTTCGCCTATTAAGACCTATAGCATCTGAGGTCTCGATTATTTCTTTACCGCCATAGGAACTCAGCACACCATGAAAAAGGTAGTGTTAATCCCGCACTGGGTACAGGATACTCTGAACCGACACAAACTCCAGTTAGTGGATGTGCTCGACTTCCAGAAGATCCGAGGCCTGTTCTCCGTCAACGACCTCGCCGGTTGCTTGGCTATGGAGTGTTTTGAAGCGCTATGTTATGGCGCCAGTATTCCTGACCAGTCCAGCCTGACCCTTCGGTCGGCATGGTTTGATTCGGCGACTGCTGAACAAAAATCGGAGGTGTCCCGAATCGACATGCTCAGCATGGACGGCAGCGTTCAGTCTGACCTGAAGAACCGCTTGTTTTCGATGGAGAGCCGAGACGAGCGTTACACAAAACCATTTATTACTTATGACTTGAGTCCGAGTATCGGCGCTGCCGTGATCTACCCAGGTTATTTTGTAGATGGGGAGGAGTACAGCGATACTTCGCTCAGCCTCATTGAGTCCGTCCTCCGCGTATTTTATGCGTACGATTCGCATCACGCGGTGGCACGGTCCGAGCTCTTCAAGCAATACCTTCAGCTATTGTCGAATAAAACCGTAATAGTGTGAAGTAAAAAAGCCCCCCAACACCTTGTCTACAACTGTAAGGAAAGCATTAATCATGTCGATCTTCTCCCATAAGGCAAAAAGCCAAGCAGGCTCTCAGCCAAACATGCCACTGACCATCCTTGACAAGATGATCACCGGCATCCAGGACCGAGTAAACGCTGGTGGTTCTAAACTGGTTGAGGGCAGTGTTGCACGCGCCGCCATCTCGATGGAATCCATCGACGCCAGCATGCAAGCCGAAATCGAAAGCGCCGCTACTGGCCTGACCACTGCTCTGGAAGGCATCGCTGCTTCCGCTGCTCCAGGCGTGAAGTACCAGAAGTCCCAGATCGACGCAGCGATGGCTGCCGGTATCATGGCTGGCGACATCAAAGCTTTCCTGCACGCTCCGACCGTGATGGCCAACCAGGTCAGCACCGAGCACATGACCTTCGTCAACCTGTCCAACCTGGGCACCCCTGACGTATTCTCGGCGCGTATGAAAGTCGCGCTGGAAGCGTACGACGAGAAAGAAAACAAGAACGCCGTGACCTACTCGGTTGCGTACAACATGCAAGCCGCTCGTCAAGACGAGTTCGGCGAGCTGTTCTTCCCTACCGTCGTTGTGACCCCGGACCAAGTTGGCTTCGCCATCTCGATCCGTCTGATCACCGTGTACGACGAAGTTCGTCGCCAGATCTCCGGCGACTACAAAGACTTCGGCAAGCGCAACATCATCGAAGCCGTCATCGACAGCTCGATCCTGCGCAACGATCAGACCAACATCGTTCCGATCTACCGCACCGAATCGGCCAAGCACTTCGTGTCCAACACGTTGCTGACTCCGAAGAACGTGTACGTCGGCGCTGAAGAAGTTTCGACTTCCGCTCTGAAAATGGGCGCGACCTTCAGCCTGTTGGGTATTTCCCAGACCGAAGCTCTGCTGGAAACCGGCCTGCTGGACAGCACCGACTCGATCGATACCGCGATCAGCCTGACCGCTCTGTACGTCAAACTGCCGGGCGCCACTGCCGCTGACGACGAACTGCTGCGCTTCAGCACCGACCGCAGCCCGCTGTCGACCTTCACCTACGCGGTGCAGGGCAACTATCGCATGATGAACCTCGCGTTCTCTACCGATAGCCTGCTGGTCTCCAGCAAAACCAAACAAGCTGACAACAGCGATTCTGCGCTGCTGGCTTCGCTGGTTTCCGGTGAATACTCCGTTCGTCTGGGCATCAAAGTTTCCGGTTCTGTGAACCTGGAACTGGCTGAGACCAACGTGTTCTCCGGCGCGATCGTCGTTACCCGTGTTACCGACAAAGACGGCACCGTGCTGTCCCTGGACTCCGGTCCTGGTGCAACCATCGCCGCTCTGTTCGACAACGCTTCGGCCGTAGGTTACGACCTCGCTGCCCAGCGTACCAACCTGAACCGTCGTGAGCGTGGCCAGCTTCTGGACACCACTTTCTACAGCCAGGTTTACACCATCCCGCTGCGTTCGCCGATCACCATTCCACGTCCTCTGACCATTGGCGACGCCAATGACAGTTCCGACCTGGCTGCTCTGGTCACCGCAACTCACATCCGCACCAGCAACGCTGCTGTGGACGAGCTGCTGCGCGTACAAAGCGTGCTGAGCGAATACGTCGACAGCAAAGACACCGTTGGTACTTCGCCAGAAATCATGGGCGTTGCTTCCTACCTCGTCAGCGCGTTCTACGAGTTCGAAGAGCTGAAAGTCGACGAAATCATCGACAGCATCAAGTCGCACGAACGTGCACAAGACACCCAGGCAGTTCTGGTTAACAAGATCCGCGACATGGCTTTCCGCATGTATCGCGACTCGGGTTACAAAGCTGCTGCTGACGCACTGGCCGGCGGCGTTGCGCCACCACCTGTCGTCATCCTGGGTACTGATCCGGTGATCGCTCGTTACCTGCAAATCTCGGGTGACCTGCGTACTCTGGGCGGTGGTCTGGACCTGCGCATCGTTTCGACGCTGAACAAGAAAATGCGCGGCAAGATCATCATGTCCTTCGGCGCGTTCGGCGAAGGCTTCGATGGCATCCCTAACCCAATGCACTTCGGTAACATGGGTTGGAAGCCGGAGCTGACTCTGGTTCTGCCACTGCACCGCAACGGTGCGAACAGCAAGGAGCTGACTGTTCAGCCTTCTTTCCTCCACATCACGCACCTTCCAATCATGGCGGCGCTCGATGTGAGTGGTATCCCCGACGTAATGTCGGAGAAGATCGCTGTCAACATGCATAGCGTGTAATCCAAGAACCTTGCCGTTAGGCTAGGCTCAAGGGGCTTCCCCATCTCCTTGGAGCAATCCTTGGAGATGGGGTTTATGCCGCAGTGAAACTCAGTTCAATTACTTATTACTTAAGTGACAGCAGACGGTGTAATTTCAACTATAAGGACCTAAACGACTATCGTACTGCTGTAGAACCAGTGGATGCTGGATCTGTTGTGTGCATGGGAAAGTAATAGTCTAATGACTTCCTTCAGAAGAAACTCTCCGCCAAAAGTGTACCATGGTCAACCGACCGTGGGGGGACCACTTTCAGGCCCTCGACAAGGACGAAGTCCCGTTGAGTATAGAGTGTCCTACATTAACAACTTGTACACCGATGTTGTAATAGGGTGGCGATCTGGGTTTAGCTTTTCTATCCCATCGTCAGGAGCCGAAAGGTTCGGGGAAACATTTGTAATCCGAGTGGAGATTTCATTAGCCCCTTGGGTGAGCATCGATGTAGGGAAGTTGTTAAGCCGTATTCGGGATGACTCTAATGTCGAACTGAAAGCGATGAAAGAAGCAATTGAAGTGCAGTCATCCAAATCCCGTCATGGGGGTACTTTGCTGACTGTTGACTATCCAGTTACGATGGAGACGTTGAAAAAATACGGCGGTGCAGTTTACTATAGCGAACTGGATCAGGTCGTATCTATCCTGCCTGCTGCTGATACTCCAGACCATCCGTATAGCGATGTAGGGAAGACTCAGTACGTTCAAGATACTCATGGGAATTACTCCACACGGGGTTTTACATACAACCTTGAGATCGTGGACAACACAGGCCGTATGGGGACTCGGTTCGTGAACATAAACGGCAGCGTGTTTCCAATTAATCCGACTCCAGCCTATGGTCGTCGGGATGGGATTTATGTCCGAACCTCAGGCTCGATAGATGAGTTCGGCGAAGTCCACGACACTGTCAGGCGTGTTGGGTCATCCGGGGACTTGGGTGACCTAGGAATCTTTAGTAGCTTCGAGGAGGCGACTACTAGAGGTGATGCAAGCCACAAACTCAAGCTTCAAGAAACCGAGAAAGAACAGCTGCTCGCCGAATTGAAACATCAGGTGACTGCTCAGAAACATCGGTTTGATCTTGAGAAAATAGAACGGGAGCAGGAGTCTAAAGCCAATGAAGAAATACGAACACAACAGCAAGCAGAGTTTGCACGCATACGCGAACGCCAACTCCATGACATAGAGCTCAGACGGCTCGAAGTCAAGGACCATTACGAGTCAAGGTCATACACCCGCAAAGACAGTAGCGAGGTCATCAAGACCCTGCCGACTGCCGTGATGGGTTTGAGTGCGATAGTGATGGCGGTAAAAGCATTTCTGTAGGGCTATCCGCATGGGTATGGACGTTGAGTTAAAGCGGCTGATTCGAGAAGACACTCCGCAGCTGAATCCGTTGCTGGCTAACGGTCTGGCTACCGAGCACATGAAGCACGTAGAGTCTTACGTCGATAATGTCTTCGTGTCCACCGCCAAAGGGTATCCAGAGGGCTTTAAGTATCTGGGTTGGATGCCTTGCAGTCCGCAGGAAGAATACAACGAGATTACACGTAAGCGCATCAAGCGCCAATACGACGTTGCTCGCAGTGACATTTACTACATCAAGTTGCTGTTTGAATACAAGGGCGAGAAAATCATTCGCTACCTTGCTCTGCCGTTTGTTTCAGTCGGCGGTAACATTACGCTGGGGGGTTCGCGCTTCAACATCTCCCCAGTGATCTCTGATCGCGTGATCTCGATCGGCGTTAGCAGTATCTTCGTTCGTTTGCTGCGTGACCGACTTACTTTTGAAGTGGTGGGTCACAGCTTCTTCATGAACGGAGTGACGCGTACTGAGAAGGTGGCTAACTCCACCATCTACCACAAGAACGCGAAGATGAAAAAGATCAAGCCCACTGTCAACATGAAGTGTGCACTGACTCACTACTTGTTCTGCAAGTATGGGTTCTACGAAACCTTCCAGATGTTTGGGAAGTGTACCCCCGTGGTGGGTACTGATGTCGAGATCAATGAACGTACTCACCCTCAGGAGCACTGGGTGGTGTGTGAGTCGCGCAAGATGCCTCTCAAGGGCCTTGGGCGTGGTCACCAAGCTACGACAAACGTCAAGATCGCGATCCGTAAGGAAGACTGGTCGCCGATGGTGTCTGCGTTGGTTGGCGGTGCGTTCTATGTAATCGATCACTTCGCCGCACGCTGCAAGCCTGAGTTCTTTAAGTCCCGTACGCTGTGGAAGATCCTGATGGGTCACGTCATCTGGTCAGGCGCTTTGCCTGAAGGTTGGCTGATCAAAGAGATGGACAAACACTTGGTGTCCTTGGACGAGTACATCGATACGCTGGTGGACGAAGAGCTCAAGCAGATTGGCTGTCCGGTGAAAGATCTGTACGCGTTGTTCGGGATTATCATTGAGAACTTCAGTGACTGGATTCTGGGCTCTGCGAATAAGATCAACAGCGTGTACGACAAGCAGCTGAAAGTGTTGTACTACGTGATGTATGAAATCTCATCGGCAGCGGTGAAGATGATGTTCCGTTTGAAGGCAGCGTCCGATAAAGACGCAGCAGCGAAGATGGGCATCAAGAAAGAAATGACTTTGAAAGAAGTCATCGCAACAATGAACTCAACACTACGTACCGGGTTGATCTATTCGATCACCAAAGGTCACGGGGAAGTCTCGAACATCAGTAGCTCAGGAGACAATCTGGCGTTCAAGGTAACTTGTAATCTGGTGCCGCAATCCAACTCCAGTCGACAGGGTAGCCGGAAAGCGAAAGTGGTATTGGGAGATCCATCGAAGCGCCTGCACGTAAGTGTAGCTGAGCACTGTGGCTATTCGTTCTTACCGAAGAGTGAGCCGTCTGGTCGAAGCCGACTGAATTTGGTCAGCAAGATCGACTCGCAGGGTGTCTTACTGAGAGACCCAGAACTAGCACCAATGCTCGATCAAGTGCAACACGACATAACCCGCGGCAACTGACGAGTTGATCGCTAAAAAATCAAGAAGGATGAAACATGTTTCCTCAAGGCCAGATGCAAGCGCAGTTACCTGTTCCAGCTGATTCGTTGATCACGCCGTTTCTGAACATCAACCCTCAGAATCCGCCGTTCGTGCCACAGCTACAAGTACCTCCGTATATGCAGACGTTCGTGGCGTATATCGCAGGCTGCTGTGCTGTAGAGATTCAGCAGACGGCGCAGAACAACTCGATGCGTTGCTTCATGTTCAACCTGAACTCGCAGAACAACTTCATGAACCAAGAGTTCGCGGATACTGTTGCTGCGGCGTGTGACTACATCCAACTCCAGATCATGAAGCGTCAGCATTCTGATCCGGGCAGTGCGGCAGCCATCTGCGTACCTCGTGTAATCGAAATGATTGCCGCGGCAAACGTGTACACCTACCCCGGCCTGCAAGCTTACGTACCAGCGCAATCTTCGGATGCGGTCAACCAACTGGTGCAAGCGTTCCGTCAGACCGGTGCAGAAATCACGCAGATGAAATCGGCTCAGGCTCAGCAGGCACAACAGCCAGCAGGGTTTGTGCAGAACCAGAACTTCCAGCAACAGCAGCCACACGCACCGAATAACTTCGTGCGCCAGGCTCCAAACGGCGTTTCTCTGACCGGTCAGGGTCAGCAAGCGTCGTTGTACGGTGGTGCACCAGCGCAAGGTCCAGCTGTACGTGGCCCAGGCGGTCGTGTAGACCGTTACGCTAACAAGGTAGGCCAAGGCATGGAAGAGGTCACGTTCGAAGCAGGACAGCCTCTCCAGCAGCCAGCAGCGATCCGTCAGGCTCACGCAACTCACGCTAAGGCTCCCGTGGCCAAGGAAGTGGCACCAGTGAAAACCAACAATGTACCAGCGCAGTACGCCGACCACGAATTGCTCACCGTGCTGCAAGACGGTAGCTTCCTGATCCCTGCCGTGGACTCCGAAGAAATCTGGCGTCCGAATGCAGTGCAACCGTACCTGCCTGCTTACAATCCATCCACCCACCTGCTGTTCCATCAGATCTTCGCTGATGGCACCGTAGGCATCGTTGTTAAGGAGTTGACGCAAGCTATGATGGACTGGAAACAGCACAACATGGGCGGCGTGTTTGGCCCGGCAGCCAAAGTGCAGAAAATGGGCGCCAAGGACATGGATGACGTGTGGGCTGATGTGAAAGCATTGAACCACGCTGACATGATCTCTGACGTTCCTCCTGTTGAAGGCGTCGACGAAGTCGTACCGGTCTGGATTGACACTGAGTGGAAACTCAGCACGTCGATGGAAGCGGCTATTCTGAATGTACGTCTGGCTCACCAAGCAGCGTGCATGAAAGAAGGCAAAGACCTCCTGGCATTCGAAAGCTACGGCAGCGTGTTGCAGATCACTTCCGCCAAGGAAGATCACACCGCGCAGCTTGTCCGTCTGGGTGGCGTAGAGACTTACGTCGGTCTGGCTGAGAAGCTCAAGGCACTCAAGGGCGATATCCCGGACAGCCTGTGGTATCTGATCGACCAAACCATGACTGAGACCATCAACCGCGTATTGCGCAAGAACCTCAGCCTGGGTATCGACATCGAGCGTTTCAGCGACGACATCGGTCAGCTGTTCACTTACGTCGAGAAGAAAGGCTCTGTGATCTTCCAGGCGTTCCAAGCCAACCAAGAAAGCACCATCCGTACTGCACTGGCCACCATTCCGGAAGACCAGCGCAAGATGATGGACGAGCAACTGCTGGCAGGTATCGAAGGCATCTGCCTGACCTATCTGACTCAGGAAACCAGCTTTACTGTGCTGGACTGCATGAGCCACGATCTGGAAGTGGAACTTCAAGACGGCCTGGCTGTAGCGGTGTTGGATTCGATGGTTCCAGAGATCTACGCTCTGGTCCACGGGATCTTCGATCGTGCTGACAATGTGGAAGCTGAGTTCGCACGTCACCTGATCCTGACCAACGATCTGAAGGTTATCGAAGTGACTCGTGGTCACGTCGGTAAAGACTTCTACCTGATGTCGGTAGTCAACTAAAACACTGAGCCTGCCGGGGCGACTCGGCAGGTTCTATGACGTGGAGGCTTTATGGCTGGGCAAAAGAAGGATGGGGCGTTGTCTGCTCTGAATGTTGTTGTGGTAGGTGGCACGTTTGAACAACGACGTGCTGTGGGTCAAATGGTCTTCGGTGGTTTGGAGATCATGAAGGGCGGTTTGTTTAGCCCACAGATCAATTGCGCCGATGCGCTCAAGTCTCACGTGAACTCTGGTGATCTGGCTGAGGTCTCCGGTCGTGACATCGACGCTATTCGTTTGCAGTTGGCTGCCCACGCAACCATGCAGACCGATACCACCGACGCTATCGACAACTTCCGTCCAGATCAATCTTCGTACGCGCAGCCAATGGACATCGCCCCGTACGTGGAACCTACGGTGGCCGAGAAGAACCTGGCTCGTGCACTGACCAGCAAACCTGCACACAAGATCGCAATCCTGTTGGGCGATCGCCACTACACTGTGGACGAACTGAATGTACTGGTGGAATCCGGTAACTTCAGCGAAGAGATTTTGCAATCCATGCAGAGCCTCCTTACGTTCGCATCGCTCGTGGCGCGTTTCAAGCAAGCTATCAAGCCTGTGGTGGTTGATCCTGCTGCTCCTGACGCTGGCTCTTTTTCTTTGCCCGTTAGTGCCGATCACGGCTTGGCTGGCGATGGCACCCTTTTCGAAGAAGTGAAGGACTGAACATGTCTACCAATCAAGTAAACGTTCTGATCACCGGTGGCAATCCCTATCTGCGTACCGCTGTTGCTGGTGCGCTGCAAGAAGATCTGGGGCGCCGTAAGTTCACCGACGTAACGTGCAACGCTACGCCAATGTCGATGATGGATGCGGTGAGTGAGCTGCTCAATGCTCCGGAGATGTTCGACACTCCGGTAGTTATCGAACAGTACAGCCTGACCACGTCGGAAGACTACGAAGGTGCCAGCAACGCGGTCTCCAATCTGATGGAAACCATGTACGAAGCTGATGCGGGTCCGAAGGCTCCGCCACGTTCCGATGCAGAGATTCAAGAATCTCGCCTCAAGCAGATCCGCCTCGAAAACGAACTCTTCGGTAAACTGTATGCAGAGGGCGGCGATGCCGTTGTTCTCGATGCAGCCAACGATATTCTGCGCAAAGCTGGTCAGCAGCAGCGCGTTGTTTCTTTCACTACAACTGACGGCGCCACCTACGGCCCTGTTGAGGCTTAACTATGGAAAATCCGCTCCCAGTTAGTGTGTTGATTTCCAATGGCGACGACATCTCTCGTACCGCTGTTGGAAAAGTGATTGAAGATGCGTTACGTACCCACGGGTTCGAAAACGTACACTTCACACGGCAGGTCGGCGACACCATCTCGATGCTGGAAGCAGTTGAGCGAATGGTGCCTGCGCACTTCAAGGCTGGTGTGGATATCGCAGCGTACGAAGGTTATCAGTACAAGCCTTCCGAAACTGCGCGTGAGTTCCTGCGCGGCATCTCCGATACGGCAATTGCTTCTGCTTTGTCGGCATGGCCGCAAATCGGTACTCCGGCTGGGGATTCACTGGCAGCGGAGATGACTGGCATTCTGCGTAATGCAGAACAACTGGATCATCAGAAAGCTGTCGCTATTGATGCTGCTGTAGCTGAAGGCGTTAAGGTCTATCATGCAAGTCTCAAAGAACTGTTCCAAGAGAACGGTCCTCTGGCTGCGCTTGAAATGGCAAACGCTGCACTCAAGGCTGGTGGTATGAACGTTCAAGTTCGTGAGATGACTCTCGACAACGACGTCCACATCAAGAGCTTCTGAACAAACCCCTAGGTGGTAAAAACTGCCTAGGGGGCTTTATGCTCTGTACCCACCCAACGAGTATGTGCAATGAATTTGGACGATAAAGAAATCGACATGGACTTGAACGTGTTGGTCACAGGCGGACGTCTGGAAGACCGAAACATTCTGACCGTGCTGATTGCCGACACTTTGCATCAGCAAGGTTTTGGTGCCGTAGTTCGTGAAACTGTTGGCGAAGCTCCATCCTCCCTGAGTCTGCTGGATGTGATTCAGGACACTCGCCCACATCTTTTCAGTGAGAACATCCACGTTATTGCAGTGCCTGATGCACACGGCATGATCATCGAAGACACTGACGGAACGGACAATTGGAACAGTCTGTTCGTAATGACCCCGACCACTCAGAACGTGTCGTTCGATCGCGAACCTCCGTCGCCTGAGCAAGTCGAGGCAATGAAAGCTTACGTGGCTGCTGGCATGCCAGACCTGTCCACCGACAGCTTCGACCACAACGCGCGCATGGCCGTCATCTTGGACTCCGATGATAACGACCAGGCACCCATGCTGCTGCAAGAAGAACTCGAAGAGGTAGAAGACTAATGCTTACTACGAATCAACAGCTGGAAGTACCGTCGCTACCCGACGACCTCGCGGTGGCCTCTGTACGGGCAATAAAGATCCACAACTCGCAAACGTACACCATGTACGTGTACGTACCGTACGTGGGCGAACAGGCAGAAGTAAGTCTGAATGCACTGGCAATCGAAGCTTTGGTTGAGCAGGGCCTGACCGTGCCTGACAACTTGACCATCGGTTACGGTCACGCCATCGGTCGCAATCTGGGTCTGCCTTTGTTTATCGTTGATCAAGATACGGTCTTCACTGGCAACGCCGACATGTATCTGGAGCCTGAGTTCCACAAATTCACAGCGAAACTGCCAGTGGGTGCATCTCACACCCCTCGTGGCATTATGGTTACTGTGGACGTCATCAACCCGCTGTACATTCCTAAGGCGGAGGTCGTAGCGAATGAGCAACTCTCGTCAAGTATCTAAGGCTAAGCCAATGGGTACGTTGCAAGAAGAGCTGGAGATCGCTGCTGCTGGGCTGAAACCAAAAGCTTACGTGCCAGCTATCCTCACCAAGCACGACATCACTGAAAGTATTCCTGAAGTGGCGTTGTTGGTTGTGGGTAATGACGACCGTGTAACTGCGGCGCTGGCTAACTGCCTGCGCACGTTCGTCGAGCAGTATTTGGCGGTGCCTACGGTGCCGTTGGGTAATCTGCAAGAAGCTGCTAACTTTGTTGACTACGTCGACATCCGAGAGCAATTTCACGATGAGTCTCGCGACGACCAAAACCAGAAGATCCTCGATGAAGTCGAGAGCGTCTGGGAAGGCATGTGCTTTGCGTATCCGGCCATCACTCGTGGCCAGATGCGTATCGGTGTTGAGATCGTCAAAGGTGATGTTTCTATCACTAAAGAAGTTCGACATACTGCGCACGTAGCGATCGGCAAAGAAAAGGTTGTCGATCAAATCCTGACCACCATCTATCCGTAAGGGACTGCAATGAGTGAGAACCCGAACCCTCGCGATTCAGATGTGGTGGTGTTGGTAGTTGGTGCTGATCCAGAAATCAATGGTGCAATCGCATCTATTGTTCGTGGTGCGTTGACTGGCGAGGCTTTGGAAACGGTGCCGATGTACAGCTACCGTAACAACCCTTGCTACCACGACTACGATCAGTACGCTCACAAAAGCGATTACGACATCATGGACGACGCCTGTGCTGATGCTTCGGACATGCTGAATGCAATCTACAAAACCCGCCCACACATGTTCCGAGCTTTCGTAGTCGGGATCGATGTCGTGCAGGGTGATGTATCAATCAGCCAGCAAAACGTGGAGAAAGTAGAAGCTCGTTTCCACGGCTTCAAGGTTGAGAGCGAAGTAGTTCAGTAGACGGCATAAACCCCCTACCCTTCGGGGTAGGGGGCTATGTCCATACCAACCTCTTTTTTTTTTGCTTCAGGAGTTACTCAGCAGGCTCTTCTTCCTCTTCTTCAGGAGGAGTTTCAGCTGGTTTCTCTTCGGCTGGTGGATTATCTACGCCAGTTTCAGGAGTCTCTGGAGTTTCGGGTTCTTCAGCGAAGAGATCTTTCTCGTCGTCGCCGAATGGACCGCCCTCTTCCTCACCGCCAGCGTTCTCATCTGTGTTCTCGTTGTTGTCACCACCGCCTTGGAGTTGGTCACCCGTACCTTGGATGATTTCGTCCGTAGCAGCTTTCAGAGGATGCAGACCAACAGCCAACGCACCCAATGCTTTGGTCAGTGCTTCGACGTGAGCCGTGTATTGACCAGCAAAGTCAATCATCGGTTTGTTGTCGTCGCCCAGTGTGGTGATTTCCAACAGCTCTGGCAGGATGCCGTTGTCGGCCATGTAAGTACGCATCAGCTGCGCCTTCACAATAGCTTTAGCCGGACCTACGAGACTGGCAGCTTCGCCACCAACGTCTTGCGTGAAGAACGAATCAGAGATCACGTGCTCCAGACCAGCGTCCAATGCTTCGGAGTAAACCTTCAACGCTTCGACTTGGTTGTCCAGCGTCACCGAGTTAGGCGACGGCAGAGTCACTTCGAAGTTCAGCAGGAAGTCACGCAGCACTTTATTGCACACGTACTGTTTGTCGTTGAGGCGCTGCTCATCAGTGGTTTGATCATTCTTGATCTCTTCGATTTTCAGTTTCGCGAAGTTATCAGAAATGATTTTCATCAAATCAGTGCAGAGGTTTTCCGAGTTCATTGCCACTTTACGCATGTGGTCAGCCAGTTGAGGCGTGAAGCCTTCCTGAATCTGCATAACACGTTTGGTGAGCAACAGGTTGTTGGACACGATGGAGGTTGCGAACTCAGCTTGGAAGCCTGCGTCCACGTTCTCTGGCGAGAGACCTACCGCACCGATAGCAGCCTTACGCAGATACTCAGTGAGGTCTGGGTCGGACTTGGTGTAGTTGGTGTTCTTCTCCGAGAACTCTACCGAGATATCCGGCAGGCCAGGATGACCTTCGTACGAGAACTCATAACCAGCTTTGGTCAGGTAGTCCACCAGATCGGTAGGACTGTTCGCACCCAGAGGGAACGCCTGTTTACGGCTGTTGATGATTTCGTGCTGCATGATCTCGATGGCTTTCTTCGGATCAGGATCATCCTCATCGAGTTTCAGCTTCACGTCGGTACGGCCGATCGAGTTACGCACAGCCGCCATTACGTCAGCGAACATCAGCATTGCGCGCAGGGAGTTCAGGATTTTCATCCCGTCCATCAGCGACTCACCGATACCGTTTTCGTTGTAGCGGAATGCGAAGTACGTCATCAACTCCACAGGCAGGAACAGCATCTGCGTGTGTTGCTTAGCCAACATACGAGCGAGCATGATCATGTACATGTCGTCGTTTTTGGCCAGCGCTACGCCATTGCCGTACACGCCGTTACGCAGGCGACCCAGTAGGTCAGCTTCAACCATCGAGGCAAACGTCTTCTTGGAATGCTCTTGGTGATCAGAGCGGCCCAAGTTGAAGCCATCCATCCCGTTCTGTACTTTCGCAAGCATGGAGGATGCAAAGCCACCGCCACCGGCACCTGACAGACGTTGAGACATCTGCTGGTAGTAGTCTTTGGAGGACCCCACCGAAACAGGATAACCGTCAGCATCAACCATGATGAAGTAGCCGATATGCACTTCAGGCGACGAAGGCACGTGAACCGGGATCACCGACTCCGAAGGGAATCGAGTAATCAGGGGTTCGCCCACGGTACGGCGCTTGAGCTGTTCCTGAGTCTTCAGGGAGGCAATCGGACGATAGCCATACTCGCGCTGCTTGTAGACCAAGCCAGTCAACTGGCGGTCGTTGAGCTTATGGCTGAACGATTCCATTGCACGCGAACCCAACGCATCCAACACACGCGCTTCACGCACACGCTGGTTCAACGCAGGAATCTTCAGTACCGATGGGTTATCGGACACCGAGAGGAACGTGTCGTCCACAGGCGTTGGGAACGCACCAGGGAAGGTCACCATCTGCTCAATGGCAACGTTAGGCTTGTAGCTCTGGATGCCTTCCATCGACAACCCAGGACGCTTGCGAGGAGGTGTAGCCACAACAGCGGCAGGACCCAACAAACCCAATGGCAAAGGAGTGCCTTCAGGGTCGAAGAATTCAGCCAGCGACTCCATCGTAATCCGTGAGTCGGCGTTGATCGCCTCGTCCAGACTGTTCTCCGGAATAACAGCTACAGGGTAACTGCCTGTTTCGAAGAGCATATCCCGCAGGATCTTTGGAAGAAGCGGCTTTATTTTATAGTCTTGCTCAAAATGTGTGCGTAGACGAGCCACCAAAGCCGCCTGAGTTTCAGCATCTACCAAGCCTTCCGGCGGTACGATGGTGAACTCGGTAGTCGTCATGTCCTTAGGCGACAACACCGAAGAAATCAGAATCTGTGCAGACAACTCCATGTCTGGCAGCAGCTGCATGGTGGTACGGGCGTCGGTGACGTTGGACCCGATTTGGTTAGATGCTGCTTGGAAAGCAGCAGCATTAGGAATATCCGGAGTGCGGTTACCATCGTTACCGTACTTGGGGGCTTCTGGAGCAGCGACAAGCTTGCTGATCATTGCCGCGAGGCTGGGATCATCCTTGGCAAGTTTCATCACCGGGAACCGCTGACCGCTGTTCGCCAGCTCGATTACCGCACTGAAAGTTTTTGGTGGCATCTCTGAAACCTACCTCTGTTTAATGGACAAGACCATGAGTAATAACTACTTCGAACTGTACGAGGCAACCTGTACAGAGCTCGCAGAAACTGTTGTTGTGAAATCGACCGACTCAGTGGCTGGCCTAAACCAGTACGTGGCGGATTGGTTTGGTGCAGACAAAGTGTCTGAGCTTGAGCCGGAGACTTGGTTGTACTACATGACCTTGGCTGGCGAGTACCACTTTACACGCGAGATGATGTATGTCGTCTCAATGGATACCTCGGAAAAAATAACTTTTACCAAGGAAAATCTTCAGCTCCACACCCGCACCCGTCGTGAATACGCCTACGGGACTCGCTACTACAACGAACTGCTGTCTCAATACCCTAACCAGGAAGATCTGATCCTAGGCATCCTGAACCCGATCGACAAGGCGTTTGCAATCAAAGCTCCTGACCGTACGATCCTGGGTGGGTATAAGCCTTCGTTGGTGGAGTCGAATGAATACACACTGATGCTTCGTTTGCAGAACTGGCTCTACGGCTATAAAGGCCGTTACACCAACGATGCGTTCAAGCTGAGCGATGACCTTTATCCAGTCTTCGAACACGGGATCATGTATCTGGGCTTGCTGCCTGCGATCACGAACTTTCGTCTGGCAGCTTGCAAAACTAACGAGGTGCACAGCTACCACGTTAAGCAGTATCTGGCGTCTCACGGTTATCTGGACACGTTCATCGATACTCTGGACACGGCGCAAGCTCTGTGGCTGTACCGCAACATTGAGTACATCAACCACAACCCAGGGCACGCCGAAACCTTCCATTGGCTGGTGGACAATATCCTGACCAAGCGGACTATCCCGCTGGCCGAGTTTACGATGCGTCATAATTTAACCGGTCAGCCGGAAGAAGATTACCCGACGCTTGCGTTCAAACGCGCTCCTGTGAACTTGGGTTACAACATCGATCCTAACGATACGATCTCTTTGAGTACGCTGTTGCTCAAGGAAGACCCTGTCGCACGGGACAACTCCAAGTATCAAGCCGAGACCGCACCTGTGGTCAAAACGCTGATGGAGAACTCCCTGTCCAACGTACTCCTGACCAAGGCGTTAGAGTCGGACATGGTCGATCGCACGGGAGCTACTCCTTGGGCGCTGGAAGACATTCTGCTGAACGAGTGGCTGCATCTTTCGACCCATGGCATTTATAATGTCGTGATCGGGATCACCAACCCTCGTACTGCCGAACGCATGCCCATGACAGCTCAGGAGGCGTGGGCTACGATGATCTACTGTTTGTTTGGTAGCATCGGGTTGCCTTTGAAGTACGTCGAGCCTGTGGCTGCTCTGCGCGTTCAGAACGTGCCGCTGCCATCTAAGGCTACGCTGAAGTCGATCGTGACTGCGCGTCTGGTCGGTGACGACTACATCGACAAAGCTCTGAGCCAACAGCCGCAGATCCTGCCGGGCGACTCTATCATCTCGACTGAGGCGTTCTTCAACATCTGCCAAGACATCTACGACTCGGCACAGATTCAGCGTGGTTTGATCTCGCTGCAAGAACACCACGTTGCTCGTGGCTTCACGCACGGCATGGTGTCTCGCATCTACGCTGACGTGGGTTGTGTGTTTAAAGGTGATGGCGAACTGTACGTCAACTGGCTGGCTGCTCGCAACATCAAGATCACTGACTTCACTCAGAACGAGTTGGGTTTGCTGTACGTCGACATTCTCAAGAACGCTACGGGGATTAACCTCTCCACGACCAAGTCCGTTAAAGACTTGCAAGCTGCGCTCGTGCGACTGATGACCCAGCTGTCCAGCTACTCGGTGCAGTTCCTGACGTCGATCAACTCTTCGTCGATCAAAATGTTCGACTGGCCAATGATTCGTATCGGCGACACGTTCCAACACTCGGCAGGTATTGCGAAGTGGGGTAACGCTGTGGTGAACCACTATAAAACCAAGGAGCGATCCAAGGCGATTATTCCGTGGGACTTGGGGATCGAAGGTCCTCAGTTTGCTTACCATAGTCACAGCAGCCACACGGCAAAGCTGGACATCATTGTTAAGCCTCACCTGCCAGCCGTAGGTCAAGCAGCGCCAGTAACGTGGCACGCTCGGATGAACTCTGCGCCTGTGTATATCAAAATCCCGGAGACCGATGCTGAGTCTCTGGAAAGCGTCACCAAGAACCCAGACATGTTCGACTTCAGTTATCTGACGACGGATGAACTGGCCACTCTGAAGGACGTCTACAACTCCACTGGAGACTGACGATGGCGCAGGACAACATAAAGACTTTGGGCCTTGAGCCCAAAGCCTCTGTGGTGGATATCTTCAACCAGGCTAACGACACGATCCTCAGTGACGAAGATGCCTTGCTGCGGTTACGCCAAGCAGAGTTGGATGCTGTCGAAGGGACTCTGGGGGTTCGCCCTACCTCAGGTCCTAACGACAACCTCCCGTACAAGAACACGGTCAACGTTCGCTGGAAGCGTTTGGATCTTGGGTTGTTCTTCACCTTTGATCTGGAGATTCCTCTCCCGCTGCCGTCCAACACCATGTTGTTGCTGGTTGAACTCCAACGCCGCACAGGGTTGAAGATTGACGAGACCGATGTGGTGCTGGAGTTGATCACTGAGGACAACGCTAACCCGTACATGCTGAAGGCTCGTGATTCGTCCTTTCGCTGGTACGGTGAAGTCCCAATCAACTTACTCAAGCTGATCAAGCTTGAGAAGATCCTTCCACCGCCTGTCCGTCTGGCAGATCTGGGGGAAGAGCTCGATCCTGAGCATTGGGTGTTGGAATACGGTGGCGAGCTTAACGGTAACCTACACACAGCCCTCTGGAACGCCCTGTCAGTCGACACTGTGCTCGACGGGGACGTTGCCAAGGCTCCGTTGGTTAAGGCCTTCCAAGACGTTCTGGTGCAGTTGAACTTACTGGACCGTTGGGTTGATCAAGACGCTGTCTCCAACAACAATCTACGCGGTGCCAAGGTGATTTATGTTGGGCTCAAACCCGATCATCTGCCTGCTAACTACAACCAAACTCTGACCCATTGCGTGCGACTGCTGTTAGATCCATTCTACTGCACCGCTCCTGTGGGGATTGTGACGGTTTATTTCAATCCAGAGTTCAGCCCAGGTAAAGAATGATGGCCACTGGCATCCCAGGTATTCTAAAACGCTCAGGCGATCAGGTGATTCACGACCTGATTAAGTCCGGGCAAGACGTCGATCTGGTATTGACGCAAGTCACGATCGAACGTATCAACACGCTTTCGTACAATGACCGCGAAGTCTCTTTTGCGATCAAGGCACGAACTGTGGGTGCCGATGGCTCTCCTCCCATTTATGGTGGTGCAACCAGCGTCATCTACAATCGCTTCATTGCTGACAACTACTTCTCTCGCTTCGAATGGCACATCAACCTTGATGCACCCTACACCGTAAGACGTGTACGCGAAGCTCTCAATGCCCAAACAGAAGTTCATTGGGATGCTGAGGACTTTAAAGAGGTAGACGACTATGCGCTGGCAGTTAACAGCAACGGCCGTACTGCTCTGTCTGGTTCTCCTTATAGCCGACGTCTATATTTGGAGCTGGACAATTCCAAGCTCACGGTGGTCATCACACCGACGAACCGAACCAACATCGCCCGGATGCTGCCGCCAAGTGTCATCCAACCCCCAGAAGATTACTTTCGTTTCTCAGACCCCAGGGCGAATCTGGCGTTGCGACTGCCCGATGCCAACGGCGTGATTGTAGCCACCGAGCTCAAAGCTTTGGTAGCGGATCAAGTCTTTGACACGGATCTGGGTGACGCTCCTGTGGTGTGGATGTCGCGCGTCTACGGGTTGAGCGATGGTGTGGACGTAGCGTGGGTTCAACAGACCGAACCTGCCAACTACAACTTGTTCGGTGCGAAAGTGCTGTACAACGGTGTGCTGACTGACGATTACCCTAAACCGTACAACACACGACTGGACCGGGTGTTGATCGTAGAGCTCAGTGAAGAGCATTGCTTGAACTACTACGGTAAAGGAATCATCTTCTACAACCTGTCCAGAGACACAGGGAATTCGTAATGACCAAGCCCGAGGTATTTGGTTTACCGAAGTGGCTGACTGAACCCGAAGCAGAGTTGCTGGCAAGCAGCTTTCGTAACACGTTCGATGTGTTGATCACACCTGCTGATTTTTTTGTTAGCACACGAGCGGCTTCGGCAGTAGATCTTCCGGGTGGCATTAGTGCCGTCGGGATTCAGGTCACTGCACAGAGTTCCAGTCCCTACTTTGGACAGACGCACTCGCACTACGCAGCACGCCAGTCGTACGAGACGTATTTCAATGTGGCAGACGGAGACCATCCCAAGCCTCCGTATTTCTTGGCCACCAGTGGGGTTGATTTTGACGTAGCCGATGTACTGGCCGAGCTCAAGGAAACCTACGGGTTGGACTTGGGCTTCACGGATGTTGACTACAACTACGGGGATTTGATTTCCTCGACGTTGAGTTTTCCTCTGGAGTTGAAGATCGCCGATGAGTCCTTCCGCTACAAGCCGGGTAAGTTTCCTGTCTACTGCGCGCCGGACACGTTGCAACCTCTGATCCGAATGATCAACCCCGGTCGTTTCCTGCCTGGGTATCGAGATCTGGTTATCGACCCTGACACCGACGTTGCTTCTCCTGGTGAGTTGCAATATTTCTCGGTGAACGGTACTCGTGACCACGCCTATTTGCAGACCTTGCAAACGGGCCAGCTCTTTGAAGAAGAGTTTGAGTCGTGGGACTTCGGCAATCGATACCTGATTCCACATCAGGCTGGTGAGGCTGAAGGCTGGACGTCATCGCGGACTCCGCGTTTCCAGAACGTGTTTGGGGCTAAGGTTCTTTACAACGGGGTGTTGCGTACTAAAGACGTGCGTCCCGTAAACCCTAAGCTGACTCACACCCTGATCCTGCGGCTTGACCCTGCGTATTCCAAGCGTGCGATTGGTTTGATTCGTCTGTTCTACCGTTTGGTGGAAGGTGAAGAGATTCTGCTGTCGAGTGTGATCTTGGTCACGAACTTGAACGGCCTGACGTACGAAGGTAGTGGAGAAATACCGCTGCCTAGTATTGTACAGAAGCGGCGTCTTTTCGGATTGCTGTACAACCCTTTCACTGGAGATTACGAATGAGTATCCAACCACGTCTGGACGTCTTTAATACGACCGGCGCAGCCACTCTTCAAGCAATGATCAAATACCAGTACGACATTGACGTGGACCTCACTTTGGTGCGGATCGTTAAAAACGTCGAGGCTGGTTTGGGAAGCGGCGGGGTTGTTGAAGACCCATGGGCGAGCGTGACTGCCGAAGCAATTCCTGGAAAGGGTTACTACGGCCGCACGATCTTCAAGTACCGCACGCTGAGCACCAAGAACCTGGGTATCGACACTTTCCGTTTCGTGCTTGAGATCCCGTCGGTTCCTGTGAAGCTGACCGACGTGATCGATGCAATGCTGCTCAAGTATGGCTTCTTGATTGAAGTGAATGACTTTGGTGATGATGCCTCGCACGTCATGGCAGGCGGGTACGGTGACTGTACGGTGACCACGGCCGACACCTCGTTGCGTTTCCATGGTGATTGGCTGTTCTCGTTTGTAGCTCCGGGCACTGTGGATCTGGCTGCGTCTGTGCCTAACAGCCAAGATGCTGATCTGTCATCGGTCGCCACTGGCTCAGCACCTGAGTAAAAATTAAACAACGGCTGCAAATACTGTGACTATTTGTAGCCTTACCCACACCAGTTCTGGAGCTTCCCTAGTGGAAATTATCACTCGCACGGCCTACGGCAGCTACTTGCAAACCAACATGCTGCTTGGTCTCAAACACAAAATCCTGCCGAATACGACCCTCAATGAAAAATTCAATATCCAGTCAGGCATCCTCCCGCCGGACTCTGCGACACCTGTCCTACGCTATTACTCTATCGGTAATGGCGGCCACACCATGGGCACTGGCCCCGGCGGTGTGCAATACCCGAAGGGCATCCAGCACAAAGCCACCGATGCTGCGGGCTTTAACGTCCTTCCCTTCGTCCTGCGCGAGCCTACAAATGACCTGACGCTCGAAGAGCGCAAGAAGTATGGTCTGCGTCGTGAAGAAACTCACCAGGGCAAGACGTGGGTGGCTTACTACCTCAAGCGTCTGGATCTGACCAGCGTCGTTTCGCAGATGGAATACCACGTCGTTAAAGACGGCGTCGATACTCCTCAGCCTTTCGTGCCGGACTCCTCCAACCTGAACCCAGTGCCGTCGGCGTTGGCTTCGACTGGTGTGAACGTGGTGTCGGGCGATTACGTTTCGACGACTGCTCGTACTCCGCTGAGCTTCTCTGCGTGGGACGCTGCTGAGTTCCTGAACGTCTCGAACGTGATCTACGATACCGATGACCTCGCGATCGTGTCTGAGATCGAGCTGTGTTCGGCTGTGGACAAAGTTGTGCCGATCACCGTGAATGGTGCTACGACCAACTTCAACGAAGCTGTGGGTGTGCAAGTTTGCTCGCACTACTCCTGCTTCTTCCCGATGAAGTACAACAACAACGGCGTTGACCTGTTGCTGGACGTCGGCGCTACCGAACCTCTGTTCGCCGTAGATCCGGTTACCAACACGGCCACTACTGGCACCAGCGCCTAAGTGAGTTAAAGATGTTAGCGATCCCCCACGATTCAGCAAATCACGCAACCATTGTTGGTATCGACCCAGGGACTGAAACTCTTGGTGTGGCTATCCTGAAGTTCGACCTTGTTACATTTCAGCTGATTGCCGTCGAGGCTAAGACCTTGACGGGCAGCCGACTCAACAAGCACAACATCTGGTTGTCTGAGGTCCACGGGGATCGCGCATCCCGAATCTTCTTCCTCCAGCAGGAATTGGAGGACATCTTCAATTACGTTTGGCCACTGGACATTGTGGCTGAATCCCCATTCTTCTCGCGCCGCAGGCCTCAAGCTTTCGGTGCGTTGACGGAAATAGTTTCAGCCATTCGATACGCAGTGATGCGCCACGACGGTTGGAAGCAGCTGATCTTGATCGACCCTCCCTCGGTCAAGGTTGCTGTTGGAGCTGAAGTACAGGGCGGTAAAGAGAGTGTGCGTGAAGCCATTCTCTCTATTGCTCACGAGCTCAACTACTGTGGGCAAATACCTTTGGAGTGGTTGGATGAACACTCCATTGACGCAATAGCAATCGCGCTTTGGCGCTTTTACTTAATTCGGCAAATGGTGGTTGGCATTCCTTTGCGTCTGCCTGCTCCTCCGAAGCCGAAAAAGAAGAAGGGCAAGAAATGATTGAGGCATTGCTTTCAAAGCTTTCGCTTAGCACCAAGATCATCATCGCGTTGTTAGTGGTGATGGCGCTGGGTTGGTTCGCGATCAAGCACCTTTCGAAAGAAAACACAGCGCTCGTAGCGACCAATGCAGTTCAGGGGCAGACCCTGAAAGATGCCGGTGCGACCGAAGCCCTTACTGAGAAAACCGACGCTGTGACCGAGGAGTCTTCTGTGAAGACGATCCAGGCTGTCACTAAGCTCGACGTTGATCAAAAGGTCGTGGACAATGAAGTACAGCAGCAAGTGGCAGACATCAAGCGCGAATATGCCGATAAGCCAGCGACTCCTGAAAATGTTAAGCAGCGTGCTGATGCTATCAGCGTTGCTCGCATTAACGGGTTGTGGGACACCTATTGTGCAGGCGCCAGCAACAAAGATCAAACTGGTTGCGCCCAGCGACGCAATGCTTCTGGATTGTCTCGCTGAACCACCACCCCTCACCGCAGCCTACCTGATGCTGAACGAATCAGACCGGGAAGAACTGCTGACCAACAATATCAAGCGCCAGATCGCGCTTGCTAATATCTGCAATGCCCGATGGGCAGAGTTAAGAGCATGGAAGCTCAAACAACTCCAGACGATAAAATAGGTGCTTTATGGAGCTCGTAAACGACGCACTTAGTTTTATCCCTGACGATTCGGAAGCGCCACTGGATTCGTTTCCGGGTGTCTGGGAAATCGGGGAAACTATCAATGGCTGGGTGAAGTTCTTTCCCCAGCTCACTGTCCTCACGCCAAAGTCTCCAGGGAAGGAGCTTAAAGCCGCGTTGTTGACGCTGCCACCCAACCTGCAAGCCGAAGCACTGGCTCCACTGCTCAACAAGCAGACGCCAGGACTCAGCGACGCATGCGGAGTACCTCATCTCTCGGTCCAGCAACTGGATCAACTGGAAGACCGAAAGCTCTTTCGATGGTTGGTAAAGATGGGCACTTACGCAGCCATATTCTGTGTAGTGGTCCTCGTTACGACCGTTTGTGTGATCGGCATCAAGTCTGGTGCAATCCCAGATATCCCGTTCTTCAGCGGGATGGTGAGCCTCGCACAGTCAATTATTCCAGTCTTCCAGTTATGGATGGCTCCAAGTTCCTAGAGGTTGCAGATGGGCAGATTATTGTTGGGGGCTATTCATGGCTCCTTTGCTCTGGAGGAGGTTGCTGATGGCAAAGCCTTCAAGGAAGTCGAGCATACGTTCTACGCACGCTTGGCGGACATGGATGAGTTGCTTAAAGCATCCCACAAAGAGTATCAAGAGCAGTGGGAAATCAAGGTAGGTAAAACTGCTGAGAACGCTGCGAAGGGCTCGATCCGCATTCGAAAGACTGTCAAAGACGGTGCTTCGGAAGCCGAGTACGTACTCACCTCCAAAGTCCAGCTCAATGGCGCTGGTGACAAGATCGAAGTGCCCGTCCCAACCACGGTGGCCATGTTTGAGTCGTTCAAGTATTTGAGCGACAAAGGCATGATCAAGGATCGTTACTTCTTCCCGGTGGATGGCAGTGACCTTGTATGGGAAGTGGACATGTTCCACAAACCTGAAGGTGGTTACTACGACTGGTGCAAGATCGATCTGGAAGTGAAGAATCGTCAAGACGCGGTTCCGCCTCTCCCGATTGAGTTCCGCGACATCATCACCAACGGCAATGGCCAACGTACTCCTGAAGAAGAAGCGCGCGTAACTGCACTCTACTCTCAAGAGTTCCTGACCAAGAATCAGAAAGTCTCCACAGGCATCTGAGAGCCGTGACAGACAGGTAGCCTTTAAATGGTATCGGTTTGTGTAGCAAACGCCTTACGCAGCAGCATAGAGCCTCCCTGAAGCACCTGAGCCCTCTAAAGGCTAGGATGCTTCAGGGAGGTGCCTTATGCCGCATCAAAACCACTGAGTTGTGTCTCGACGATCAGATCGCTAAGATCGCCTTGGTAGTTCACGTAATGGAAACCATCAAGGGAAGTCACGCGGATCAGTTCGTCCAATCGAGTCTCGATGTAAGTCGTCTCGATCTCAAGCACGCCTTGCCACGCCAACGACTCTGCTCGAGCCTTGATGCCGTAGGTTGTCGATGCTTCGCTAAACAAAGTGTCTTCAATGTCCAGCACAGACAGACTCAAGCCGTAGCGTGCGTTGATCTGTGGTAGGACTTGGTGCGCAGTGAATGGCAGACGTAGAACTTCAATCGGTACGTCTTCAAACTCTGGTATAAATTGTTCCAGTGCTAAACGGCGATACGTCAGTACCACTTTGCCTCTTTGGCGGGCAAATGGATACAACAAAGCTGAAACAGTAACGCGCGTATCTCGCCGAAGTGGATCTGAGGCATAAGGAGCGAACGCTTCTGGCAAACCGAACACTAGATCCGAATGTGGGACTGCCGTTCCGTTGGCATAAACGATCAGGTCGTATACCAGCACTTCTGAGGGTTTGTTGTAATCGTTTTCCACGATGAGTCTCCAGTGTGAAACCCGCCCACCGAAGTGGACGGGCTGCGATTACTTGGTCAGACCGATGTAACGAATCACACCATCCCACTGACGGTTCAACCAACCCCAGGTGAACGTTTCGTTTGCGGCACGGCCGTTGGAGATCTCGATCGCATTCACCACTTGGTACGACATCAAAGTCATGGCCAGGCGTTGAACCACTTCTTTCTGACCGCGCTTGGCAATCAACGTGTTCAGTGCACCAATAGTCTTGGTGCCCATCCCGCCATCCAGCGCCAGATCAGGGTACAGGGTCGCCTGCACGTTCAAAGCAGAAAGGAACTTCTGCAAGATCGTAACGGACGCAGCAGTACCGGAGTTGATACCGATGTCGAGCATCTTGTCTGCGCACGAAGGCGAGATTTGATAGATCGCATCCAGCATCATCTTGTCCCAGTATTTCTGCTTGTAGATCCACAAAGCTGCCGCCGAGGACAGATTCTTCATGGTGCCGTCCCACTGGAACAGCTTTTGCAAGTCAGCAGAGTTTTCCAGAGCGACCGCTTTGGTGATACCGTGATTGGTTTCACCGCCTTTGTCGTTCGGGTTGTTCACGTAGCCCGCTTCCACGCCAGCGATGCGGGTGATCATCTGGTCGCGTGTATCGGTTAACTCGATCATTTACTCACCGCCTTTTTTTGGGCTCGGTTCTGTTCCATTTCGATTTCAAAGAACAGACGGGTTTCCGTGGGCGCAGCGTCGTAGTAACGCTTGCGTGCCAACCACGCAAAGTGCGCAGTCATTACCAGTCGTTTCCAAACCGGGATACGAATGTCGTTGCCGATCGTACCCAGTACAGAGTAATGGACTTCACGCCGAGTCCAACGATGCAGCTTGCCACCAACCATTGCCGTCGACTGCTCACTCATGAACTGATAGAGAATCGAGGCAGTTTGATGCCGCCCCCAAATCGGAGCCAGCCATCGCAGAGTCCATGGCAGCTTTTGACGCAGCACAATGTACCCAGCTGGAACCGTGATGGTAACGTCTTTATAGTCTTCGTTGCCAACGCCCTCAGGGACGCCGAACTTCAAAGCCTTGATGGTTTGCCAGCAATCTTCCCCAAGGTACTCAGAAGCGCGCACACAAGGCCACGCATAGAGAGAATAACCTGCCTCGGGGATGTCTTGCTTACGAAGGAGCGAAGGAGTGAAATCCATTTGTTAACCTGCCTGTTGCTTTCGAATACTGGCGAGGAAAGCAGACTGGACTCCAGGGGTCTGGAAGTTTGCAGCTGCTTCCGACACCATGGTGGTTGGATCAGTGAACTCACTGGCGAAAGTGATGCGAGGAATCGCAGCCCAATCGATACGGCCCCAGTTGATGTCCTTGACTACTCTGTTGTTCAGCACAACGGCCTTGTAAGACGTCTGGCTGTACAGCAAGCCCAAAGCCTCACCGTCTACTGCCCGGTAGTTGACATGATGCTGGACGTCGCTCAGAGAGAACGTCATGCCCAAGTCTTCGGTAGCGTGAGTCCACGGCGCTTGGTTAGCGCTGTAGAGTTGCACCATCGAATCCTCAGTGGTTCGGATAGGCTTACCCATCACCACCAATGTCAGGAAATGCTTGATCGCGTTGGACTGCACGGTCTCCAAATCGAGGACCAAGTCCAAACCCACACGCAAGCTGAATGTGCTTTGTTTAGAAGCACCGCAGGCGTAGACCTGAGGCTTTTCAGCTGGAGCAGGTTCATGATCCCAAACGCCCACCTTGTAAGTGAGCAATCGTGCCGTTTGGGGAGACTGCGCACTGCACAGAGTAGCCTCGATGATCCGGCAGAAAGCCTGCTGGATGGTTTTGTCACCGAGTACCAGGTTGCCCACAAGGAACAACCCAGCAGTTTGGTTTTCTGTCATGTCATTGGACCTCTGACTTGGTTACTGTTGTTGCCAGTGATGGACGTCAGATAACCGGTATTGATAATCGACTTACCTGGCCCTGCACCAGCGGACATGTAAATCGCACTCGAACCAATGGCGACGAACCAGTTCCCGCCAGCCAGGCCAGGACCACCACCCACGCCGTTACCACCCCACGATGGGTTAACACCACCCGCCGTTTGTGTACCGGGGGTAGCTGCGTAGTAGTAACCCGGACGCCAAGGCGAGAGGTTAGTTACACCACCAGGAACACCAGCACCACCGCCACCCGGAGCCGAGTTGTCGTTGGAACCACCCACTTCAGAACCAGCACCACCGCCACCACCGCCACCCCAGATGTAGCCGTTGTTCTGGAGGTCGGTTGGGTATTGCAGGTACAGAGCGTTGCCGCCTACACCTGCGTTGTTGTAAATGTTGCGACCCAAGTAGCTCGCACCTTCACCACCCATACCCTGGATATAGCCGTTGTTGATGATCGTCAGCGTGGAACCGGCTGGGAATGTACCGGTGATCAAAGCAAAGTCTTTGCCAGAACCACCGATCACGCCGTTGTTGATGAAGATGAACTGGGCAGGTTCAGTTGGATAGCCAAACAGGGCTTGGATGTTCAGTCCGTACCCTGTCCCAACCCAAGTGTAAACACGCTGCATTGGCCACACTTCTTTCCAAGTCCCACCAAGATTGTACGAGACTTTCTTGGCAGGATACCAGCCACCGTTGATGTTGATCCACGGTTGCTTGATCTTGAGGTAGCCACCACCGGTGTTATAGGAGATTGACATTACTCACCTCCTATTAATACTTGAACCAAACGTCGCCGTTGGCACCGCCGGACGGATCGGCCGGAGATACGTAGAGGTTGCGCTTGCCCATGGTCCCGATCTGGTTATAAGCCAGAGCCAGTACGGTGTTGATGTCGTAGCCACCCAGCGCGTTGGAGTTCACCGCAGTACCACCGATTGGCAGGCGTTGAGCCAGCAGGTCGTTGGTTTGCTGTTGGGTGTATGCCCCGACTTGAGCAGCAGTCGTGTTGTGCGGGTTGGACTGGTTGTTGATGTGTGCGTTCAGCGTCGGCCAGATTTGCGCGTCAGCGAAAGCCTTCACACCGGCAGGCGTCACGAAGTTGGAAGTCGACGTACCGGCAGCCGCTTGTTGAGCAGTGGCGGTGGCGAAGTTATCAACCGAACCGAGGCCAACTTGAGCCTTGGTTACAACGTGAGGGTTGTTGTGATCTGCCAAGTGAGCGTTCAGTGGACCGGACGCTTGAGTGGCAATAGCTTGAGCCACGTTCAGCGGAGTCATGAAACGCGTCGAGGAAGTACCTTGGCGGGCTTCTGCTTCAGAAGCTGTCGCGAAGTTATCAACGTTACTCAGACCTACCTGCGCTTTGGTGGTTTGGTGTGGGTTGTTGAAGTCTTCCAAGTGAGCAGTCAGTGCCTTACCGGCCACAAACTGAATCGCCTGATACGTACGCAGCGGAGTCATGAACAGGTTGTTCAACGTACCCTGTTCGGCCTGAGTCTGAGTCGCCGTAGCAAAGTTGTCGACCGAACCCAAACCAACTTGGGCTTTTGTCACGACGTGCGGGTTACCGTGGTCGTTCTTGTGGTCGTTCAGTGCACCAGCCTGCGCATTGATTTGTGCAGTCAGGTCATCGACGTAGTGGTCGATGTAACGGTAGATCTCATCGTGCGAAGCAACGTCACCCATGAGGATTGCGTTACGCACACGTTCCAGAGCATCGACCAGATACTCGAAGCCGTAGATGTCGCCGATGTCGTGCAAGTGCTTAGCAGGTGGGAAGGCATCTGGTTTACCCAGAATGTCGCCCCACTTGATTGGTCGATCATCCAGACTCAGCGCTTCGATCATCTGTGCAATGACAGACACGGAGCTACTGAACTCACCACCCACGACTTGGTAGTCGAGTTTGATAGAATCACCAACCGTCTGGTCAGTAATCACGATGATTGCACAGACTTCTTTTGCCGAACGACGAGTGGCTTCCTCGTAAAGTTCAGCCGCAACGTACTGACCACCTTCCTCAGGTGTACCCGGAATCAAAAGCTTCCCGGTGGCTGCGTCATAAACCTTTAGCCCCTGTGTATAAAAGGGCCCATAGTTCGTTGCGACAGCACGCACTTTGCGGCGCGTGAGATCGTGTTGCTCACCCAAGACCAGGTTGTTCGGATTGACGCCCGTGAGGTCGAGGGGATACTTAAGGATGAGCGGTGTCATTCTTGATGCCCTTCTTTGAATTGGTTTACTCGCCGTTAGGCATCTGGCACCATGCCCGTGAACGCTTGCGAGATCGCTTTGACCGCATCGGCCATCTGAGCTTCCATTGCAGCCATTTGACTGGTGGTTGCCAGACCGTCTTCAACGACGTAAGTAATCCCGGTAGGTTCTACGACCAGAACGTTGTCAGCACCAATTACAGCACCGACACCCTTGTTCAGCTCAGTCACGGTCATCTGGTTACGACGTTTAGCCGTCTTCAGATAAACAGTTGCTGTTTTGGCAGTAGCGTCGTACGTCCAGCCAAATTGAGCGCCAGTCGATACGCCAGCCATGTTCAGAACTTGTACCGAAAGACGCGCTGCCCCAGTACCTGCGTTACGTACAGAACAACGTACGTAATAAAGGGTGGAAGCCAAATCTGCGATGTCGTCGGCGCCAGCAATAAACCACTGGGTGTCTGGGTTGCCAGCTACTGCGTCCACGTTGTCCGAGAAGTTAACTTGGCCAATTGGAGTCCAGTTGAATGCTTCAGCACCCACCAGAGCAGCAAGACTGTGCATGCGCTGAGCAGCGGTGTACGGTTCGAAGTCACTACCGGCAGCGGCAGCAGCAATTACTTGCTGAAGCGTTTGACCAGCAAACAACGTCGAGTCCGCAGACTTGCCTTGCAAGACGTAAGCCTTGTAGGTATCAACGTCACGACCGTCGAAGAGCGTCGAGTTGGCAGCTTTACCCAGCAACACGTACTGAGCAACCTGATCGGTAGTCAAGCCATCGAACAGGTGACTGTCTACTGCTTTGCCGTTAACGGGCAAATAACCAGACAGCAGCGTGTTGATTGCTGCCTTCGTGTACGCACCTACTTGCTCAGCCGTCACTTGGTGAGGGTTTGCAGTGTTGATGCTGTGCTCGAAGTAGTCGTTGGCCACCAGAGACTTGATCGCGTCAACCACGCCTTTCGGGGTGGTATAAAGGCTAACCGAAGTACCGGCAATGGTAGTAGGCGAATCCGCCACACCAAAGTTCTGCACGCTACCCAACCCAACCTGAGCCTTGGTGGTCTGGTGAGGGTTGTTCATGTCGGTAATGTGAACGTCGATGTCGCCACCGGCCAAAGCCTGGATAGCCTGACGCACACGGAGCGGCGTCATGTACATGTCGTTACGAGTACCGGCTTGGGCATCGTTGATACCGGCAGGTGCAAAGTTCTCAACCAAAGCCAAGCCAACTTGCAGCTTATCCACTTCGTGTGGGTTCAGCTTGTTGTTGACGTGCGACGCAAAGGTCGTAGTGGAGAAGTTATCAATCGCAGCCTTAACGCCAGCCGGAGTGGTAAAGCGGTTCGACAAAGCACCTGCTACAGTTTCCGTGTTGGTCGCTGTGGCGAAGTTGTCTACAACGCCCAAGCCCACTTGTTGCTTGGTGACGACGTGAGGGTTCGCGTGGTCATCAGTGTGGTTCTTGAGCAAAGCACCAGCCTGGAACGAGATTGCAGATTTCACTCGCAGGGCAGTCATGTAAACGTCGTTGCGCAGTCCAGCCGTCGCTTCTGGGTCGGTAGCGATCGCGTAGTTCTGCACGTTACCGAGGCCTACTTGCGTGGCTGTGGTCTTATGCGGGTTTTGGAGGTCAGCAATGTGTTGCGTGATGGCATTGCCGCCGGATTCGTTCAGTGCAGCAGTGATACGGTCGATTGCTTCAACCATCTCAGTTGCACCCACCATATCGACCAGATCCCACTCATGATCGATAGGAGGGAATGCAATCGGTTGGTCGACAACAACTTCCCACGAAGTGATCCGTGGGTTGAGCAGAGTGTTGGCCAGAACTTCGGCGGCAGTTTGCTCGTCGATAGTCCAAATACCACCAATCGTTTGGTACTTGAGCGTAACTACGCCAGACAGCTCTTTGTCCAAAAGAGTAATCGATCCGTAGATCGGTTTGGCTGTCGCGCGGGAAGCCGAAATGAATCGGTGAGTCGGGTAGTAATCCACCCCTTCCTTAAGTGTGCGTGATTGGTTCTCCAGGTCTTTGAGCGTGATTACAAGGCTGTCACCGAAGTACGGAGCTGCTTTAGGAATCAGGAAGTAAAAATCCCGGAAATTGGGGGGTGTTACGATCTGTTGCTCACTCGTTACGAGGTTTGACAACAGCGCACCCGTGGGATCAAACGGGTACGGAGTTACGAGATCAGTGACTGCCATTGTGATGGCTCCTAGGCTGTAATGGTATAGACTCCGCGATAAATTCCTACCGACCATAGCATATAGGGAAGGCCCATGTACCAGCTTGTCTCCGCAATCGCCAAACCAATCGACGGGGAGACCCGGTGGCAAGACCTTGATCTTTCGGCACTTACCTTCATCCAAATTTACTCTCTTTATTCCAAAGTCTTCGCTGTTCTAACCAACAGTTTTCTGGACGCTCCAGTGTCTTTGGATTTTGCCGACATTCGGGATAAAGTGGGCACTCTGGATGTAACGTTTTCCGACTGGCTGGTCACCAACGGCAACCTCACTTTACCGACGTCTGACACGATCCCAAAGATCGACACGACGTTCGTTCGTTACGCCGATGCATTCCACGCAGGTTACACCGTAGCGCCGATCCACGACCTGTTCGCGCCGGACACGGAACTGCCACCGGGTGCCAAGACTTCGTTGTATCTGACCAAGTCCGGACTGGATGTTGATCTGTTCGTTAAGAACTGTCTGGTTTCGGTCAACGGCTTCTTTCACGTCACGGACAAAGCTTACAAAGGCATTCGTGTAATGAAAGGTGATGTCTCTCGCCAGAAGTCTTTGGAAGCTCAAGTGGGCGTCCACAGTTTCCGTGAAGTCGGTGAACTGGAGCTGATTCCTATCACCAAGGAAATGCTCTATAAACAGTCGCCGGACGGACTGTACTCGCAACAGACGTACATCGACATCGGCAAAGACATTGGTGATCGCACGATGCTGTTGGTGTTGGGTGGTTATCTGCACGTACTGGACAACACCTACTACCGAGTGGGCGATCACCAGTATTGCATCGACTTCCAGAACTATCCGATGGCTAAGCGCTTCTACGAGTCGGAACCGTTTCTGGACTTCTCCTCGCTGCCATACGAGAAGAATGAGCGCAACAAGTTTGAACTCTCGGTTGCTGATCTGAAGTCCGATGCTTTCATCGAGGCATACGCCACCCTACCACAGAGCTTCTTTGTGGTGGTGGATACCAACGATCTGTACGTTGAGCTGTCCAAGCTTGAGAACGCTCAGTTGCCGGGGATGTACGTTTCACACGTGCCTCCTATTTGGCCGTTGCGGGTGGGCTTCGGTAAGATCTCTGAATACTGGTACGTCTACGAAGACACCCAGTGGTCTGTTCACATTCAGGAATCGCTGATCCCGAACTACAACTTCCAAACTGTAGACGCAATGGCTCAGCGCAACATCGACAACAGCCGCTACCCGTACCGGCCAGACGAAATCTCGCCAGCCTTCTTCATGAAGATCTGCAAAGACGTTTGACGTCATAAGCCCCAGCCTTTTTAGGGCTGGGGCTCTATGCCTTATTCCGGCAGGGATGACAGAACGACGTCCAGCTCTTGCGACAGTTGCAGACGCTCGCCCAGGGACAGAGAACCCTGATCAACCGCTTCACCCATGCTGCTGCGCAGGAACACTAGCAGACCAGGAGTGCTACGCAGGCCGTGGACCAGAACCATGAAGTTCGGGGTCTTGATGAAGAACTCGTCTTGACCTTGTGGGTCGGCGGAGTAGAAACCGTCAGGGTAGGTTACCAGTTCGTCGGGTTTGAGGTCATCGTTGTTCAGCAGCGTTTCGCGATAACGTTTCAGACCACTGGCACCGGGCTGTACGAAACCACGGCCGCCGGTCAGGATTGCAGGCGACATGTACTGAGTTAGCACTTCACCCGGAGACTTTGGACCGCGCTGGCTGGCAGCATTGGCTTCAACGGCGCTGAGCAGTTCTTCAACTGCATCGCCCAGCGGTTGTGGTTGACGACCGGCTTGATGGATGACGGCTTCGCGGCGAACTGGTTGCAGGGTGCGTTTCGGATCGTCGACTGGTGGTTTCGCCGAATGGAAAGCATCGCGGACTTGGCCAGTTGGGTTGACCGGGTCTTGAACGTACGGAAGATCTACAGCAGGGGCGTGGGTGTGTACCAGCGGCGTGTCGATCAGCGCAGGTGCCGAGGAGACTTTCAGGTCTTCCAGCAGGCCTTCGATGTCGTTATGCAAAGCACCGGCGATGCGGCGCAGCGATTCCAGCTTAGTGATAGTGTCTTCAACGTGACTCATGTCAACTCCTAGTTCAATTCAACATGTTGGTTGTATTTGGCGGGTACGGTGATGTTCTGTGGGCAGAGCACCATGACTTCGGCATTAGTGAGTGCGCCGTGGTTGCCCTCGTAGTGAGAAACCATAAACAGTTGAGAGAAGCTTTGCTGCTCCATCAGCGTCTTGACCACAGCCATTGCGCTGTTACGGTGAGCCTCGTCAAACGAAGCCCCAAACTCATCGAGGAACAGAGGGAAGTCAGCCATGCCCATATAGCGCATGGACACAACCTTGAACGCCAAGTTCACAATCTCTTGCTGCCCACTGGAACCACGATTAACGTCAGGGACGATATTCGTTTTAGAGGACACCATCATTGGGAACTTGTAATCGAGGTCAGCACTGCCTTCGACTTCACCACCGCACGGACGAACTTGCAAAGGGTACGTCCAGATTTTGTGAATCAGATGATTCATCTGTCCAGTAAAATTGCGAATGAATCCGAGCAAGCCTTCTGCGATCAGACCTTCCTTTGGCGAGAGTTCTTTGATCAGCGCTTTGTACGCTTGATCGTCAGCGGTAGCGTCTTCAATCTGTTGTTCCAAAGCACGGACGACTGCCCGTTGCTGACGAACGTTTTGCAGACTGTCGCGCTTCTTCACCATCGTGTGCGTGGCGTTCGAAATCATCGAACTCAGCAGTTGGTGGTAGCTCGCTTCTATCTCTTGCTCAGTGTGGGTCTGAGACTCTTCCATCATGCGAATGATCGTAACGTTCGCTTCGCCCACTTCTGCCAGTTGGTATTTGTAGCCAGCGTACAGAGAGATCTGTTTGCGAATGGTCTGGATACGGTCAGTGATCTCGTGGACCAATGCTTCAACCGTTGCCAGTTCATCTAGCGCGTCTTCTAAGTTCTCATCTTCAGACTCAGAAGCTGCGGAGATGATTCGCTGGATCTCTTCAAGTTCACGCTCACAACGCACTGCGCTTTGTGCATGGACCAGATCAGCTTGGAAGATCGACAACACGCCCTTGGCTTTGGATGGGAAGTTGATAACCAGCTTCTCTTCCGCCAAGTAATCCCACAGTGGCATCAGTGCAGGCCAGTTCTGGGAGATGCGAGTGAACTCACGGTAGGTGTTGGCGTAGTTAACGACACCATCGATCTGTTCGTCGATCTCGCTGACTTCTTGTTCCAGTAACTTGTTGGCTTCGCTCAGCGTCTCGATGTTAGCGATACACTTGGCGTAATGCTCGTCACTGAAACCAGACACCCAACTGTGGTGACACTTAGGGCACGTCAAACCAGCTTGAGCTTTGTGAGCCTCCATGTGTTCGCGACGGGCAACCAGTTTGGCAATGTTCAGGCGACCCTGATCAATGTCCTTGGTTCGTGCTTCACGACTTTCCCGAAGCTGCACCAAACGACCCTGAGAGTAGCGACGATCCTCATTCGGTGGCAGTGCATCGAAGCATGCCTCCAGAGAGTCCCATACCGTCTCCAGAGCGCGTTGAGCTTCTTCCGGGTTGGGTATCACCAGTTGCAGGCGTTGTTTCTTATACCAGCTGTCACGCTCTACCCGCAAAGGTTCGAGTTTGTTGCGTAGAGCGGTAATGCCCTCAGCACCAGCCTGACGCAAAGCACTGACAGCTTTCTCAAGCTTGTCGTGAGTTTTGACGTGGATGTTGAGCTCGCCTTCATGCATTGAAAGCTTGGTGTTCAGGTCGTAGACAATATCGTCAATGTCTTGGATGCAGTTGGCTGTGGAGCCTTCTGGAGCCACGATCTGAGTCTTGAGGATCTTCAGTGCGAACTGAGCGATCTTCTCCAAGTGCTTGGCACGTTTCTCAGCGAAGGTGTGGGGTTTGTCGAAGCGAGGATTGTGTTCGCTCAGCAGGCGTTTGATTTCGTCGTCCAGTGCATTGACTTCGATCTCTAGACGCTCTTCCTCTTCCTTGGTGATGACCTTTTCAATCTCTGTCACCAGCCGGGACTTGGTACGACGCAGATCCCCTTCTACGTCTCGACCCTCTTTGGAGAGTTTGTTGTAGACATCGATAGCGAAATCGTAGTTGGTGTCCGACAGTCGAGTGAACCACTGGCGTTTCTCAGCAGGCTTCATCTTGGTGAACCGCTCACGGTCCATCAACAGGTCCTGTGTTTCCTGAGTAACTGCGAAATGTTGTGTACAGAGTTGTTTCTGGACGGAGGTTGTACCTCCTGGATTCAGCTCCTCACCATCCTTCTCGAACGTGTGAGTAACCTTCTTTCTGAATTCTGACGTGAGTCTGTATTTAGACCCTCGTGCGACTAGTTCTATAGCCTTGTAGCCTTCTTTGGTGAAGTCATTTGGATCAGATGGCCATGGGGTGAGTTCACTCATTACTGAGGACTTACCACTACCGTTTGTACCGAGAATAAGTTGATAGACCTCTGAAGGTTTGAACTTGAAATGTTGGATGTTACTTTTGAACAAACATTTAAAGTCTACCAGCTCTAAAAGAGTGATACGCATTTGATTAGCCCTTAGCCAGTCTGCAAAAGATAGCTAGGTCAGGTATTTTTAACTTTGTGGGGTTTATAATGAAAGTCAGTGCATTGGAAGATGTATCGATCGGTGTGGTGGCTGTCAACAAAGCCCGCTCCAGTAAAGTCGTGGAAGTGGTGCTCAGCGAGATTTCTCCGTTCTTGGACGGTGAGTTGACCGACAACGCAGATACACAGGCCGTTGCAGGCCTTGGCGTCGACGGTAGGGCGTTTGATGCAACTCTGACCAGTACCGGTACGGTTCCAGCTACATGGCTCCCACAGGGCTCTAACCGAGTCATGCCACCAGATGTTCGTCGTGGTACGAAAGTGCGAATCTTGCAGTTCGCTAACGACCCGCAATACTACTGGTCCGAGCTGGGACTGGATGACCACCTGATGAAACTGGAGACTGTGATCTACGCATTCTCCGGTAGCAGTGACGAAGCCGCCAATCCCGATGCTACCAACACGTACTATCTGGAGATCTCGACTCACGATGGTTTGGTTGCTCTGCACACCTCGGCGGCGAACAACGAGCCCAACGAGTGGGACATGCAGCTGAACACCAAAGAGTCCAAGTTCCTCGTGACTGACTCTCTGGGCAACTACGTCACCATTGAATCTGCCACTGGGTTGATCGAGTCCAAGAACTACAAGGGCACGACCATTCGGATGGAAGGTCAGGACGTCACGGGCATTGCTGGCGGTACGACGACTTGGACTTGCCCAACCACGAACTGGAAAGGCGACTTCAACCTCGACGGCAACTTCACCTTGAAGGGTAACTACACACAGACCGGTAACATGGCTGTGACTGGTGACTTCTTGGTGAACGGTAATGGCGAAGTGACTGGTAATTTCACAGCAGGCAAAGTGACTTCGGTTGCGCCGATTTCTGCTCCGAACGTGTGAGACAGCATAAGGCCGGGGACCAGCCCCGGCTCTATGCCCTTACAGGCCTTTAGACTTGATGTAGTCTTCCAGCTGAGTAACCTTCAACGCCAGTGCATCTGCTCGAGTTTTCTCGGCCAGGTACTTGGAGTAGTCGGTATCAGCTGCTGCCTTGTTGACATCGCGAGACGCCTCAACCAGCTTGTGATCCGCATCAGACACCAAAGTCTGCTGACCGACCAACACCAGCTCAGAAGTCACGACGATTCCGAGCTCCTCTTTAACCACCCCTTCCAAACGCGACTGCAAGTAAGAAAGGTCAGAGCTGTCGGCGACTGCGCCTAAGCGCAATGCCACAACCAGAGGGCTGTACGGAATCCCGTTCAGATCAGGCAGGCCGTCGATGTAGGTAGAAGGAACATCCAACCAAACACCAGCACCCGCTTGGAACGTAACGATCATCATTCCATTGACGATGTCTTCGTTGTACTTCTCCTGAGGGATGTTGTTCGGCTGGTAGTACACCGAGAACACGTCGATGCCGCTATTGATCAGCTCGTTGATGCCCCGAGTCGATACGCAGGTGTAGGCCACCTTATCCAGCAGCTTTGCCTTGAAGGGTTCCAGGAGCGTGTAAATCCCTCGGAGTCCCGGTGGTGGAATATTGTTCGCCATCTTGTGCCTCAGCTAACGAAGTTGTTCTTAGCCGCAACCAGGTACTGAGTCTTGTCGTAGCTTTTGACTACGTACATGATCCCTTCACGAGTCAGGCGCGTCATGCCCCGAGGAATGTCGCTATAAGCAGTCATGCTTTCAGCGATCAGCATCATCTCGGCCAGCATATACAACCAGTCGGTCGTATATTTGCCCATGCGCGAGAAGTCGTTGGTAGTTGCACCAACGTTGATGTAGTCGGGGAAGAACTGGGACAGACGGAACTTGTCGTCACGGTTCTCAGGACCACCGATGGCGGTCATTGCCAGCGACTTGTACGGGTGGCCAGTCAGTTCAGCATATTGCTCAACGTGATAGGCTGCGTAGCCGATAGCGGTTTGCTTGACCACAGACATCGCCCGAGACAGCAGCGTTACTGGGGAGTAGATACCCGAGACTTGGTTGCTGTCAGGGATGGCCAGTTTGTCCCAGATCGGCGTCAGGATCACTTCGGTGCGCTTGAACAGATCGGGCAGGATCTTGACCCATTCGTCACGAGTGTGCGTAGACTCTTTGAGAATCTCAGTCGTGATGGCGTCTTTGATCGTGTCGATGTTGTTACCGGCAGCACCGTAGATCAGCGCCTCGAAGTCAGCCGGAGTTTTGCTGTTGTCCAGAGGAGACACGTAGTCAAACGAGTCACCCCACTGGATGGTTTCCGGGAAGCCTTCTTTTGCCGTTTCCAGCATGTCCGCACGCATGGCGTTAGTACGCGCTTTAATAGCGGCAATAACAACAGCAGGAGCCAGGAAGAAGTTGTCGACCGGCAGGAACGTGAACACCGGTTTAACGAACGTCTTGTCGTACTGGTTCTGGAACGACTGGTCTGCGAAGTAAACCTTGATGAAGTTGTCGCCAGCATCTTGGGCAACGTTCTTCCAGTTCAGCCACTCCGGCAGAGCGTAACGTGCGTCAGCAGATTTGATTACTTCACCGCAATCAAAAGTGTTGGCTTCAGTCTGGAACTTAGTCAAAAGATCTGATAGGATCTCATCACGATCGTTAGAACTTGCCCCAGCAACTGCGCGATCCCACAACCATTGTGAGATTTTCAGAACTTGATCCCGCACAGCGTCTGGCACTACGACCAAGTCGTCGCCTTCACTGCTGAGGAATGTTACCAGTGTGACATCTTTGTACGCTGGCAACGCATACTGGCCAACTTCGCGAGAGTAGGTCAGGGAGCGTGTAGAGATTTCACCGATTGGCGAAACAACGCCTTTCACGTTGATTGCAAGCGGCGTGACGTTGACAAAGCCATTGAGGGTATACATGCCTGAACTCTCAGCAAAGTTATGTTTATGAATCAGCCCATACAATGAAGGCGGTATAAAATCATGTCTGCGATCCTAAGGTTCCTATGGCCTTTCCTTAAGGAAATGTTCCTAGGTGACAAAACGCTGACACAGGCGCTGAGAACAAACAAGTTAAGACTGTTTCTGTTGTTTGCGATCATCGGATCGATCGGCATGAACATTTGGCTGACTCCACGCCTGTTCGACATCTCCACCCAGTTCATCCAGCTTAAAGTTGATCACAAGAAATTGGAAGACGATTCCAAAGAGTTCTTGGGGCTTAAAGCCTTGAACGATCAGCTCAAGCAAAATGCTCTCGACGATGACAAAACCATTGACGAGCAGCAAGCAACGATTACATCGAAGGAGTCCCGGCTTACGGATTTGATCGGGCGTAACAAACTGCTGCTGGAAACCAACAACGAACTGGCGGTAGCGCTGGCTCGGTGTACTCCAGGTTCTGCTAGCGGTGCTGTCTCTAACCCATCAGGCCCTAAAGGTACTCGTTACGACTCCGTACGCGACCTGCTTGAGAAAATGCGTAAGGATGAGAACCAATGAAGTTGAGACACTTGAGCATGGCGGTGCTGCTTTTGCTGCCCGCCTGCGCTACTAATGATTCCGGGGGTTTGCGTCTCGACATCCCTTCAGTCAATGATCAATCCGGTGCTTCTCGCATCGTTGTCGTGTACGAGCGGGGTCCCAACGGTTGGAAACAATCCGAGGCCTCCGCCGTACCATTTATGTCGCCTGCCCAATCGGTGCTACCCACGCCCCCGATTCCAAGCCCGACACCAGCGACAAGTAAGAAGGGCTGTCCGATTTACAACATGCCCATATTCCAACCGATGCCTGAATTACCCACACTACCCCCGCGCGGTGTGAGTGATGAAGAAGATCGCAAGATCGACATGATTGTGATGAAGCACCTCGGTGAAGTGCGACAGTACACGATCAGCATCCGTCGTCAGATGCGTCAGAGCTACGACGACTACATCAAAAACTGCAACGCTGAGAAAGAAAAGTAAGTCTTTATTGGACCGACAGATCTTTTGAATACGCGATCCAAAGGGTCTTAAAATGGCAAAGCTTATCGTACCGGGGAGTGAGATTGTTGTACAACCCCGACATCCACATATTCCTCTTCTGCCGCAGTTCAGTACCAAGGAGATTGATGAGATCCTTAAAGGTCCGCCGATCGTTCAGGGTCTGGTGCTGTACACCGACGGTGGTTGTAAACCATCTCGCGGTAGCGGTGGGTGGGGTCTGCATGGTTACATGTTCTCCTCGGCAGCTCCAAAGAAAGGCACTGGTAACCAAGACCATATCCTGACGGCGGAAGGTTACGTAACCAAAGTGGTTGCGAACACCTTCGTTTCGAATGGCGAGCCTCTGTTGCAAATTACTCCAATCCATTACATCGATGGCTGGGGTAGCTTTCCAGGGGAAGTCACGAACAACATCGCAGAACTCACGTCGACGACGCGGGCTCTGTTGCACGCACTGGAATATGACGTTACTAGCGTCCAGATTCTGACGGACTCCGAGTACGTTCAGAAGAACCTTACTACCGGTCAAGTTGATCGTTGGGAAAAGGCAGGCTGGATCAAGGCTGACCAACAACCAGTGGCCAACGTGGAATACTGGAAGGAACTTCTGGCTGCTCGCGATACTCTTAATGGTCGTGGCATCAAGATTCGTTTCGATTGGGTGCGTGGGCATAACGACAACCTGGGCAACACCATCGCGGACAACTACGCTTCTTACGGCGTGATCCTGTCCAAGAAAGGCATTCAGGAACAGCAGATCAAAGTCACCACTGCTGACGGCTACTGGAAGTACGACACCGAAAAGAACGCCATGTTGGCGAATCGTCGTTGCTACTTCAATACGCTTGCCGCGTACAACGAGCCTGGCTTCTATTACATGGGCGACCATGGTAAGGAAGACGACCTGTTGGGCAAGCGCATGTCCGACGGTGCGTTCTCGGTGGTCAAGCTGGCTACTCCAGATCCTGCAATTGAGCTGGTGCGCAACTTCCAGATCAAGAATGCCAACGAGCGTGACACGATTGTAATGTTGCGTCTGGATCAGGTGTTCAAAGCTCAGACTCACAAAGAGCTGACTGAGTGGGGCGAGAACGTTCTGAACTATCCGAAGCTGTTCCGTTTGGATCTGTTTGGCATGGACCCGCTGGAACCACTGGCACGGGAACTGAACCCACCTCGCCTGGCTGTGCGTGCTGTCGAGTCGTTGTCTCAACTGGCCGATATCCTCGATTTGTATCTGGCGGGTGACCCGTCGATCGTTTCGACAGATTTGACGTCTATTCTCTATGAGACGACCCTTAAAACGAAGAAGATCAAAGGCGGGGGAGAGGAAATAGAAGCAATCCAAACCCTGAAGTCTGAGTACAACGTTGGCTTTGCGTCTCTGCCAACAGAGGCGCTTTACGGTGTTGGCCAGGACACGAAGTCCGCTAAAGTGACTCTAACGTTGGGGATCGACTTACTCGACAGGAATGCTTTGAAACGTTTGGAAGGCTTGAAGCCACAGGTCAAGATTGTTTCTTGGCTTGAGTCGCCTACATCTTTCCGCTACGCAACTGTGGTGGAGGCTGGAGAGGACAAAGGGATTTGGGCAGGGGTTTACTCTAACTTGCGAATCGTTTCGTAGAGTTCCATTTTCCACAAACAACCAGGTGATGCACATGAACGCAATTCGGAAGTGGGCCGGTGGTTTCGGCACTGCACTACTTTCCTTACTTCTACCGAATCGCACGAAGCGGATGCTGTTTCTGACGAGCTTCTTCGCTCAGATCAAAGAAGGTTCGGAAGGTGTTGATGCTGAGACTTTGGCAAAGCTTAACAAAGCGATGTCATTGGTCAAGCGTGAAGACTCTCTGAACATCGGCATCCAGCTCAACCGCGCGATCTGGAATGGTAAGAGTTCGAAAGAGCTTTGCTTGGACGAACTACACCAGCGCGAGCTGACCCCAATGACCCTTCGGCACATCTGTACCGACGTGATTAAGGCAATGCCCGGCTGGTTGCGTTACGCACCAGAACCTGCTATACGCGAGGATCTGGTGAAGCTGTTCGGTGCGAGGATGAAAGTCCTCGAAACCTGAGTGCCATAAGCCCCTTTCCCCAGTCAAGCTCACGAGGCCTAATGGGGAAAGGGGCGTTATGTCACTTTGCCAATACTTGAGTGGTATTGGTGATGGTCTTGTTGACAGCCTCAACGAAGCTCAGTACACGGTAGTAAGTGATGGAGAAGAACTCCAGCTCTTTGCCGACCTGATACGCACCGTTGGCCAAGTTCTCAACAACCTGTGGAGAGATCGTGGTGAACTCTTCGTTCTTGAGTTTCTTGATGATGGTGTCCAGCAGGTGAGCAGATTCGTCCACCTTCTTGTTCAGCGCCTTGCGGTCAACCTTGTTCATCTTGTCCAGCAGCTTGTTGCTGGTGGAGAGGATGTGTTCCCACTCGGAGTTGCGCTTGACCACATCACCCAAAGAAGCCTGAGCAGTAGACGAACCACGCTTGAAGCACTTGTCGTTGGCAGCTTGCAGACCGTCACGAACCTTTTCCAGGCCGGAGTAGTCGTAGGCTTGCGTCGAGAGTTGATCGTCTTTGTTGGAGATCAGTTTCGACAACAGCGTGCAGTACGGGATCAGTGTTTCGTCCACAACACCCGCGGCGTGTTCAACAGATGCTTGTAGCACCGGCAGGTAGTCGGCGTAGGTAGCCGTCATGCCTTCAGGAACCCAAGCTGCCATTGGAGCGGTGTCCATGTAGCTGTGCTTGTTCACAACGTTGCCAATAAAGGCACGTGCTTCTGGAGTCAGCTGGATGGCAGCGGAGAGTGGGTTGGCGATACCGATGAAGCTTTTGAGGTCATCAACCATCTGTGGGAACGCCCGCTTGAGCAGCCCCGACAAATCACTGGTGGAGAATGCCTCCAGTGCAATCATGTTTTTCGTGTTACGGAGACTATTAGTCGGCATGGTGGGCGGTCCGGTAGAATGGCTAGTGAATGCAAACGTCATAAAAATACTCATCCCCGCAATCATTTGAAAGCAACAACCCCCCGTGAGAATTTATTAATGGAACTCAGACCCGCGTTTGAAGCAGCTCCTGTTGTAAAAGCTTTGATCAACATTGGTGCACTGCTGGACGTTCCTACAGGTACATTCCTGGAAGGTCGTTTGGGTCAGTACATCCTGAATGGTGGCTTGGGTGCGCTGACTGGTATCGTTGGTATCGGCAACAATTTTAAATCCACGCTTATGCACTTTCAGTTTCTGACTGCGATGTCGCGCATGCGTGGCAGTATCGGCAACACGTACGATACTGAGGTGAACATTCAAGAGTGGCACTTGTTGGAGATGATCAACCGCATCGAAGAATTCGGCGGCGAAGACATCCTCACCAACGCTCGTTGGGTCATCACGGACAAAACTGTTCTGTCCGGCAACAAATGGTGGGACGCGCTCAAAGAGTGGCTGGAAGCCAAACTCAAGAACTCGTCGAAGCTTTCGGTATCCACTCCGTTCTGGAACCGTGGTCGTCAAGGTCCGTTGATGATCTTGCAACCTACGTTCACGGAAGTGGACAGCTTCACTGAGTTCGAAACCGACGACGTGACTGCAATGCAGGACGTTGAACTGGGCGACTCCAAAGGCAACACCATCCACATGCGACAAGGCTTGGCCAAGCTGCGTCTGTTGATGGAAGCTCCACGACTGGCTGGCGGTGGTTACAACTACACCCTGATGACTGCACACATCGGCAAAGAGTCGACGATGCAGCAGGCTGGTGGTGGGCAACAAGTTCCTATTCAGAAGCTCAAGCATCTGAAGAACGGCGACAAGATCAAAGGGACTACGGACAAGTTCACGTTCGTGACCCACAACTGCTGGCACGCGTTCAACGCAGCGCCTCTGATCAACGACGGCACCAAAGGTCCAGAGTACCCACGTAACTCTGACGACAACCTGAAACTCGATACGGACTTGAACATCGTTCACATCCGTAACCTGCGCGCGAAGTCTGGCCCTACCGGCATGACCTTGCAGTTGATCGTCTCGCAGACCGAAGGTGTGTTGCCATCGCTGACTGAGTTCCACCACATTCGTAACAACGCTCGTTACGGCATGGTGAAGCCAGGTGGCAGTTCGTACGACATTGCCCTGTACCCGGACTGCTCGTTGCAGCGTACCACTGTGCGCGGCAAGATCGACAACGATGCTCGTTTGCGTCGTGCGTTGAACATCACGTCCGAGATGTGCCAGATGGATTACATGTGGCACCACTTGGACGAAGGGATCATGTGCACTCCTCAAGAGCTGTACGACGATCTGAAGGCCAAAGGCTACGACTGGAATCAGTTGCTTGATACCCGTGGCTGGTGGACCATCAATGACGAGGAGCATCCAATCCCGTTCCTGTCAACCATGGACTTGCTGCGCATGCGTGCTGGTCTGTACCACCCTTACTGGTTGGCCGAAGATAAGAAGACCCGCGTGGTCGGTTATCACGGCACCACAAAAGCCGATGTCGGCACACTTGCGAAGGCTGCGTAATGACTACAGCAAAACCTGATTTTGATAACCTCTCGGCCGAAGAACTTCTCGAACTGGATATGAGCAAATCGTGCGAGGCAGAAATGCATCCGCACCTGATGCGTCTGGTCACCGAAGAGCGCGAACGCCAAGCTAAGTTCGAGTTCCATCCCGACGGCTCGGTTCACGCTCTCGACGGCGTGACTGAAGTTCCTGAGTTCTTCCAGATCGAGATGGGCAATGGCGAAACCAAGCCAATGTCCTCCTTCTTCATCGAAGAGTACCGGGCAATCCTCAAGATCATCTACGTAGCGCCGTCTGCTGAAGAGCTCAAGGCCAGCAGCTACGAAGAGATGGCGTTGGTTGATCTGATCAAGCAGCGTCCTCGCTCGCTCCACTACAACGACTTCATGGCCAAGATGCGCGAGCTGATGGGTCAGGACCTCAGTCGTGTGGATGCGTTCCTCGAAGCAAAGGGCAGCTTCGACCAACTGGCAATGCTGAAGGCCGGTCCCAACGCTTACGTCCCTTACACTCACGAGTTCGTCGACGAACTGCGTGCGCTCCTCATCCACTACCGCGATCTGCCTAAGGCGGGCACACCAAAATGACTGAACAGTACGAAGACATTGGCAGCCTGTTGCCAGTTGAAAACCCAAACCTCGTTTCCAAGATCACTGCGATCCTGAGCGAGAGCGGCCACAAGCGTCCGGCTGACTGGGAGTCCCGCGTCCATCCTGACGCCCTCCACGTCCATGACGAAAAGATCCAGCGTTTCCTGATCAATCGCTACTGGCGTGAAACGATCGGGGCTCTGGCTCAAGAAACCATGGACATTCGCTACTGCCTGGTTGAGCAGGGTAGTCTCGAAGACTGGTTGCGTTTGTTCCGCACAGGGGTCGCACCATGCATCGTGGAGAACCACCTGCCGGAAGCGATTCACTAAGCGACTTCGAGACCGAGTACCAAGCTGTGCAGGACTTGTCGGATGATGAGTTTGTGGCACACTTCGGTACTCGGATCTTAGTGGCGGGTTCTCGTGGTTTCAACAACTACGAGGACTTTTGTGATTCGCTTGAATCGGCTATTGATCGCAAGTTGATGTTGGAAGACGGCTGCTTTATCTCTGGTAAAGCTTCCCGCGGTGCAGATGACATGATCATCCGCTGGTGTAAAGAAAACCAAATCCTATGTCGTGAGATGCCCGCTGATTGGGATCTGCACGGTAAGAGCGCAGGGTATATCCGCAACGCACACATGGCGAAAGTCTGTAACGAGGCGATTATATTCTGGGATCTGTTGTCTCCCGGTACAAAGAACATGGTGAACACTTGTACGCTTAACGGCATCAAGAACACTGTGTTTGTTTTTGATTCGGAGGAATCTACTCCAGCAAAAGTCAAGGAGCTTCAGGAACAACGCTTCAACAGGACTTGGGCAAGTAAGATCTGGAATCCAGAGACTGACTAGCCACCTCACAGCGAGCTGACCATGGCTACTAACCGCAAAGCTGCCGAAGCATTTATTCTCAAGTACATCGGGAAGATCTTGCCGGGCAGCAACAACGTCAAGATGTACGAAGAGATGTTCGCTGGGATGTCGGACGCCAAGTTCGATACTTTCATGGCGGATATCGAAGACGGCAAAACCCGTCTGGTGATCATCGCTCCTAACCTTCAGGCAGAGAAACTATCCACCAAGCGTAATCTGGGGATCGCCGAAGAGCTGGGACACAATTTCTTCCAGCGCCTGTGGCTGAAGTCACCGCATTTGGATGCACCGTATTTGACGCCGATCAAGTACCTGGTGATGCAACTCCCGCTGCGCCGTCAGGCTCAGCTGCTGACCAAGAAGATCTCTATCCCCGAGGACAACAAATCGGTGGACGATTTCTCTGGCCAGCCAACCGGCAAGTCTCAGGGTTCGAAGTTGTCTTATCCTGAGTTGCAGATTCTGGCAGCGCTGGGTCTGGATGCAAACATCACGGAAATGATCAAATTCCGTGGTGGTGACACCAAAGCATTCGACGCACAGAACCGCCAGATCTCTGAGTCCGGTGGTACGTCCCAGAAAGCCATTGAGCATTTGGGTACGGTCGTTAAATCCACGCAGACACTTTCGATTTATCTGAAGTGCATGCACCTCGATAACACACTCGTCCAGGAATAAGCATGGAACTTGCTGCTGAAGACATTCGTGAAGTGGGTGAGTGCTTCACGCAAGCATTCAACCACACCCTTGCCAACACGTTTGGTGAAAGCAAGACTATTGTGATGTCGTTTGTGTACGACGTCGTACTGCGCAAACACCCATGGATGATGCTCACCCAGCAGGGCCTTTCCGACATCATCGGTGAGGTGTTTGGTAAGGAAGACATTCGCGACTTCGTACTGACGCTGACGTTCAACTTCCAGGCGTATCTGGGACATGGTCGTGAGTTCCACGAGGCTTTGGCAACTGTGATGGGTGTGGCTTCTGGTTATCAGGTTCCGTCACTGATCCCCAAGCCGGTCTACGAGCGCATGGTCACCGATGACGTTGCTACGTCGTCGCTGGTCAACAACCGCTGGCTGGTATGCATCCTGCTGCTCAAGACCTGGATTCAAGCACCAGATCCTGATGCTCCGCCGGAGAAGGGGAATAAGTAATGGCTAAACGCAATCGTGCAGCCTCACTGGGTCAGACGGGCAAAGAGGAAACGATTTACTTCGAACTCGATTGTTTGGTTGACACGGTGCTTGGCACCATTGCTCGAATGTCAGATGAGTTGGCTACGCAGGTGGCCAACAACAACTACCACTCACGCATCCAGAACAAGTTCGAGGGTGTGGACATGGAGGCTTTCAAAGCGCTCTATGCCAAGCGTGACGTGGTGACGCTGTCTAAGTCTGTGATGACCGACGGCGTGGCTCTGATGTGCCATCTGGCAGGCGTGCTGCGTGAACAAGCCATCAAGCGTCCGTTTCATGACGGCGCTGCGTTTGTCGTCAACTACTGGCCTTACCAGTTGTCGACATTGATCATCGAGGAGTATCAGAAAATCTTCAACGCGAAAGTGTTGGGGATGGGTAAAGTTTACATGCGGTCCATTCCGCCTGCTCGACTCACCCCGAAATACTGCAAAGACCATTACTCGATGATGGTGGTGTACGACTACAACTCGTTCCTGGAATCAAACACCGAGAACGGAAACTTCATGAAGTGCCGTATTCCTGAGATCACGATGTTTGCCCCCGAGTTGTATTTCGAGGACACGCTGCCGAGTGATCAGGACATGGCTAAACTCAAAGCAGAGGCAATGCACCCGTTCAAAGCCGTTGAGGCTGCCGCGAGTCCTCTGGTGGAATTGAATTTGGTCGATATCAAGTTCTTCTCTGCGTTCCGACCTCGTGACATGACTTGACGGCATAAGCGGGCAGGGGTAGACCCTGCCCGCTATGACCTAGCTTTACTCGTCGCCTTCGTCGTCGTCAAACTGTTCAGACAGGTGCGCCGTGCGCGCCATGAAGCTCTCAACGTCTTGCTGTGCGGTCTGGATGTCCATCTCGCCCGGCAGGAACGTTGGTTCCGGAACATCACTACCCAATACAACTTTCGCACGAGGAGTAATGTCTTTAGGATCTGCCCGGAAGTGGTTCATCAGCGTGGAGTCGTGCAGGATCTGAGCAATCAGACCAGCAGTACCTTCAGCAGTGTCAGCTACACGTTCTTCAACTTTGATGCGTTTACGACCAATGGCCGTACCAGCCATATCTCTTAACGCGACCAATAAAAGTTTCTTATCGTCGTCGCCTACTTCTGCAACACCCTTCTTGAGGATGTCTTGCGTGAGATCGCGCAGCACGCCTTGAGTATAATCAAGGACGGCGTCGTCTCTGTCCACGACTTCTACCTGAGACATATCACACCACCAAGTTAATTTGAAACACATATCATCTAGGTGTAGTGGTTACGCTATGTTCTATCAATGGGTTCATTTTAAGCGGAGTTGTCCATGTGGATAAAACGTCGATTGCTCAATTATCGTGTCAAGCAAGTGACGCGAGGCGAACCAGTCAAACCGTACGAGCCGGATCGCGTACAGACCTGGGAGCTTTTAGAGCTGCTTCAAACTGATCAGTTCGATACTTATCAGCCGATGCAAGGTTTTCAGCTGGAGCTGAAAATGCTGTATCCGAACGTTGATCTGTTCTTCAACAACTTGCAGGACATCGCCTTCAAGCTGAAGAATGGTCGACACATCACCCCGGACGTGGTGAAGATCGATCGTACCGTAACAAACCTTGAAGATTACCTGGTGACCAAAGATGGTTACATCATGGAAATCTCAATGGCTGTCGCAACCTTCAAGCGTCACGCCCAAGGCATCTGTATGGCCATGGACAAAGACGAGGGTGAGACCCACGCGCACTATGAGCACAACTTAAGAATGCTCACGCACGTGTTTGCCGACATCCAGACTTTGACGAGAGCATTGCTGTCTATTGCTTATCGCAAATAAGAGGGTTGTACTGTGGCCAGAAATAAGATCACTCAACTTCTGACGTCTCCGGACAAAGGAGTAAACCGTACTACCGGTGTGAACGGTGTACTGTCGCGCATGTTCCGAATCATGTTGCTGGACAATGGCATCAACCCAATGCGTTGGGGTGTTCTGATGCATTCGTTTATCAACGATGTACGAAACGGGGTTCCCAACAACAAGCGCGATCAAACGAGTATCCGTGGCAATATCACTAAAGAATTTGCACGACCTCAGATGACTTGGAAAGTCTTCGTGAAGGCCATGCGTTTTCTGCACATCGTCCACCTCAAGATTACAATCGAGGCGACGCACGCGGGTAAACCCAACCCAACGATCCACACGGTTAACGTTCCATTGGGTAACATCTCAATGCAACAAATGTTGGAAGACACTGCTGAACCTGAAATCGAAGGCGAGTTGGAAGACGAACCAGAAGATGCTGAAGAGCGTGAGCAGAATCAGGAACAAGGTCTGCTAGATCTCAAGGCTGCGGAGACGGTATGAGTAAACCAACACCCAAGAATGCGATCAACGACATCGAAGGTAAAGACGGTGTCGACTTCATCAACGTCTACAGCAAAGGCGAAACGGAGATAGGTCGTCGGGCGTCGCACTTTGCGTACTCTGAGTTTGTCCATCCTACCTATGGGGCTTTCAAGTCCATGGAAGCTTTCTGGATCTGGATCAAACTCAAGAACCCAGAAGACCCTGCGGTTCAGTGTTTGCGTGACATGGTCGGCTACCAAGCCAAAGCATTCGGCCGTACAGTGGAGACTGTAAGGGTTGAGAACTTTCACGAGATCATCATTGCTGGCAACTGGCACAAGTTCAACCAGAACCCAGTGCTTAAACAACTGATGGTCGAATCCACACTGCCATTCAAGCACTACTACCTGAGCGGCAATGGGCAAGTCACCATTCGTCCTTTAGGTTATGATTGGCTGATGGAGGGCTTGGAGAAGATCCGCAAGCACCTAAAGCTACAGGTGGCGTCTAACCCCTAGGGTTGGGCGCTCTTAACTAGAAGGACTTCGGTCCTTCTTTTTTTGGTTTATTTGGAGGTTTTTATGGCTGGTTCATTAACGACCACCTCCTTCTCGTCGGGTGCCAAGGACGCCGCCGCAACGGTAGACGTCTACGCCAAGTCTTCGAACACCGTGATCAACAGCATCCAGGACATCCGTACGCGCTTTGACACGACGAAGCTGTCTAGCATGCGCGGTGGTGACTTCAGTGCTGCTATGGGCTCTGTGGTTCGTGGTATCGATGCTGCCGGGTTGGTCATCGACAAGTCTGCTTTGATCGGACGCGTGATTGGTTCTAACTCGGGACTACTGGCTGGCTTTAAAGACCTGTCCAGCAAAGTGGGGGATGGCATCCTCGGAGCGTTCGACGAAAAGGATGGTGTGTTTGCATCCATCGGTGGTGTGATCTCCAAAGTTAGTTCCTCAGCTGTGGCTGACGTGAAAGCTTTGGGTTCGCTGATCTCTGATGTGGCGGGTGACGCTTACGACTTCGTGGTCAAGGACAACGATGGTCTGGCAGGTCTCTACACGGGGATTATCAACGAAGCGACAGCACTGGGCATCCCCAATAGCTTCGGTGGTATCGTTTCGGCCATTCGTGACCCGAACATCATAAACCGTGTGGCCGGTAACATCCTACCAGCCATTGTGGGAGGTTCTGACACCGCTGGCCTACTCGGTGTAGCGGCAGGGACCGCACAGGGCGTACTGAAGGCTGTGAACCCTCAGCTTCTCAATGACTTCTCCCGCAACTACACCAACCCTGCGTACAACTCGGTTCGTGACTTGCAGTCTGAAGGTTCGAGCATCTTTCGTGCGTTTGATGCTGTAGACAATGGTTGGGACAAAGCTTCTCGTCTGGGCAGCAAGATCACCGACATCACCACGATTCAAGGTGCTTCCCCGGCAGCTAAGTCGGCCATTGGTGCTGCGTCTACCAACCAGTCCTCGGATGATTCCAAAGATCGTTCGATGTACTCTTTGGCTAACGTGTTCTCGTCGACCTCTGTAGCGGACAGTCTGAAGTCTGATTTCTCGGCAGCGGCTTTCTCTCCGGCGATCACCACTACGCCTATCACCTACCAAGCACCTGCCAAAGCAGACTCGCGCCTCACCGACAACCCACTGCAACTGACTGGGCTGGCTGGTTACAAAGCAGAGAAAGCCAAACAGGATGCTTACTCGACAGACATGAACCTGTTCGAGAAAGTGAAGAACATCTACTTCTGACAGCATACAGCCCCAGCCCTTTTCGGGGCTGGGGCCTATGACGCTAAAAACGACTCGTCCCACGGTAGAAGGCACTGAAGAGACGCCCCGGAGGGGTATCCCCCAAAAAGCTTGTAAAGTGAGTGGTCGAGAAGAAGCTGTCCCAGTTCGCCATCTTGCGCGTCCAGTTCAGTTTCATCTTGCGTGAAGGATAGATCTGGTCAGCCAGACCCAAACCTGCCAGAACAGCCATGTAGTCGGTGAAGATGGTTTCGTCGTCGAACACGCCTTCCAGTGGGTTCAAAGAGAAGCCACTGGTGATTGGCATGTGCAGCACGGACGACATGTCCACTACAGAGAAGCTCACGTCGATCTGGAGAACTTGGCCTTCGTTAGTGAAGCCCAGGTTACCGCCACCGCGAGTGATCTGTAGGTTGTCAATCATCCCCAGTCGTGTCTGGCAACGGCCTTGGTCGTACAGCTCGCAAATGAATGGAGAGGTGTAGGACTGTTTACCGGTGGACAGAGGCAGACTACCCGCCAGCAACATTGCCAGTGGGATGTAGATGTTGGTCAACAAACTGATCGGGTTGCCGTACGGAGAGATCAGGGAGAACGTGTACGAAGGTGCTGCAACGCTAGCCGAAGAGTTCTGCCAGTGTTTAGGGATGTCTACGAAAGCCGAACCACCCAATGCAGCCAGACCAGAGACCTGGATCTGTTCACCAATACCCGCCACCAAATCTTTAACGGCGCCAGTCACCATACCGACCGCAGAACCCAGCGCACCCCCGATGATGTTACCACCAGCGAAGTTGAAGTTGGACTTACGGTTTTCAGACGACATGTCGTTAATCTTGTTCGCGATCTCCGACTCGGTTACGGTGCTGGAGAAAGTCTCCGACACAGAACCACCAGCATCCACACGGAAGGTCGCGAAGGCAGAACCGTCATCCAGTTCAGCTTTCAAGAACTCTTTGAAGCCACTCCACCAGCTCTCACCTTTCTGACCTTCTTCAATCGTGGTGTCGCCTTGGAACAGGTTACCCGATTGTTGAGCCTGAGTTGGATCAGTGCCGGTAGCCACAGTGCCGTCAGCGTTAATAGGCGAGGTGGTCGCTTCTTTAGGCTTGGACGGTTCGGACTTCCAGTAGTACGACAGGTGATCGTTCAGGTCCGGCTTGTTGTCAGCGGTCAAACGGATCTTACGCAGACGAGCAGCCAGTGCAGCACCGGATTGCTCTTCTTCCATCGCTTTCTGAACTTCTTTGATCTGACGGTTGGCCAGACGTTGTGCCCGGTTCGCCAGAGCATACACGTCGATACCACCACCTTCTTTAAAGATGTCAGGTAGCAGCTCGTGCATCTTCTGGAGTGCCGCAGCGTCAAACTCGTATTGGTCCCCCATCTTCTCGTTGGAATCAGGAGTACCCCCTGAGCGAGGGATCACGCCTGTGTAAACCGCCAACTGGTTGACGATGGTGGTCACGGCGTTCCAATACAGACCCATCGTTGGCTTGAGGTAATAGAACTTGCTCGAAGGCTTGTTCAGGAAGAACCGCAAACCGTAACCCAGAATACTAACCGCCAGTGGCAGCCAGTGCAGGGTTGTCACCACAAAGCCTACCGCACGACCAATCAGGAAGAACAAACCCTTGGATCGACCCGTGCGAGCCAACTGCCCAGCACCTGAGTTATAGAACCCGGTGAAGAACGTGGTCAGGCTGTTGAACTGAGGCACGCCGAAACGCATGTGGACTAGACGGCTGTTGTCGTCGATAGCCTCGCTGTAGTAGCGACCCATGCCTTTGGAACCGACAAAGATACCTTTGCGCTTGATATCAGCGTGTCGTGTGAATTGGGGTGGAGCGTTAATAGCAAAACTGCCACCAGGAGTTGTGTCAGTGAATTTCGTCGAAACTGAGGAGAACGTTCGGTTCGCCAGGTCAATGTCTTCGAGGTATTCCGCTTCCACAAGGAAGGACTGACGGACCCAACTGGCGTCCTTCAACAGAGGACCCATTTTCCTACTCCTAACAAGAGTTAAAGATAATCATACAATCCCACGTCCTTGTGGGATCGATGACCGTTTACGCAGGCTTCTTCAGACTGATCGGACCCGTTGGCGTCAAACCAGCTTGGCGGGGTTGTGCCTGTGGGGCACCGCTTTGCTGCGTCATTGGGTTGCCCGAACCATTCCGTTTGATCTCAGCCAACACTTGCTTCATTACATCAAGCTGTGCTGTCGCGATCTCGTTACCTGCCAGAACCGCAGCGGTAGTACCGTTTGCGGCAGCGGCAACAGAAGCTGCACTATCAGCCTGCTGAGTCTCGCCGTTACGAGCACGAGGAGAGAGCGCCATGAGAGAACGACCTACCTCAGGATCTACCGACGGACCCGAAGGCACCGCAGCAGGAACCTGACTGCCCATGGAGGCAGCTACAGGAGCAGGGGAGGTGTCTCGTACTTTGATCCCCAGAGGGTTCGCAGTAGAGGCGGGAGCCGCGGCAGGCGCGGACTCATTCATCGCATCTTCAGTCTGCTTACGGGCAGCCAACACCGCAGGAGTAGCTTGCAGTGGGTTTGCAATGTCGTAAGCTTTCTTCGCTGCAATCTCAGCAGACGTTGGGCCCGGTAGCGTCATGCCTTCAGGAGCAGGAGCCCCCGACGCTTTTGGACCCATTGGAGCAAGCATCGACGGAACAGCAGGAGCAGCCGATGGAGTAGCGGATGGATCGTTTGCAGCAGGTGGGAGTGCTGGCATGCCGCCCGGAGTTGCTGGGGCAGCAGCAGCAGCAGCGCCCACCTTGACACCAAACTCGCCGAGACGAGTCTTGATACGGTTACCGAGCAACTGGTAGATTTCACCAGTCGTACGAGCGCGACTACCATCGTAGAAGATAGGTTGGTTCGCACTAGCCGCATCAGGCATCAGTTGCGCAGCGATCGTGTTAGGACTTGCCGACAGGAACTTCTTAGCCCCAGAAGGGCCGAGGAAGTGAGCCATGTAAACGTCCACGTCCGTGATAGGGCGATCAAGCGAGCTTTTCAGCGACGCCATGTTCTCCTTCATGAACTCCGCACCCAGCAAGGCGTTAGCTCGTGCGTCAGTAGGCTTGGTACTAGGATCAATCCCGTACTTGGCACCATACTTGGACAACATCGATTTCCACGTACTATCGATGAACTGATAGAGACCTGTAGCCGACGAAGTACCCGCACCGACCTTAGGATCGAACCCAGACTCAACAGCAGCAATGGCCGCCATCAGACTTGGATCAACCCCCGCCATTGCAGCAGCACCCATAATGGTGTCTTTGGTTGCTGCCCAGCCTTTGCCCGTAGCATCTGGCAGTTTGTTGATGTCTCCGCCAGTACCATTACCCGGATGGTTTACAGCACCGCCGCCGGTGTAACCACCAGCCCCGTTAAGCAACATCGAGTAACCCTGACCTTGGCCACCGCGATAAGCGCCGGTGAACTTGGTCATGTCCATGTTCTTGCCTTTCTCAACCGTCGAGAGCAGCATCGATGGGTTCTTGCTGAAATCAACCCCTTTCTTCGGTGCGTATTGGTCGATCTGCTTTTTGAGCAACGCGTTCTCTGGTTTGTTCAGAGTATCGTCAGTGATCTTCCCTTTCGCCTCGTTGAGGATTACCGACTTAGCTACGTTTTTCAACGCCTGCATGTTCGCATCAACGGACTTAACGTCACCGTTCAGAACGTAGCCAAAGAATGGCGAGCGAGTCACCGTCCAGACAGGAAGCATCCGGGAGTCGTAAGCCGACGTGGTGGTGTAGATCGCTGTGGCTACGTCAATGGCTTGGACCGGTTTCAAAGCGTCCGAACCTTGGGAGGGTGATTCCTTACCAGTGTTGCGTTTGATAGACGTCGCATAGTTCAGGTACGTCGGGAGGTAGCGGTAGTTAAACCACGCCAGCCAATCCTGAGCCTTCTGGTTAGTTGTCCCCACGACACCGAAGTCACCACCATGAGCGGTCATCAGTACGTTAGGGTCGCCTTTCCACGTCGCAATACCAGTGGAGCCAAAGGTCAGGTCTTTCTCCATCGCCATTTCGAGCGCATCGATAGCCTTCACTTTAGGCAGTTCCATCTCAACCAAACCGTACGTCTTGTAACGAACGCACGTCAGAGCATCGACTTTACCATCCTGGATACGCGACTTCGGCAGGTTTGCACCCGCTATGGTCAAAGCTGTAGCCGCACCCATCCCACCGCCGATTAGCATGCGGTTGCCCGCATTGATCTTCGGATGTGCTTTGTCGTACGCCGCCTTTTCAGCGTCTGTCTTAAAGCGGTTACCCTCTGCGTCCTTAAGTTGATCCATCGTCGCTGCGCCTTTGCCCAATGCAGCAGCTTGTGCGAGCTTCTCAGCTTCTGTAGCAGGATGATCCGCTACCAGTTTAGCGATGGTTGCTTCAGCCAGTTCCACAGCAGTTTTCACCACCGAGTAATCAGCCTGCAACAACTTCGTAGCATCGAACGGAGAGTTGAGGACGTTGTACGGACCTTCCAAGAACTTAGACAAGTTCAAGAACGTTTGTCGCTCAGTGGCCGACAGGTCTTTGTCTACGTCTTCGAGTTTGACTTTAGGGTTCGTTTTGTAGGCCGCAGTCAACGCTGTCAAATACACAGGTTTGAAACGGTCTTTGAACCAGCCAAACCAAGAGTTGACTTGGGCAGCGTTCTTGAGATCGACCCCGAAAGATTCCGCCATGTCTTTAACGTCCAGCCCATCCATCGAGAGTGTTGCCACCCCGTCAGTGAACTTAACGCCTTTGAACACTTTGTCTTCCAGACCCATCACTGGTTGCAAGTGATCTTCGTCGGAAGCGATGAAACCATACTGAGCGTAACGCACTGTGCTCAAGGTATCCAGGCGCTTCTTAGTCAGGTACTTGTAGCCGTAGTACGCGGCAGCACCCAATGCACCAACTGCCAGCGCCCCCAATACAACAGGAGACGCAAGCAATGCAGCAGCACCAGACAACAGCGCACCACCAACACCCATAACCCCACCAACCAAACCTGGGATCATGCCAGCAGCACCTACAGCCAAATCGACTGCCAGGCCGCCACCACCCATCAGCGCAGCACCACCTAATCGAGCGGCACCCATAGCAGTGCTACCCAGACCAGAACCTGCGACGCGAGCAGCAGTTCCCAAACCACGACCAAGCATCCCAGCTGCGGTACGGCCACGAGCAGCTCCACGAGCGAAGCGACCGCCCATACCAGGACGAGCTCGAGCTCGAGACATGCGACGACGTTCAGCACGCTTGCGCGCACGCTTGTCGGCTTTGGACTCCTTCTCAGGACCATCGCCCAGATCAAGGCTGGAATCTTCCCCTTTGTCGTCCTCTTTCTTATCTTCATCTTTTTTACGCCAGCCAGCCAACAGGGATGCCAAACCACCTTTACCCTTGGCAAAAAGGCCTTCACCTTTGTCACGACCCTGACTACCGAGGGAGGTCAGTTTGTCGCGGGCGAGTTGAGCTTTCTTGCGGGCGGTGTCCTGCCAGCTACCGTCGCGAATGCCGTCACCGTCAAGATCCCCTACAACCTTCTTGACTTTGGCTTTAGCAGCCTCAAGCTTCTCTTCAAGCTTGGCTTCTTTGAAACGTTCTTTCAGACCCTGACGCAGACGAGAAGCACCGCTAGCGATACCACCACCTTTGCCGCCTGTGGAGCCTTGCCCAGCGTGCAGACCTGTAGGTTTCCCTTTCAGTCGCATATCGAGCAAGTTGTAGATGTCGATGAGCACGTCATGGATCTTGGAGCCGCCAGCAACAATCAGACCGTCTGGTCCTGTGATCTTGCCGATAGCACCACCCAAGAGATCAGAAGCTCCGTTGTACAAACCGGTTGCTTTGTCCTTAGCCCACTTGCCCATCTTCTTCAGGCGGTCCCAGCCTTTGGTTGCAATGTCCACCCCAAACTGAAGCGCTTTACGCCAGCCTGTTTTGAGCACCTTACCGTCTTGACCGTAGATCCCGCCTTTGAGCATCTCCTCCGTCAGAACTTCCTCGCCTTTCTCGTTCACCACCGGCCCGTCAATCTGGCTAGGTTTGGTGATCGGGTGTTTGTTCAGCTTGGAGAAGTAAGCGTTACCAGCACGCATCATCATCGCAAGCAGCACAGGCTCAGAACGGCCCTGTACGTAAACATCACACGGTTGGTCGAGGAGACCATAGGCGTGCTTAGCCAGAGTCCATGCACCGCCATAAACGGTGTTTGCCATGGTGATGCCCTGACCCAGCTTCTTCATCCCCCAGTCTTTAAGCTCAGCCACTTTCGTGAACAACGCTTTGCCGTACTTGGTTTTGGAGAAGGCGTCTTTCATCTGCTCAGGCGTAATCAGCTCACCTGTTTCGATGTCCCGGATAGCTCCAGTTGCGTCGCTCCACTTCTTGAGGATCAGGCCAGTAGCCTCATCCTTGTACTTGCCGCCCTTGAGTCTCCAGGATTGCAAGAGTGGTGTGACTTTGCCGTCGATATAAACGTCGGAGAAATCGTCAAGCTTACCTTTGGCCCAATCCTTACCCTTGCCGAAACCAGACTTGATACCGCCCCACGCCTTCTTGCCCGCAGAGAAAGCATTGCCATACAGCTCGTTGGCAAACTTGCTGCCTTTATTAAAGCCCCAACGCAAACCACCAGCAGCACCGTCGATACCATCTTTGACAGTGTAGTCGGAGAACTTCTTGCGTTTACGGCCACGGACAGAATCTGGATCAGCGTCGTCGTCAGTCAGGTTCAGGTTGATACCCTTTTCCAGACCAGCAGCGATCTTGGTGAGGATGTCAACGATCTGAGTTACTTCAGACTTGACTGAGGTTTCCGAGACCAGGGACTCAAGTTTCGAAGTGTCGAGGCGACCCACCAGTCCGCCATCAGTTGGGCCTGATGGAGTTGGAGGTACTGGACCGCGAGGTTGAGGTCCGTTGTTGCGAGGACCAGGCTTACCACCACGTGGCCCACCAAGTCCCCGCTTACGGACACCACCAGTTGCGAGTGAGCCTTTGGCATCGTAGGTTGCAGAACCATTGTAGTAGTCCACCAGTTTGTTTTGGTCGAACTGCCCATCATCACCCAGCAGCCCCATGTCTCTCAACAAGTCATGGAAACCTGCGTTGAGGTACTCTTGGGTTTGCTCCCGTGTATCGGAGAACCCACGACCAAGGCGGTTGTAGCCTTGGGAGAACTTCAGAGCACGGGCGCCTTCGTCGTCACCTTTAAAGTGTTCGCCGAAAACTTCAGAGATGTTATCAGCATGCGCACCCGTTGCACCACCCGACCACGTGTTGTAGTCAGAGAGACGTTCCGGAGAGGCCAACTTGTTCTTGAGGTTATCTCGAAGCAGTTGTTGACCCAATGCTTTGCGTGCTTCAGGCGACAGCTTGGTTTTTTCTGGATCGACTTCGTTGAGGAGTTTGTCGACGTCCTCTTGGTGCGAGTCAATGTCAGACTTGGAGACCAGTTTGGAGTAAGCTTCCTGACGGATTGTTTTGTCCGCAGCAAACTTGTTCTTTTTGAAGTCATACCGCATCAGGTCGATAGACGAGTCGCCTGTACGGATGATCTGGAGCTCTTGATACATGCGTGCCAAGAGACCCGGAATAACTTCGTTGATCGTCTTGCGGGTTTGGTTGGTAAAGATCCCCGGTTGTTGCATCGACTTCAGGGAATCAACGTCCATCGAGTTGTCTGCACGACCGTTGCCAGCAGCTTCCTTGATGAGCCTGACGATGCCACCAATAATAGGTGCGTCATCATGCTTGTTACCTTCTGCGTAGTCCCAGGCGGTCTGTGGGAGGTTCTCAGCGGTATACGCAAGCTTGTTGCCAAACTTACGCACGCCTTTGTTCTTCTTGAGCACCTTGCCGATGGCTTTACCCAGACGACCGCCCAGGGAATCACCAACTGCACCACCCGCCATGTTCGCAATGATCTCGGAAGCTTCCGGACCACCACCCATCTCGTTTTGCATCTCTTGGATGTCGAGGATTGAGTCTGCGGCACTGATGCCTGAGCGAACATTACTGGCGAAGTCCCCGACTCGGGTTTTGACACCCTTGACCAAGTTCTTCTGGAAGTCACGCAAGAATCCATTGCGCTTGTTGAAGATCGTGTCAGCCACACCGGACATGAACTTGTTACGCAGCATCTCGGCAGCACGCTCAGATTGGGTAATCTTTACATATTCCGGCAATGCTGTGTTCTTGGCAATGTTAGCCAGTTGTTCGGTGGTTGTGACGTTGACTTTCTTTTGTTCTTCGAGCGCATCCATGGCTACGAAGTACGAACGGTATTGCAGCTCCAGAGACTTGCGCTGGTACTGGGACGTGACTTTGTCCTGATACTGTTGCAGGGCACTGGTGGACAGACGGATGGCATCGAGCTGGCCGAGCTGGTCGCGGTGGCGGGACAGAGCGATCTGCTCGTTGATCCCTGCCTTAGCGTCAGCCTCTGCTTTGTTCTGGCCTTCCTGCTGTTGCTGATACTTAAAGATGTCGCCCAGTTGCGAGTTCAGACCGTCTTCACGGATCTGGTCAGCGCTAAGGGTGCCACCTTTTTTGTCTTCATTGTTCGACCACTGGGTGAGCAAATCTGCCGCACCTTTAGGCATGAACTTACTAGCGGCGGGCATAATGCGCTTGGTCGTGCGCTTAAGCTCGCTGACCATCGGCTTAAGCTCGGTGGCGCTAGTATTGTATAGGTTCCTGAGGGTGGCTACGCTTTGGTCCGCTAAATCAAGACCTTTGCCATACCCCTGTGGAAGATTTCGCTTGATCTGGTTACGCAAAAAACTACCGCTGAGAACAGCGTCTTTGGCACCGGCTGCGAAGCTTGTTGCGATCTTGGTCGTAGGCTTTCGATTGTCGGGCGGCTCTTTGGCATCGAAGTCAAAGTCTGGCATGTCCAGACCGCTATCGAAATCGTAGTCATCCGCCTCGAAGTTGCCTGGTCCGCCCTTTTTAGTGGCCATGACGTGCTCCTAGTGGGCATTAATTCTTACAGCTCTCATAATTTCAGTGTTGGGCCGGAGCTTTCTTAAATGAAAAGACAACAGATCCCCTTCAATGTCTCGTTGTTGGAGCTGAACCCGCAGCGATTGAGTGGGCTCAAGCCTGTCACCGTTCTGGACATCTTCGACGGGGCAAGCGACAATTTCCATGAGAATGGGTTGTTTTCAACATCTATCTTTGGTCGTGTAGGAGATGAGCGTCGTTCGATGCGATTCTCCTACATCGACATCAAGGTTGAGATCTTTCACCCGATTGTGTTTCGTGCAATCGTAGCTTTGAAGCGGCTGTATGCTGGGATCATCTCCGGGCAAGAACACGCTATCTGGGACCCCACGGTAAAGGACTTTGAGAAGTCTGACCCTGTCAACGGCAAGACTGGTTTTCACTTCTTCCTGAACCACTGGAAGGACATCAACCACGGCCTGTCGAAAAGTACGTCTCGTGAACAGAACATCAAAATCATCGAGAAATACAAAGACAAGGCCATGACTTCTAAAATCGTCGTTATGCCTGCGGGTATGCGCGACTTAGAAGTGGACGACTCCGGCCGCATGAAAGAGGATGAGATCAACTCCCTCTACCGTGCTTTGCTGGGTGTGTCCAACACGATTACTGATGCTGCAATTCGTCTGAACCCAGAGCAATCGAACACTGCGCGCTGGAACATGCAGTCCAAGTTCAACGAGTTGTACGACACCATCGAGAACATGCTCGAAGGTAAGAAGAAGCTGATCCTCGGCAAGTACGGTTCGCGACGTATCTTCAACGGTACGCGTAACGTGATTACCGCGATGGACACAGCATCTCCGTATCTCGGGGCTCCCGGCAACCCTGGCTTTAATAGCACGGTGTTGGGTCTGTACCAAATGCTCAAGGCAATTATGCCTGTGGCTCGTTACCATTTGCGTAACGGGTTCTTGAGTGAGGTCTTCCGTTCGGTCAGCTCCCCTGCGGTGCTGGTCAACAAGAAGACTCTCAAGACAGAGTTGGTGCAGCTGAAGTCTCAGCACTTTGACCGCTGGGCTACAGACGAGGGTTTGGAAAAGGTCATCACCAGTTTCTTTGACTTGTCGCTCCGCCACAAGCCACTAGAGATTGATGGGCGCTACGTAGGTCTGGTGTATAAAGGACCGGACGGCACGTTCAAGCTGATGCACTCCATCGATGAGTTGCCAGAGTCTCGCGATCCAAAAGACGTGCACCCACTGACGTTCGCTGAATTGCTGTATCTGTCCACCTACCGCGTGATCAACAAGCATCCTCTGTTTGTGACCCGTTACCCGGTGACTGGCGTAGGTTCGATCTATCCATCGATCGCTTACGTTCGCACCACGATTAAAGCCGAACAACGTCGCGAGCTTTCCACTGGCTGGGAACCTCAAGATGAATCTTTCACCGCTTACGAGTTTCCTATCGCCGGTGGCGAGTTCTTGGATTCGTTGGTTCCGCACTCGGCCCACTTGGAGGCTTTGGGTGCTGACTTTGACGGCGACACTGCGTCAGGTAACGCCACGTATTCAGACGAGTCCATTGCAGAAGTCAATGCGTTCTTGCAAACCAAGAAAGCATACGTTGGAACGGATGGTCGTTTCTTGGCCAGTATCAGCGTAATGACTGTCGATCTCGTGATGCACAACATGACTGGGGATTAACCGTGCAGCAACTTTACGAAACTTGGTATCGTAAAAATGGCGTGCGTCGGGTGGAGCAGTTGATGTCTCCACCACTGCCAATGATTCAAACGCTGGAGTTGCCTAAGCGTTCTTTGCTGCACTACGTTGGTGGTGACGTGGGAGACTTGGGTCCGGCTGGCGATGACTTCCTGTTCCGCAACAACACCAAGCCTGTAATGCTGGGCTTCGTGACTGAGATCGGTGACACCAAGGGCTCGCCGCGCAAGCTGCCAATGGCTCCCGGTCCACTGATCAACAGCTACCACATCAAGAACCGCCGTGTGCGCAAGATGAAGTCGCTGGAAACGGCGACTCGTGACGAACTGATGTTGGCTGTTTATAGCTACGGTTTGTTGCCACGGATGTACCGCTACCAACGCTCGTTCTACTCCGAGTATTACAAGTGGTGGAACATCCAGGCTGCGCTGTGGAAGAACGTGGCAGAGATTGCTACGACTACCGATCGCAACCAGTTCATCTTCTGCAAACTGCCGTTGATCCTGCCATCGATCCCAAACCTGAACATTGCTTCGGCTGGCATCACTCAAAAAGTCCTCAAGCTGTTCCCGGACCAAGAGTCGTTGTTCCTGCTGGAGCTGTGGAAGTGGTTGGGCGACAACCGTGCAGACTCCGTGCTGAACAACTGCCCACCTGAGAAAATGGACCGAGTCAACCTCGTGTTCCAGGAATCGGGTCGTTGGTTTGCGGTGAACTTGGGTCTGTTGGACAAGTGGCGCAAATCCTCCAAGGAAGAGTTGGCGTATGCGAAAGATCACCCTGAAGAGTTACGACCCACCAACATCAAAGGGCTCGACCCGTCGCAACTCCAACGTCGCGTCCTGCGGATGGCGATGGCGGTCTTCGAAGTTCGCGGCTCTGGCGAAGGCGATGCAACTGACCCAAAGTCCGAAGGGTCAGAGTCTACTAAACCAAAAGACCCAACAGCAACGGTTACAGTTGTCCCTGCATCGATCCCGGTACTTGACCCTGAAACAGGCGTCTTCCACACCAAAACCGAACAGACAGAACTCCCGCACGAAACGGGGGATCTTGAAGGCGCAACAACGCGCCCAGAGGACATAACTCATTCTGAGGCTGAAGAAGCCCAGCTTGAGAAAGACCTCTCTGCTTTGGAGTTGGTGGCACCGGATGTCAATGAAGACGGTGAGCAGCACGAGATCGAAATCGTATCGAAGGGCTTAGGTGCTCCTGAAGACGGCATCGTAGCTCTGTGCGACAAGCTGGCTTTGACTGGTATGTCAGCCAAGGAATACAAGCGCTACATCGAACGCGCTTCGACCTTCCGTAAACTGCCTGCGCCTGACGGCAAGGGTACGCTGGCTGAGTTCATCCACATCGATCCTGAAGTGCTGATGATCCACGAGTCGCCGTCGATTCCTGACATCGCTACCGTGCCTGACAAAACGATGCTCAAGTCGAGCTTGTTGGAGTTTGACGAGAAGTACATCCAACAGGTTCTGCCCAAAGACATCGCGGGCATGGTGATGATGTTCCAGAACGCAGGCACCATCGTTAGTGACTACCAAGTCGAACGTATGGAAGACGTGACTGGTGCGTACGATAGCTTCACTGTTCGGCTGGAACCTGTTGAGGGTGCTACCGGTAACTGGCGCTTCAAGATCCCGGTGTTCGAAGAAGACGGCACGTACACTGCCAACGGCACCAAGTACCGTCTGCGTAAACAGCGTGGCGACATGCCTATTCGTAAAGTTGCCCCTGACAAAGTGGCACTGACGTCGTACTTCGGCAAGCTGTTCGTGATGCGCTCGGCTAAGCAGGTCAACAACTATCAGGACTGGTTGTGCAACCAGATCATGGCCAAAGGGCTGGATGATGAGGATGACTCTATCACCAACCTCAAACCGACTGATGTGTTCGATCCGCGCTTTGAGTGCCCTAAGGTCTACTCCACGATCGCGATGCAGTTCAAGAGCTTTACTGTCAAGGGCTTTGACTTCTCGTGGGACCAAACCAAACGCGCTACGCTGTATGGCGAAGCTGCGATTGAACAGTACGAGAAAGACGGCGTCGTGTTGTGTGCCAAGAATCCTAAAACTGGCCAAATGCTGGTGATGGATACTGGCGGCGAGTTGTACATCGTCGATGGCGACACAATCGTTGAGTTCTACCCTATCGAAACATTGATCGGGCTGGACGTGCACAAAGCACCGGTTGAGTTCACCGAGCTCAAGGTTCGTGGTCGTACGGTTCCACTGGCTATTATCCTGGGCTACGAAATGGGGCTGGATAAACTCCTGCGCTTGCTCAAAGTTCAGCCTCGTCGCGTACCGGCTGGTCAGCGTGTACAGATGGAGCAGCACGAGTATTCGATCGTGTTTGCTGACGAGACGCTGGTGTTCCTGAAAGATGATCGTTACGCTTCGCTGATTCTGGCTGGCTTCAACGAGTTCCACCGCGCCATCCGTCAATACTCTGTTTACGAGTTTGACAAACCGGGCGTGTACCTGTCGGTGCTGGACCAAGGTGGTGGTGGTGCTCGTACGATCCGTGAGATCGATCTGATGTACCGGATGTTCGTGGAACCGATTACTCGGGACCTGCTGATCGAAATGGGTGAGCCTACTGATTTCCGTGGGCTGTTGTTGCGTTCGGCTGAAATGCTGATGACCGACACTCACCCTGATGAACTTGATTCTGAGTTCATGCGTATCAAAGGTTACGAACGTGTGGCGGGTGCTGTTTACGCCGAGATGGTGAAAGGCCTGCGTGACCACTCTGGTCGTCCGGGTCGTGCTAAACAGCCGATCGACATCAACCCTTTCGCAGTTTGGAAGGCAATTGCGACCGACCCTTCGGTGGCGCTGGTAGTGGACATCAACCCTATCCAGAACCTCAAGGAACAGGAAGCAGTGACGTACTCGGGTACGGGTGGTCGTAACAGCCGCTCGATGACGAAGAAGACTCGTCTGTATCACCCGAACGACATGGGGACCATCTCCGAATCGACCGTGGACTCCTCGGACGTTGCGATCAACACTCAAACAAGTGCTGACCCGCAGTTCACGTCCTTGCGTGGTGCTTCGCGTCGTTACGTGAATGGCAAGACGGGCGCAACTGCTTTGCTGTCGACTACAAGTCTGCTGCAAGTAGGTACGGACCAAGACGATCCAAAGCGTGCTAACTTTGCGGCTATTCAGCAGAGTCATGGCGTGGCGTGTCTGGGTTACGTTTCATCGCCTGTACGTACTGGTTACGAGCAAGTCCTTGCACACCGCACAAGCGATCTCTTCGCTTACACTGCGCGTAAAGACGGCAAAGTAATCGACGTCACCCCTACCGGTATCGTCGTGGAGTACAACGATGGCGAGACTCGTGGTATTGAGTTGGGTCGTCGTTATGGTAATGCTGCGGGGTTGGTGATTCCTCACGAGGTTCGCACCGATCTTAAAGTAGGGGCAAAGTTCAAGAAGGGTGCAGTGCTCAGCTATAACTCCGACTTCTTCGAGCGAGACATTCTCGACCCGAACAACGTTGTGTGGAAAGCTGGCGTCATGGTGAACACGGCGATTTTCGAATCGACGGATACCCTGGAAGACTCCTCGGTGATCGCTAAACGGATCTCTGCTCAGTTGACCACCAAAATTACGAAGGTTCGCACCATCGTAGTTAACTTTGAACAGTCTGTTGCTCGACTGGTTAAAGTGGGGGCAAGTGTAGAAGGCGAGGATATTTTATGTACTATTGAGGACGCTGTCACTGCTAACACTGGGTTGTTTGATGCTGAGTCTCTGGATACCTTGCGTCTCCTGGGTGCTCAAACTCCAACGGCCAAAGCGCACGGCACAGTAGAACGGATTGAAGTGTTCTACCATGGCGACAAAGAGGACATGACGGAGTCGTTGCAGGCTATCGCATCCTCTGCCGACCGCGCACTCGCTCAGCGTAGCAAAAGCCAAGGCAAACGTGTGCTGAATGGCTCGGTTGACGAAAGCTTCCGTGTAGATGGTAATCCGCTGATGCTCGACACTATGGCTATCCGTATTTACATCACGGGTGACGTTGCCATGGGTGTGGGTGACAAAGGCGTGTTCGGCAACCAGCTCAAGACTGTAATTGGTCGAGTGATGGATGACGACACCACTACCGAAGACGGTACACCAATCGATGCAATCTTCGGTTACATGTCGATCTCTGCCCGTATCGTACTCTCCCCAGAAATCATTGGCACCACCACAACGTTGTTGGATGTCATCGGCAAGCAAGCCGCCAAGATCTACAAGGGTAAATGATCATGCAAAACAAACAGTCTGAAACAACCTTGGTAACGCTGGCGAACGCAGCCGAGCTGGTGCGTCACATCGTCCAAGGGATTGTTGGTAACGAAGTTGCCGACACCCTGAACGGCAGTCCCCTGACTCGTCAGGTGATTTACGACTTCGCTCAGTCGGAGTTCCAATCCAGCGTTGCCAAATACTTGGGGGGCAAGTAATGCTTACTCGTGAAGCGGTCGAGAGCGCCTACGCTCTTACAGAAAAGCTGGATGCCTCCGGCGTAGTGCTGCGTCCTGTGGACAACACTCCACTGGCTGCGTTGGTTAATGCTTCGCGCCAGCCCGGCGAGATGCTGATCTCCAACGAGCCTGGCTACGTACCGGACATCACTGCCATCGAATACATGGCAAACTGCCCGATGGCGGAAATCAATGCGTCCATGCACGACATGTGTCAGGACGAAATTGTTCCGGTAGTGATCAACGCCGTGCGCGAGCACTTGGTGTTTGCCCGTACCGTCGTGGCTCCAGACGTCCAGTCGCTGGCCGACTCCGTGCGTCAGTCTCTGGCTGACCAATCGGTGAGCTCGTTGCTGGGCATGGAAGTGATCATCGAAGAAATGCCTGCGCTGGTTTCGAACCCACTGCTGGCAACTGCGGTGCGTCCGTACGCCGAAACTCCTTTCGACCATCCACGCCTGGGCTTCAAATGCCCTGATCAAACTGCGGCTGAGCTGCGCGAGATCATGTCGGCTGGTTCGGGTCGTCTGGACAAAGACGTCGACGAATGGTTGGCTGTCAAAGGTGAAGGCTGGTTGCTCAACCTGTGGCGTCTGGCATTCCAGAACGGCGTGAATGGTGAAGAAGTTGGCACGATCACTTTCTCGGATCTGATGAAAGATCTGGACAGCACGATTGCCATCTTCCTGCTGGCGCGCAAGCTGTACAGCGCATCGCCCCTGGAAGGCACCGAGATGGGTCTGAAAGCTTACGAGGCTCTGATGGTAGAGTTCCGTAACCAATCGGCCCGTACGCTGGCTGTGGCTCTCGAGCTCTACGAGACCGACGTCAAGAACGGCGCGCTGGTTCGCTCCAACACCGAGCGCACGATCACTGTCAACTCCGAAGTGTATCGCCAGTGGATTGAAGCAGGCGGCACCAACGAAGTTCTGTACGGCAACTTGCTGAGCAAGCCCGTACTGGGTTCGGTGGCCTCGATCAACGAGAACGCCAGTCGTCTGCTCAAAGCGTGGAACGAGCACTCCACCTACGTTGCGTCGGCTGAAGCCAACCGCAAGTTTGAGCGCGTCAAGCAATTCCTGTCGCTGCATTTCCACAAGCAGCTGCAAGAAGACACCGACACCACCAACATCGGCAACGCTGCCACTGTGTTCAGCACGTTCGTAGAACTGCTGTCTGGCGTGCGTAGTCAGGAAATCGAGTGCATCGATAGCCTGTGCCTGCGTCTGGTGTGTGCTGCCCGTTACCCACACACTGCTGCATTTGCCATCCTCGATGGTGTGAATGCTGCGATGGTGGCCAACCCTAAACTGGACATCCGCGAAGCTGCTGCAATCTCTGCCGCTCGTTACGCGGCCAAGTGGGTTGCCGAGCAGTTCAAAGTCGGCGTCTAAGGAGCAAGCATGGACCCTCGAACACTCACACGTGATGCGCCGAAGATCCATGCTGTTCTGAAAGAGTTGGAAGACAAGCGTTTGGTGACCACGAAGGGGTGCAAGATTTATATCCCTTCGCGGTACGCCGAGCGTGGCTTGGCACAGGTTGGGGTTGAGACCAACATTGTGGGGATGGCTGCCATTGTAGTGGATGACAAATACTACGGTGTGTGGGTCGTCAATGCCATGATGCGGATCGAACCTACGACCACGATGCGAATCAAGATCGACGAAGAGGAATACTTCGAGTTCTATTTCGAGCCGGGCGCTACTGTTGTCTCCAACATCGATCTCGTCAAAACGGATACACTGACGTTTAAGATTTACGACGAGATCTTCGCTAAAGGTCGGGTGCCTTGGTACTTGAGTTACAACGACCTCGGCAAAATCTTTGAGACAGCCGGTCACCACGCTGGTGCAAGCGTTGGTCGTCAACGTGAGGTTACTGAGTTGATCGTTTCGATGGTCGCTCGTGATCAGAAAGATCGCACGAAGTATTACCGCCAGACTGTGAAGTCTGAAGCGGATTCTATCCTGCGGCCTCCAGCATTTATCCCGTTGCGTAGCGTGGTTTACCAAGCTACCGACACCACCACCAAAATCATGGGGAGCTACTTCTCTGATGGACTTCAGTCGGCATTGATCTCACCTGCCGAGCGTGTGGAGCGAATCGAGGGGCTATTGAGGCGTTAGTCATGAATTCCATTAAGTTCGTTTGTACGGCTTTGGCCGGTATAAACAAAGTCGGTAACCTCAAGCAAAACGAGCAAGGCTACTACCGTGTCGTGCTCGGTGCCCTGAACATGTTCAACTCTGCTGGTGAGTTCTATGCTTACGAGCCTGCAAAAGCTTTGTTCGAGAATTCGAGCCAGCTGATGCGTCGTTGTGCAAAGGGCGCACTGCGTGGGGAATACGGCCACCCGAAACCGCTGCCGGGTCAATCCAGCAACGAGTTCGCTAACCGCGTGATGTCGATCTGGGAAGACAAAGTCTCCCACCACATCATGAACCTGGAGCTGGACTTCAACAGCATCAAGGACGCCAAAGGGAATCCGATCATCGCCATCATCGGCGATATCCTCCCTGCGGGCCCTCACGGTGCTGCTCTGGAGCGTTCGTTGAAGAACCCTAACGAGAACGTCTGTTTCTCTATCCGGGCCTTCACAGACGATCACCGGCTGGGCGGGATTGTACATCGTCACCTCAAGACTGTCGTCACGTGGGACTACGTGAACGAGCCTGGGTTGTCGGTGGCTGAGAAGTGGATGTCTCCTGCACTGGAGGGTCAGTTCGATCAGACCTTTACTCGCGGCGATATCGAACGCGCTCAGAGCCAAAGTGTGGTTGCGGGCATCGCTCAAGAGTCCGTTATCCTCAGTGGTGCTGAGTTGTTCGCTTCGATGGGCTGGTCCAACAAGCCTGTTGAACGTCCAGCGTTCCTGCGCTGGTAACATAGGGGCGGCCTTAGGGCTGCCCTTATGCCGCAATCAAATAAATCTCAGCCACTTATTACTAACACGAGTAGAAAATAACGGTGTTACGTCTTGGTATAGAAAACGACAAGGAAACAATGCTCATGCGGATTAACTCTCAGGGTCGCCAAGTGCTTCGTTGGAACGATGCCCTTTACGATCTCGAAGCCGTTGTCGCACTCGCAAAACAAGCCCGCATCGAAAAGGTAAAAGTCGCAGAACTTACCATCGGTGATCTGGCTGGTGAACTCTCTCCTCCGCATCCTAATCCGACTGTGGAAGAAGTCGTTTACACCAAACGCGGTGGTGCGCTGATCGTCCTTTTGGGCAACCACAAGATCCATCAGGCACACACGCTGGAACGTACCGAAGTACCTGGGCGATTCATCTCGCCCTTCGCTTTGAAGAAAGCAAAAATCTAACTCACTCAAAAAACCCGCAAGAAGGAAGATTCACATGTCCGCAGTAAATACCGTTGAGAAAGCAGCTGACCTCCTGGCCAAGATCAATCCAGAAGTTGCCGCACTGTCCGAGCGCATCGTCGCTGGTGTCAAGGCCGATGGCAAGATCGAAGGCGGCGACCACGTTGCCAGCGCTGCGCTGTACGCTTCCCTGCTGCCCGAAGGCCTGACCATCGAGCAAGCTGAAGGCTTCGCCAAGTTCCACAGCGTCCTGTACCCGGCCATGGGTAAAGCTGCTGGTGAGCTGGGCGTTCCTGCGTTCGTCGCCGACAAAGAGCTGCAAAAGATCAACCTGCAACTGCCGACCATCGGCAAGGACGTCATCCGCGCTAACTTCGAGCGCGAGCGTACTTTCCCGGATCAGCAAACCAAAGGCACCATCACCAAGATGGGCCAGGTTCAAATCGATCACCAGATCTACGGCACCAAGAACCGTGGCGAAGTGACCAAAGTCAAATCCTATCTCTCGGCACTGGCGCTGGAAGCGCTGGCTGGCAAGTAACAATGGGCGAGTTGATCGACATCAACCAGCTCAAGGACATGGTCCTGGCCGCACTGGAAGAACGCGGCGCTGAGGTATTCGTCAGCATGATGGCTTCCACTCGTTCTGTACAACCGATTGTGCGTGACGGTGAGCAGAAGTGGTGGAAGCACGAAGTTGAAATGTCCCTCAGCCATGTCTAACTAAACACTCGCGAGCAACAGAGCAGGAGCTGGTCAGCCCATCGGGTACTTCGGTACGCCGAAAACATTGACATTCAACGGAGCTGTTGTGAGCACTGTGTACGCTGCCGGGTCCTGCAAGGGGCTTGGCAGCGTTTTATGCTGCAAGGAGTACATCGCGTGGCAATTAGGATCTACACCGTTCAGATCGCGCAATGGAGGCTCTGTAAGTCGTTAGGCATTGAGATGCTCGATACGACCGCTAAGAGTGGGATCGCCGCCTTCGCTCCGGACATGAGCAAGGTGTGGGATTACAAAAATGGCAAGATGTCTGAGGAGGAATACACCAGACTCTACCTAGCCAAGATGGCTGAATCTCAGGAATTGAATCCTGGGCGTTGGGAGGAACTTAAAGGGTATGATACTGTTGCACTCGCCTGTTACTGTCGAGCCGGACAATTCTGTCACCGTCACCTGCTGATAATGGTGGTGAAGAAATATCTGGAAGCACACGGTATTGAAGTTACGCTTTGTGGAGAGATCACAAAAGCGAACACCCAACACTTTCCTAGGGTATCGGATGATGGCCACAATAAAGGAACTGCTGGAGAAACCAATAGCGCGGATGGAATTCCCGCTTCACTTCTCTCCACAAGAGACACAGGACCCCCTTAAAGCAATAGACGAATGGCTCTCAGGATGGGCAGACCGTTTGGACGCATCAACTTGCTGGAACCGTTTCTCAACGTACTCTCCTTTCTACAAGCATCGGAAAGCACACGAGCCTGAACCTTATTTCTACGGAGGCTTTCCTCTTAGTGAAGTCTTTGCATTACGCTACAAACAGTTTCAAGGATTCGATCGATTCCGCCCACCGACTCAATCAGAAGTCGCGGGTGTGGTCGCCGGTTTCGTTAACCTCAACTTGGGGGCACTTGGCTAGTCCTGCTGCGCTGTTCACTCCTTCTTTCAGCGTATGCCTGTTAGCGTAGTAACCTAAGAACTCCCCATCTTAGGTTACTATTTTTTTTATCTCTGGAGACTTCGTATGGGAAGATTGGCATTGAGTCATCTGGAACACGCAAGCAGAGCTTTGGATAAAGCTAAAGCTAGCCTTGATGAAGGACGATTGTTTACCGACACGGAAGTTGGGCAGCTTAAAGAATTGCAGGAGGAGGTTGTAAAACTTCGCGACAAGTTTATCTACTTCGCCGTACTGGGTGGATCTAAAGCTAAAGACGTCGCTAGTGTCTTTAAGCTGTCTCCTGGCCGGGTATCCCAAATCGTTAAGAAAGTAAAGATGGAGTTAGAAGAATGATCCTCGATTCATCTGATGGTTGTGGTATTCAAGTTGCTCCTCCGGCTCCACGAATGAATCAGTTCTTCGCTGATAAAGTTCTTGAAGTCCAGTGGTTGCAAGAACAACACGACCGTTACTTCCACCACGAGATCCACACCTTGCCACTGGCTCAGAAGCTGACGCACTTCGTGTTGCACATGGGCAAGTACGGCGGTAATCTGATGGAGCTGCATCAGGCTGACAACCTGCGTGAGTTTCGTCGCAAGGTTGTTGATGCTGTAATCATTGCGATGTCAATGGCCAACACCCTGCAAATCAACCTGGGTGGTTACGTAGCTGAGACACTGAAAGAACATTCCGACAATGTCAACGTTGGCAACATGGCTTCGTACATGTACCGCCACAAGTGCAATATGGCTGTTGGAAAGATGCCTAGCCAGTTCGATGGCTTGATTCACTTCATCTCGGCTGTTGGCGATATGTCTTCGGCAATTACCGACTACGAAGATGGCTTGGGTAGTTCGCCTCGGATGTGTTTGACCACAGCCGTTGTTGATGCTTTCCACTGGGCATTGTTTCTGTACTCCAGTTCGCAGCAGGCTGCCGAAAGCTTGATGCCGATACACTCCTCAATCATGAATCGTTTGGTTCAAGTTGAGAAGAAGAACATGTTCTACCGGTTCTTGCCCAGTCGCGCCAGCTTCTACAACAGTCCTAACGGTCTGTCACCGCACGAAAGCTAAACCTGAGTAGGCGGGAGACTTCGGTCTTCCGTCTATGACGGCATAAAAGCCGGGACTACCCGACACTCTTTTTTTTTTATTTGTTTGGTGGATTTTGTGTACTCCGATTAATCACGAAAGGAAGTCTCATGAAAGAAGTTACCGTACACCACGTTGAAGGCGCTGAAACCAACGTTGTTGTGAAAGCTGTGGGTGTCGTAGGTGCAGGTGGTGGTCACACTCACTACCAGATCACTGGCTTTGACACTGCTCTCAACACCGCCAACGCTGACGACGACGGCTATCGTGCGTCGTTCTCCAAGCTGTCGTTGATCTTCCAGAATGAACGCCCAATGCCAGATAAAGATCTGGTCGGCATTACCATGGAATCTCTGATGGCTGTCTGTATAGATCGCCTGACTGACTTCCAAGCCGGTCCGTTCGCTTCGGCCGAGAACGCAGAAGCTCTGTACCATCTACAACATTCGATGGCTGCACTGCAAGCGCGCACCCAACGCATGGTTGATCTGGATCGTGCCAACAACCCCGACATTCGTTAATTTACAGCATAGAGAGCAGCCCCGAAAGGCTGCTCTCCTTATGCCGCTATACGCGGATTGCTTGCGAACCCAGCTCTTCGACTTGGCTCTCGTAACCCTTGCGGGCTGCCAGAACGTCGGCGTCGATGGCGTCCAAGAAAGCAGGACGCTGGTAAGGGTTTGCACCGGTGATGTTGATACCAGCCAGCAACTTCTCAGCGAGCAGATCCACACCAGCGCCGAACTGAGTCAGCGCAGTGAAAGGAATGTCGTAAGTAGTCGGTTCACCAGCAGCAGCCAGTTCACGACGGCCGATCATCTCGCCCGTGTTCATTGGCCACATGTTGGTGCACAGCCAGGCCTTAACCACTTTGGTGTGGGTCGGATCTGGCTCGATGAAGATCATCGTGGCTGCGTACTGGTCGGCCAGCAAGTCCGTAGGTTTGCTACCACTCAAGGTCGCAACGTTCGGGTACTTGGAAGCCGGGTCCATCATCAGGTAGGTGATCCAACCTTGCAGGAAGGTCTGCACCGGCATGCCGTATTTCTCGTTCCAGCGGAAAACTGGGTTGGAACGAGCACGTTTCACGTCAGTGAAGTCTTGCTGCATTTCACCGGCACCGCCAGCGGCGTTTTCGGTTACTTCCACTTCCAGACCGGCCGACAGACCAGTGATGGACATTGGGTGCAGCTCGACCAGCGCACGGAGAGTACCAACCCATGCGTCGGCGTCCGGCAAGTAGCCGAAGCCCTTAGGGGCCTCGACCAGCAGGCAGATCAGGTTTTTGCCAATGTAAGCTTGGTTGCTTACCCATTCGGTGAGATCGGGCGCGTAGCCCTGCTGCCCGCCGTATTGGAGATCAATCATGGGATTGGTCTTGCCAACGTGGTAGGCCGTGTTCTCTGCGAGAATTGCGTCGCGGATACGGCTCATGCTGCGAGATCCTCAATGCGATGAGCTTCCAGAACCATTGTCTGGACAGTCTTCATGTTGTTGGCGTAAACCTTCACACGAACCGAGTAGCTGTAGCCGCGCGCGATATCCTGCGCGGTGAAGTAGGCTTCAGGGTTGATGGTGAAGCGGTTGTCGAAACGGCCCACCAGGTTGTCGTTGAAGAACTGGTTGACCTGCTTGATGATCTGCGCGTTCGACAGAGTGTCGACACCGCGGAATTCACGCCAGCAGCGGTCAGCAACTTTCTCGACTTCGATGCAGCCCATCATGGTGAAGAAGCTGGTCAACACCGACGTATCGTTGTCGTAAGCGGTCTTCAGAGCAGGGAAGCTGAAGCTACGACGGTCGAACGACTCAACCCAGTTCAAGCCGTTTGCCCAGTCCTTGTTGCGGACGGTGAACGGAGTGAAGGTGACGTTGATGTCGCGGAACATCGTGACTTTGCTGCGAGGAGCCTTGTCGAACGACTGACCCGATTTCCACTTGCCGTTACCGGCACCCATGTACTGGGCAGTCTTGCTGGCGATCTCGAGGATCAGCGGCAGGGGCTGAGTGTATTGCGAGTTGATCAGTTTGCCCGAACGACCCACCACGATACCACGGACCACGGAGGTGCCGAAGGTTTCGGATTCTGGGAACATGCCCAGACGGGTGCGCAGAGCAACAGCCAGAGCCGACTCTTCCGAAGCAGTCAGTTCAGCACCGCCGACGGTGTGAGTGCACAGGCCTACGCCGGTGTCCTTACGGTTGGCGATAAAGCTGATCAGGTCGTACTTGGTTTCCAGCGGGTAGCCGGAGTCCCAAATCATCGATTCAGGATACTTCGCAGTATTCTGGAACTCGCTGTCCGGGTCTGCGTACTTCTTCACAGAAGCAGAAACCAGTTTAGCGAACTCGACGTCGTTCATGGTGCCGTCGGAACCGCCCGAAGCATAGATGGTCGAGTTCTCGGTCAGACGCACGGAGCCAGCATCTTTCGAGAAGATGTAAGACTGGTACGGAACGCCCTGAGAGTCGGTGCCACCGATGAAGTTGAAGCGGTACTCTTCGCCTTCGGATTGGTCGAAATCGACCGAGCCGATGCTGTGCGGCTTTTCAGCTGCGTAGAACAGCTTGACCAGCTTGTCGACGTTTTCCTGGTACAGATGGAATTTGCCGAACGGGCCCCAGACAGGCGGAACCGATGGGTCTTCCAGATTCTGGTACGACTGGACGAACACTTCCTCAACGAAAGTGATCTTGTCGGTACGCTTGTTGATCGCACCCGGCACAAAACCGATGTCCACGTACTGCTCAGCAGCGGTGGTTGGTTTGGTAGTCGGAGTCGACTCAGCGCTGTCTTTCAGAACGCAGGACATACGCAGCGGATAGACCTTGTTCTGCGTCAGCAGGGTAGGGTCGATCGGGTTGCTCGACTTGGTAGTCGGAGCCCACAGGCGGATACCGCGCAGGTTGCCGTCGGCACCGAAGTCCGGAGTCTCGGTATCGAACAGCGGGTAGCGGACGGAAGTGGTCTGCGATTGCTCGTCGACCTGGTCGCCAGCACCTTCTTCGCCGAGGCCGTAAGTGGAGATTGCCTCACCACCTTCTTCTTCAGGCGGCAGGTATTCGATCGGCTCGCCGATGAACTTGACCTTATAACCGGTGGTAGTCGAACCGTCGGCCATAGGCACTGGGTTGTTCTGTGCATCGACCTTGATCGAACCGTCGGAGTTGCGCTGATACAACGGTACGGCCATAGGCAGTACGTCGATCGATACGCGGATCGAGGCGTTCGGGCCAGCGTCTGCTGGTTTGACGCGCTCGTACATACCGGCGTTACCCTGAGCATTGATCAGGTTGGCCAGCACCGTGGCGTGGTTAGCCCAGGGCTTACGCAGGTCAAAGGAGTCGACCCCGTACATGATGGAACGGCTGTTACCCACGACCAATTGAGGCTCAGTAGGACCTTTCTTGGCGTAGAAGTAGAGTTTCGGCAAGTGCGTAGGAAGCTGTTCGGCTTCCGCCACCAACGCAACCGTACTCTGGTCATCAATACCGAGCAGAATCGATTGTGGGGTAGCATTCAGGGGACTTGTCATCTGTGTCAGTCCTATTGCTAAATGGTATGGTTAACGGGGTCGATGTCGTACATCATAGTAATGCAGTATATCGACCGTCCTAAAGGCTTTATATGGAAAAGGTGGGGCGCTCCAAATGACTATTTTCAAAACAGCCTACGATACCACTGCCACGCAGGGTTTTCGTATGGACAAAACGGTGGACGCCATCCAACGTGCGTGGATCAGCGGTGAGCTGAAAGTACAGGCCAACGGCGTGCGCGTTGTTGAGGGCGGTCGTTCTGTTGTAGACGCCGTACCGCAATTCGAGCACCCCCTTTGGATCGAGGATTCCGATAAGCAGTTCTTTATTGCTTACGATGCCCGACCTTTCGGTAAGGTTGATCGCATGACTTCGTCGTTCGTTGTGCGCGATGGCATCCAGTACGACACCGCGACGCTACGCGCCAAGTTGAACTACGTTTGGTTGACTGAAACGCCAAACATTCTGCGCGACATCTCCCAGCTCCCTGCACAGATCTTTGCTGCATGGATGGCTGAGTCGATTACTCGTCGCTTTGTGTTGGACCCCGAAGAACAACTCCGCTTGGCGGTGCTGTCTGCTTACCATTACCAGTGCTTGTTCACTGACGCGGAAAAGTTCGATGAGCGTGAACTTGGCCGTGTGGTTAAAGCCGTATCGATGAGCGTTAGTGCGAGTGCCGAACAGGTTTACAATCTGTTGTCGGATCTACCTGTCCTTCAGAGTATTTCTGATTTTTGTGCGCATGCGGAAAAGATCACAGGCTCGGTTCGCTTGAAAGAGCTCAATCCTGCGCTGCTGATTACCCTGCTCGGTGGTAGCTGGTTTGGCCACAACCACAAAGAAATGATCGCTGTAGCGCTCGAGCATCCGCCGACTTGGTTGGCCATCGTTGCTGCATGCTATCAGTCCCGCACGTTCAAGAACTCGCAAGTCGCTCGCGTGGCTGAGATCAAGGACCGCAACCAAGCTGGTCAGAACTACTTGCGTTCGGTCATCAAAATGACCAACGACATCGTCGGCCAATAAAAGGCAGGTGGGCTGCATGTACAATTTCATCACTGATCACGCTATCAAGAACGTCTGGTGTACTCCAGACCAAGATATGCAGTCGATCGTAAAACTGGCCAGACTCACTCCCAAAGAAGGGGTCTGGACCAAGTTCACCGTACTCTGGCAGAACTATGCTTTGCCTGAGAAGGGCGTGCGGTTCCACGTATACCAAATTGGCCAACTGCATCCCTTGCTGATGGGTCTGTTCCCGAAACGAAACGTCTGGACTACGTTTGCCAAATCGTGCAACGAAGAAAAGATGTTGGTGGATCTGTACACTGGTCTGGGCGTTGAGTTCCCTCGTACGGAGTCGTGGTTCATGACGACCCGCGATAAGAACTTGATTGTCGCAGTCAAGGTGCAGGACCGCATCGGGGTGGACCTGGGCTACAACGATCTTTTTTTGCGTGTTTACAGCAACGCTTATTTCAACAGCCTGCGCTCTGATCCACTGGATGACTTTATCCGTGTCGGTGGTGGTCGCATGCTCACGACTAAGCAGATCACCACGCTCCAGAACGAGTTCGAGAAATACAAGAAGCTGCCGGGGCAAGTCTACGCATTCGTGAACGGCTACAAGGTATCGGCTCTGAACCTATTGACGGTGAAGATCGATGACGTGGCCGAATACGTGTACGACTCTTCTATCTTTAAGGTAGTTGATTTCCCGATCGACAGTCTGCGCACGTTTGAGTCGAGCCTCGATCCTCACACCAAGTACCTCCTGCATCAGGCCGGAACGGGTGAAGACAACATCGAGTATCAGGACGACCTCGACGTATTCCTGCTCACGCGCAAAGACGATGGTAGCCACACAGGCGTCTATTACCATCGCAATGCCGTGGATGCCCTTCGGATGGTGACTCACAAGGACTACTCGGTTCCTGTGGCTAACCTGCTCAGCTTTGTCGCCAACGGCCAGACCGTGGACGACTTGCGTGGGAAAGTGTTGCGTCTGCACATTCGTCACTCCGGGTACGAGCGTCCTCTGGTCAACGAGAACAACCGTATTAAAGAGCTGTACAAACTCAACGATCTGGACTTGCGTAAAGCAATGTTGGGTTTGGACTCGGTGGTGGAGAACTGGCGTGCTGAGACTTTGGAAGCTTCGGCTTACACCAAGGTCATGCGTGTCAATGGTGAAGACATCACTCCAGCTCTGGTTGAACAAGCCTACGGATACAACGCCATCGCCAAGTTGTTGGGCGATACGCCACAGACTACTCGACTGTCGTCGGGTTTGCAGTTGGTTGACGTTCCGTACGGTTTGCAGACCAAGTCCACCGTATACGAGTACGATGCCCAAGGCAAGCTACTGGGTTATCACAACCACACGATTGGTTCTGTTTATGCCTGTTCCAGTAATCTGGCTCGCACGGTAGAAATCCTTTCGGGGACCAGCGGTGAGGACACAGACGATTACTACGGCGACGTGCCTGTGGTGATCGACCCTACCCTCAACTATCGCTTCTACGTGACCCCTGTGGTTAACGCTGTGGCTGGTAAGGTCTGGACGGATGTGACGGGTGGCTTGGAGTACAGCATTGTTAATGGTGCTGTGCATTGGCTGGTTGATCGTACCAAGTTCCAAACACTGGTGCGTACCGATGGCCGAATCCTGACCTACGACCTGTTGCTCAATCCTCAGGACGGCATCTATCGTTTCAGCCTTACTCACTACCAGACTCGTTTGGGTGTGCGTGGCAAGCGGGTGCTGGAGGTTCTGCTGGGTGAGTTGGATCTGTGGTTGAACGGCAATGCTCTGGTTTATGGGGTGGACTACTTCATCCGGGGCGTCGAGATTGTGATCATCAACCAGAAGTTCTTGGTTAATCCATTCGTGGACAACCAGAAGATCACTGTCCGTTTGTCTGGCTTCTGCCAAGCTGATGGTTCTCTGCAAAAGCAGCTGGACTCAGGCTTTGTCGAATACGGCATGCTGTCGCACAACCGCCGTTACGATATTCGTGACGACAAGATTCTGCGGATTGTGGCGGGTGGTCGTGTGTGGGATCGTAAGGATCTGAAGTTCTCTGAAGATGACTCAGGCGTTTATACGCCGACGATTCCTAACGGGGTGCCTTACCAGATCCGGGACATCGTGGTTCCGTTGCGGGGGATGACTCCGACCGATACCTATACGCTGCGCGCAGCCTCTATAGTCATCGATAACGCGATCTCCGACTACATGACGATCAAACTACCAGAGCCTGTGAAGAGCGGCCCAAACATCATCCCAGAGCGCTGGGTGGTGTATTCCCCGTTCGTGCAGAAGCTGATCAGTGACCTGAACCTCGGTATCCTGGACGACCCTCGAATCTTCGAGCAGTTCAACGATGCTGACGTGCTGGACATCTGTAAGGGCTACGAGTATCTGCTCAAGTACGACCCGACTCAGCTGGAGACCAAGGTAGATGATCGTTACGTCTCGATCCATCCGCACTGTCTGAATATAACTGTGGACATGGGTATCTACCAGAACCGGTTCTTGGCCCGTGCGGTCAAGATCTACTGTAATGGTCTGATCAACCTTGCTCCTTTCATTCGCGTAGAGAAATTCTGATGACGACTCCTACTACGATTTACGTCACGGGTAGTGATGGGGGTGTTCCGGTTCACGAGCCGGAGCGTCGCTGGACCCAGTGGGACATCTTGGAGCTCTGGGCGTACGTCCTGGGCGATGGCTCCGCAGCGGTATTGCCAGACATTGGTGAGCATCGTTGGATTCCAAACGTTCGCGACGTCGTCGTGGACAACGACCTGTGGAAATGGTATCGCGTGACTGCGGTAGACGAAACCACGGGTGTGGCTACGCTGAAGTCGATCGTGCCTCCGAAAGATCCTGGTGATCTGACTGACGACGATATCCTGACTGGCCCTGGTCCCGGCACTCAAGCCGATACCTACCGTGTGCTGCTTGACCAATCGACTCTGCCATTCACGTTGTCTGTGGATGCTCGTTTGTCGGTGGGTGGTTCGATGTGCTCGTACGCCAAGATCTTCAAGGGTGCGAACCTCGGGCCGAATGGTAAGGTGATCTCGACCTTCTACGACAACCAAGGCAACCTCTTGGGTGACGAAGTTCCACTGGAACTGAAGAAGATCTCCACCGCTACCAACTACGCCGAGAAAACGGTGATGCAGTGTTTCACCAAAGAGAAGTTGCTCGATGGTGAATTGGTGACCGTGGTGTTCTACTCGGACCTCGATGCTGTGGTCTCGTGGCGTCAGTGCCGGATCATCAACACGGCGTTCATTCGTTCGACCGACTCCTCGACTAAGTACGTGACGGGCATCTCGCTCAAGTCTCCGTTCTTGTCGGCTGCCGATCCGCGTCTGTTGCAGTACCCGATCAACGTTCCGCTGAAGTCGCTGGTTGCCAAAGGGGTGGTTCACTACTCCGACGGTTCTTCGCAGGAACAGAACATCGACAACAACGGTCGCTTCAACCTGCTGGGCTTCGATAACTTCGTCTCGACCATCATCGGTCAGGAACTGCCAATCGTCGCTGCGTACACTCTGTCTCCGGGCGAAGTGGCGTATCAAACCACGCTGGGTGAGAACCACGCGATCACCGAGTCGTTCCGTGCAGTAACCACCAAAGCAGAGGGCGCTTACACGCTCAAGCTGTTCTGCTACCCAGTCTGGATCGACAAAGTGTCGGGCTATCGTCTGGAGTGGTTCATGTACAACCTGGATCGTCAGGCTGTGTTCAAGGTCACTCCATGGGTCAAGATCGGCGCTTCCAGCCGTCCATTCGACCCTACAGCTTATGGTATCTCCCAGAAGCTGATCGTGACACTGAACCTGAAAACAGTGAACTCGTTGTGGGCGGATTACAACTTCACCCAAACGATCGAACTGGTACTGGCTCAGGAAGGCGACGAAGCGGGCACGCCATGGACCGTAGCTTACGATCCTGCACAGAACCCTCCGTACGGCAAGAACATCTTCGCCGAAACGGACTTCGTCAACTACAACTACTGGAAACTGCGTTTGGGCTTCGGTGCTGCTTCGAAAGAAGACTGGTTGCAGCAACTGTACTGGAACGCCAAGCCGCTGACCGACCCGGCCAAAGAAGCCACCGCACCTGTGCCTAACTTCTTCCGGATCAAGTTCAGCAACGCAACTGGCACTCAGAGCATCGAATGCCAGATGTCCCAGTGGAACCAGGAGATGATTGTCGGCAACGGTCTCACGAACAACGGTACGCTGTTCATTGAGTTCTTCAAACGCACCAACGACAACGACATCCAGCTCGCTGTTGCGGGCATGGTGATTCGTCAAACCAACCCGTAAAAGGCAGTGCCGCGTCCACCCTGTAGTGGGGTGGACGTGAGCGCTTGCTGGAGATTGCAAGATGATCTTGTTTTTAGAAGACTGGGCGAAGTGGCCAACCGCCATCCCAGATACAGAAACGAAGAATCGTAGCTGGGTTGTACTGGCTTCGAAGTATCGTGCGATGGGGATTGAGAACCACGCATTCCTTTTGGCACTGGTAAACCCTGCACTACAAGGTGTAGATCCGCATGACCCGAATTTGACTCAAGCTCAGATGGCCGCTATCGGCGTTGAGTGTCGCTTAAACCCATGGTACTTCTTCCGTGAGTGTGCACGAGCTCCTGCCATGTCTGGTAGTGACGCCGTACCTCTGGAAGCCAACCGTGGCAACATTGCGTTGTTCTGGTGTTTCTTCAACCACATCTTCATCATCCTGATCCAGATTCGTCAGACGGGTAAGTCTTTCAACGTAGACATCCTGATGAACCTGCTGCTCAACGTGCTCTGCAAGGACACGGCTATCAACTTGATGACCAAGGACGATATCCTTCGCCGTAAGAACATCCAGCGGATTAAAGACATCCGGGATGAGCTGCCGCGATATCTACAGCAACAGACTCGCCACGACTCCAACAACACAGAAGAGATTTCTGTAGACCGTCTGGGCAACACCTACACCACTCACGTTCCACAGTCCTCGCCTAAGCGCGCACTGAACATGGGTCGTGGTTTGACCACCGCAATCTTCCACATCGACGAACCTCCGTTCCAAATCAACATCTCCATTGCTTTGCCTGCGGCTTTGTCTGCCATGGGTGCCGCTGTGGACGCCGCTAAGCGCGTAGGAGCGCCGTACGGTACAATCCTGACCACGACTGCGGGTCGTAAGGATGACAAGGATGGCGCGTACGTGTACAACATCGTATCGGATGCCGCCGTTTGGACCGAGATGTTCTTTGACGCTGAAAACCACAAGAAACTGGACCGCATGGTTCGTGGTGCTTCGCGCAAACGCCGCTTTGCTGTGAACGCTACTTTCAATCACACCCAGTTGGGTAAGGATGACAAGTGGTTGCGTGAGAAGGTAGAGGAAGCTTTGGCTGAAGGCGATGACGCCAACCGAGATTTCTTCAACATGTGGTCGTCGGGTAGTCAGACCAGTCCATTGCTGGAATGGGTACGTACCAAGATTGCCGCCTCTCACCGCACTGTGGCATACACCTCGATCTCTGGGACCAACTCCTACGTTACTCGCTGGTACATCGCGGAAGAGGAGATTGAACGCCGTCTGGCCAATGGCAAGTTCATCCTGGGTATGGATACCTCGGAAGCATCCGGCGGAGATGATATCTCTCTGGTATTGGTGGACGTTGAGAACTTGGAGACTCTTGCAGTCGGTACGTACAACGAGACGAACTTGATTACGTTCTCGGAGTGGGTGTGCGAGTGGTTGGTCCGGTTCCCAAACATCACTGCCGTCATTGAGCGTCGTTCCACTGGTGCGATGCTGCTTGACTTCCTGCTGCGTCAGTTGCCTATGCATGGCATCGATCCGTTCCGTCGTCTGTTCAACACCGTGGTCAACGACTACGAAGAGAACCCAGACCACTTCAACGAGATTCGCCTGCCAATGTCTCGCCGCAATCCAGACATCTACGTGCGCTTCAAGAAGTCCTTTGGTTACGCTACATCGGCTTCGGGTAAGACTAGCCGTAAAGGTCTGTATGGTCTGGCTTTGCAGAACGCCACCAAGCGTGCCTCGGACCGCGTGTACGACAAATCGCTGATCGACCAAATCCTTTCGCTCGAGTATCGCAACGGACGGGTGGATCACCCTGATGGCGAGCACGATGACTTGGTAATCGGCTGGCTGTTGGTTCACTGGTTCTTGGGCTTTGCTAACAAGCCTGAGTGGTACGGTCTCGATCCGACAAAGATCATGACCAACATCGCAGGCAAGGCAACCGAAACTCAAGAGGAGATCTGGATCAAAGAAGAGCAAGCCGTGCTGCGCAAGCGTATGGAAGTCTTGTACGACGAGCTCTCCAACGAGCAAGACGACTTTGTGTCGATGCGTCTGGAGATGGAGTTGCGTAAACTGGATCAGCAAGTGATCTTGGAAACTGACGAGATCTACTCGGTCGACGGTCTGATTCGTCAGGCTCAAGAACGTAAGCGTCAGAAGTTTGCAGCCAAGAACCGTAGCGTGGTGGGTGATCAAAGCTGGAAGCCTAAGCCTCCTACGGTGAATGGCGTACAGGTTTCTTACGATCGTCCTTTGACTGCGTTCGACCTGCGAGCGTAACAAAGCGGCATAAGGCCCGGCGCAAGGCCGGGCTTTATGCTGTCAGGCACTGAAGATCACACTGGTTTCGAGTCTCGCGATCAAAACATCGAGGTAGGCTGCAATGGCTGCTTCTCGTTGCTTCTTTGCTGACGACCATTTGGGCAGCAAAGGCGGGAAGGCTAGATCAAGTTTACATGCTTCTTTGAGACGGTCAGGGGAATCACCCGATAACGTTGCATAGACGTGATGCATGCGAAACTCTTCAGTAGAGATCCACCAGCGTTTGTAGCGGATTTTGTAACGCCGTTCCTGACAATGGATACTGATCTCGTACCCAGAAACGGAGTGGCCTGTTAGACCTTCCGACCTTGTTCTCGGAACCACGACTTCTTCGGTCGTTCTCGGCCCCTTAAGTTTCTCGACCCAATAGGTCATCAAGGACGCTAACAATCGAACAAGGCGCATGACGCATTCCTCTTCTCATTGAGCGTTGACGCACCTTAGGCTAAGCGACGATACCGGTCTGGGTGTAATGCTGCATGGTGAAGGCACGCAGAACACAATAAAGCAACGTCCCTGTACGAACACTGGACACCACACTACTGGACTCTGGTTTACCCGTTGCCTGCGACACGATCTTTTCTGTTTTCTCACGGAGCGAAAGCAGGGCTGGATCAGTGGACCGGGACGACATATAAACGCCCCGCAGTTTAGAGATCAAACCGGGGAGATCACTGCTTGCCTTTACTGCCGACCGATTGTTCACCAGGTAGTCGAAGGCGTGGATCAAAACGTCATCCAGAACTTCTTCCACGATTTCAGCTTTTGACTGACGGTAGTTCCTCGACATCCATTCGAGGGTCTCGGTTAGCAGGTGTGGTGGCATGGTGTGCATCACGCGGCAGATGATCGTCATCAATTCTTCATGAATAAATGACTCCTTGTCGGTGACGATTGCGTGCAGATACCGGGTGTATGCCGTCAGGTTCTTGGACCGATCCTTGAGGATCTCCGCTCCGTCGTGTTCAACAATCGAACTCACCGAACTGATCCGAGTACCTTGTTTGTGCGTCTTCAGGAACTCGTTGTACAAGTTCTTGAGCATATCCCGAATGCGTCCTTGCGCGTCGTTGGCGAAGTACACCACTTCCAAATCGTCGTCCATCTTCACAATCGTTTGATAGTGGATCGATGGTTTACCCGTAGAAGGGTCTTTGGCAGTGATCGTAGATTCAGCCTTGGCGCGGAACAACGCAGTCCAGCTACCGTACACCTTGATATCGAATTTGTTTGACAGCTGAGCATAGGTCGCCTCAGCTACAGCTTTGTCGGCAGGATATCGGAAGTGACGGAACAAGCGGCTGGTGAAAAACTTGTACTGCAACACCAGCATCACGTCAATCATTGCTTCATGCTTTACTTTCTCAGGAAGCTTTGAGTTGAACAGCTTATGGAGCAACCAAATGCAAGAGAGGTTCATTACGTCAGAAGAGACGTTGAACTCTGGGTTGATATTTGGCAGGTCGTGTATACGTCGCTCAAGAGCAACGTCATCAGCGTCGAGGATGTCGTCGAACCAGCGATCTCTGTCAGCATCACCGAAACGTACAACTTGCACCCCCAACAGATTACCACCGAAGAACGTAATATGTTCCTCGTTTTTGTTCACGAAGCCAACCTGATACGCATGAATACGCTTGGCGAGTTTCGCGTCGATGGCAAGGTTTTTACACTCGTCATTGAAGACGTCGCGTACCAGAAGATCGGCCATAGGGAATTGTCCAAAAGGAGAGGTTACTCACACAATTACGATTTGGCGATTCAAATGTAATATGATTACTTATTACCTGTTAGAATACCACCACCCACAAGCTACTCAGGAGTAACTCGAAGATGTTGGATTCAACTGCAATCGGAAGCACTGATCAACTCGTTGGTTGGTTGGTGACTTTAGACAATGATCTGGGCACCCACCAGGATGTGAAGTCCTCGCAGAGTATCGATTTCTACGTCGATGCGGAATACTGCAAACTGAAAGAAACTGTTCGTGCGATCCTCTTGGAAGAGGGCAAGCTGAACCCCAAAGCTGTAGAGCGCCTGGAAGCTATCGGTGTCACTGTCGTGTTCGACAAAGAGAACGGCAGCATTACCCTGTATCTGCACAACGGCAATTTCACGGTGAACTAATGCCCTGGCTTGATGGAGTCAAACTTTCTGATAAGGAAGTTAATGACTGGATGGACAGATGTCGCTTAGAGCAATCTCAAAAAGGAGGCGAAATGTCTCGTCAGTTTTACGCTCCAAGTGAAGCTCAGGATCTGAGTAAGTTCCTGGGTCAGTACATCCTGGCACGTGCTAAAGCTCAGGGCTACGAGCCAAGCAAACAACAACTTGATGAGCTCCGGAAAGAGTTGGTCAAGACCGTAGACGAAGTTCTCAAATAAGCGTGGTGTAGCGGAGGGCTTCGGTCCTCCGTCTATGCCCTAAGGAAATAAAATGCACCCTGAAGAAAAGCTGCGGATGGACAAAGAAATGCATCCGCTGGTACGAGAAGCGATCGACAAAATCGAGTACACCTACGGCTGCCGCGTGATTCACGTCGCCACCATGGGCTCGAGAGCTTGGGGTTTCCAGTCGCCGGAAAGCGATCACGATATCCAGTTCGTGTACGTGTTCTCCAAGAACCGTTACGCGCAGCTCGATCCTTTGCCAGATACAAACATCGTGTTCAAACTGGACGAACACCTTGAGTTCCACGGTTACGAGCTCAAGCAATATCTGAAACTCATCCGCAAGTCCAACACTTTCCCATCGGAGTTGTTGTGGCAGGCTAACGGTTTCGGCCCAACGGAATTCATCAGTGAGCTGCGCAAGCTTTCGATGGTTTACTTCAACCGCGTGCCGCACTGGTACAACCACCACAGCATCGCGTTCAAAGAAATGCAGAAAGTTGACGAGTCTGGACTGACTGACGTCAAAGCTTTCCTGTACTTCGCTCGCAGTCTGTTCACGATGATGGCTCTGGAACAGCAGCCAGAAATGCGCTACCTGCCGCTGTCGCTGCACTCACTGATCCCGAGTATCGTGAATTTGCAAGACGGGATTCAGTCGCACGTCAAGTACCTCATGAAAATGCGTAACGCAGGTACTGAGGCAATGATCACTCCGCAGATCTTCATCAACATGAAGCATCTGTTGTCTGAACGCAAGCCTGTGCCTGCGCCGGAAGTCAATGCGTCTTTGAACCCAGTGCCTCTGGATAAGTTCTTCCAAGACGTTCTGGCTGAGCGTTACTTCAACCTCTATCCTGACAGCCATCGCCTTTACACCGAAGCACCACTTGAGTTGCTGAAGTGGGAACTTGGTCAGCGCGCTAATCCAATCGCTCGTACACTCCGGGTGGAATAATGCGTCTTCACGAACTGATACACAAATGTCGCCGCGTGTTCTTTCACGTAAAGCACATGAGCGTGGAAGCTGAGCTGACGCCTTACATCCGGACCGGTATGTTAATGGCTCGCATGCGTGAGTTGTCGAGGAAAGATCTACTCACCTGCGATAACGAAACCTTTGAAAGTATCCTGCGCGCAATGGCCTTAGATACTCGCAAAGTAAATCAGGAACAACGGAACAGGGCGAATGAATAATCTCAAACGCTACATCTTACTTCCTGACGTGCATTGCGCTAAGGGCGGTAAGCTTGTCGAGCATCCTGAAGGTCCTTGGGTTCGTTTCGACGATCTAACGCCCCAACCGATAGGAGGGCTTTCTGTGAAAGCTGCCAGAGGGATAGATGCATTGTTGGGGGCTGCTATTAGTGTACCGCCAAAGAAGAGCGATACGTTGGAGTTTGAGGCTTATCACCTACGTCGCTTGTTCGAGTCGATCGGTATCGATCTCTCAAGAGCAGTGTTGCAAGGGAAGATAAAGCCAAAGACTCAGGATGAGCGTGAGCACTTCCACAAGCTTCTAAAAGCATTCCTGCGTCATCAACTACAGTCTTAAAAAAACTGGCTCTAGTGATTGTTTGAACGCTCCACGCTGTTGATCTGTGTGAGTGTTTAAAGCGAGTGTCGTAGCGTAAGCGAAGATGCGAGCCTAGCGGAGTCTGGAACAGACGACACCACAGTTGCTTTGTGGGGGAAAGGGGGAAGAGGACTAATGAAACGTTCTAAACTGATTGAGCTACTGGCAACACTAGACACCCCAGGTGTCGATGATCCTGAAGTATGCTTCGTGCATCCCGAAGGGTTTGGTAACCAAAGCATCAACGTGGTGAAGGTAAGTAGCGTTTGGCGTAACGGTGTTGAAGTGCCTTGCGTCAGTCTTGACTTTGATGCGAACCTGGAAGAGGAAGAACCGCCTAAACGTCTCACGGAAGCTGAGCGTGCAGAGGAATGGGAAGCACGAGCTGCCCGGCGGGAGGACATGGTTTTCAGAAGCAATGTTCGTCAGCTGTTGGGTATTGCCGAGAACGCCACAGCGCCGTACGCTGGCGATATCATTGATCCCTTCAGCATGAACAAGATCGACGCTCAACTGCATTCTGAGTTCAGGGATGCTCTCATTCGACGCAAAGTGTTTTTGGTGAAAGACGGTTTGTCTATAGTGGGCGGCAAAGCTCGCGCATCCGATAGTGTGATCTCTATCCTTTGGGATTCTGATTTCTATCCTCGGGCACGTTTTGCTTGCTATTCCAAGACTGCCCATATCCCATTGGGGTTCTTTGAAGACTATGACCTGTACCTAGGGTTACAGTCTCCATTACTACCAACGCTGATCGCACAGTACGGGGCAAGGGATGGGGATTATGAGTCATTCAATCCGCATTACTTCCCGACTATTAAACCTGAGGACTATCCGCCGCAGTTTGCTGAGGCGCACAATCGGGCTGTAATGTTGGGCTACACGTTCAAGTCCGAGGTTTAGGAAGTACCTCGTAGTGTAATACCGTTGCTTTAAGGATGAGGAGGGATTTATGCTTTTAGGTAAACTAGGGATTGTGGACGATGCAATCACGCAAAGAGGTAATGTGCTCAATCACATTACTCTCATGGTCATCACTACCGACGCAGTGGATCGCAGGATGGATCGCATTGCTGACAGTATCGAGATCAGCCGTCTGCGTGCAGAATACCTGCGCAATCGTCTCAATCAACTGCAATCGAAAGTGAGGAAGTTAGGATGAATGAAGAACCGAAGGATCTGCGAGACGCGATTACTCGCACAGTTGAGTTTGGTCAGAAGCTCTCTACTGAGATCATGACCGATCTTGCGTTGGGCAAGTGGAACTTGCGCGACAACATGACTCTGAAGCAGAAGTATGCCGAAGAGATCCATGAGAAGTATCCACAGATCGCGGTGGAGAGCGTGTTGCGTCTGTTGTTTATTGGGGTCGATCCTGGTGTCGAGCACGCCACGATGTCGATTGGCGGGAAGATGTTTTCGATCACTCCAGAACTGAAGGAAGGCGACAACCTGTTCGATCATCTGGCGCCGGATGATGGGAGCTATGGCCTCAGCTATTTCTCCAATCCAGATCGCTCGGACATTACGATGGATTGGTCGGGGACTTTCCTTGATCCTAAGCGCCGTATCGGTGGCGGCTTTAGTCGTGGCGAGTTAGCGCTGGTTGTTGCTGGCAGTCCATATCAGCCGATGAGCGATCGAATGCTGGCCAACAAGCACCAGACGTTCTGGGATGAGGAGTACGCTGGCCCAAGTGCCGCTGAACGAGCTGCCCTGTACCACCAGAAAAAGCTGATCAACAACGGCTTCCATGGCGCTACTCGTTTGCGCGGTATCGGCGGACACGTAGATCTGGAGCACGATGGCTTTCTTCCGCGCGACTACCAACAGCCGTTGATCTATTCGGCTCTTGATGGGATGTATCGCATGGGCAAGCGCACTCGTGCGATGGGAGCTCGTTTTAGCGGTGACGGCACTGCCAAGATTCAGAACGCGTCGTTTAGTGGCATGAAACTTCGTAACATGGTTTCGGATGGTCATCTCGGTTGGCCAATGCCTGTTGAGCAATATCGCAGTTACATGCGAATGAATGCACTTACTCGCCGGCTGGGTTTCACCCACGTGAAAACCGATCCGGTTATTACCCTTCGCTACAGCCGAGAGTACGGTCACGGCTACTGTACTGTCATTGCGCCGGTAAATGCTGGGGAGTTTTACAAGTCGCCTCTTCCGCACTATTACAACCCTGCTTTTGCTATCGATATCGAAACTAATATCGCTAGTCGCGCTTTGCTTCCCAAAGTAACAACCCGCAACAAAGGTCCAAAGAAACGCCGCCACAAATAAAACAGAAGGGAGGACAATGAGCCTCCCTCGTTTACCCAACCATTTGCTACGGAATCTTAAGAATGAAAAAAGTAATCTCTGCAACGGATGCACGCTTGATCACCCGCTTCAAGAAAGCGCTCAAAGAAGTTACTGAGCGTCACTTGGCTCCAGACCTTTCGAAATACTGCTTCCGTACTTGGGCAGGCGAAACGCCTTGGACTGCTGAGACCCGCGACGGCTTTCGTGGTCGCTTGATTCTGGAACTGCTGGAGAGCACTCTGGAACAAAATGCAATAGCCCCGCCTTTTATGGGCAACGTTAATCTGCAACTCACGACCATTGAAGGTCTGAGCAAGAACATCAAAGTAACTCCAGGCGACTGTAGGAATCTGTTGACTGGTCAGAAAGTCCCTAAGTACGTTGCTCGCTCGTGCGAGATCGTATTCTCTAACATGCGTAAGGAAGGCTTGTATGTCTACTGAGACTGGTTTGAACCCGAACTTGATTATAATGCTTCAGAGCTTGAGTCTCGATTTGTGCAAAGTTCCGACCACCGCACAGATCAGCGAACGGCTGGGTGATCGTTCGGAATGCCTGCGTATGGCTACTGAAATGCGCGTGGCTTCTCAGGCGTTGCTGGAGCTTCACGACATTCCTGAGTATCAGGTTCGTGAGCAACTGGCTATCCGGGGCTTGTTGCGATGAACGTAATGGAAGAGCTGCAAAAGGCTAAGGTTGGGATCGCTGTCAAGCAGTTGAGCGAGCTGGCACAACTCATCGCCTTGACGGAAGAACAGCTGGAAGAGCGCTTAGCAGATCCAGTGGAACTGGCGAAACTGATGGGCTCGATACACTACACCCGCCATGCAGTTTATCATCTCCTCGACGATACTCAGCGCGAAGCCTTCGACAAGCTCATCAAAGAGAACGCAGCGAACGTTGCTGACCAGATCATCAACACGATTGAAAAGGTGCTGGGCAAGAAACAGTAATACTGTGTACCGCCCAAACTCAAGGTGTCCCTTATGTCGATTAACCTGCGTGTTGCTCTGTTGGGTGCTGATGCCCAAGAACAACCAGAAGAAGAAACTTCTATTGTGATGCAGGGCCCGTTGGCTGAAATCTATCGTAAGGCCCTCAACGTGGCCTATGCAAATGATGATCCAGTCTCCGGCAAGCCTGCACTCGAAACCCAAGCGCAAGATGCCGAGTACGCTCGCATCATCGCAGACGCTCTGTTTAACGAGGTGGAAATGCACCTCGGTCCGCTGACCGTCTACGGCGTTTCGAAGAACCAGCCATCGGAAGATGACGTTGTAAAGGTCGCAGCCGCGACTGTGGAAGGCGGTCCAGACGCCGATCGCTTCATCCTCGTGACTGACGCTACCCAGCCAGGTCCCAACGGTGATGCGGGCGGTGTGGAAGAGCGCTATGAACTGCTGACCAATGCCATGGAATCCATGGTGCTGGCTACCGGCGGTCATGTTGTACACTCGCTGGAAGAACTGAAGTCTCTGGTTAGCTCCGGCGATTTCCGCAAGCGTTGATCTACTGGGGCCAGTCTTCGGACTGGCCCTTATGCCGCCTAATGGAGTTAGAGATGAATAAAGAAGAACGCAACGTGCCAACTGACGAAGTCCTTTCAATGACTCCTCGTCAGCTTTCCGGTCACGATTGGAGCGAGATCTTGAATAAGTTTCCAACGGCTGCTGCCGAAGGGATGTTCACCAAGACTGAAAGTCAGCAGGCAATAAAGGAAGCACAACGTGTCACTTTGCCTGGGCTGTACGCCGTCTACGAAACTCTGGCTGATTCGCAGACATTGCTTAAAGCAAATCAGGTTGGGGAGTACGAACTGACAAACATGTTTAACCTGACTGACGGCAAAGTTGTAGTCGCATCCATCTTGAATGGCGTGACTGGCATCAAGCTGTACGAGTACAACGTAACAATGAACAACTGTCTGGGGCATGATGTTTCTTACATGCTCCAGCATTACGCGTTGGATGAAACTGTTGCAAAGAAAATCTGCGGTTCGATCAGGGCGCGGGTTAACCTGTTCATCACTGAGCACGAAAGCAACAAAGAGGTCTACTACGGTTTGGATGAACTGATAGTAGAACTTCCTCGCTCAGTCAAGGTCGGTGAGCTGTTGTCGTACATTGGCGTAGAGCGTAAATTCACTGCGGTCCGGATTACCGAGATCGTCGAACACATGAAAACAGTGGCGGGCTATTAATGGGCACTCTCGTATTGGAAGATCTCAACTTGGTCTCTTTGCATGCTTTGCTGAAACGTTTGCCAGCCTACACGATCGTTAGCGATATCGTGGACGTCATTGGCGATCGTGAGATCTTCAGTGGCGAACAGGCTGATCGTATCGTTGTAGAAATGGGTGACCGTGCTGAGAAGCGGCGCTTGGAAAATAACGGCATCGTCGAGACTGTACAACTGCCTGACCACCTACCGCTACAAATCACTCAGACTGAAGAGATCTATCGTATCTTGGGTGAGTTTCATAAACGCCTGCTGCCAGGCCACGATCGCAAAGGGAAATTCCCAATGCATCAGGTGGGTGATGATAAACGCAACCGTTGGGTGAACGTTGAAGTCACCTACGGCAAGCGTGTCAAAGTTTTCATCAGCCAGCCGGATTCTGGTCAGGCTTTCTGGCCTCGCCCGGAAATCATCGACGGTTTGAACGAAGAGCAATTCTACGAACTCCTCGGCCGCACACGCGACTGGGTGTTTACCGAATACCGAGCTCTCGACTTGAAAGGCTAGAATGGCCAGGTTGACTCCTTCGGGAGTTAGCTTTTTAGAAGGGCGCGCATCGCCCTTCTTTTTTTGCGGCATAAGCGGAGCCCGAAGGCTCCACCCATTAGTGAGGACCACCCACTACGCCTTTCAGCAAACGCGTCCAGCTCTCACGATCGTTCATCAGCGCAACCTTGTCCCACTTCTCGACGAGATAGGTCTGGTAGAGCTCTTCAGACTCTTCCCACTTCAGGATACGTTCTTTGAACACACCCAGCTCCATACCGCCGTACAGCTCGGTCTGGCCCATCAGGATTTCGTACTCGTTGAACACGTAAGCCTTGACAGCCAGCTCGACCAGTTTGCAGAAGTGACGATACGACTTCAACTGCAAGTGCGACATGTTCTCGTCGTTAGCGAGGATGCAGCGCAGAAAGATGTTGCCTGGCAGTGCTGCGGTGTCACGAACCATCACAACGTTCTCGCCGATCAACTGAACGTACGCTGTGGAGCTTGTAGGCACCGGTAGGCCTGCGTCGATCACAGACTGACCCAGTTGCAGCAATGCAGAGCTACCCTGGGTTGCAGAGGCACCGTAGGAGCTCGAACGGTTTGGGTCGGCAAAGGTGATGTTCAGTGCAGACATGATGCTGCGACCCTGAGTCACCTCTTTCGGGATGCGATAGACTTGGGTGTAGTCGTTGGTGCGCTCTGGGTGCAGGTTGTTGAGGTTGATGAAAGCCTCAGTACCGCCAGACAGGTTGCAATCCACTAACACACGGGGACGAACCACCTCGTTAAGGATGTGATCTGTTACGCTAGCACCACCAGCTCGGTAGTGTTTGGCTCGCTTGATGAACACCGTATCGAGGATCGGACGGGGCAGGCGAAATTGGACTTCATCCAAAGCCTTCTGGATTGCGTTCATTGTTAAAGGTCCTTGGTGAAAAAACGTTGAGTTACTTATTACTAGAGTGACATCAATAAGGAGTGTTATGGATATGGTGCTAGCAATAGTCCCCTGTTCATAAGAAAAGGCAAAATGACCCAGATGACTGATTACTTCAGACCTGAAATATTCGAGCCAGTGAGAACTGGTATACAGGCTTTTCTGAGGGAGGTATCGCGTCAAGGTGAAAGCACTACAGAAACTCTGGAGCGTGTGTTTGACCCGATCGACCCCATCATCAAGATCTACTACAAGCAGGTCTTGGGTGGCAAACCAATCTCCACGAATGTTGTCGCAAAGTTAGTCCGTCGCGTAACCACGTATGCGATTGACCGTGAGTTTGCGAAGTACGCATTTACAGAAGCAGAGCGCGAACCAATGCGACTCTTGCCAGTGTTCCTAGCCGCAATGGATTATACTGGGTATGCGGTACTGCCAATCAAGATGATCTCGTCTGATCAATGGCTGTCGCCGTATGCTGAACTTCAATTGGTCTCTCTGACCAAACTACTGACAGGACCGCCAGTAGGAACTACCGACACGATGTCACTAAGGGGGTTATAATGACACCACATCAAGAACAGGTATTGCGGATTTCTGTCGTGATGTTCATCTGCATATTCGGGATGTACTCCACGATGTTTGACGTCAAGCGGATTCACCTGTTGTTTCGCGAGAACATTATGTACCAACCTACCACCCCTCGCAAGCTGGCTGTTTTGGCTTTCCTCGGCGGTGCTTTGTTCAGTGCTGGTGCTTTCGTCATGATCGCCCCGTAAGAAAAATACACCAAAGCGTACTGTTATGTAGCAGTACGCCATTACAACTCTTTGTTAGGAATAACACATGGAACTCGAAGTTAAAGGTCGCATCAGCATGTACGTTTGTGGCGGTATCGCAACGGACATCGCTAAAGTGTTCGAGGCGGACCGTAACAAAGATCTTCCGGGCTTTGCTTCCCTGGACTCGGTTTACATCGATACCAGCACCTCCGACCTGGACAGCACCATTCCGGCCGAAGCTATTTACCTGCTCGAAAAGACCTCCGATGGCGAAGAGCTGGATGGCTCTGGCAAGATCCCTGCTGAAAACGCAGAAGAGATCGGCCTGGTAATCAAGGACCTGCTGAGCAAGCACGCACCAAGCGACAGCGTCGTCATCATCAGCTCGCTTTCCGGCGGCACCGGTTCCGTGTTCGCACGCTACCTGGCCAAAGAGCTGCTGACTCGCGGCGCGTCTACCATTGTTGCTGTTGGCATTGCAACATGGGGCGACAAAGTAGAAATCCGCAACAGCCTGAACTGCCTGAAATCGTACGACCACTTCTCGCGTGAATCCGGTAACCCGCTGGCGATGTACTACGCCGAATACGGCCGTGGCACACCGACTGCTCAGGTGCAGGAACAAGTGCAAGAACTGATCTCCGGCCTGCAAGTGCTGTTCAGTCGCCAGAACAAAGGCCTGGACCGCAAGGACATCCGCAACTGGCAGAACTACACTGTCGGCACCGACAACGACGCCAAACTGGTTTCGTTGAACATGGTCGACAAAGACGAGACCTTCTCGGCACTGGGTCAAGTTATCAGCACCGTCACGCTGATGGCTCCAGGCACCGACTACAGTCTGCCGATCACCCCGGACATTCGCTACCGCGGTTTCAGCAACGTGGCGGCCATCGCCAAAGCACCTGTCCACTTCGTCACGTCTGAAGGTCTGTTGATCGAGAAGACTCGCGAAATGGAAGCCCGCATCACTGAGCTGACTCAGCAACAAGAGTCGCGCAAAAGTGTGAAAGGTATCAGCGACGGCAGCAAGCCAAACAACAACGGCCTCTTCCTGTAAATAGGAAGTAAGGATTCACGATGCGTTCATCAAGAATCCTCGTTATCGGGGGTGGCATGGGTTTAGCCCTTGCCCTGGGTGTTGCTCTCGCGGGTCATGGTGTCACGGTGGCCGAGAATCGCCTGCCGATCGCACTACGCACGCAAGAGTGGACTATTGAAGACCCCCGTCAACCCGAAGACCTTTACCCTGGGTTGGATGATCCAGATCAGGTAGTGGCTTCCGGGCGCAACAAGGAATCGCATGACCCAGCGCAAGATCATGGCTCTTGTTTGCTCGGGTGATTGCACTGATCCATCCTGAAGCTTAGTGCTCGCGAGTGAGAGCTGAAGAAGTCCACCATTAAAACCGGTCGACCCACCCCAGATCAAGGACTCTCACTTCGCCAAGCGCTACACGCTAGGACTGTTAAATGCTGGGGCTTGTCCTCTTCATTCTGCAACTCCTGTTCCATCTAGGATTAGTAATCATCCTGGTCCCTCGGGACTTTGATAACCTACTTGCGCAAAAGCAGGCCCCTGAACATTGGGACCACACTCATCGGGCGAGTGGCTAAGCCAATCCTAGGCCGGACAGACCCCCTATAAAGCCGGACATGTTTCGGTTAACCACCGGATGGTGGAAATCTGGTTATTTGAGTAAGGCACGGGAACAGCACTTAAACCAGTTCGACTGGCTCAAGCGCTTTTTGGCAACCGAGTAACGTGGACTGAACCCCCCTCTCAAGAGCTCGACAGTAACAAAGACGGCCCACTCTCCCCCGGACTCGAAAGAGAAGCCGGACCAAGGTTATCGCATGCTATCATGATAGCGAGCATAATCGGGAGAGGGCCAACCTAACTTTTATGCCGCAAACTTTTTCGGAGTGGAAATGAAGCTACCTAAAACTTGGTCGTTTGAACTTGATCCGGGGTCAGAGTTTCTGGATTACATGTTCGTGGTACTGGAATGCATTCCTGATCAAGCGCAACAAATGCAGAACATGATCTCGCAGGGTGTGGCCAACGTGCTGAACCGTGTGGACAACTTCGGTGTGGCTTCCGAAGAGTTCTTCGCTGCGATCGACGAAGTGCTCAATGTCATGTTCCCGGACCCACCTTTGGCCAAAATACACAAAGAACTCAGAACGGGCTTAAAGCTCGTACAAGAGCACCTAATCGATCAGGGCTGCTACGATGAGTTTGGTAACGTAACGGCGTACGTGAGCGGCTACACGAAGCCCTACACGGTATTGCTGACTATGTTTTCAGGTAAAGAAAGATCGGCTACCTAAATCCTATAGCGGAGAAGGGGTCTTGCTGTGGAATGGAACGCAACATTTATTCAGGACGGGTCACAGTTCTTTAGTCCCTTGCGTGAGGCAATCGCGCACGTGATCATGGAACAGCAGTTGGGGTGGCCTGTTGAAACGGTTCTTCACTGGTATGTCGAGGAATTGTTCGAAACGGTTTACAACATGATTGTCGCAGATCACTCTCGCGGCAGCATATTCGAACCTGTTGCTGAAGCTGCCAAAAAGAAGTTCCCGGATGTTGAGCGCTATTTCCATTGCGTGTTCCGTGGGCCTCCAGCCACATGGCTGAATGACTCTATCTCAATACGCATTGACCGTGGTGACCTCTACATTTACTACTTTAGGGATTAGCTTGATGACCGAACACGATCCAATCACGACGCTGATCATTGACGCCGATCATGTAGCGCACCTGATTGAAAACTTGTATGGCGAATACTTCAGCCAGCCAGCTCCGGCCATCTACGTGCAGGGTGAGGAAGTACCCCGCATCACTCTGGATCGCTTGAACCAGTATCGTCAGTTGTCTGGCATGCCGGTAACCAAGCTCGACGACATCACGTCACCTGTGTGTGATCGTCACGACGTCACGATCATCTCGGCTATGGATATCAGCCGTGGCTTTTCTCTGGCACCCACTACGCCCTGGATCGGACGTAAGCTGGTGGAAGACTCAGCACGCGATGCTGTAGACGATGCAGTGCAATACGAGATGTTGGTTGGCGGTAGCTGCGACGCCACTCTGTTGGCTTGGCTGCGTCCAGAGTGCCGCAATGACATCGCGTTGTTTGAAACCATTCGTGACGTACTGATGATCAACATCTACGAACCGGTGGCTGCATTTGTGCGCGGACCTACGTGGAACATTCACCACGTTCGACGTATCGGGGGCGACGTGTTCATTGATAAGGGCGATGACTTCCGCATCTATGAATACCACCGTCTGACTAAAACACCTTACATGAAGGGCGCGTAATGCCAGCTCTCATCTTCGTCCCGCTGCAAGAGGCAAACGGACTGCTGCAAAACCGCTTGAGCATGCACTTGCTGCATCCTGACCTGTACGATTCTGTACCGTTCTTTGAGAGTATCTTGGAAGATATCTTTCTGGGGCGTCCGCTCAACCCCGATCTCACCGCAATCGATATCCTCAAGATGGAGGAGATCAACGAGTTCAATGCGAGTGCGATCTACCACGAGGTTTGCAACACCGTCATGGATCTCGTGACGGCGTACATCCCACACCTCGATGGCAACGCCACCCACTGTCACTTCAAGGTTCACGATAACATGGACCTTGAGATCACCGTGCCAGACACTTGTTTGGTAACGCCTGAGACTCCGGCAGTGGAGCAGTTTGCAATACATGTCCGTGAAGAGGTCCAAGAAGGGATCGAGAACGGTGACTTCATCCCAGAAAGTGTCCGGAGGTTTGTAGGTTGCTAAAGCCCTTAGAGGTTGCAGCGATTATACTGCCCACACGTGAACTCGTCGCAGAATACAAGCTCCTTGACCCACGCTTCTTCTTTTATAGAGGCGGGGTTAAGGGGCTTATTTGTGACGCTGTTGTAATGACCAACGGAACGGCCTTGACCACGGATGGCCAATCCAATCTGCTGGGGAGTATGATCGAAGATTACACAAACTACGAATTGGAGTGCCTGCATTCCAACGTCCCATTGGCTGATGATGTTCAGGATTTATCGGAACTAGAGATGATTGTGGAGTTGATTGAGATCGACGTCCAGAAGTTCTTGGACACCTTTTTCAATGGACAGCAGTTTGAGATCGTTCGATTCTGTCAATGGGTTGACGATGATCTAATGGTTTACGCTAGGACGTTCTAATGAATCCACTCCCAGATTTATTTATTGCAGATACAAAAGAGGTTGTTCAGCAGTATCGTCGTCTAACGCTCAACCTCGATCCTCTGGGGCTGGACCCGTTAGACACGTGGATGAATGCAATCGTGGATTCCGTTGGTATCGAAGATGAAATCGAATATCAGACAGGGTTGCTTCTTTACGAGATGGCCGGTGACTTTCTCTACGATGACCTCCCAGCAGGTAATCAAATAGTCACTGCTGCCGGAGAAATGCTTTCAGCTATCCATGCTGAATTTCGGCGAAATGGGCTCTACGATACTAAAGGCATGCTTCCGTGGATTTACCACTCAACCACAGCCGATCATTGTATCGTGCTGCTTTATCACGACAGGGAGGATAAAGATGCCGTCATTTCCGGACGTGGTTATCCTCGCTTCTGAGAAGGCTGTGAAGAAGTTCTTGGTTTCTGCTGCTAAGATGACTCAGTGCGAGTACGATTTGAACGAAGTTGTGGAAGAGGTGCTGATAGCGGTGGGATTGCCATCTAAGCACGAAAGCGCTGAGCTGTTAGTGGCTAGCGTTGACGACAATCACTTGAGTGTCCGAGACGCTGAGATCCTCACCAAGGCTAAGTTAGAGCTAGCCCGTGACCTAGGCGAGCAATGCACTCAGCTCGGCTTGTACGACGAACAGGGCACCTTGGGTTACCGACCTACAGGCTGGCTGCTCGATGCAGACATTGTGCTCACGCGTGGAGATTTGCATGAAGGAGAAGTCGGAAATGCCGGGGGCAATCATCGTTAGCACGAGGCCTGCGGTGATGAAGTTTGAACGGGAGTTACGCCACATCAAGGGCACGGATGTCGACATCAAGGAAGTCTTTGCCCGCATCATCGCCGTGTGTAATCTTGGCGAGAAGTGTGAAGACCAAATGAAGTCGATGAGCCTCATGTATTCCTGCATCGGATTAGGTGTAAGGATACAAGATGAAAAATTACTGGCTGACGGTGTGTTATTGAGTATAGCTGTGATGAACTTAGGCTTAGCGGTTCTGGCAGAAATCAAGGCACTGGGTTTGTACAAGGCTGAATCTACCCTAGGCTATTTCTATAGCGACCTACTAGGTAAAGACTTAGTGTTGGCCAAACTCCCATACTAGAGACCAGTGATGGTAACACTATTAATAGAATCACCTGCCGTGAAGGATTTCGTGGCAGCTGTGTTGGCGTCCAGTGATCCTGACTTTGCCATGGATGGCGATGTCTGTCCGCCCGCATTTGAAGACAAACTGTTCGACCTCCTGGAAGGCGGTAACGAATGTCCCGATAACGATCTTTACGAATACTCCAACTTGGTCCGCGAGGAACTAGATCGCATTGGAATCAGCTTAAATTATGCAGAGGGCATCAGCATAATCCCAGCAGCCAGCGTGATACTGATCCACTACGACTTCTCGGAGTTCACCCATGAGTTACGACTTCAAAATCGGACTGACGTATACGTTCGAAGTTTATCCCAATGCAATCTTGGGCTCGGACTTCAAGAACGTCAAAGTTTTGGCGATCCTCGACAAGGATTCGGCGAACCAGATTATCAGTACCCAGTCCATGCACGTAAACGTGTATCCGTACCTGCCGTCGGGGACTCCAAACAACCCCGGTGGATACAACTACATCAAAATCCTTACCCAATCCGGCGCTATTACGTGTATCGGAATCCCTTGGATCAAGGACTCAACGGTAACTGTGGTCGAGTTCAAACGCGCGAATGTCGTGATTGATGGCATCACTCTTGAGGATGGTCCGAAGATCGCAGCCGCTCTGCTCAAGAACGGCTTCCCGAACATCAAAGTCAACTTCGAGTAAAAAATTACTGGCAGATGGCCATGTTATAGGAAACCCCGCTGACCGCTGTTCGTGGTACTGTCGACTCGCCTCGCCCGGCCTACTGTCGTCCTTACCCGTTGCGCAATTGCCGGTCCCGTTAAGCGCACCTTGTGGTGGCTGGCTAACGACGATCGGCCCGAACCGCTGCCTCTGTGCTGCTGGTTGCGCTAAGCCACTCAGCGGGGTTTCCGCCTCTTTCCAGTTTAAGTTGCAAATGGCTATTCGAGGGATTCACACTCCCTCTTTTTTTTTTTGCTCTCGGGTGGCCTTGTGGCTGCCTCTTATGCCGTTGCAGGTTTTTTTACTCCGACAACCAATGCTGTAGTGAGTCACGTTCAGGGAAATTGAGATGTTCGAAAATCCATTTGTGTTACCTAAGCAAGACTACAAGCGAGATATTAACGTTCTCCATCACTACGTGGAGGACGGAGCTCTAGCACTTCAAATCGAAACAGGCGCACCTTATCAGACGTGTCTGGATTTCGTTAAGCGTAAAGCCAAGGAGAAGATGATTGATCCAAACGTTCAGTTCTTTGAACGTGGTGATAACGGTGACCGCTCCAAGAAGCAACAACCACTGACTCGTTACTTGGGTGAGATCGTTGAGCAGCGTAACCTCGTAGCTCCGACCTTTACCGTGTACATTCCAACAGAGCGTCAGGAGTCTCTGCTGGTTGCGTACATCGACTCAAACGTTGCTGCACGGGGTGTTGCTAAGAAAGCAATGTTCCGTGCTGAAATGGAAAAGAACGAACCAGTCCGTCAGATCAAGAAGATTGAGCAGACGGGTAAGAAGCTGGCTAACAACGCCATCTCCGGCGGCCACGTTACACCAGGTACGCCGTTGTACAACAAAACGGCTCACTCCACGCTGACCAGCAACTGCCGCGTGACAGCAGGCTACGGCAACGCCAACAACGAGAAGTTCCTCTCAGGCAATCGTCACTACTGGAACGCAGACATCGTTCGCAACAACATCATCAGCATTGTTCGTAACACGGACTACGCTAAGCTGGCAGCAGTCGTCGAGAAGTACAACATTCGCATTCCGTCTGTGCGCGAAACGATGGCGTGCATTGAGTTCTCTGCGCGCCTGTACTTCCAAACGACCAGTCAGTATCTGGACATTCATCGCATCGTCTCCAAGCTGAACGACCTGCAACGCGCAGCATTCGTTTACACGGGCGATCTGTATTGGCTGATGCAGTACAACGAGAACTTGGTTCGTGACTTCTTAGGTCGTCTGAGCATGCGTGTGGGTGAAGAACATCCAGACTCCGCCAGCGTCATTAAGAATGCCATGGAAGATCACGTTCACTTGGCGTGCCAGATCTGCCCTCAGGAAATGAAGGGTAAAGAGATCGTCAAGATCGGTGGTACTCGTGAAGCTGCAATCGTAGCCTCCACCATCGTGAACATCCAGAACGTGCTGACCGAATACGGGGACATGATTAAGTGCCTGTGGGTTTCGGACAACATGCCAGCATCCGTGGCATATTTCCCTTTCAGTATCCGCCGAGCCGCATTGACTGGGGACACTGACTCCACGATCTTCACCGTGCAGGATTGGGTAATCTGGAAAGCAGGTAAGTTGGGTTTCCGCGACGAAGACAACGCGCTTGCTGCAACTATGATTTTTTTGTCTGCTCAGACTATCGTACACGTGTTGGCCAAGATGTCTGCCAACTTCGGTATCGAGAACAAACGTCTGTTCCAGATTGCGATGAAGAACGAATTCAAGTTCGACGTCTTCACGCCGACGCAGGTAGCCAAACACTACTTTGCACTGATTGGTTGCCAGGAAGGTAACTTGTTCGACGCTTACAAGAACGAGATCAAGGGTGTTCACCTGAAGACCTCTAAAGCGCCGAAGATCGTCATGGAAGAAGCTAAGAAAATGATGATCTACATCATGGAACAGCTTATCGAACACGGCGAGATTTCCATTGATTATATCCTCAAGTGGGTAGCACGGATTGAGCGCGACATTATTGAGTCCATGCGTGTTGGCAGTTACGAGTATTTCCGTATCGGTCAAATCAAAGACGCCGAGGGCTACAAGAAGTCTGCTGAAGAATCTCCGTTCATGCACTACCAGCTGTGGCAGGAAGTGTTTGCACCCAAATACGGCGACACGCCAGAGCCACCCTACATGTGTGTTAAGGTGTCTTCTGACATCAACACCAAGACCGATCTGAAGAACTGGATCGATGGGATGGAAGATCGTGCGTTGGCTGCGCGTATGCAGGGTTGGGTTGACCGTACGGGCCGTAAGAATCTAACGACGTTCCAGTTGCCAGAACAATGCTTACAATCCAAAGGTATACCTTCGGAAATCTTCGACCGCATTGGTGTGCGGAAGATCGTACTGGACAGCTCTAAAGTGTTTTACATCATCCTCGAAACGCTCGGGCACTACTGGCTCGATTCAAAGATCACCAAACTTGTGTCGGATTTCCACTAACCGACATAAACCCCAGGGAGCTTTAAGCTACCCTGGGGAGTGGTCTTTATGCCGTTAGATCAGTGAATCGACTTCAGCCTGCACTTCTTCTAACACACTGCCGCTCAGATTCGAGCGCAGTAACGAGTCAGCCCGCATGCTTTTAATCGTGCGTAGGACTTTGCTGACCTCTTGTTGGTTTCGAGCTGTCGGACCACCCCGAGCAGATTCGAATAGGAAACTCAGCACTGGCAGGCGCGCAACTATTAATGCCCAGACTACTTGACGGGTGGGAGCCATATCAGGCAGCTGGCACCAATCGCCCAAGTTGTCACGCATTGGCAGAGGAACAGACTGGAGAGTCGTGTTCATGTCTTTGCCGTGCTTCTCGATGCTGTCGATGATCTTCATGTGGACCGACGTAAGCTTGAGGCTATAGTCAGTCAAATAGAAGCTATGCTTTCGCAGAGACTCACCCATCGGAGCACCAGTCAGAACTCGATGCGCTCGATTGAACACGACAGTGTCTGTCTGAGACATCACAGCATTGACTAGAGGGTACATGTGAACGAACTGGTAGATCGACCGCTGTGAGTCGTTACCGGTGTACTCAGCAATGCGCTGCTCTTCCTGACGGAATGCCCGATACTGGATAGCAAGCAACGGGATGTTGATCGAGATAACCGACAACCCCGTTTCGCTGCCAGCACGTTTCCCATTAGGTATGTTGTACCCAAGGTCTGTGTGCGGACTGCGCAAGATTCGGATTGGCTGTAGGCCTTTCCAGTTCTTGTGGGCTGTCACTGGATCAAACCAATCGTTGTGTGCAATCAGAATCTCTTTGGAGCCTTCTCCGTAAAACACACCATCCCAGACCTTGCCCTTAAAGATTGACGACGTCAAATTTAACGCCATCGACAAATTAAGTGCGAGACTATCAACGTTGTCGTAATAGCGTTCGATTGGTTGGGATTGTGGAATCGTGATGCTGTGGAGCAGACGGACTAGCAGGTGTGATGACTGAACAGCCATCGGGTTCTTGCGATAGAACTCAAGCACAGTGGCTACGTTACGGCGCATCCCGTCACGTACGTAATTCCATTCGGGAAATCTGAGGACGCCCACTGATTGCGGTGGCGTCATGTTGAATAAACTTTGCATACCACTGCGTCCAGTAGGAGAATACATAAAATGAGTGAAACATTTAAGCCAGACCTTGCGAACCTTGGGCCGCTGCCGTACGTCCATACCAACGTAATGGCTCACGTAGTTTCGTTCCCCGGCTGGATGTCGGAACCACTCCGCGCCGCGATTCGCTCCTTGATCGAACATCGAGCTGAAAAGATCGAAGGTCTGAAAGGCGGCGTAGAGATGGTGCGCACTTTCGACCAGCATATGGAAGGCACATTCGACGTAGCTGCCTGTCAGGGTGACACCCCTGTCGTGTTCTACTGGCCTGAGTACAAAGACAAGATAGTTCAGAAGACTTTGTCGGCGTGGCTCATTGAAGCTGTTAAGGCGCGTGGGGATGATCCACAGTGTGATGTTGGCTTCGACGTCATGTTCATCGAGCCCAACAATACCCACACCGGCGTAGTCAACGCATGGCTCGGTAAGCAGCTGCTGCCTACTCATGGCGGCGAGATGGAATCCACTCGTGAAATCGCGAAGCCTCTGGAAGTCCAAGAAACCGTTCTCGGTTCCGATGGGCTGAACAACTACAACCCGCAAGCCCGTCAACTTTCCACGCATTTCCACCGCGTTGTAATGGACGGTGCGATCCAGTCGGGCTCTTACGGTAACGATGCCGTAGTGAAACTGGCTCAGGAAATCTTGCAGCACCTGACCAAGAACCCATACATCGTCGAAGCGTGGCAAGTTGGTATCGGTGAAGCTCCAAACGCTGACCTGGAAGACGTTCGCAGTGAAGTGCTTCAAGCAATGGACGAAAAGCCACGTGCTGTGATTCACTTCGCGGTTGACGATGCTGATCCAGATCCAGCTGCAACCGTGCGCGCCATGATGAAAGAATACGGTGAGAACAATGTGCACTGGGCTGTACATGCCGACAAGTCCACCCTGCCGGAAGATCTGCAAAAGCTTCCAGTGTTGATGACTGCCAGCACCACCCCTGAACACACTCCTTCTATTAAAGCGTTCGAAGGCAGCGAGCAACAAGCGGACGACGAAGAGTGGTTTGCCGGTGCGAAGGCAAAGATGACTGACGCACAGTGGGAAGCATTTGGCGCCTACGATGCCACCCTGGTTGCGCCGCTGGGTTATAAAGACGGCACAATTGTGATTGGTCGCGGCGGCTGCAACATCAGCTACGTTGCCGATTACTACAAGCTGATGCGCAAATGGTTTAACGAAAACATCACGGACAAAGGTATCCCAGGCAATGAAGCCCCAGAAGGTTGGAAGTCCTAACCAGGCTGTCGTACTGACCCACATCCAAACCAAGTACAGGAAGAAGCGCCAGCCGTGGTGGCGGCGCTTTCTCTATCCATTAGGTCGCCTCATGAGTTAATGCTGAGCACTGTCATGCAACCACCCCGCAAACCAAACTTGCCTTTCTTGCGTGTTACCGTCGATGAGGAAGTGATTCCTCCATCGAGCCCTCGGCATTTTGATCATGCTCGGTGGTTGCGTGAGCGACGAGAGGAAAACCCCATGTCACGCACCGATCGCAAACACTTTGCTAATGAGCAGTTCGGAAAACACCTGATACCACCGTCGGACAGCAACCATAGCGAGCACGAGCGTTGGTTGCGTGAGCGTGAGGAAGATCGTCAGCAGTTTGACGGCACCGAGCATGACCGGCGTGCAACTCCCCGTGTAAAAAATGATGGAGCTACTGCATCATCTGAAGAGCCCGAAGTGGTCAAGAGGACTTACATCCTCGAGCCTCGTTGGTCGATATGTGTTATCGATGGTCGTGTCGTACAACCTTCGAATTTGACTCACACCGATCACGATCTTTGGCGTCGTTGGCAAAACGACATCGCAATCGATACTAAGGGTGAGCGCGTGATGCGCCTGCACTTGGAACGGATGCGACCGCATCTATTAAAGGATGCGTATCCCGATCTAGAAGCGCTGGCTCGGGAGAACCTCAACAAAATGATGTATCTGGAAACGCTGGCAGCCCGTGCAACTATCGAAGACCACTACTCGTGGTTCCGTCGTGCGTGGCTCAGACTGCTGGGTCGCTCGGCCAGGATCGAACTTGATTCAGTAAAAAAATACCTTGGGTAGTCCATTGTATAGAGAATAGTTCCGCTAGTCTTAACCCTCCCTTATCCCGGTGCAACATCCGGGATGAGTGGCCTAGCCTCTACTATCTAGTTTGCTGTATTCAAAGCCGTTTCAACCACATATCACCAACCTGACAATACGCAACGAATCGTGTTGTTTGGCCAAATATCACGCAAGTAAGAAGGAAAGAAATACCATGGGTATCAAAGACGACCAAGCTCGCCGCAACGCACAGTCGGATAACAGTGCACAGCAGCAGCAAGCAAATCCAGGTTTCCGCGCGGCCGCTCCAGAACAACCACAGGCGCAGACCACTGCGACCGGCGCACCTCAGTTCAGCTTCTCGGAACTGGGTCGTAAGAACCGCGGTATCCTCGGCAAGAACCCAGCCAGCGAAATCCTGACCAAGCTGACCAAAGGCTTGCAAGAACTCTACGGCGAAGGCGATCAATCCTACGGCGTCAAGCTGTTGCCGATCGATCTGAACAACAACCGTCTGCTCCCGCTGTCGGCCCTGGCCGTTTGCGTACAAGACAAGCAACTGCCTGAACTGGGCGTCGCGGTTCACATCCTGATGCTGGAAGGCTCGGCCGAACCGTTCCAACCGCTGTACGAACAAGTTGGTAACGTGAACATCGAGAAGCTGCGTGTGGCTTCCGACGCTTACAGCGCCGACGTGATCGATGCAGTATTCGCTGAAGTTCAGCGCGCGTTCCCGAACACCATGCTGCTGGACGCATCCGGCTGCGTAGTTCGTCGCGGTTTCAACGTGGAAGACAAAGCGCTGTTGCACACCCTGGGCGCCAACGCCTCGAAAGCAACTACCACTTTGCTGAACACTGCTCGCCCGGACTTCGCCGACATCAACCTGGCCGGCGCCGAGAAAGATACCACGCTGGGTATTCGTACCCTGTTCAACCAGCAAGAAATCCAGGACGCCGTTGGCAACCCGGTTCGCGCTGACGTGGTCATCGATCTGAACGCAACCAGCAACACCAGCCAGAACCGTGCCCAAGGCGTCTCGCCAATGGACCGTACCGTCGGCATCTCCCGTGCCACCGGTTTCGTAGAGCCGATCTGGGCTCCTGTGCAACAGCAACAAGTGCAGAACATCTACCAGCCTCAAGTGGCTCAGAACAAACAGGTCTACATGGCCCGTTTCGTAATGACCTCGCTCGAGACCGGTGATCTGCTGACCATCCCTGCACAGCTGCTGGCTCTGGCCGTCGCCGCTACCCTGCGTGAATCCAACGGTCACTTCCCGGCGTTCCAAAAGAAAGGCCGTGGCAGCGACATCCAAAACTGGCACGACATCGGCGCAGTCAACATCGAAGCCAACCTGGCCAACGAGCCTGGCAACGTCGGCAGCAAAATCAAGGACACCCAACTGGACAGCTTCGGCTTGGCAGAACTGGGTCAACTGGTTGCTGCGACCTTCCAGCCTGGTCTCGTGATGTCCCTGGACGTTTCCGAATGCGGTGCTGATACCTGGCACAACGACGTATTCGCTGCCGCAGCTGAGGGCAGTGAAGGCGCCAACAGCAGCATCATCGATGGTGCGATGATCCTGACCAACGGCAACTTCAGCAAGCACTTCCCGGTCGGCACTCCGATCTGCACCGACGAGTACAACCGTATCCACATGGGTACTGTTGATACCAAAGACGGCCTGCGCGACGTGCGTGAGTTCGACTACCTGGCTGCACTGAACCTGCTCGGCGAGAAAGATCCGTCGATCATCCGTCAGTGGTCGGACAGCTTCAACCGTACCGACTTCTCGCTGGATAGCCGTCTGGCTGCTCGCAAGAAGATCCTGACCGGCGTGTTCGGCGACAGCGTTGTGTTCACTGGCTTCGCACGCCGCGTGACCTTCACCGACGCCTTCATCAACGCACTGCTGATGGGCATCCGTGCCACCGGCATCCAGATCCGTAACACCACTCCAGTTGCCGATATGGGCACCTACGAGCGTGTTGGCTACAACGTATCTGGCGTTCTGGGCGGCGGCGCTGCATCGGGTCTGTTCACCTTCGGTCAACAAGCTGGTGCTGGCTACGCTGGCAACCGTCAAGCTGGCTTCGGTCGCTGGGCTCGTTAAGTAACACTGCTGTAAAAGAAGAGAAGGGGCCTTCGGGCTCCTTCTTTTTTTCCCCTCTTTTACGGAGTGAGTAAATTGGGTGTTCATACACGGCTTGTCGATTTCGATCAGCGCTTTGCCACGCTGAGAAACATCCCACTCATCGTTAACGTCGTAGATGATACGACCGAAGAAGATAAGGAGCGCATCAACGATCAGATCCGAACCAAGTACACCGAAGACCTCCTCAGCAACCTCCCCTCATGTGAATGTGGTGAGATTGTGGGGCAGTTCAATATTGGTGTTCACTGTCCGACGTGCCACTCTAAAGTAGTGTCACCAATCGAGCAGAACCTGGAACCGATTCTGTGGATGAAAGCACCGATTGGCGTGAAAGCGTTGATCAACCCAACCTTCTGGACTATGCTGACTGAGAAGTTCACACGCTCAAGTTTCAGTATTTGTCGATGGCTCTTGGACAGGGACTATCGACCAGCAATAAAGATTCCACCGATTATGGAAGACGTTGAGGCACTGAACCTGCCGCGCGGTATCAACAACTTCTACGATAACTTCGACATGATCATGGAGGCGCTGTTCAGCCTGAAGGGATTCCGTCCCAAGAAAGGCACGCTTGACCCGCTACAAGTGGTGATCCAAGATTACCGCCACTGCCTGTTCTCCCAGTACCTACCGATTCCGAACAAGAGTCTGTTGGTTATTGAAGAGACGCACGTTGGTACGTACGTTGACCCGATCGTAGTAGGCGCGGTAGATGCAATCCGTACCATGCTGGGTATCGACAGCGACACGGCTGACCTGTCAGTGCAGCAAAAAGAGAATCGGACTATTAAGTCGATCGAACAGTTCTGCGAGTTCTACGATGGGATCTATCGCGACACGTTGGCACAGAAGGTCGGCATCTTCCGTAAGCACATCTACGGGACACGCTCTCACTTCAGCTTCCGTGCGGTTATCACCTCGCTGACAGACCAGCACCGCTACGACGAACTGCACATCCCGTGGGGGATTGGCATCTCGCTGATGCGACTGCACCTGATCAACAAGCTCGTACGAAAACACAACATGACTCCAAACGGAGCCATGGGCCATCTCAACTCTCACGCACAAACGTTCTGCCCCATCATCGATGGGTTGTTCAAAGAGCTGATTTCCGAATCGCCATACGGCGGTATCCCGGTAGTCTTCCAACGAAACCCGTCCTTGGAACGCGGCTCGGCTCAGTCGCTGATCATCACCAAGGTCAAACCAGAAACAGAAATCCCAACGGTCAGCTTGAGCATCCTGATCGTGAAAGGCTACAACGCCGACTTCGACGGCGATCAGCTCAACGGCACACTCAGCATCGACCACATGACTGCGGACGAGTTGTACAAACTCGCACCTCACCAGTCTACGCTCGATTTGAACGCGCCGCGTAACGTAGCGTCGAACCTGTCGATGCCCAAGACTGTGGTGGCAACATTCGCATCGTGGGTGCATGACGACAGCAACTTCGTGCAGCTGGCTCCGGGAGAACTTGAAGCTCGGGTACAGGCAGCTCTAAACAAACTAGTGGCTTAGATGGAGACGCACAGTGCAGGTGTTAACAGGCGGAGCAAGAACTTTCAGCGCGCTCACGTACCAGAATCAACATCCTGACAACCAAGGCTACTTCATGCGAAAGGTTCAGGGGTTTGCTGAAAACCTGACCGACGCAGGCAAGGCGTTCTTCTCAGACGCTGTAGAACTGTACGACCGCTACAATGGCGAGGAAGCAATTCGTCTGGCCAAGGCAGCGGTTCGTAAAGTGAAGAGTATCTGGGACCGCGACGATATTCGTGAACTTGTCGAAATGGGCAAGATCCAACACGCGAAACCAATCATGCAACGCTGGATCATGGCAGCCCCTGCTGTGCGGCATGTTTGGCAAGCGCAACGCTGTGAAGGCTACTCTGACTCGTACGTGGATATGCATCCGGGTACAGTTGGTGAAACTCACTACGACTATCGCCGGGTAATGGACGGGACCATGGTTACCTTGGTCGAAGATGATGATGCTGATTGGATGATCACGCACTACATCGACGATCTGGTTGAAGGTGACCGCGATCTGGACCTGGAAGAAAAAGTGGATATCCTCAACACGTGGGAAGCGTTGAGAATCTTCATGGATGCAGGCGGCGAAGATCCAACGTCGCCGTACGCGACCAAACTGTAAGGGTAGGGGCGGTGGAGTTAGTCTATGACTAGCTCCCCGTCCTTATTTTTTTGCCTATGAAGGTGTCTCATGACTGACTCCATTATTCCCGCTCCGTCGCTTACAGCGGCAGGCTGGATTACAGCAATCGAGGAAAAAGCCGATAACCTGATGGCTCATTTCTACGAAGCTGAATACTCACAGAACTCCTCCTTTGTGGAAGGCGCTGTGACGTCGCTCTCGTGGATCACCCACACGTACGGCAATGACCCACTGGATCTCACCACGCAGACCCAGCAGCGTCTGGAGGCCTACCTCAGCCGTTATTTCGATACGGCTAACGTGTCGGCGAGTATTGACTCCACTTTGTACGATTCGGCTGATGCTCGTTTCGGCATGAAGCTGATTGTCACTGTCACACAGGCAGGAAAAGAATACTCACTCGCCTCATTAATTGAAACGGCCGGTTCCAAGGTCAAAAACATCATGTCCATTAACAACGGTGCTTAACAATGGGTAATAAACATCAGCCAAATATCGACCCGCGTCTTCTGA